TTCCCAGTAGTGCTAAAAAGAACTACATTGTACAGAACTATGACAGCACAGACAGCGAAATCTATGTGATAGCAGTAACTAATATTGGATCAGCAGATGGTACTGCTAGAGTTAGTCTACAATGGCGGGAGATTTATTAATGTATCGCAAGTATATCAACATTGTAGAAGCAGCTAACAAGGGCTGTCCTATAGCAACCTACGACATAGATGTTAACTTAAAGAATCGTCAAAAGGCCATAGATGATTATCACTACGGTCCTGCTAATCCTGAAGAGCCAGAATCATATTGGAAGGATGCTGCCCGTCGTTGGAACATCACAGAAAAGACTGCTAAGACTATGAAATGTGGTAATTGTGCAGCTTTTGATGTATCAGACAAGATGTGGAAGTGCATGGAAGACGGCATCAAAGGTGATGACGCAAATGTTGACGGAATGGCTACAATACACAAAGCAGATTTAGGATACTGCAATTTCCTCCATTTCAAATGCGCTGGAACACGTTCTTGTAGTGCCTGGGTAACAGGCGGAGCCATAGATAACAAAGACAGAACAGAATAACGGTAAATAATAGTATGAGAGCAGCAGAATTTATGAGGGCTTTGGCCGATATTATTGACAAGCTAGACGGCGAGTCTTCTAACGAACTGCCACCAAAAGATCCAAAAGACTTTGATCAGAATCCAGTGTTTGTTCCTCCACTTCAGCAAGACATTGAATTAAAGAAAGCTGATCAAGGCAAAATCAGTCCTGTAATACAAAAACTAACACAAGACGAGAAACCAATTCCTAAACAGTAACCGATAAATATCGTATAGGGGGCTAAGGGATGGCGTTTCGTAAAATTAAAGCCGGTTTGGTCAATGCTGATATTGACGTTTTCGTAGGCGAAGTTGGAAACCTTTTCTTTGATATTTCAGACGGCGTACTAAGACTGTCTGACGGTGAAACTCCTGGTGGTGTTCCGTTATCAACAGGCGGCACTGATGGAGGCGGTGGAGTAACTTATACACTACCCACTGCATCGGCAACAACCAAAGGTGGTGTTAAAGTTGATGGCACTACTATTAGAATTAACAATCAGGTTATAAGCGGATTTAGCGGCAGTTACGCAGATTTAACAAACAAGCCAACCCTATTCAGCGGCAACTACGACGACTTAACAAATAAACCAACTGTACCAACAAATACCAGCCAGCTTACAAACAGTGCTGGTTTTATTACAAATACAGCATTAACCGGATATGCTACTGAATCATTTGTAAACGGTAGAGGTTTTATCACTGACGTTCCGGAAGCTAGTGGATCTGTAAAAGGCGGAATTAAAATTGGTCGAGGCCTAACAAAAAATGCAGATGGTACTGTAGACGGATTCAGCGGAAGCTACAACGATCTAACTAATAAACCTACCCTAATTACAAGTTACACTCAACTGACTGATAAACCCACTATACCAACTGACATCAGCCAACTTAGTGATAACAACAATGTTCTTTCTTCCAGTGGTGCAGGATATAGCTTACCAAAAGCATCCAACAGCATACTGGGCGGAATTAAAATAGGTTCTGGTCTAACAATTGATGCTGATGGAATTGTAAGTGTAACAGTTTCAGGAGGAGTTACTAGCTATAATCAGTTGACTGACCTACCTTCACTGTTCAGCGGCAGCTATAATGACTTAACTGATAAACCAACTTCGTTAGCAGTTGCCCCGCAATGGACCGCTAATCATACACTGTTACCTGGCGGAGAAAATACACGCTATCTTGCAGGGGATGCTGTGTATGATAATGGCAGCATATATGTTGCAAACTTTGATAACGAAAGTTTGCCAACAAGCAATACTCAATACTGGACAAACATTGGCACAGGCAAACGATTGAATTTTGATGGCAGAGATATTCCTAACATCACTTATGACCAGTTGAGCGGTAAACCAACTCTGTTCAGCGGCAGTTACAACGATCTAACTAATAAACCAACAATACCTTCGGACACCGGAGATTTAACAAATAACGCAGGATTTATTACTATTTCTGCTCTAACAGGATATGCTACTGAAACTTATGTAACAACTCAAGGTTACTTAACAACTGTCAGCTATAATGATTTAACAGATCTTCCTACATTGTTCAGCGGCAGCTATGACGACTTAACTGGACTTCCAACATTGTTTTCAGGAAGCTACGAAGACCTAACTAATAAACCAACACTAGTTACAAGTTACAACGACCTTAGCGATACGCCTACACTGTTTTCTGGCAGTTACGCAGACTTAACAAACAAGCCAACTATTCCAGTAGATATTAGTGATCTCACAGATATAAACAATCGCCTAGCTTCTAATATAAGTCAAGATGATCTTTTCGTCTACGCTTTAATATTCTAAAAAAGATTAACCCCTGAAGTACTGCTACTCCAGGGGCTGCTCTGTATATAATTACATCTTAAATAACGGGCTATGCCCTTATTACTAATATACTTTTAACATCACTTATTTGTGTTAGTGTTATTTACAAAATTGTAGAACTTTTCAGCAGCTTCTAGCACCTTGTCAGCACCAGGAACTGCGGGCATTTCTACCTTTGTTACCACTTCCTTACCATCCTTGCTAACTGAAGACTCAAACTGTCCCCAACGAGCATGAAAGTCCTGCCACACTTGATTCTGTGCCATTTCTAGCATCTGTGTGCGGATCTCATATCCATTCTTATTAAACTTGACCTGAGGCACTGCTGCCTTGATCTGATCGGCAAACTGAGTTGCCATTTCTTGTGCTTGCTTTGTAAAATCTGTAGTCATTATATTTCTCCTGTATGTGTGTGTATGACTTGTAATATTTCTATTACAGTGCTAATAATAGCAGTTTATTTAGTTCTGTCAAGTGTTAAAATACACTGATTAGAAAACTGTAATACAGTGTTATCATCAGCGAAAGACTTGTAACGAATCCAATTCTGGATACTGTTTCAGTTTTTGGCATTAATATCTCCTATCTTCTTCTATCAAATCAATAAACTCTTCGCAGGTTTCCCAATCATCAAAGTGTCTAATCAATTTGGTTTTATATGGTGTTATGGTTTTAACAACAATATCGTTGTTGTTAAACGTTGCTATAGTTGTGACGTAGCCCCAACGATTGCACCATGAACCCAATATGTTATGATCAACTGTTTTGAATTCATGGAACATTTTAATCTCGAGATACTATACGTTTAGCTTCTTCGTACTTGCCCATACGTGAAAGTTCTGCAGCAGCTCGAGCCTTGCCCATTGCTTCAAAAAAGAAAAAGAGTCCGCTGAAAAATCTGTGTGTGAGCGTCTTCATAACCATGCTCCCTTGTTAGTATGATTGTACTGGATTGTCCAATAGTCTACTTCGGCTGCATTAGTTGGACGCTTGCTTAGAATAAAAGCTTCGAGATCTGACGGCTGACAAAACAGTCGTCTGAATAGTTTACTTAACATGTTTTTCCTCTATATGTGTGTGTTGTGTTGCTGATAACATCAGCTACGTATTTAGTATATAGTGTAAACCATGATAAAAGTCAAGGATTTACTAAAAAGATTTAATCTCTTTATATTACACTAAATAATAATATAGGAAAGTGCAATGAGAAAACGTACTAGAAGTATATTAGAAGAGCTGAACAGTGTTTATGGAAAGCGTGATGCGGATCGTTTTATCGATACCACAGCCAACAACATTATTGAAAGTTCCATTAATTTACTGAGCAGAATACATTCAACATATGATGTAGAAACTGCTTCAGAGCTTGAGCGTCGCTTTTTAAATTCAATTAAAAGCGGAGATCCACGTAAGTTTCGCAGAGCTATAACTAAAATAATTGAATCTAAGGAAAGAAATGAAGGCAATTCTTAAAGAAGGTGGCAATGTATTTGATGGAACCAGCGATTTTGATCATGCTGTTATTCCTCAACTAACAAAGTCTATTAATTCAGTACTTGATAACATCAAGATTAAAGGCTTTCCAATTGGTTCAGGCGCAACCCCTACACCAGGTAAAAAGAGCGGCGACTTGGATGTAATTGTAGACCAAGATGCCGTAATGGCAGCACTGGGCACAGACAAGCCACTGCCAACTAAGAAAGCACTTGAAGATCTCTTTAAGAAAGCAGGCTTTGAAACTAAGGTAATTGGTATCAATGTACACGTTAAAGTTCCTGTAGGTGATCAGTCACACCAGGTGGATTTAATGCTGGTGCCAAACAGTGAAGTGGTAAGCAAGTTTCACATTCATGATATACCCAAAGGCAGTCCCTATAAGGGATTAAACAAACAGTTAGCAATGGCTAAACTTGCTAAAGAAAAAGATATGAAGTGGAGTGCGTTTAAAGGCTTGCTAAACAGAGCTGATGATAGTATAGTATCAACAGACTTAGATGAAATAGCTAAGACACTGATAGGACCAAACGCAGGCGCAAAGGATCTAGGATCAGTAGAATCTATTGTTGCAGCATTAGGCACTAGAGGACAGCAGTTCCTAGCAGACCTAAAAGCAGATCCTGCTTGGAAAGAGTATCCACAGAAAGAAACACTAGCTGACAAGCACCTAAATCGTATTAGAGAACTAAGTGGTGCTCTGCTCAATCACAGCTCTATGAGTTCTGGAGCATTCAACAGATGAGATTTCAAGAATTTAAAACATTGTTAACAGAAGCTGCCAAGGTTGGTAGAGACTATCAGCACCTTGAAGATTTAGTTTTTGTTGATGGTGCCGCAGGTGCTAACGAAGCAGCAGATGTATTAGACAAGCTAGGCAAAGACACCAGTGATGTTAGTATCAAGTGGGACGGTAATCCTACTGTGTATTGGGGTAGAGAAGAAGACGGCAAGTTTGTTCTTGTTGGCAAGAATGGCTGGGGAAGAAACAAAAGCACAAACCCAGAAGACCTGGCTAACTTTATTAAAAGCTCTGGCAAAGGCGAAGACTGGAGAGAAAAGTTTGGTAATGACATGGCCGGCATCTTCACTATCATGGAAAAGAGTACACCACCAGACTTTAGAGGATATGTCTACGGAGACCTACTGTGGCATCCAGGCAAACCATTTCAGTCTACCAAAGAAGGTATTCAATTTACTCCTAACAAGGTAACCTATACAGTTGACCCAAGCAGTGACCTAGGCAAGCGTTCAGCAAGAGCCAAGGTTGGTGTGGTTGTACACATGAAGTATGATGAGTTTGGCAGCAAGAACGGAACTCCAATTGAGAACATTGCTGAACTAAACAGTCCAGAAGCAGTAGTACTAGGACAAACCTATGTAACTCACACGCCTAAGGTTGACACCAGCCACGTAAAAGAGATTAGATCTTTAGCAGCTAAGAATGGTAAAGCTATTGATCAATTCCTAGCACCCGTGGCAGGGCTGAGTGACATGAAGAACATTATCTATACCTTTGTGAATCAAACAGCAAAGGCAAAACAGTTAGACAATTTATCTGCTGATGGATTCTTTAATTGGTTACAGGCATCAACAGTAAGCGCAGGCAAGCAGGCAAAGATAGCAGAGCTAAACAAAGCTAATCCTAACGCACTGCCTGCTGTATTTGAATTAGTAAATAAGATTATGAGCGTAAAAAACGATCTAATTGATCAGTTGGATGCAGCTGATGCGGATGTAAAAGCATCAACAGGCGGAGAGCAAGGTGGCGAAGGCTATATGGCTCTAGGCTCTAAAACAAAATTAGTTCCACGTCATCGTTGGACACCAAACTAAAGGAAACATAAAATGAAAATTAAAGATGTAATGGTTGAGATGCAAAAAACTAGCATTGATCCGCAGCAAGCAAAACTAGCAGAGCTAGGTCGCACTCTAATGGACATGGCAGCAAGTCACAAAGATGATGTTGAATCAAATCAAATGGCCAGCTTAGGCAGTGCAATGACAGAATTTGGTACACCATTTGGTCCTAATAGTCTAATGGATGTTGTTAAGCGCACTGGCTTAGATCCAAAGGCAATACAAAAGTTAATGGGCATGGCGCAGGCACAATTAAAGAGTGCAGGTCCTGTGCGTAAAGCTAAAGATCCTGTTGAGCAGGAAAGCACAATTCGTGAAGCCTACATCAAGACCGCTGACGATGCTATTAATGTTTTAGCAGCTATTCGCAAGCAGAGCAAGCAAGCAGAACTAGGACAAGGTGAACCAGTTGGTCCTAATCAACTTGTAAACGATCTCTATGATGTAATGACTTGGATTGAGAACAACGCAAAGTAATTAAATGGAAAAGCGATACACAGCACTAGAGTGGGCATTGATGGAAGGGGGTCACGAAATTACACCTTCCAAAGATAAACCATTTTCTTTCCTACAAGATATCTTTGAGTCAAGGATGACCAAAGACGACGGTAGTTCACAGAAACTGACCTATTCAGATTGCTGTGAACGACTATACCTAATGCTGTTGGTATTAGAAACACTACGCCGCTATCCTTCTTATGCAGCCACAGTAAGAGACTACGCAAAGAAAACAGCAGGTTTTGAACTGTACAAGTTCTATCGTATTATGGGTACCGACCTCTACAATTTTATCTATTTCTTAGTAGGCAGCGATAGTGCTCAAGAAAAACTAAAAGACCCTGATGCTGCTATAGCTCTTAAAAAGAAAACTAAAATACCTATGCTAGATCTCAATAGATACATTAGAGATCTAGCACAGGGAAAAGAGCCAACACTGCCAACTGCATTGTTCATTAAACTTGAAACTATACTTAGAATAACAAATAAAGACTATAAAGAAATACGTAGAGAGCTTGGTAACTGGCAGCATATTACACGACAGGACAAGCGAGTTGTTGCTACACGATTAATATTTGCTGTTAGAGCAAAACTACGCAGTTCGGATATCATTACAGATTTTGAACACTGGGCTGCAAACAACAACATGGAGAAAGAGTTTGCTACTGATCCTGAACCTACAGTAAGCAAACCAGATATAAGCATTATTAATAAAGATATCGCAATGTATAGATATCTTGTAGGCGCTGATAAACTCATGTTAACTAGACAGTTTTTAATTAGTGCAATAGAAGGTAGAACTATACCTGCAGCCTACGTAGAAGCTTATATGCCTATTATTGACATGATAGACGATATAGTACAGGCTGGCCCTGGTTATATACAGAATCTAAGAGCTCTTCACAAAAGAGCCAAAAATAAGCAATAACAACCCAATTTTTCTCCGTTTGACTAAATAATTATATCAAGCTCACAGAGTAGTGAGTTTGCCATTAGAGACATTTAAGGAGATATAAAATGGCAGCGACTTTTGATTTTACACCAAAAGCTAATACAGTACCTTCAGCTGGTACAATTTACAGCACAGTTCAGCTCAAGGCTTTCTTGATCACAATCAAGGACGACAGCAACACAGCTATTGACCTACGCAGCTATGACGCAGCATACGGTTCAGAACTAGACCTAATCCTACGTGAAATTGGCGGACAGATGGTTTTCGTAACCAATGACAACAGCGGCACAATCCACGTGATTATGGACGGTCATGCTCAGAGTGCAGCAAGCCTACAGGTTCGTCTACGTCACCTAGTAGTAGCACTAGGACTAGGTACAGCAGTAGCAGCTAACGACACAACTGTTGCAGAAGCTTCAAGCATCACACTAGCTTAATAGCTAATATTCCTAGGGATGGGAAGGGAAACGCCACTTTTATAGTGGCGTTTTTTTTATCTCTGTAAATAACTACATGAGATTTAAGTTCTATACCCTAGTTGATATAACCAAAACGGATGCACGTTTTAACAAATCTGATCCTGTTTGGCATCAGCAACAGAACTATCTAACATTTCTACAAACGCTCACACTGCGGGTAAACATTGATTTAGAAAATCTAAAAACAGAAACTGTTAGTGTAAAAGATTTTAGGTTTGGATCAAGTTACAAGGGCGAACACACTGTATGGAGTGGGGAGTTTAATGTTGAGTACGAAGGTGGTCTTACAGTTGAAATGCTGGACAGTGATTTTCATTTAGTTCCTATAATAAACGGACTACAAGAAACTATTAAACTAAAAGATTGTGTATTTGATAGCAAGAACAAACAGACAAAAAATATAGTGTTTGAACTAAATACTATCAGTTAAACAAATCCACTCAGGCATCTATTTTCTAGGCACACTAACCTTTTTTGTGTTATTACGGAGATTAAAGTAGATGTCATCTGCACCCACAAGTTTAGAAAAGCAAAGTTTAGAAGCACACGTTGACTTGTGCGCACTTCGCTACCAGCAGCTAGACGATAGACTAACCAGCGTAGAACAAAAGATATCTACCATACATGAAGACATGCGTCAGGGCCAAAACAGCCTAGTCAAAGTTATAGTTGGCGCAGCTACAACAATAGTCGCTGGACTCTTAACCACAGTCGTTACAATATTAATGAAGTTCTAAAATTCACGCTAAATAATATTATATTATTACGTGGATTTTTTTACGGACTCACCATCTGTCGAAAAATTCAAATAGAGTCTTTCAAGGACAGAAAAATGAAAATAAATGAAATTGTATTAGAACAAAGTCCAATCCTTCAAATCATGAGCGATGATGATAAGGAAACAGTCCTTGTAGATCCAAAGACACAGGTCAAGACCGTAGTGCCTAAAGATCCTAGCAAGCCCGGCGCTATAACCAAAGACGACCGCGGCAACCTAACATTGGACACACAGGTCAAAGGAACAGTAGATAGAGGTATCAAACCTGGCGACAAGGTAATGGTTAAGAACATATGAAAATAAATGAGCTGATCAAGGGATTTAGTGTCTTTACAACTAACGAAGAACGTGCTATATTAGAGAACATGAATGACATTGCTCCCTTGTCCAGCTTTAACGAAAGAGAGCGAGTCATTATTATCGATCTAGTTAGGAAAAGTCTTATAACTAAGATTGTTTATAACAATCAAATCATGGTGAAGAAAAATGAACTTTGACTCTGTCGCAGATGAACTTATGGAACTAATTGAAACTGGGCTTGAAAACTCCAGTATAATTATGCCCTATCAGCGAGGTAACAGTATTCGTATTGGTAGTTATGCTATCCGTAAGAATTCTAAAGGTTACCAAGTATATGACTGTGCTAAGAACGCACGAGTTGGAGTAACTAATTTTAAGATCTCTGCTATTGCGCTGGCTAAAAGCCTAGCTGAGGGTAGGAATCACGTTGATCGTATCATGAATGTAGATCTAGAGCTACTAAAGCACTATAATGATGCTCTTTACTATAGAAACCGTATCCGTAGAACAGACGATATAAGTGTAGTAGAATCTAGACTACACAGGTTAGACATTTCCATAGCTAAATCCAAGGCCTTAAAACAGGATTTAGATAAATTTATATTCTGATCGCATAAATAAAACATACAAGTCATTTGGGAAGAGACAATGAACATTAGAGAATTTACAAAACCAGTATCCGCAAAGAAGCTCAACGAGAGCCTAGCTCAACGTTTTGGAGCTAGAATTGATCTTGACAAGTTCACAACTGAACAGCTTCAGGATGTTCGCAATAAGATACGCACCAAGCTATCACAGGTACAAACTACAGAAAGTTTTGACGCTGTACAGAAAGAAGATTACCAAAAGAACAAGCTCTTCCTAGATGTTCTAAATGCTGCACTATCAGAACGCGGATCTGTAGCAGAAGCAATTGACGAAGCAATCAGCAGACTAAACGAAGGCGAAGAAGACAAGGCCGAACTAGTAATGGCAGCTAAGGATATGGTTGATCGTGTTACTGGTTGGATGGAAGACACTGCTGAAATGCAGACAGAGTCTATGCTTGAACTAGCCGACGCTATTCGTGATGAAATGGGTTCTGCACAAGCAGAACAGTTTACATCAACAGTTAAGCCTGCACTAGAAGCTATGTATGCTGCAATGGAGTCAACACGTTCTACACTAACACAGGGTGTAGGCATGCTAACAGGCGAAGCAGAACCAGTAGAGCCTATGGGCGCAGAACCAGAAATGGAACCTACAGTTGATGACGAGTTAGCACCTGCAGGTGACGAAGAAGAAGTTGCACCTTCAACTGATGCTGCTGAACCAGCAGCTGGTGGTGACGAAGAAATGGGCCGTGCGAGACGTGAAAGCGTAGAGCGCACAGGTTCAAAAAAAAAGTAACAGAAACAACTGACGCAAACACAATCTTTCAAGTTCTTAAGCATTTGAAAGATGGCGGCAAGTTTAAACTGTCAATAGAAAAACTAGACAAACTAATGCAGAACATGGGTAAAGGAAACTTTACCTATGATCTCTTCAAAGCTGCATACGATGCAGATCCTAGACTACAGAAGCTAGTCACAAACTTTGACAAACTCAATATAGAATTAAAATCAAGCGAAACTGACGACCTTGCTAACCTACCTGGCAATCCTGGCAGGCCAGGAGACACTGTAGGTAATATGGCAAAGAATGCGGTTGACTTAAAATCGCTTTGATGCTATATTGTTATTATGTCACTAATAACTAACAAGTATACCTACGAACCTCTACAGCGTACAGAAGTAAACGGCAAGAGAAGATACCTAACACCAAACGGAACACCCGTAGCCAGCGTTACAACAATCCTTGGAGCTACCAAGGACATGACGCACCTAATAGAATGGCGCAAACGTGTAGGTGAAGCCAAAGCTCAAGAGATAACAACAGAAGCTGCGGGCGTTGGAACTCGCATGCACAAATACCTAGAAGACTACATTGCTTCAGGTGTATGGCCTACTCCCGGCAGCAATCCCTATGCACAAAAAGCTCACGCAATGGCTACTCGGGTTAAAGTACATGCACTAGACGATGTAACGGAAATCTGGGGCAGCGAAGTTCCTCTGTATATCCCGCAACTTTATGCAGGTACAACAGACCTAGTAGGTATCTACAAAGGGCAAGCCTGCATTATGGACTTTAAGCAGAGCAACAAGCCTAAAAAGAAAGAGTGGATTGAGGATTACTATCTTCAAATGACTGCTTATGCTCTAGCGCACAATGAAATTCACGGCACAAACATACGTGAAGGACATGTTTTTATGTGTACACGAGACGAAGAATATCAGCAGTTTGATTTGTGGCCCGATGAATTTGAAGAATGGGAACAAAAATGGTGGAATAGGGTATACGACTATTACGAGAAGTACGCATAAATATATAAAATAATGCGTAGGAGAGACTCGTGGCAGTTATTCAGATAAGCCGTATTCAGATCCGTAGAGGTCGAGAAAATGAAGGTTCGGGCGTACCGCAGCTAGCTAGCGGCGAGTTTGGCTGGGCTGTAGATTCACAAAAACTTTATATAGGAAACGGCGCTGTTTCCGAAGGTTCGCCTTATGTAGGAAATACAGAAGTTCTTACACAACATACAAATCTTTTTGAATACGCTAGCACCTATACTTACAGAGACGATGCTCCTTATATTCAAACAGGTGCTACTGTAAACAGTCCTGTATCTAGAACGTTACAGGCAAGATTAGATGACAGAGTAAGTGTCAGAGCGTTTGGTTGTCCAGGCGACGGCACTGATCAAACCGCAGCTTTCCAACGTGCTATATATCAGCTGTTCATTAATGATGCTAATAGAACTAATCCTCAGAGCAGAGTTGTTCTTTATGTAGAACCTGGTGTATATGAACTATCCTCTACTATCTATATTCCACCTTATGTAACTATTGAAGGGGCAGGACCTGAAAAGACTGTGTTTAGAATCACAGGAACTACACCTGCATTTAGAACTGTAAATGGTGCAACTACAATAACAACTGTTGCTAGTGACAGTATAACTACAGAAACTAATCAAGCTAAACATATTTCAATGAGTAGATTTACTATTGACATTGTGTATGATAATGTTCCTGCATTTAGATTAGAAAACTGCACACAGAGCATGTTCAAAGACATTAATATTAATGGTGTTTGGTTAACAGGCGTTGACTTTACAGCCAACAGCATTGCTATACAGATGAACGCTCTGAGCACTGCTGTAACAACATCATATAACACCTTTGAGAATGTTAACATTAATGGTTTTGCATACGGTGTGTCTTCTAGATTTGACGTCAAACATAACACATTCAAAGACAGTAAATTTACTAATATGCTAGAAGGGTTTGGCTTTGGCGAAACAACAGTACTTGGCACTAGCGGACAGCTAACAGGACCACTACATAATTTAATTACAAACTGTGTGTTTGATGACATTGACAACGAAGCTATTCGCATAACGAACGGTGTTTACAACAAGAGTATAAACAACAAGTTTTTCAATGTAGGTAATGAAGGCGGATCATCTATAAACCCCCAACACCCTGTTGTAACTTTCCTAAAACATACCAATGTAAGCGAAGGAGATTGGTTTCAACGTTCAGAAGAATTAGGTACCAATCTAGAATTCCTTTTCAACGTTCCTTTCTTACCAGAAGTAGACACACCTGCTGTGGTACAGCATTCATTTACAGAATATGTAAGATTGGTTGAATTTAACGAAACTACTAAGATAGCCAAATTCCCAGCCAATTCAATCAAAGGCATAGAAATTGATTATGTTTATAGAAGTAATCAAGTCCAGGCACATCGTTCAGGCGTAATTAAAATTGTAGTTGATCCATACAGCGACATCCAAACTCTTTCGGATGATTATGACTATGTCGGTGACGTTAATTTTGCAGAAAACTTAAAATTTAGTGCGCAGAATTTTGACGAAGATGGCGATACTATACTTGACACAGTAGCTCTGATGGTGTTAAACTCTACTAGTAGTGATGATGCAGATTTCTATTACAGAGTAAGAACCAAGGGTTAATGTTTAGCAAGAATTACGAACAGCGACTAGCAGCCTGGAGAAGTTTTAGAAACACATTAGAGGATCATACGGATCCTCTACAAGCTGTTATTAATTTTTTCAAGCCAGTTCCTATAGTACGATATCAATGTGATCCTTATGACAGGAGCACATGGCCTTCACCTTGGGAACTTATCCAGGAAAACACTTACTGCGCATTCGTAAAAATTCTGGCGATTTGTTATACTTTGCAATTAACAGATATGTTTTCAAAGAGTACCTTTGAGATACATATAAAATACAGCCCTGCTGAATCAAAAATATATTATCTACTCCATGTAGATGATAGAGTAATCGGATACTTAGAGGACACACATGTACACAAACGAGAGTTACCTAATGGACTTGTTTCGCAACAGAAGTTCTCTATGCCGTCACTTCAATAAATATCACACATAAGAAAGTACTGGCAAACAAAAATGAACAAGATAAGTGTAACTAAAAGAAACGGCACAATTGAGCCACTTACAATTGAAAAGTGGCAGGCACAGGTTGCTAAGGTTTGTAGCGGAATAGCAGATGTTAGTCAGTCAATGATTGAAATCAAAGCACAACCTCATTTCTACGACGGTATTACTACACAAGAGATTGACGGTATAACACTTCGAGCAGTAGTAGACCTCATTGATGTTGAAACTAACCCAGACATTGGTCATGTTAACTATCAATACGTAGCAGGTAATCAAAGACTCTCTATGTTGAGAAAGGATGTTTATGGCTCATACGAGCCTCCCCGCCTCTACGACATTGTAAAGAGAAATGTTGAAGTTGGATTATATACAGCTGATCTTCTTACATGGTATTCGGAAGATGATTGGAACAAAATGGACGAGATCATAGATCACGAAAAAGACGAAATGTATTCGTATGCTGCCATTGAACAATTAATTGAAAAATATTTGGTACGCAATCGTGCGACAAAGGAAATCTATGAAACACCACAAGTTCGTTATATGGTTGCTGCCGCAACTGTATTTCATAAAGAAGAACCTAACACGGCCCGTATGCGTCTCATCAAAGAGTACTACAACTGTGCTTCAGATGGTTTGTTTACTCTTGCTACTCCTGTGTTGGCTGGGCTTGGGACTCCTACTAAACAGTTTTCTAGTTGTGTTCTTATCCGCAGTGACGACGATTTGGATAGCATATTTGCTAGTGGGGAGATGATGGCCAAGTATGCCAGCAAACGTGCTGGCATTGGTCTTGAAATTGGTCGTCTTAGGCCTCTAGGTTCGCCCATCCGCGGCGGAGAAATTATGCACACTGGCATGATACCCTTCTTGAAGAAATGGTTTGGTGATCTGCGCTCATGCTCACAAGGAGGTATCCGCAATGCAAGTGCTACTGTATTCTATCCTATTTGGCATCATCAGTTTGATGATCTCATCGTACTTAAAAACAACCAAGGAACGGAAGAAACAAGAGTCCGTCATATGGATTATGGGGTTGTGCTTAGTGCCTTCTTCTGGAGAAGATTTAAAAATAAAGAAAACATAACTTTCTTTGATCCAAACGAAGTACCTGATTTGTACGAGGCTTTTTATAAAGATGCAAAGCTATTTGAAGAACTCTATGTAAAGTATGAGAAGCGTAAGGATCTGCGCAAGAAGACTATGAATGCTGAAGATGTTTTCAAAGGTGGCATACTCAAAGAGCGCACAGACACAGGACGTATCTATCTTGTGTTTATTGACAATGTTATGAATCAAGGTCCGTTTGATCCTGAGTACGATACCATTTATCAGAGCAACCTCTGTTGCGAAATCCTACTGCCAACTAAGCCCTTCAAGCGTTTAGATGACGATGCAGGTCGTATTGCCCTATGCACACTAGGCAGCATCAATTGGGGAGCATTCCGCAATCCAGAAGACATGCGCAGAGCCTGTAGAATTTTACATCGCAGCCTTAATAATATTCTTGACTATCAGGACTTTTTGAGTATACAAAGTAAATTAAGTAATGATGAAATTCGTCCATTAGGTATTGGTGTTACTAACCTAGCCTACTGGCATGCAAAGCGCAGCCTTAAGTATGGCGAGAAGGATGCACTACAAGAAGTTAAGACTTGGATGGAACATCAAGCATACTATCTAACTGAAGCAACGGTTGAATTAGCCAAAGAGCGCGGCCCCTGTTTGAATAGCGACAAGACACGTTATGGTAAGGGACAGTTTCCCTGGGAACTTAGAGCCCAAGGTGTTAATGAATTAGCAGACTTTACTCCAGAACTAGACTGGGAAACTCTGCGAGCAGATATGAAACAGTACGGAGTTAGAAATGCAACTCAAATGGCTATTGCTCCTGTAGAATCGAGTAGTGTTGTTATTAACAGCACTAACGGTATTGAAATGCCAATGAGTCTTATCAGTACTAAAGAATCAAAGGCAGGCTCATTTACACAAGTTGTTCCTGAGTATCAAAAGTTGAAGAATAAGTATCAGCTCATGTGGGAACAAAAAGACTGTGCTGGCTATCTAAAGACAGCGGCTGTACTACAGGCATATGTAGATCAAAGTATTTCAACTAATACTTTCTATAATCCTGCACACTTTACTGAACGCAAAGTTCCTACAACACTAATTGCTAAGAACTTGATGCAGAGTCAACTATGGGGAATTAAAACTTTCTACTACAGTCTGATTAACAAAGCAGGCAGTAAAGCAGTAGAAGAAAAGATAAATGGATTCCATCCTGAAGTAGAGTTTCAACCTCAACAAGAAGTCAATTTTGAAGACGACGATTGCGAATCCTGCAAACTATGAACATAGAAAGTAGAATTAAAACTCTTCTAGTTGACCAATTAGGAGTTAATATCAGTGACATTAAACCGCACTCTAATTTAATAAATGAATTAGGTGCAGATAGTCTTGATCTAGCTGAAATAATGATATCAATTGAACAGGAATTTAAAATTGAAATTCCTGAATCTAGGCAGTGGAGAATGACTACGCTTAAGACTATAGTAAATGAAATTGAAAAAATAACAGGAAATCATAAATGAGCAAACAGCAATATAATCTAAGCACAAAGACAGATTATCTATCACGTAAAATGTTTTTGGATCCCGAAGGTCCAGTAACGATTCAGCGTTTTGAAGAAGTCAAGTACAAAAAGATTGCAGACTATGATAGCACTGCACGTGGATTCTTTTGGCAACCTGAAGAAATCTCATTAACCAAAGATGCAAACGACTTTAAAGAGGCCAGTGATGCTGTCAAGCATATTTTTACTAGTAACCTACTTCGCCAAACTGCTTTGGATAGCCTTCAGGGTAGAGGTCCAACGCAGGTGTTTACGCCTGTGTGCAGTCTTCCAGAAGTAGAAGCACTGATGTATAACTGGGGCTTCTTTGAAACTAACATTCACAGTAAGAGCTACAGTCATATCATCCGCAACATCTACAATGTACCTAAGGATGTGTTCAACACCATTCACGACACACAAGAAATTGTAGACATGGCATCAAGCATTGGTTTGTATTATGATAAGCTACATCTTATTAACTGTCGCAAAGAACTAGGCGAAGCAGTTGATGAGTACGAACACGTTAAAGCAATCTATCTAGCTCTACATGCTAGTTATGGATTGGAAGCATTCCGCTTTATGGTATCATTTGCAACAAGCCTTGCTATGGTAGAGAATAAGATCTTTATTGGTAATGGTAACATCATTAGCTTGATCCTACAAGACGAGTTGCTACACAAAGGTTGGACTGCCTACTTGATTAATCAAGTAGTTAAAGAAGACAATCGCTTTGCTCAAGCCGCTAAAGATTGTGAATCAGAAGTAATACAGATTTACAAGGATGTTATTAGAGAAGAAAAAGAATGGGCAGACTATCTATTCCAGAAGGGACCAGTTATTGGTTTGAATGCAGGTATCTTAAAAGACTTTGTAGACTTCACTGCAACTGATGCGCTGAAGCAGATAGGTATTAAGTATTGGAACCCTGCTCCTAAGTCTACTCCTATTCCTTGGTTCAACAAGCACAGCGATACCAGCAAGAAGCAGACAGCACTGCAAGAAAATGAGTCAACTAATTATGTCATTGGTGTTATGAGTGATGCTATTGACTACGACGAACTACCTGCGCTATAATTAATTGTTAATAAAGGAAACATATAAATGCTAGCAACTATTTGGAGCAAATATAACTGCTCATACTGTGATAGAGCCAAGGCCCTATTAAAGGCAAGAAATATCCCGTTTGAAGAAAAGAAAATTGGCGACGGATACACTAAGGAAGAACTACTTGAAGCAGTTCCTGATGCACGTTCAGTGCCACAAATTTTCTTAGGAGAAAAGTATATTGGTGGCTACGATCAGCTAGCCAAGTATATAGATGAAACCGGATTTAACGGAACTGGACACACAATAGGAACTTAATTTATGTTAATAGAAGCACCATACAAATCACAAGACGCAGTATCTATGAAAACTACTGGAGGAGAGGAACTTGTTGCTCGCTTCGTAGAGGAAGACTCAACTACTATTACGATTGAAAAACCAATGGTTGTAATGGCAACACACCAAGGACTGGGCCTAGGACCTTTTAGTTTTACTATTAATCCTAGTGCTAGAATTAAAATAAACAAGAACACTTTAGTTTTTGTACACAAGACCGATGGCGAAATGGCCAAGCAATACATTTCAAGTACCAGCGGAATCCAAATGGTTTAAGGTGTTGAAATGAGCAAGTTGTGGGCAGTACAAGGAGATCCCAATACACACAGTGGGGGTCAGTTAATTGCTGAAAATCCCCAAACAGTATTTGTTAATAGTATCCCTGTAATAGAACACGAGGATCCCGCCCAGCCGGATAGTTTGTGCCCTGCTAGCCCGCATTGTAATCCTAAAACTGCTGAAGGCGCCCCATCTGTTTTTGTCTATAGCAACCCTGTACACAGGCATGACGATGATAGAATCTGTGGCGCAACTACTGTGGTTGAACTTCAGTCTACAGTTTTTGTTGGAGACCTTTCAGTAAGCAACGGTAGTGCTGTACTTGTAGAAGGAGTATTAGTAGCTACTGATCCCTATTCAGCAGCAGGTTCAAATGCCATTGTCAATGAAGGTGCTGGTGCCGCTGAAGATGATGAAGGCGGCGAAGACGGTGCACCAACAAGCGGCGGGGGATCAAATCCTAGATTTAGTGCATATAGTTCGCCTAACGATAGAAGCACACAACCAGGTGCTCCAACTTCTCCCTCTACAGTGGATAACAGCGGAAGACAAGGTGATGCTCCTGAGCGTAGAGATGTAGATACATCTAATCTACCCTCAAGTATTGATTACAATTATAGGCTCTCAACTAACTACACCGTAAAAGACTTTACTCTTAACTGTGTTTTCAAACATCAATTGCAGTCACAAAAGGGCTATTCAATACAGGATCTAATGGGTAACTTAAAATATCTAGCAGAAAATGTAGCAGAACCAGTAAACCGAAAATATCCCGGAATTAGAATTAATAGTGGATTTAGACAAGGTTCAAGCGGAAGCCAACACTGCAACGGAATGGCTATGGACATACAGTGGCCTGGATTAGCACCACGTGACTACTTGCCGAGAGCGCAGTGGATAAGAGATAACATAGATTACGATCAAATTATTTTTGAGCACGGCAACACAATTTGGATTCATCTCAGCTACGATAGAAATAAATCCAAACAAAGAGGCAAGGTTACCACAATGTATAAAGGTAACTACGAGTCTGGACTCAAGTTATATTACTCTTGACAAATCCAAACTTTGTGCTATACTTTAAAAGTAGTAATAGCCAAAGAGAGAACAGATGAAAGACAGAGTAATACTTACAGACGCAGACGGTGTCATTCTTGATTGGGAATGGGCCTTCCACTGTTGGATGGAAGAACACGGATTTAGAAAACAAGACGGTGGACAATTCGTTTACTCTATTGGTAAACGTTATGGCATCGATGACGAACAGGGTAGGAAGCTGATTAAGATTTTTAACGAATCAGCAAGCATTGGTTTCCTTCCTGCACTACGTGATGCACAGCATTACGTTAAGAGATTGCATGAAGAATATGGTTATGTTTTTCATTGCATCACCAGCCTAAGCAAAGATCGAAACGCTCAACGATTGCGCAAGATGAATGTGCGCAAACTATTTGGTGAGACAGCTTTTGATCACTTTATCTTTCTAGACACAGGTGCAGACAAGGACAAGGTTCTTGAACAGTATCGTGATACCCAATGCTGGTGGATCGAAGACAAGATTGACAACTGTAAAGCAGGACTCAATGTTGGACTTAAACCGTTGCTTGTGGAACATGGACATAACATGGATTATGTTGATGCCATGATTCCTAGGGTGAAGAGTTGGAAAGAAATATATAATATCATTACAGGAGAAAACACATGACTGATACAACCACAACAAATTCCGTACACGAAGAAATTGTTCTAGCATTTAACAATTATCTTAAGGAATCAGAAGCATTTGAAGGTAAGGGCGTTAAGGCAGCAGCCGCTCGCGCTCGCAAGGCACTAGGTGAGCTTGGTAAGCTATCCAAGGCCCGTCGTGGAGAAATCCAGGACAAAAAGAACACTATGTAAATTAATGCAAGTAACAGTAATCGGCGCCGGAATCACAGGCATCACCACCGCTTACTATTTGGCAAAGTCACGTTGCCAAGTTACTGTCGTTGACGAAAAGAGGTATCCAGCAATGGCTACCTCTTTTGCTAATGGCGGACAGCTCAGTGCAAGTAATGCTGAAGTTTGGAATAGTTGGCGCAGCGTACACAAGGGTGTTAAGTGGCTCTTTAAGAAAGATGCACCACTACTGATTAATCCTAAGCCTAGCCTAGAGAAGTATCGCTGGCTTGCTCAGTTTTTAACACACATCAAAAATAGAGAAAACAATACTAGAAAGACCTGTGAGATGGCTATAGAGGCACACGCACTCTATAAACAGATTGCACTAGAAGAAGGTATTGAATTTGATAAAGTTGAAAAAGGTATCCTACATATCTATCGTTCAGAAAAAGAACTAGAGTTTGCAAGAGATACAAACAGACTTTACAAAGAAGCAGGATTGAATCGTTGGGAAGTAGGCAAGGACGAAATACTTTCAATTGAGCCTGCTCTAAAGAACAGCATTGATACTGTTGTTGGCGGTTTTTATAATGAACAAGACTTCACCGGCGACATACACAAGTTCTGCGTTGAATTATCAAAGGTACTTGAAACGAAGTACAATGTAAAATTTAAACAAAAGACAATAAAAAACTATGACATTTACCAGTTCTTAGAAACAGGGCCTGTTGTAGTTTGTGCAGGCGCAGGCAGCAGAGCCATTGCTAAAAGAGTAGGCGACGATTTGCCTATCTATCCTGTTAAAGGATACAGCATCACAATTAACGATCCAGGACCAGCACCCTGGGTAAGTTTATTAGATGATGAAGCAAAAATTGTTACTGCTCGTCTAGGTGAAGGACGTTTACGGGTAGCAGGAACAGCGGAATTAAATGGATATAACACAGACATTATCCAGGACCGCATAAGGCCTTTGAAAGAATGGACAGAGAGACTGTTTCCTGAAGTAAACATGGAATCAATTACTCCTTGGGCAGGTCTAAGGCCAATGACTCCTAATATGATGCCCATAGTTACTAGAAGCACAAGAAACCTAGGTGTGTGGTATAACACAGGTCACGGGCACCTAGGATGGACATTAAGCGCATACACAGCTCGTGAAATAGCAAGTTTAATAGGTAAACATTAATGTTAGAAACAATATGCGAAACAATGGTTTCGGCTTATAATAGAAACTGGATTACTAGCCGCGACGGCAATGTTAGTATCCGACATCATGATAGAGATCATTTCTATATCACTCCCAGCGGCATTCGTAAGCAAACAATGCAACCAGAGCTGTTTAAGAAAATTAGAATCTGGAGAACTATTAATAGTGGTGTTGGTTCAGCAGCGTTTAATTATGCTTGGGAGGAAATGGAATACACTGACATCAGTGCAAATCTAAAGCCCAGCGGAGAGATTCCGTTGCATTTTGGACTGCAAAAAGAAATGGGACAACACAGCAACGATGTTAGAGTAGTAATGCACTTTCATCCAACATATTGTGTAGCAGCAATGCACAAGGGCATTGAACTAGACAAACTGGTAAAGGACTTTCCAGAACTAGGACGTTACACAAAGGTAGCACCAAATGTACCAGATGTGCCGCCTATCAGTCAAAAGCTGGCAGATGAAACAATTGATAGATTAGGTGTTGACAAGAATGGTGTCATAGCTCATGATATTATAGGTATTAAAGGACATGGGGTTGTTGCTATAGATACAAGCCCGTGGCGTACTTTTGAACACATTGAACGGTTAGAACATATCTGTAAGATTGTTTTAGCCAGTGGAGTCTAAATGCTGTGGGTAGATTATAACATATCACAAGCTGGGACCAGCTGGAGAGTTGAAGGCGAATGGCCTGGAGAAGTTATGGGTGTAACTAGAGAAGGAGTAGAAGGCGGAAAAAGCGCACTCTACAAACCTGGCGATGTATACATAGTAAACAAAGACGGATGGTTAGTCAAGGTTGATGATGTAACTAAACTCGTTTATACATATGAGAATAAAAAAATATGACAAATCTATTTCTTTTGACTTTTGTAATAGGATTACATGCTTTTTGGATTTATAAGTTAGCAACCTATGATTGGAGCAATTTTGAAGAAGATTCAAAAAATGATGATTTTTTAAAGCCATATGATTAACCAGCTAAATAGAATGTAGGTTGACAAATCTACAAACTGTGCAATAATGCACTATACGAAAATTTTAGTAAGATAAATTGAGACTAGTTAGTAACCTGTGTGTTATATAAGAGTTAGATGAACTGAACAAATATTAGTAATATATAACACATAGGAAAATAAAATGGTAACAGGTAAAGTAAAATGGTTTAACGAAGCTAAAGGTTTTGGTTTCATTACTCCAGACAATGGCGGCGCAGATGTGTTTGCTCATTTTTCACAAATTTCTTCTAGTGGCTACAAAAGCCTACAAGAAGGACAGAGTGTAAGATTTGAAATCACAATGGGTCCAAAAGGACAACAGGCAAGTAACATTCAGCCTGTTTAAGAAATTGTTGTAATCCCTTCAAAGCGAAGGCATTCAAGACGCGGGTGCAACTCCCGCCAGCTCCACCATAAAAGGATAGTTATGGAAGACGATCTAGTAAGATTTTTAGTAGGATTTACAGTCATTGTAACTGTCATGCTAATTGTCCTTTTATGATGGGGCTGAACTAGGATCGATTGGGTGAGATAGTAGAGACGGCAACACGGTAGGCGATCTCCGTAAAAGAAGCAAAATCAAGTAAACGGCACAAAAACCTTTACTCCTGAACTATTCGTAAACGTTGCTGTCAATGACAACAACTTTGCGCTAGCTGCCTAAGAAACAGCAGGTTCGCGGTTCACTTACCGGGCAACAGAACAGTGAGGAAGGCGCTCTAGGGCGCCTTTCTTTTTATCTGCATATCATAAATATACATACATTATGATAAACCTAAAAAGGTTATAAGGAAATATGTATATGATGAAGTTTTTAACAACTCTAGTTTTATCACTAGTTTTAGTTACACCAGTGTTAGCGCAAAAGCAAAAAGCAGGCGTAACATACGATGCAAACATCACGCGAGTAATTGACGGAGATACAGTTGCGTTTGAAGCACCCTTCCTTCCAGATCCTCTTAAAAAGGAACTTTCAGTTAGAGTTTTTGGAGTTGATACTCCAGAAAAGGGATTTAGAGCTAAATGTCCTCAAGAAGATCAACGAGGACAGAATGCATCAGCTTTCACAAAGAAAATGATCGCTCAGGCTACCAAACGTCAAGTTGTTCTTATGGATTGGGACAAGTACGGCGGGCGTGTGTTAGGTGATGTTCTTTTGGACGGCAAGAGTTTGAGAGCAATGCTGATAGAAAATGGATTTGCTCGCGAGTATTACGGTGAAGCCAAAACTAGTTGGTGTAACTAAACATACTTGACAGATTACAAAACTCTGCTATAGTAATACAACGTGTCACTATAGCGGAGATTTTTATGACAATGCATTTGGTTGGGCCATATCTTACCACAACTAATTACAAGAAACGCAAGACTAAACTAACCAAGGCCAAACAAGCCGCATTAGAATTACGTTGGCGCGAACATAATAAATTCTTAAAGAGCATCCGTCTAAGTCCAATGACCCTAGAAGAGTTTACGGACTATCTTAATGGAAAACGTAGCAAAAAACCCGTAGAAGCTACTCCTAAACTTTTAGAAACACCTGCATACCGCAGAGATACAGGTCCTCGTATTCCTAGTTTAAATTCTGAGATTAAAGATTTACAACATGCTTGTGCTAAGAAAGAACCAAATCGCTATACTGGTACTCTTATTAAGGGTATTGCTACTATGCACAAGAGCAATGCAGTACCAATTATTAATGATGAACAGGCTAAAGAAATTAGCCAAATGAGAAGAAACTAAACTGCGTAGATAAATGACATACGAAAAGAGTTTAAATAGTTAACTGAGGAGAAATCACTAGATGTTCATGACCTTAATTACCTTTCTATCTGCACTGAGCATTAGTGTGATAGCAATATATTACAGCGTAGCTGGCCTTGCAGCCATTTTCGCTGCCGCTGTAGTACCAATTGTGGTTATGGGCGTAGCACTAGAAGTTGGTAAGCTAGTAACCGCAGTATGGCTACATAGATATTGGAGCATTGCAGCATGGTGGCTAAAGACCTATCTAGCCGTTGCAGTGTTTGTTCTTATGTTTATTACTTCTATGGGCATTTTTGGATTCTTATCAAAAGCGCACCTTGATCAAACACTAGTAGGCAGTGACGCACAAGCAAGCATTGTAGTCTATGACGAAAGAATTCGAAATCAAAGAACTATTATTGAAGCTAACCAAAAACTAATACAACAACTGGACGACGTAGTTAACCAAACAATGAGTCGCACAACTGCTCAAAGTGGAGCAGAACGTGCTCTGCAAATACGTAGAAGTCAGGCTGCAGACAGAAAACGATTGGTTGATGAAATCGCTGCTGCACAAAAAGAGATAGCATCTATAAACGAGCAACGTGCGCCTATTGCAGCAAATATTCGTAAAATTGAAGCAGAAGTTGGCCCAATCAAATACATTGCTGAGTTTATATACGGTGATCGTGCAAACGAAAATATGCTTGAAGAAGCAGTGCGTTGGGTCATTGTTATTTTAATCTTTGTATTTGATCCATTAGCAGTTCTACTACTAATTGCAAGTCAATATACCTGGGACTACCATAAGGCTGAAAAGAAACGTAGACAGGAAGAAGAATCTGAAAAAGAAATGGCAAGTGATCTATACGAGCTTAATCTAAAACAGGAACCAACAGTAACTACTTCTCCCTGGCCATTCCCTGTAAAGGAGACACAAAATGAGTTGGTTCAAACACAAACCCCACAAGTCAACACAGCACAAGAACCCGCCAAAGAAGCTGAGCCAGATGTCAGAGAAGTGGTTGAAAGAGACCCAGAGCCACCACGAGTTGAAACTCCAGTCGCACAACAAGAAGAATCCCCAGTAGACACCGAGCTCAAAAAAAAACCTTTAAAGTCCTTGGAACTGTCAGACAGCGAAACGTTGAGTGAAGATGAACTGCGTCGCTCTGCAGAATACGATGCAAAAGAATTAGATAGCGAATTTCAAAATTCTAAAACTTCTTGGAAGGCTGCTCATCCAGATCAAACTCTAAAGATGTACAAGACTCTATATATAAAAGGGAAGATTGATAAATTACCTTGGGAAGAAGAAATTGGTTACAAACAAAATTCTGAACAAGATGAAAACACACTCTTTAATAAGCTACGTAGAGACAAGTGACAAACATTAATTTAATTACACCGCCTGACAAGGTATTCAGTGATGCTGTTGGTGTGCTAGTGATTTTTCCTAGTGCAGATTTACAACAACAAATACAAAATGAAGTCTTTCCAAACACAAAAGAAAGCATCAATGTATATCTTTATGATAAGCAACAGTATGCTTCTGCCGATATAGATTGGTTATTGTCTGTGTTTAATCTTTGTCAGATTGTTATAGTGGACGTAGACCAATGTCCACCTTATATAAAAGACTTACTCAGTTTTATGATTGCCAAACCAAAAACTTATTGGTTGACAAATGCTGTAGACTCTGTTTATAATCATATAAGTAGCAACAGAATATACAACATCAGTATTCTTTCATCAGCTCTAGGAGGTATCAGTGAAGAAGGTGAATGATGAGTTTAGAGGACTTGTAGTTGAAGTCCGTAATGGAGACATTAATGGAGCCATTAGAAGATTCAAGAAGAAGGTACAAGATTCTGGAATTCTTCAAGAACTCAGAGAAAAAGAATTTTACGAAAAGCCCAGTATAAGACGTAAGAAGGCCAAGGCTGCTGCTAGATCAAGATGGCTTAAAAAGCAGGCAAGAAATGAAGATAATTTCCCCAATCCATACTCAAATAAGAGGAAGTAATGAGAATCGATCAAGACGTTAAACTTGATTACAAGGACGTATTAATTCGTCCTAAGCGGTCAACTCTATCTAGTCGTAAAGAAGTAACCCTTGAGCGCACATATACGTTCAAGCACAGTGAACAAACATGGACTGGCATACCTATTATGGCCGCTAACATGGATGGTGTTGGTACATTTGCTATAGCTGATGCATTAGCAAAGCATAAAATGTTTACATGTTTAGTTAAAAACTACGACTATAATGATTGGAGTAAGGGTTATCCATTTAGCGGTAATCATCTTGCTATTTCTACCGGAACAGGTGCTGCCGACTTTGATAAGTTAGTTGACTTATGCGCCCACTTTACTGATATTAAGTTTATCTGTATTGACATTGCTAACGGTTATAGCGAACACTTTGCTGACTATGTTTCAAAGATTCGTAAAGAATTTCCACTACATACAATTATTGCCGGCAACGTTGTTACTGGTGACATGACACAGGAGTTAATACTGCGAGGTGCAGATATTGTTAAAGTTGGTATTGGTCCTGGTAGTGTCTGTACTACTCGTATCCAGACTGGCGTTGGGTACCCACAACTTAGTGCAGTTATTGAATGTGCCGACGCAGCTCACGGTCTGGGCGGTCATATTATTGCTGATGGTGGATGCACTTGTCCTGGTGATGTTGCTAAAGCATTTGCTGCCGGTGCCGACTTTGTAATGCTTGGTGGTATGCTGGCAGGACACGACGAAGGCGGGGGCGAAGTTATCTCTAAGTTTTACGAAACTAATGAATTAGAATACGAAGTTGGAGACCATCTAACAGCTCGTAAACGTAAAATTCAAGAAAAGAAATTTGTACAGTTTTACGGTATGAGTTCAGAAAGTGCCAACAACAAACATTTTGGCGGACTGAAGGACTACAGGTCTTCAGAAGGCCGTACTGTTTTAGTACCCTACAAAGGAGCGGTACTAAATACTGTGCAGGATATACTGGGCGGATTGCGCAGTACCTGTACATACGCAGGCGCTAAGACGCTGAAGCAACTTAGCAAATGCACTACCTTTGTACGCTGTACTCAAACTCATAACAGTGTTTTTGAGTCATCTACAATTGGTAAATAAAAATGAGCGCCGTTAGGGCTCATTATAAAGTTCTTGCTTATTAAAGGAGAAAAACATGACAAGACTTACAACTCTAGACTTACCTTCATTCCACAGAGCCACAATTGGTTTTGATAGACTGTTTAACGAAATTGAACGACAGTACTCAGCTAATTCAAGCGGTGGATACCCTCCATATAATATTGTACAGCTAAACGACGACGAGTATATTATCAGCGTTGCCGTGGCTGGCTTTGCTATGGATAACTTGGAAATTACAAAGGACAAGAATGTTCTTCGTATTGAAGGGATTTCTCCAAAAGGAGATGACAGTGTGACATATCTACACAAGGGAATCGGCGGACGCAATTTCCGTAGAGAGTTCACTCTCGCCGACCACGTTGAAGTGGATGGTGCAACACTTGAGCTAGGAATGTTAAACATTCATCTCAAGCGCCGTGTACCAGAAGAGCTACAGCCTAAGAAGATTGCTATTACAGCACCTTCAAAAGCTGAAGCATTAACAATAGACAGCGAGTAATCTAGTCTAGGGGGGAGAAATCCCCCCACCTTACCAGGAGAACAAAATGAGTATAGCAACAGATATCGATATTAAAATTGACGAAAAGATTAAGAAGCAGACAGTTGAACCTAAAAAGTTTAATGTTATTATGTTCAATGACGAAATTACCCCAATGAATTGGGTAGTAGAAATTCTAAAACAGATTTACAAGCATTCTGAGAAAAGTGCTGAACACATTACAATGACCATACATACAGAAGGTAAAGCTGTAGTGGGTACATACTTTTTTGAAATAGCAGAACAGAAGAGTGCTGAAACAATTACTGCAAGTAGGAATCACGGATTTCCACTTCAAGTGAAAGTAGAACAAGAGTAACGCTATATAATAATATGAGCAACTTAAAAGAACTAACTTGGGAACATCATAAAGCTGCTGAACGGCAAGAATTTGTCCGTGAGATGTTTTCTAGTAACCTATCAAAGGAACGTTATGCAACGTTCCTTTTTAATCAGCACCCTCAGTATAATCTTCTAGAAGTATTTGCAATGGTACACGGTATACTTGATGTAAGACGTGCTCCTGCAATACACGAAGATTATCAAGAACTATGGACAGATACTAATAAGCAACCACCGTTGCTGCCCGTAGTAAAAGAATACATGGATCATCTAGTTAAGATACAGGATGATCCGGACAAGTTAATGGCACACATTTATGTTCGACATATGGGCGACTTGAGTGGTGGACAGATGTTAGCAAAGCGAGTACCGGGTTCAGGAAAGATGTATCAATTCAATGAACCAGTTGAAGAACTGAAAGAAAGAATACGTGCTAGACTAAACGATAGCATGGCTGAAGAAGCTAAGATTTGTTTTGACTTTGCAACTAAGTTATTCCAACAGATGTCGGAGATTAAAGAGTGAGTGTAATTTGGGAAAAGCTAATTGATTGCAAAGACGAGATTATCAAGATATTTGAAGAACACGCAGTTGAAATTAACGAACCGGGAATGTCGCAATTTAATAAGAGCGACGGGGGCTGGGTTAATCGTGTATGGGCTAATCTACATGTGCGTAGGGCTCATATTGATGTTGTAGATGCTAGAGAAAGCAAAGGTCTTTGGATGATGCACGTCTGTGTGTTTCCTAGCCTTACCAACGGCGGACCTATCTACGGCTTTGATGTTATTGCTGGTAAGAATAAGATAACAGGTGCGTTTCACGATTTTAGTCCTTCGAGTGGTGGCGCGAATCATCCTATGATTCTAGGCTACAAGGATAGTGTAGAAGATTTTATACCTAAGAAGCAGAGAGAACTGCCACAGTGGGCTAAGAATATTTTTACAGATAAGATGTTGGCTGCTGGAAATGTCAACACAGAAGAAGAAGCTGTAGCAATTATAAACATAGCACTTAATAACCTACGAGCCTATTTTGACGAGATCAGTGACTATGCTGATTCAGCAGCCTTAGAAGATACTGTTAAGGCACAGAACTGGTACTGTGACAATCAGCGTCAAAACCCCCATACACCTAATGTAATGAAAAGTCTAGGGCTTAACGAAGCAGAAGTGGATCTGTTTTGTACAGACATGCTGTTCCCTAAAATAGTATAAATATATTATAAGATTTAGGGTTGCCCATGAAATTTAGAGAGTTATTAGTTATTAAAGAAGCTGTTGAGCAATCAGACCTTGAAGCTCAAAAAGCAATTCACGATCTTGATGTAATTGGATCTGCACTTTCACAACTACCGCCAGAAAAACAAAATGTTAAAACATCTGTTGCAAATAAACTTAAACAGATGTCAGATAGTATTGCTGCTTTCTTGTCTAAAGCAAACATACAACAACAAGAAAAACCACAACCAGCTACGCCGCAGCCTGCACCTGTTGCTAAACCTGCACAGCCACAACCAGCTACACCACAACCTGCACCTGTTGAGAGCATTAGAGAGTCTGAAGAAGTAGATTCTTCAATTCTAAGCACTATTGCAACTTTAAAGGATCAGATCAAAGCTATTGAAGCTTCAAATATTGACGAAAAGGTTAAGAAGCAATTTATTACCCCTATGCGTAAGAATCTTGATCAGTTGACTAAACAGGTTGAGGAACTTAAATCAGCAAAAGATATTGCTGTTGGAAAACAAAAAGAAGCTGAAAGTTTTGTAAGAGAAGTTAGTAGCTATCTAGTAGCACTTGGCAATAAAGTTCAAGGCTACCAAGAAGAAGACCTCGGCGCAATGACTTCTAAAGAAAGAACACTAGCAACTAAACGAGCTGTTAACGCAGCGGAATTTACTAAAACCTTAAAGCAGGCACTATTTGGTAAAATTGTTGACATTCAATCTGAAGCAGACGTAGACCCTAAAGAAATTAAAGATTTCTTAGCTGCTTGTGTTAAGGGCGATGTTATCAATATGTTGTCTGTGATAGGTACAGACAGAGGTAACATCAAAGACAATGTTAATCCTAAGTACAAGAAACTTTTTGACATCTTTGTAGAACAAAACATTTTTAGTTATAGTCCTGGTAAGACTTCTGGAGCAATTGGACCAGGAGAGATGGCACTATCAATGATGGGCAATCCTGCGGAGAAAGCAAAGAAAGGCGATCTCAAGGTTGGCGACACTGAACTTGAGATTAAAGCTAGTGCGTCAACGGGTGGTCGACTAAACAGTAAGAGTATTGCAAAAGCTACTGCTGGTTGGGAACCATGGAGAAAAGGCATTAATGCTATTTTATCAGCTGCTCCTGATAACGCTACAATTTATAGTACTGATAAGAAGGGAAATCGAATCAAGGTTCCTCTTAATAAATTTGATGGTAATCAATACAACGTAATAAAAGGCAAAGCTAAGTTAGGCAACAAGTACAACTGGAATCCAAAAGGTTTTCAAGCACTAAACGAAGAAATTCTTGAACCATTTAGTGACTTCAATAAAACTTATGAACTTTTCTATAACACCATAAAGGCACTTGTGCTAAATCTTGACAAGATTAAAAACTCTGACAAGTTGATTGCTACAGCAATTAATCAGGATGGCACAGTTGACGTAGAAAAAATGAACAAGGTCTATGCAAGAATAGCCTATGAAAGCTATCATCTAGCAGATGGTATAACTACTATCATGTTCTTGAGAACAGACACACTTGATTATACAATAATTAAAGATGGTAGTGACCTAGTTAAAAAGCTAGGTAAAACAGTAGTAATGGGTGCAGGATTTAACTGGAATGATGACCAGCAGACTCCTACTCCTGGATACATTGCTTCCAAATAATCTACATACTAAACTTTCTCATAGTTGTGCTTAAATAATACTGTAGAAGAAATCTCTATTCTTCTGGAGGGCACGATGAAGAAAATAATAACCGCGGCAACATTTGCCATTCTTGCATCATCTGCAAATGCAAGTGAAATAGTATTTCAATTTAACAATCCTTCCTTTTCAGGCATAGGCTACAGCAGTCACGTACTGTCTGTTTACAATCAAGAATTAAGTAGAAGACTAGCTATAACAGCTGAAAAGAAAGCAGAACAATTAAAAGAAGAACTAGATGCTAAAAACACAACTATGGCTAGATTTATAGCTAACCTAGAAAGTCGTGTGTATAATGAACTAGCAAGACAGATTACTGAAAAGCTATTTGAAGGTACTGGCTCACAGGTAATGGGCACCTTTGCGTTTAATGGTGGAACAATAACATATACAAAGACAGGCAATCTAATTGAAATTACAATTAGAGATGCACAGGGCAATGTTACAACAATGACAGTTCCGATCGGGGACTTTGGATGGATCGCACCATGAAACTAAAATTAATTTCAACACTTTTAGCAGCAACAGTGCTTTCAGGTTGTGCCAGTATAAACACAGCTAAATTAAGAACTTGGGATGATCCTGTTGTAACTGTTCCTGAGCTAAAGAAAGAACCACAACTAGCACCTCCTGCACAGGGAGCATTGACTGTGGCTGTCTACAACTTTAGAGACCTAACAGGACAAAGAAAATCAGTACAGAACATAGCCAGTCTAAGTTCTGCTGTAACACAGGGCGCAGACAACTATCTAATTCAAAGCCTACAAACCATAGGCGGCGGACAATGGTTCAAAGTAGTAGAGCGTGGGGGACTAGACAACATTATCAAAGAGCGTCAACTTATACGTCAGATGAGAGAACTCTATCAAGGAGATAAAGCACAGCCTTTACCTCCAATGGTGTTCGCAGGAATACTGCTGGAAGGCGGTATTGTGGGCTATGACTCAAACACAGTAAGTGGCGGTAATGGTGCTAGACTGTTGGGCATTGGTGCTTCAACAGAATACAGACAGGATGAAGTAGTTATCAGTCTACGAGCAGTTAGTGTGTCCAGCGGTGAAGTTCTTTCATCTGTAATGGTTAAGAAAACTGTAGCTTCAGTTCAGGATAGAGTGGGTGTAATCAAATTCTATGAACTGGGACAGAAAGCATTTGAGCTAGAATCAGGTGTAGCTGCAAATGAAAGCATTAACAGAGCAACACAGTTAGCAGTTCACGGGGCAGTGATTGAGCTAATCAATGATGGTGCTCGTAAAGGACACTGGGCATTTTCTAAACCAGTTGCAGCACCTTGGCCTCAACCAGGTGATGCAGCAGTCACACAACCTGCAGCGCAAAACAAGGCAGAAACCAAGGCAGAAGAAAAGGCAGAAGAAAAAAAATAAAATAGACATAGGGCTATGTCATATAAGGAAGATCCGTCCTATCAACAGTAACGGGATCAAAGAGGGCAATAATTATGAAAAAAATATTAATGGCTAGTGCGGCAGCAGTAGTGAGTGTGATGTTTACTCAGGCTGCATTCGCAAACAATGCTGTTTATATTGAACAGATCGGTAATAGTAACACTGTGACTATTACTCAGGTTGGTGCTCTAAATAAGGTAGGATCAGTTGCAACTCATTCTACTATCACTGGAAATAACAACTCAATGACAGCAACACAGACCGGTGATGGAAACATTCTTGACTACACAGTCGTAGGTGATTCAAACACAATAATTAAAAATATCACTGGAAACAACAACACCGTAACAATGAATTGCGGTGATGGCACAACTGCCTGTACTTCAGTTACTTCTACTACAACCATTAGCGGTAACATGAATACAGTGACTCAGACTATCAAAGGTGCTAACATTACCAACACCTTGGGTATTACAGGCAATAGCAATACAGTTACACAAAATATCCAAACCAGTAACAGTACTGCTAACATATCTATAACAGGCGATTCCAATACCTTTACTAATACCATGAGTGGTCCTAGTGCAGGCGGCGGACATCACTTGTTAGCTACAGTTCTAGGCACCAGTAACACACATACAGTTACACAGCATGGTATAGTTGATACCACTGTTTCAATCAACACCAACGGTAACTCTAACACAGTAATTGTGTCAACAGGGAAGTAATGAAACTATTATGGTTGTTGTTGGCGTGTTTATCAATCCCCAGTATCGCTGAAGCAAACATTGGAAGTGTGACTTCACTGACTGGGGAACATGCCCAACTGGAACGAGCAAAGAAAAAATCTGCTCTAACCAGAAGCACAGGCATTCTCAGTGACGATTTAATCATAGTTGGTTCCAACACCAGTGCTGAGTTAAAATTTATAGATAATACCAATGTAAAGATTACAGCAAACAGTCGCTTGGTTATTGATGACTTCGTGTACGATCCTAAAAATGCAGACGCAGGTAAACTGGGAATCAAAGTAGCACTGGGTTCTGTGAGATACGCTTCAGGACAGATTGCTAAAAATAATCCTCAGCAGGTAAACATAAAAACTCCCACAGCCACTATTGCTGTGCGCGGCACAGATTTTTCAATGACAGTTGACGAAGCAGGTAGAAGCATGGTGGTTCTACTGCCCAGCTGTACAACTGAAGAAGCACTGAAGAAATATGAGATTGCAGGAAATTGCATAACAGGTTCTATTGAAGTTATGACAGCATTGGGCAGTGTAGTGCTTAACCAAGCATTCACGGCTACTTACGTTGTAGATTCTAATCAACCTCCACTGCCACCTGTGCAGGTTCCTATGGATCTATCTCAAGTAGCACGTAATGACAGTATCCTTAAAATGCCTGGTGCTATAGTAGAAGCTAGAACAGAACAAGAAGAAAGAAAACGCCCCGCAGTTAAAGAAACACAAGAGGAAAAAAATTCCCACCAACAGGGAGCTAGCGGACTAGCAGCATTGAGAGCACAGGAAGCTGCTGAAACAAAGATAATTGCCGCAGCCACAGCAGGCAAAGTTGAAGACGGCACACTAGGAGGCAATACCTGTTATCCCTTCAATGAATGTGGAAATGAAAAAGGACGTAACTATTATTACAAACAGGATGAGTTGCGAGGCAATATCATTAGTATTAGAACAGGCGAAAAGTTTGATAATGTTACCTACAATGTTAGCGTAAACTCTAATGATATTGAAACACGCACAGTGGGCAACGGCAGCACAGTTGTAACGGTGAGACAATGGAACAGATAAAAAAATTTTTATTTGCTATAGCACTATTATTCCTGTCAACGGCAGCACGGGCTGATCTCACTGACATTCAGTTTGGCAGATATCAAATTGCTGACAGCCAATGGAACGTAAGCGCCTGCTTGTATACAACTACCTGCGAAATCTACAGTAAACAGCCAGGTACAGCTTACAAAATTCCCTGGACATCAGGACAGTGGAGTTGGCAGACAGGGCAGTACGTTAAATTTAGTTTAACTGGTAATGCCAGTTATCCTTATGAAGCTAAAGTTTACAACAGTAACGGAACTGTAGCAGGTACACTAGGCACTGGTAAGATTGTTAATATAGGTCCTGATTATTTCTTCTTTGTAGGTAATGATAATAACACAGGACAGTTATTCAGCGGATCATCAGGCATGAGTGACACCAGCGGAGTATCGTGGACTGGTACACTTAATCCTACTATACAACAAGCAAACACTTATGCTGATGCTAATTATTCTACGGTTCCGTTAACACAGGGACAAACTGCTACACAAACACCTAGTAGTACAGCACCTGCACCTAGTCCTGTACCAACAGCTATCTATAACAACAGTAGTAATGTTTATATCACTAATCATTATCCTACCAGCAACAACAGTCCGCCAAATGAAGGCGCAGCTAATGCTTTTGATAATAATCCCTATACTAAATATCTAAACTTTGACAAATACAATGCGGGAGTTACCGTTAAATTAAATACGGGTCGAGTAGTTACGGGTTTTACATTAACCACAGCCAACGACTTTCCTGGTAGAGATCCCACCAGTTACAAACTGTACGGCTCAAATAATGGCACTACATGGACACTGATACAGGATGGTAATCTAAATCTAAGCAATAATAGGTTTGACACTAGTGCAATGATTACTGTTACTAACTCTACCGCTTATGTTTATTATTACATTTTCTTTCCAACAACCAAAGCTGGCGACGGGTGCGGCCTAAACTGCGACAGTATGCAGATAGCTGAGATCACCTTTTATTATGACAGCAACAATGCAACTACAGCGACAGATGTAGGTAGTGGTAGTGTAGCTAATCCTAGTACACTTTGCTGCGGTGGAAGTTCCGCACCATTCAATGCTAACTCAGGTGTAGTGAATAGAGTTACAGGTTTTCAAGGTAGAGCTTCACAGGACACAAGAGTAATTGTTGAACAAATAGGTAATTCGAGTACTATTAACATTACACAGTTAGGTACTAAAAATAATTATGCTGAAGTGCGCAGTACAGGTTCGTTTAACAACGTAACAGTGAATCAAACTTCTACATCAGGATCTGCTACAAACTATAGTGAACTGTTCTTATCAGGCAGCAATAATACACTGAATATTACGCAACAGAGCACGGGTGGTACTAAAGGTATTAGTGCTAATGTTAGTAGCAATAATAACAGTGTAACAGTTGAACAGAAAGACAGTGGTAATCATTACCTTGAACTAGCTCTTAGTGGCGGCAACAAGACAGTAAATGTGCTGCAACAAGGTAGTGCAGCACACATGAGCAACATAACACTAAGTGGCGGCGCTACAGGTATTACTGTAACACAGTCAGGACCAACACAGCAGCACTATTCAATCACACATTCGTGTGCTAACATAAGCTGTGGTCCTATAACTGTAACACAGGGACAATAAAAACCTTTTTAGAATCTTTTTCTTCATAAATACTTTATGAAGAAACTATTTGTCAACCCACTATGGGCATTTGTAACCCTATTCGTACTGCTGGCAACGTTTATGTCGCAGCCTGTATTCTTAGAAGCTGTTAAGTTAAACTACTTTGACAGGCTTATTACTTCTAAGGAACCTACAGAGAACAATATCTATACAGTAAACATAGATGAAGCATCACTTGATAAATGGGGACAGTGGCCTTTTCCTAGAACTGTGTATGCAGAACTAATACACAACCTGTATGCTAGAAACGCAGGACTAGTAATATTCAACGTGATGATGCCAGAGAAAGACAGATTCAACGGAGATGCTTTCTTAGCCAATACACTGGCACAGCTACCAGTAATACTACCTAATCAACCCAGCGATAAGACAAAGAATCAACCTAAGAATCCTGGCGCTGCTATTGTGGGCAGTGAGTACCTGCACAAGATACCCACAGCAGAAGGTATAATTGCAAACGTTCCTTCACTGGAAAAGAATGCAGCGGGCGTAGGTATAGTCAGCACCATGACTGAGATAGACGGAGTTACCAGAAGATTACCTCTTGTGGTAGCAGTGGATGGTGTACTGTATCCCAGCCTTTCATTAGAAGCTCTACGAGTAATTGCAGGTGATCCTAATTTTCAAATTAAACTGAACGAGTACGGTGTAGAAAAATTGAGAATACCTAAATTTGGTATTATCTCTACAGAACAAGATGGTAGAGTATGGGTTGATTGGAGTCAGACTAACAAGAGTGTTAGTGCAGCTGATTTGCCCAAAGATTTTAATGGTGCTGTGGTTATAGTAGGTGTAAGTGCCGCAGGCTTATCTAATCCTGTACCCACAGCAAAGGGTTCAGTGTATCCCCAAGATGTGCAGGCAGCACTGCTGGGAACAATGTTTAATGGCAGCAATATTCAGCGTCCTGACTGGGCACAGAGCGCAGAATACATGTTTATACTTGTAGTAGGTGCCCTAATAATTTTACTATCAAGGTGGACTTATGTCGGACTCGTTACAACTGTTGTGGGGATCATTACCCCTGTGGCTGCTTCTTATTACTATTTCCATAACGGAGCCTTCCTGGGAGACGCGACGGCAAGCACGATTACTTTTGTACTCGTGGCTCTGCATACTTATGGCATTAAGTTTGTAAGTGAATTCCTACAGAAGCAGGCAATCAAGAAACAGTTTGCAGGCTACTGCTCTAAGGAAGTAGTAGAGATGCTACAGAAAGATCCAGAACTTATCAAGCGAGGTGTGCGTAAAGATGTATCAGTTATGTTCTCAGACCTACGTGGCTTCACACCAATTGGTGAACACTATGGAGATGATGTAGGTGGCTTAGCCAAGTATATGAATGGCTATATGGATGCTATTACTATACCTATCATGAACAACAAAGGTATGGTTATTAAGTATGTAGGTGACGCTAGCATGCACATGCATGGTGCTCCAATTGATGATCCTAATCATGCTCGCACCATTGTTAAGGTAGGACTAGAAATGTTGGATGCTGTGGATCGTTATACAGCAGACATGGAAGCACAGGGCTTACCTCCTGCTGCTATGGGATGGGGTTGTAACACAGGCACTGGATTTATAGGTGAGATGGGATCAACTGAACGCCACGGCTATGACATACTAGGTGACATGGTTAGTACTGCTGCACGACTAGAAGCACGTTGCAAAGCCTATGGTGTGTTGGCTATCATTGGTGCTGAAACCTACAACAGAACCAAAGATGACTTTTTCTATCTATACCTAGACAACCTACAGCCCAAAGGAAAAACTGTTGCTGACAACATATACACAGTGCTGAGAATAAAGGGCAACGAACGTGAATATATTATGGATCGTGATACCCATAATGCCATGCATGCTTGGTACAAACAGAAAAAGTTTGACGAAGCTGCTGAAATGTGTGCTATGATGAAGGGAACATTTAATGGACAAATGGACAAGTATTACGAAATTTGGTTTGAACGTTGCCAGTTCATGAAACAGCAGAACCTAGGTGACGATTGGCAAGGCGAATGGATTGCAACTGAGAAATGAACCTAGTTTACATACATGGTGCTAGTGCTACTAGCGAAAGTTTTAATTATATTAGAAGCAAGCTAGGCAGGGGCATAGACATTGACTACGACAGTAGAGACGGATTTGAAAATAATCTAGCTGCAATGAAACTGTCGTTAATGAATACAAAAGATATATTTTTTATAGCACATAGTTTAGGCGGTATATACTCTCTACATCTAGCCAATCATATGCCTAAACAAGTGCTGGGTGCTGTGACTCTTAGTACGCCCTACGGCGGAGCAGAAGTAGCAAATTATGTACAGTATTTTTTACCGTTCTCTAGACTAATGAGAGACATAGGTCCCAACAGTTGGCCCATGAGGCAAGCAGATAAAATTAAGATACAACATCCGTGGACTAACGTAGTTACGTTACGAGGACAAAGCCCTTTTATGATAGCACCCAACGACGGTGTAGTTACTATTGACAGCATGAAGCATCATGAAGATATGGAACTGGTAGAAGTAGAGCTAAATCACTATGAAGTAGTACTCAGTGATTCAGTGATTGATATTATTAAAACACGCCTTGAAGCTTGTGTAACAACATTAAAACAGTAAGTGTGTAGAGCGTTCCAATTAAGAATCCTACCCCTAGTGCTGCGACTAGGTCGCATTCAGTAAAAACTTTACCGCTTATAGCATTTAACAGTCCTGTCATTTTTTAGCATCACCTGTAGAATCAAAACCTTTGCTGAAGCTCTTATACTTGTGCAATAGCTCTTCTAGGTCTTCTTTTTCTTTTTGTGTAGCAGCGGCTTCAATTTCTTGACGATACTCTAGCACCATTGATAGTTTTGTGTTGAGACGTATCATGTCATTGTCTAACATGCGAATACGATCCACAAGTTTAATTAGGGTTGAGCTTGCGTCCCCAAGCACTGGTTTAATTTCCTGTGTTGCCCACTGCCAGATGTAATATACAAAGTATCCTAAGCCCATTGCAGCTATAATAGGAAATCCGTATTGATTAATTGCTTGTACTAATTCATTGGTATTCATTAATCTCTCCTAGCATCCTCTTTGCCTTCGTTAGCTGCTAGTCTGTCAACGTTAGGTCTAACACCAATAACGTAGCTTAACAGCGCATCAATCTTAACTAGGTCGTTGTTCATAGTCTGGACACGATTGTCCAGAGCACTAATAATGTTTTTTAATCCGTTTACACTGCTGTTTACGCCCTGCAGAATAAATTTTACTGTTAAAAAGACGAAATAACCGGCTGCTATAGCAGCAGCAATCGGAAACCCTACCTCGCCCACGAGTTTTAGAAATTCCATATTTGTATGCCCCTCACGCTCTGCGCTACATGTATTTACCACTTTTACCTTTAAATTCTGACAGTTAACAATAACTACTACTATAATGTAAGGAACACCATGCCTATTGTAGATATATTCCCAACCGCTGTTTCTATCAGTCAAATGCCTAGAAACTTCCATCAGGGCGAACTCGAATTCTTTGATAATGAAAAAACGACTGCTATGCAGAACATAGGTAATCTTATGGGCGATGATCAATATGTTTTGGATAGACCAGAGATGACTAATATTAGGACCATAGTTCAAAATGAACTAGACAATTATCTTAAGAAGGTTTATTCCCCAAAGAATAATTTAACTATAGAAATTACTCAAAGCTGGTTAAGTTGGTTAGACCCAGGACAGTATTTTCACGAACATCAGCATCAAAATAGTTTAGTATCTGGGTGTCTATATATAAATGCTAATAGAAACTATGATGCAATAATCTTTCATAAGAAAGAGTTTCAACAGATTTATATACCTGCAGGTTCTGATAATCAATGGAACACTACTATGGCAACTTGTCCTGTAAATACAGGAGACATAGTTTTATTTCCTAGCAAGATCACACATTCTGTAGCACCAACAAGAAACAATTATACACGAACAACATTGGCTTTCAACTCTTTTGTAAGAGGCGAAATACGAGAAGGCCGTCATCTTTTAGATCTAAGTCTGTAATTGGTTTAATCAATTACAGTAATAGAAAAATACAATAAAAAATCCACAAATAATAGTTGATTTTAATTGTAAATAAATGTATACTTAATGAATGAAGTAGCAAACTTCTACTGAGTATTTTTCATAACATAAGGAGACACACATGAAAACAGTTGGCGATAAGCTAGAAGCATTTGCCGTTACAGGCGTAAACCCAGGTAGTGATCAATTCTTTGACATTACAGACGAGTCATTTGAAGGCAAGTGGAAGGTAATTGTATATTACCCTAAGGACTTTACATTCGTTTGCCCAACAGAAATCGTTGCTTACGACAAGCTAACAGGCGACTTTAAGGATCGTGATGCAGTATTGCTCACAGGAAGCACAGACAATGAGTTCTGCAAGCTAGCATGGCAGAAGGCACATCCTGATCTTGCTAAGATTACACATACACAGTTCGCAGACACACAGCGTGGTGAACTAAGCCTAATCAATCAACTTGGTGTATTCTACGCTCCAGCAGGCGCAGCACTTCGTGCTACATTCATCGTTGACCCAAACAATGTTATCCAGCACGTTACTGTCAACAACTTGAACGTAGGTCGTAGCCCAGAAGAAACTCTGCGTGTACTAGACGCTCTACAAACTGGTGAACTTTGTGCATGTAATCGTGCAGTAGGCGGAGAGACACTGTAATGGCATTCATTGACGCAATTAAAACTGCGTTGCCAGACTACGCAAAGGACACCAAGTTAAATCTTGACGCTGTTCTATTGCGTAGTACACTAGATGCAGATGTAGCTATGGGTTGTGCTGTAGCCGCACTTGCCTCAACAGGCAACGGTAAAGTACTTGCTGTACTATTAGCAGATGCTCCAGTATACGCAGAGTCAGCAATGACAGCCGCATCAACTATGGCCCAAAACAATACCTGGTACCCCTATGTTGAGATGGCTGATGATCCTGCGCTGAAAGGATTGCCAGCACAGTTACGCATGAACGCTATTGCTAGTCATGGCGGAACTACTAAGTCAAACTTTGAAGCGTTTAGTCTTGCTGCCAGTATTGTAGGCAAGTGTCATTTCTGTGTTAAGGCACATTATGAAACACTGAAGACAGAAGGCTATACAGTTGAACAGCTTCGTGACATTGGACGTATTGCTAGTGTTATGAATTCAGTTGCTAAGGTATTAAATTCATAAATCAAATCTAGGGGTTACGGCCCCTAGATTTTTATTCCTTACAGTTAATTCTATAAAGTCGCTGATAAACTCAAAGTGGGTTGCAAGATTGATAAACAAATCTCTGTGCATTACTTCAGCGACCATTTCATAAGATCCTATACCAATAGTTTGATAGTAGCGTCTATTCATGCCTCTGTTTGAACCGTAGGTAGGAAATACACCGGTAACAAAAAGACAGGTATCACCTAGTTCTTTAGCTGACAGGTCTGCAGGACGATGAAGTTTTAAGTATGCTTCTGCAAATGATCGAGTTGGGAGAAAGTTTGGACGATCAACAAAATTAGCCAACAGCATGACTACATACGCCTCAATCTGTTCTGGCAATTCGAAACCTGAACGCTCTTGAGTGTCCTTGACTAGATCGTAAAATGCTGTAGTGTAAGCATCTTCCATACTATTATTTAGTGGTTGACAACGAAATTAAATCTGCTATCATATAAGCATAAAGTTTTTTATTGAGGCCCTTAAAATGAAAATTGGATTGAGTTACAGCCGTTGCATTCGTGATATTGTGGAAGGCATCGTAGATATTAATGATGTTTTGGTTATTGTGGCTAGAACAGACTTTGATCCCAATAATGATGAGCAGTGGCAAGGTATTTGGCAAGGTTATGCTGGAGGATCTGATGCTAATCTAATGCGTGGATTTTTTGGCGGTTCTAATCCAGAATGGGCTGGTTACAAAGACGAAGATGAAGAGCGTTTTCGTAATGTAAGCATTGAATTATGGAATCAAGGTAAGTTCCATCAGCCTCGTAAGTTTGGTGCTCACCCGCGTCGCTTGCCCTACTACTGGCTTGACACATTTGCGCCTGAGGAAGAAGTTGCTAAGAATCCAGCAGCACAAAAGGCATGGAATAACTATAAGTTACTAGCAGGACTATCCTAAGGAGTTGTATTATGAGAGAAGAACTAGATAAACAGTTGTGCGAAAAGTACCCTAAGATTTTTAGGGACAGAAACTCACCAATGAACGAAACAGCCATGTGCTGGGGTTTTAGTTGTGGAGAAGGTTGGTACAATATTATCAACAATCTTTGTGCCTGTATTCAACATCATATTGATTGGGTTGAAAAGCGCAGACAGTGGGAAGTTGAAAAGGGTGTAGAAACAGGCGAGCCAGGTTATCCTCGCACACCACATGTAGAGCAGGTTGTTGCTATGCAGGTTAAGGAAAAGTTTGGCGGTCTGCGTTTTTACTACAGTGGCGGCGATGAACAGATTCACGGCATGGTACGTATGGCAGAAGCTATGGCTGCTACAACCTGTGAGGAATGCGGAACTCCTGGAAGCTGGCGCACAGGCGGTTGGATGCGTACACTTTGCGACGAACATGAACTTGAGCGTCAACAAAGACTAAAGGAGCGTTTCATTGAATGATCAAGATGAATTGTATCGTAAATTTTTAACATTTACAGATCTAATGTTAGAAGATTACGATCCTATGGAAATAGCCGCTATTATGAGTGTTATTGCTCTCAGCATGTATAAAACCTATTTAGATACTGAGGGATTTGAAGCAATAATTGATCGTATTTCTGAAAGCCGAGACGATGTTAAGCCGTTTAGCGGCGGATCTATGCTGAATTGATTTTTGATGCGCTAAATACTGTATGCTAATTAAAGAGTTTACCGTATCGCAAAAAAATGAAGTCAGCGTGGATTCAGCTGTAGTGTTTCACGACGATCTAAATCCTAAACTGTGGGATAACAGTGGAAGAATGCACCCAGCGATACGTAAGGGTCTACTGGAAGTAATCAAAGACTTTATAGATTTTATAGGTGTTAAGATATCGTTAGTTGATATAACAGTGAGCGGATCTAATGCTGCTTATTCCTATACAAAATACAGTGACATTGATCTACATATAGTAGCTAAAGTTCCAGAAAATGAGCCTGAGTTTCCAGAATTATTTGATGCTAAGAAGAATCAATACAACACACAGTATGATATCAAAGTAAAAGGCATTGACGTTGAAGTCTATGTACAGGATGTAGCACAAGAGCATCACAGTCTAGGTATCTACAGTGTTCTCAAAGATAAATGGGTCAGTGAACCTAAGAAAGAACAGGTTGACATTAACAGTCAGGATGTACAAAGAAAATACAAACAGTACAGTGGCGAAATCAAAACTGTTCTTAAGTCAGACAGTCTCGTTGAAGTGAATCAACAATGGGATGACTTAAAGAGAATGAGAAAAGCTGGACTAGAATCAGGCGGAGAGTTTTCAGTTGAAAACCTAGTTTTTAAAATGTTGAGAAATCAAGGGCTAATGGAAAAACTACGAGACCATATGTTTGCTCTAAAGAGCAAGGATCTCAGTATAGAATCAAAAGCACAATGAAGATACAAAAACCAGCAGAAGGCATTTTAATAGTAAACGATTGGGGAGACTCAAAAGTTTATGATGTTGTTTGCGGCTGCGGACAACCTGACCATACACATCATCTTTGGGTAGAAGCTGACGACACTGGTGTTAGTGTAAACATACACGTTACAGTGAAAAGTCCTTTTTGGAGTATAACTCGCTGGCGACAGTTTTGGAATCTACTTACAAAAGGATATTTGGAACACGAAACCACCATTTGCATGAGTGAACAACAGGCTTTAAATTATGCTACGGCCTTGACAAGTGCAATGAAGGATGTTAAACTCTTTAGAGATAAACGAAATACAAAGGTGGAAAAATGAAAGTCTATATTGGACCCTACAAGAATTGGTTTGGACCCTACCAGCTAGCAGAGCTGCTCTGCTTTTGGGCGAAGCCTGTAAAAGACGAGTTTGGCATTGAAAGCAAGCCTAACTGGGTGCATGATTTTGGTGAGTGGTTAGCTCACGGTAATGTAGTACCAAGACCCACCAAAGATAATCCTGATGTGGACCGCTGGAGCGATGATCGTTCAGAAACTTGGCTTTACAAATTTTTAAAGTGGGTTGAAAGCAAGCGTGAGCGCAAGATAAAGATTCGTATTGATCGTTACGATACCTGGAGCATGGATCATACTCTTGCTCTTATTGCACTGCCTATGCTTAAACAGCTAAAGGCATCTAAGCACGGCGCACCTTTTGTTGATGACGAAGACGTGCCTGAAGAGCTACGCTCTACCAGTGCTCCTCCAAAAGAAAACGAATGGGACACTGATACTAATCATTTCAAACGTTGGGATTGGGTTATGGATCAGATGATTTTTGCATTTGAATCCGAACTTGATGAAAGCTGGGAAGATCAATTCCGCAAGGGAGAGTACGATCTCCGTTCTAAAGTAGTTGAGTGGAACGACGATGGTACTGCCAAACTTTATCAAATGGTAGACGGACCAAACCATACTGCTGAGACTGACTGGGACGGAATGAAGGAATATCAAGCTCGTATCACTAACGGCTTCCGTCTTTTTGGAAAATATTATCAAGCACTTTGGGACTAAACATTGAGTGACATTTTTGAACCAACAGATCCAAATCTTGCATTGCTAATTGAACTAGCAATGGAGATGGAGATGGAAGATCCAATTGATTGGACGGATCTTAACATCACAGAAAAACAAGCGTATGCAATGATGGCTAGTCATGTTATGGAAATGAAGAATGACCTCTTGACAGACAAGGCAATCATTGTTAAACTACTTGTAGAAAACTTTGTTCTTAACCTTAAACTACTAGGAAAACGTTAATATGTTTGATTATCAAAAGGCATGTGAAGATAAAATCTCTTTTTACAATAGGCCCGAGTTCGCAGAAAACCCAATGCATCCAGCTGGGTTCAATGGAACCTTTAAGTTCTCCGATCACAAGTTGATTCCGGAAGTCTATCTTGGATACCTACAGCGTTATTTTGGTGTACTGCGCCTAAGCAGAGTATCGTTAAACGATATTAATGCTGCTATGAATGAAGTATGGGAAGGTCCGGGTAGTCTTACTAAACTGTTTACACTAGAAGAACAGATGCGAGTAGATGGACGCACACTAAGCATCACTCCTATGGACTATGTAAAGACTAAGAAAGCTTCGCGAGAAGAAGAGGAAGAAGACGAAGCCGAAGAAGATTTGCCATTGCCGTTTGGCGAAGCTAATGAAGACGAAGACGATGCTTAATAAAGGTCGACCTGAAGTAAATTTTGATGCCACAAATAAAAAACACAGAGAAGCATACAGGCAATATTTAAGAAATCGAGGTTGGGGTAAACTACCCTTTAGATTTATTACTTCGGGATCTTACGGTATTACTCTAGGACATATTGAGCGTCAACTTTTAGATTACTACACAACAAAAGAGTTTGATAAGGATCTTTAATGAAACCCATTGCACAGATACTGGCGACAACTCACAGTAATAATTTTATTTTTGATGATGAGGAAGAAGCAACAACTTCTATTCCTAACATATCTTATCGTATCCACGAGTTTACAGTTGATTCACTTGCAGTAGTGGTTGATTATTCTAATGCTGGTAAACAGCCGCATGAAATCTATGATGCTTTAGTTAACTATACTAGTCTACATAATCCGTCGCTAGATTCCTTAAGAACTGCAGAGCTTATACGCAAGTATTTTAAACACAAGCTACTAATGCGTCGACTTAAGAGCGAACACATCAGTGACTTTATGCGAGAGATGGAGCTCACTCTAGAAGAGTCTCGATCAGTTAGAAGCGATAGGCTTCCCATTCTAGTCAAACTTCCGGTCTTTTATAAAGAAAGTATTGAAACAGACTCTCTATTCAAAGAATATAGTAGTTTAACAAATGATAGAGGTGCTTATACTTCTGATGAAGCTTGGACATTTGTAAAAGAAATTTCTAAATACTCTAAGAATGAAAAGTCTGCAAACTTTTATTTTAGTAATAAGAATAACAATCTTCTAAAGGTTGCTGTTCCTTTTAAAGATATGGGTAACTCAGCTTGGAATTATATTAGCTCTAAGAAAGAAATTGGCATTAGAAGCACACTGCCTAAAATGCGAGTACGTGGATACGATTTCTGTCTCTACAGTATGACAAATTCTTACGAACTGTATGAACCAAGGTAAATAAAGCATGACAAAAAAGATGACTTATAAAGCCGAAGAAATCTTTAAGGATATCCCCGGCGATGACAAAAATGTACTAATGACTATCCCCCCTGAAATTTCAGAACGTATGGGATGGAAGCCAGGCGACAAGCTACACATTAAGGTATTGGAAGATGGAGGCCTCTCCATAGCGAAGGTAACCGATGCCCAAGGATGAGTTAATTGAATTTGACGGCACTGTTACTGAAGTGCTGCCAAATCAAATGTTCAAAGTAGAATTAGACAACGAACACACGTTAATCGCTTATACAGGCGGAAGACTGCGTCAAAACAAAATCCGTATTATTATGGGCGATCGAGTTAAATTGGAAATGAGTCCATACGATCTGTCCAAAGGCAGAATTGTCTACAGATACTGATTGACAGATCCAAAATTGTCGCTATAATAAAATATATAGGCAATTAGGATCTTTAAAATGAATCCCAAAATTAAACAGATGTTAATGCGTCTGGCGGCTGAAAATCCCGGTGTTCGGGGTAGGTATAAACTAGCCGCAGGGATCGTGTACAAAGGGCATCTAATCGCCACTGGTGTAAACAGCTACAAAACCCATCCTTTGATGTGGGAGTGGGGTAAAAATCAAGACAGCATCTATCTTCACGCTGAAATTGACGCAATTAAAAATGCACTGCGTCTAATCACTCAAGATCAGCTCGCTAAATGCGACATCTATATTGTAAGAATTAAACACCCAGATAATGGATCAAGCAGTTGGGTAGAAGGACTGGCTAAACCCTGTGCAGGTTGTATGCGGGCAATCACTAGTTTTGGGCTTAAAAATGTATTTTGGACTGAGAATAATATGCTACTATTAAATAAGCAGTTTATGTAGATAAGTACGAATAGCAAGGGAGAGCTACGATGAAAGTCTACTGTCGAGGCGGAACAAGCATGCAGAAGAAGCTAGCCAAAGACCTAGCTCGTTTTTGTGCTGAAAAGATGATGACTAAACGATTAGCAGATACTCTTACTGTTAGTATATTCTTCGTTCCAGATATGGGTGATTTAGAGGGTGACTGCGAATACCTAGACAACGATTTTGGCGGAAGACCAAAAGAGTTTAACATACGCATCGGTAATGAAGATAAAAAACTATCTAAACAGCTCAGAACACTTTGTCATGAAATGGTGCATGTAAAGCAGTATGCTAAGGGCGAAATGAAGAACATGTGGCGTCCTGCTCGTAACACTAAATTCCAGGGCGAACTGTACTCGGATGAAATGGACTATTGGGACACTCCTTGGGAAATTGAAGCATTTGGACGTGAACCTGGACTATACACTCGTTGGATTGATGATCGCGGATTTACCGGCAACGAAGTATTTGATACTAGAGACGTCAAAGATAAGCTCACAAAAGAAGAAAAAGATCTTCTAAACAGTTGACAATAAACAAAATCAAGCTATAATAGTACTACGGTTAGAGAGCATTTCGCTGAAATAACCGAATTTTAGTAACCCACAGGGTTAGAGAAAAGGAAACTATTATGGCTACACGTCGCGCTGTTGCGCACAATTCTCTGCAAACATTCATGCAGAGTTACAATAAACCCTTTACAGTTGAACCTGCGTTCATTGACTGTAGAGCAATGAGCGAAAATTACCCCAACGGACTTATCCCGCTAACTGATCTAGCTAAAGGCGTTGATGCAGTAGTTGGTCCTTGGCAGGGCAGACTTAATCAATATTTTGGATTAATTAATCTTACACCCTATTACGAAGATGTTCCTGTCGAACATGTTTTTAGTCACCCAGCATTTAATAGAGATACGTCTCCAAATCACTGCGCTAAACTAGAGCGTGATTGGTTTGATCAATTTGCAATGACTAGTCTTGGGCTAAAGATGCCTGCCAAGTATGGTAACATTGTTCTTAACGCAGACAGTACACACACATCCACTAACCGCATCCGTCAGGGTCTAACGAAGTTGCCGTTTTGGGTAGCTGACGTTCCAGATCAAGGCGACTTTGAAAAGACATTTGCTCTTGCCCTTCTTATGGCAGGACACTTGTTTCTTGCTATTAATGTTCGCAACAAGCGTGGCGTTGATATTTTTGACCAGCACTTTATTAAAGTTGCTACAGGCATTTATCCTGCACCTCAGATTGATGCTGTAGTTACTCGTGTACCTAGTGTTGAAATCAAACGAGCAGGCAATCGTATTGCATACGCAATTCACAACTTGAATGAAGTATATCTTACATTTGACCTTGACAAGGACGAGCAGAAGCCCGGGCGACTTCTTGAAAAGAGCCTTACCTGGTTAGTGAATAACTTTAAGCATCAAAGTATTGATGGTTGTATGCTGACAAGTTTTGCTATCTTTATTCAAGAGAATGAAGAAGCGGGTATTACAGTATCTGACAAGGACACTGTTAAACTTGCCAAAGAACTACAAAAACGTTTTGGAACTGCTAACGCATCACAGTTGGGTATCAAGAAAGCGTGTTTGCTGTTGGATAAGAATCGCCCGGGATATCAACCTTTGGATTCTAACTATGTTGTAAGCAATGGTCTCAAGCATATCGCTAAGACTATCAGCATTCCAACAGTTAGAGATCAACTAGGACAATGGGATCAAGGATTCTAACATGGCTTGGTATTATACTTTCAATCCTATTGTTCTGGCTAATGGGCTTCAGCATACTAAGCCTGGTATCACCAATAGTAATCCAAATGGACGATTAGGCAAGTATCAGCTTCCTTACGGTCCGTTTTGGGAAGCCAGCTATAGTTGGCTGTGCTATCATGAAGATCCTGCAATCATTAAATGGATTGAGGATAGTGTTCTAGGTCATTTTCGTTTTCGTTGCTGTACACTGGGTGCCGGAATGACTGAATGGCTAATGGACACTACTTGGCAAGAAGTGCGTGACTATGTTATAATGATTTGCAAGGACAATAATATTGCAATCGTTGATTATGGCGCAGGACCTTGGACTGCTGTTAGAATTCAACAGGAACTACCAAAATGATTATTGATACAAATAAACTGCCAACATTTGAATTTGATTTGAGCTGCTATCTTACCGCATATAAGATAAAAGACGATATGCGTAAAATGGGTGTACAGAGTTATGTATATGCATTTTATTATTACGAAAAAACTATGAAATTTGGTGTTCAATACGATTCTAATACTAAAACCTTTGGCGAAAGAATTTATCGACAAGCATTTCATATTCCTGGATGGCCTACTGTTCCAAGTAAAAAGACTGCCGGTAACGACATGTTGGATATTATAAAGCATTTTCCAGAAATTAATAAAAATGACGTTAAAATCCAAATATGGGACATGACTGACTATCCTCGAGAAAATATCAACGATTACAAGTTTGAAATCAATCAAGTTGAACGACAGTTTATAAAAGAACATATAGTGAAACACGGATTTAAACCTATTGGAAATATCAAAGATGAAGGTCATATGGATAAAAAGACTAGAGTTCAGGATATTACATTTGATAGGTTTTTTGGATAATGGTTGACAACTTGTGCCTTTCTGTTATACTAACAGTGTAATAGGCACTTACAGAGGCACACATGAAAACAACATTCCCCGTTCAAGACGTTCTTGCAGTAGCATTTGCAGCCTATCGCAAGAACGGCGGCTACGTAAAAGTTGCTCAAAGATTTTCAGAAACCAATAATCAAACCATTCATGCAAACAAGGATTTGGTAAAGTATCATTTCCAAGATGCTGCGAATTGGTTGCCATCAGATTATAACAAGCTAGAAGTTACAGAAGCTGACTACGATGCTGTGGATGTTGCTCTCAAGCACTTCCGTCGTTATACCCTAGGAGTAATTGGAGGTCAACTTACAGGCTTTCAAGAGGATGTATTCAAGGTTGTGAGTGGCGATACAGTAGACTTTCAGAAAGTAGGCCTATTAGCTTATGTTCCAGAACTAGTGCGTCGTGAAGTTGAAGACGCTGCCTTTAAGAAACTGCTACGCACAGAATACAGAGATAGTCAATATATTGGCAAGGAGAAGGATAATGTAGAGGGTGTTGCTAAAATACTTTCTCGCTTCTTTTCTGAACAGTGGCAGAGCTATAACTATGTTGCAGACCTCACAGGTAATCTTGTGAGTTTTATGACTAAGGATCGACTTGAAGTAGGTGAGCGCAAGAGGATCAAAGCAAAGATAAAGTCTCAGGTAAAGAATCGTTCCTTTGACGTAAATGAGACTCGCCTCAACTATGTTAAACTTTTTAAGGTGTAATATGTTACTAAAAATTCCAAGAGTATGGAGATACTTTTTGACTTATATAGGCAAGGGATTGATTTTTCTTTGCGGTGTAATCATAAGTATGTTAGTACTAAATCTAGTACTAGACTACTTTACAGTTGATAAGGAACTGCGCACACCAATCTGGTTCGTAGTTTATTTTGGCGGATTAGGCGTTTGGTTCATGTGGGACGAAGCTAAACGTAAAGTGGAACTAGAGAATATTAAACTGCTCAGCACTATAGACAAAGGAAAGTAAGATGTTTGACATGATGCCAGGCTGGGGCTATTTGTTTCTAGCATATATTATTGGAAGTATTGCAACTTTTGTTCTTTTTTATAAGTCAATTGTATTGCACTCTATTGAAAAGACTATCGACAGCCTCTGTGAAGATGGTTACCTACGTCATCGCAAGAAGGCGGATGGTGAAATTGAAATTTTAAAGTATAATCACAATGATTAATGAAATATTTAGACCTACTCTTGAATGGATCAAAGATGATTGGAGATCTAACTCGTTCCGTTTTATGGTGGAGGTTGTCGCATGGGCTATATCGATTGGATGTTCAATCACTATGGCGGTCACCGTCCCCAATCCTCCTTTACTTGTGTTGTATCCTATTTGGATTCTTGGTTGTGCTATGTATGCTTGGGCTAGTTATACTAGGAAATCATTTGGCATGCTGGCTAACTACCTGCTTCTAACAACTATTGACACTATCGGCTTAATAAGGATGTTAACATAATGAGAATTAAAATTGTATCAGACCTTCATTTAGAGTTTGCTGATATCAACATCACAAACAACGAAGCTTGTGATGTGTTAATCCTCTCAGGCGACATTATGGTTGCTGAAGATCTACACAGTCATCCCGAAACAAAATATAGTCACTTAGAACTAAGACAGTTGGTTCATGGTCAGGCACGAGCACAGTTATTTCGTGATTTCTTAAAGCGATGCTCGTTTCAGTTTCCGCATGTGATTTATCTTGCTGGTAATCACGAGTTCTATCATGGTAGATGGGAAGGCAGTATTCAGCATCTTAGAGATGAGTGTTCTAAGTTTCCTAATGTCTACTTCTTAGAAAGAGATCTAAAAGAAATTGACGATGTTACATTTGTGGGAGGTACACTGTGGACTGACTGCAACAGGGGTGATCCAGTAACGTTACATTCTTTGACTAATATGATCAATGACTTTCGTTTGATTAGAGATGACACTAAGGGCTACAGTAAACTAAAACCTGCTACTACAGTGCATCGTCATCGCGAAACGTTAGAGTTTATTAGAAAGACTGTGGACAGTGACTCCTCAAAAAAGTACGTAGTTGTTGGACATCACAGCCCCAGTTTCCAAAGCTGTCACGAACAATATAAGAATGACAGAATTATGAACGGTGGCTATCACAGTGAACTAGGAAATTTTATTGCTGATCGACCACAGATTAAACTGTGGACACACGGTCATACTCATCACTGCTTTGATTACGTAATTGGCGAGACTAGAGTTGTTTGTAATCCTAGAGGTTATAGTGGTTATGAGCAAACAGGGTGGAATCCAAATATCTGTATTGAAGTATGACGGAAGATCTGTTTGCAGACTGGAAACGTAACAAGTTCATAGTTGCTGATTATGCATTAACCAGTGATGCAAAGCATTTAATTGTACTCACTGATATCCAGTTTTGGGCTAACCACACTGATGAGTTAGATGATTGGTGCAAGAAAAACCTACGGGCTAGAGTTCAAGGCATGACTGTTGAAATAGATGATGACAGAACTCTAACCCATTTTATAATGCGTTGGACATGAATTTACAAGATCAATTAGCTGAAAGAATGGCTAGTGAGATTGCCAAAGAGATTGACTTCGAAGTTCTTGCCAGCATGCTGTGCGAGTTAGGTTGGACTCGTGTTGTTCTCAAACCAATGACATGGGAGCAAGGTGCTGCTATTGATGATTGGGTATCAAACTATATCAGTGGACCGTTTGAAACAATGGGCTTGGTGTGGTTGTTTGAATCGTCAAAAGATGCTACAATGTTCATTTTAAAGTGGTCATCATGAAAAAGCTGTACTACATTAAAGAAGGTCGTCGCTACAAGCCTGTAGCTGAATACGACAGCGAACTTATGGATAGTTTTCCAAAGGGTTCACATCTAGTCTGTGTGTATCCTGGTGGCTCTTCACGTCGCTATGGTATTGATCCTGCTTATGCTCCAATGATTGCCGCAGGCCGAGTAGCCGAAGATGCTATTTCAAAAGCAATATATGCTGCTAGTGAAGCCAAACCAAAAGAACGTCCAATTACTCCACGACAACGTGCTGCCTGGGAAGAAATGAAAGCTGCTTTTGGTGATGAGTTCTTTAGCCTAGAGTTCGCCAGCACTCGCGACCTTGCTGAAGCAGGAGTCAACGCTATGATGGAAGAACAAGAAAAATTGTTAGAGAATCCAACTGTGCGCAAGTCATATGAAAGATTCTTGCTGGTGGCAGCTCTAACAAAAGAAAAAAATAAAGAGATCTGAGCTATTTAGAGGTAGACAAAACAGCTATTTCTATCTATAATAAAACTATAAACAACAAAGAAAGAACTCTATGAAAATGTTAGGACTTGTAACAGCCGCAATTGGACTAGTTGTTCTGATTGGTCTAATTCTCAGCCTTCCAGTAATGCTACTTTGGAATTACTGTCTAGTTGGTGCCATTAATGGTGTCAACGAAATTGGCTGGATGCAGGCATGGGGTATTTTGATCCTAGCTGGACTGTTGTTTAAAACTCACGTAACAAACAAAGATTAAGGGCAAGACATGACATACTTTCTAAAATCTGGTACTCGCTTCAATGTCAGCACCAAAGAAGCCATGGATCTCCATGATGCTCTACCTGCAGGCACATATACAGTTAAATTTGACAAGATGAACTCAGTATTCTATCTTGAGCAGATTGATGGATTTGAAATCAAGGGCAAGATCTATGGCGACACAAAGCGCAACGCTCAGCGAATTTTTAATACCTTTAAGGATCGCACAGCTTCAACTGGTGTAATGCTCACTGGTGAAAAAGGTTCAGGCAAGACACTGCTAGCCAAGATGCTGTCACTTGATGCACAGGCAGAGGGTGTGCCCACTATTGTAATTAATGAACCTTGGTGCGGCGAAGGATTTAATGCTTTTATGCAGATGATTGAACAGCCCACAGTCATTCTCTTTGATGAGTTTGAAAAAGTCTACGATCGTGATGACCAGGAAAAGATGCTGACTCTTCTTGACGGTGTATATCCTTCAAAGAAGATGTTTATCATCACCTGCAACGACAAGTGGCGTGTAAATGAACACATGCGAAACCGTCCTGGACGCATTTACTACATGTTGGATTTCAAAGGTCTTGAACAGGATTTCATTGTAGAGTACTGCGAAGATAATCTCAAGAACAAGACACACATTCAAACAGTTTGCAAGATTTCTACAATGTTTGATCAGTTCAACTTTGACATGCTCAAGGCAATGGTTGAAGAAATGAACCGTTACAATGAGACTCCTCAGCAGGTAATGAAAATGTTGAACGCTCGTCCAGAGTTCAGCTCAGAAACTCGCTACAAGGTTACTCTACAGCCCAAAGGTTTGGACATTTCAGAAGAGCTTCTAGAAAGCACAGAATGGCACGGTAATCCGTTGACACAGCGTCTAAGCCTGGACTACAAGAATCCAAATCCAGAAGCTGTGGATGAGGATGGCGAAGTGGACTTTGATTGGGAGTGTGCTCGTTTTGGACCAGAAGACCTAAAGCAGGTTGATGCTGGCTCAGGCAAGTTCATCTTTATCAACGATTTGGGTGACAGAGTGACACTGAGCAAAGTGAAAGAACGCTCTTATCATTGGGATGCGTTCTAATGACGGTGCCCAAAACTGTTCCTGATCACAGGGATAAACTTGGGCGTCCTATCAAATTGGATGACTACGTGGCTTACCCAAGTCATAACAGTCTCCAATTTGGTAAAGTTATCAAACTTAATAACAAGATGATTAAGGTTATTAAGGTGCCCACAGGCAAGCGTTTGGATTCTGGATCCAATAAGTATCCAAACGATTTGGTAAAATTGGATGAACGAGACATGACTCTTTATCTAATTAAGAATTCTGGTTGACAAATCTCGCTACGGTGCTATACTATATATGTAGGTTAGTTAAACACACAGGCACACGAAAGGCACACAATGATTCTTAATACTGCTCCCCAAAACGAAGCTATCCTTTCCAACGTAGGCCAGATTGGCGAATTCCGTATTCGCAACTCAGCCAAAGCGTTCAACATTCTTTCCAGCGGCTTGTATGCTAACAAGATCCGCGCTATCATCCGTGAGCTTTCCTGTAATGCTGTGGACAGTCATGCTGCCGCAGGCAAGACTGGCACTCCGTTTGATGTACACCTTCCCAACAGTTTGGATCCTACCTTCCGTATTCGTGACTACGGCACAGGCTTGACTCACGAGCAGGTTACCAACATCTATACTACCTATTTTGAAAGCACCAAAACTAACTCAAACGAGTTTATTGGTGCGTTAGGTTTGGGTTCTAAGAGCCCGTTCAGCTACACTGACAATTTTACTGTGGTGGCAATCCGTGATGGCATCAAGGGTGTTTACACCGCTTTTATCAACAATGAAGGTGTGCCCAGTATTGCACTGATGAGCCAGGATGAAACGGATGAGCCTAGCGGTGTTGAGATCAAGTTCGCTGTGAACGATCGTTGGGACTTTGACAAGTTCCGTCAGGAAGCTCGCACAGTCTACAAGTATTTTGCTCTGCGTCCTGTTGTAGACGGCACTAACTTTGCCTTTGAAGATCCGCAGTATGAAAGCCGCGATATTGTGCAGGGCATTCATGCGTATTCAAACACTCGCAACAGTTACGCTATTATGGGCAATATTGCATATCCAATTGATGTGCCCAACGCTGAGTCTACACTGGGAGAACTCCGTGGACTGTTGAGCTGTGGACTTGAAATCCATTTTGCTATTGGTGAATTGGACTTCCAAGCCAGCCGCGAGGGTTTGAGCTATATTCCGCAAACCATTGACAGTATCAAGCGTAAACTGGAAGCACTGAACGCTCAGTTGAGCATTCGTCTTGCAGATGAAGCAGATGCTATCAAGAATCTTTGGGATCGTGCTATCTTCTTGTACAAGAAGAAGGATCACAGTCTTTGGACGGCTGCTGTTAAGAAGTATGCTGTTGACACCAAACTGGCTACTTATAATCCAGACAGCTATCAGCGTCCGCAGACGTTTATCCTAAACACTGAGACACTGGCTCGCAAGTTCAATGTCCAACTCAAGGGACTACAAGTCAGCCGTGGCAAGAAGGGCTTAACTACCCTCAAGGACAGTTTGGAATATTCAGATAAGCTGGACAAAGACGGACATCGCATTACCTTCCGTGCTTGGCACCTGTCTGTGGACGGTTATAGCCACTTTGTTGTGAGCGACCTCAAGACAGGTGCCGCAGAACGTGTTAAGTTCCACTATCGCGAAACTGACAGCGACAGCCGTACTATTTGGATTTTGGAGCCTGCGGATCGCTCTAAGCCTATGAATGTTAAGGCATTTTTCAAGAGCATCTATAATCCGCCCGCAGAACGTCAGTTTCAAGCCAGCACACTGAAGAAGAAGGATCGTCAGGGTGTAGCTCGCAATGTGACTATTATGAAGTTGGAGCGTCGTGACAACGGCGGTTACAGCCGTCGTGATGAAATGGTGTGGCGCGATGCAGGCAAGGCTGACTCGTTTGATGCCAATCAAACCTACTACTATGTTCCACTGAGCGGTTTCAGCATGCAGAGCTCCAAAGGCTATGCCAGCGGCAAGGAACTGTATGATGACGTAACCGCACTCACTGGTTTGTTCACTGGTGAAATCTACGGTGTTCGCAAGGGTGATATTGAAGCCATCCGTGCTCGCAAAAACTGGGTGAACTTTGAAGAACATGTTGCCACTGTGCTCAACGGCAAAGACATTTCCAAAATTATGTTGGGAATGGTGAAATCTAGTCTTGACACAGGCAGCATTTACGAGTATAATAACAATACGATCCTTGGATTGATTGGCGACAACAGCCCTTACAAGATGTTTGTTAAGGAACTGCTGGAAGTTGAAAAGTTTAGGGGTAGTACGTTCAACGTAAAGCGACTGTTCATGCGTTTTGCACCCAATGCAAACTTCAGTCCAGACGCACTGGTTGAAAAGTACCAAACTCAGGTTAACGAAGTGCTCAATCGTTATCCGTTGTTAAAGGCTGTGAGCGGTTACCGTAGCGATAGCACTGCTATTGCTGAATACATCAACCTAATTGACTCTGCAAACAAAGGTGAATAACATGTCATATCCGTTTCTAATCCAAGGCAATAACATTGTTGTCGTAATTGACAACAAGCCACACACCATCAACAAGACCCATATCACCTATCAGCGAGTAGTTGATGCTATCAAGGCCAGTGACTGGGACACTGTTAAAGACGTAATTGAACCCAAGAAGGTTGTTCTGGACTATGGACAGGGCAATGTAGCTGTACAGGGTGACAAGCTGTTCTGGAAGGGCGAGGAAATGCACAATGCTCTTTCCAATCGCATGATCCAGATGCTACAGGATGGATTTCCAATTGAGCCTATGATCCAATTCATGGAGAATCTCATGCAGAATCCTAGTAAGAGAGCTGTAACTGAACTGTATGGCTTCTTGGAAAAGAACAGCCTGCCTATCACTCCAGATGGACACTTCCTTGCCTACAAGAAGGTAAAGAATGACTACAAGGACTGCTACACTGGCACTATGAACAACAGTGTTGGCAGTGTGGTTGAGATGGAGCGTAACCGCGTAGACGACGATCAGAATCGTACCTGCTCAACTGGCTTGCACTTCTGCTCACGTGATTACCTCAACCACTTTGGTGGTGAGCGTGTTGTAATCGTTAAGATTAATCCACGTGACGTAGTGAGCATTCCAAACGACTACAACGATTCCAAGGGTCGTGCATGCCGTTACGAAGTTGTGGATGAAATTGACAAGGAAAAGGCCGATGAAGCTTTTGCTCAGAGCGTCCAGGCTACTGCAACTCCTACTGCCAGTGTGCTCAGTGAAGATGACCTCAAGCGTTTGGCTGCATTAGTTAAGGCTGTGAACGCTCAAATTGACGACGGCAAGTGATACAACTATCTGTTCCTGAACTAGTAAATCTAAACCAAGGTCCAGTGCTTAGTTATTATAAGCACTGGATTTGGAACTTTAATCTTTTGGATACAGAGATACCAAACGATTTTAAAGAGTCTGACAGTTTTGGTTCAGCAAATACTACTAGAAAAAATTGGAATGATCATCAACATCGTTCATTCCTAAAAAAAGAGAGTGAGTGGGTTGAAGAATATACAAAATCCATTCACTCTCTTTTTGTAAATTTAATAGATGGATTCAGCGGAGATTTACAAAAGAGTTTTACTAATAATTGGCCCTGGATGCTTCCAGGGAATATTGGCGGAGTAACGTCTTTTACAAATATTGTCTGTGATCAAAACGGTCACAAAATGAGTAAGCATCTAGATAATCGACGAACTGTTTTTGCAGCTATTTTAAATCTAACAGAAAATAAAGAAGGCACAAAATTTTGGGATCATAAAGACCCCAACAAACTTATATACTCATGTCCTGGAACAAAAGGACACGGAGTTATCTTTATGAATACAGCTGGTTCTTTACATGATATAAATGTAGAGCAAGACACTCCAAGATTAACTGCTCAAACACAACTTTCTTTGTATATAAAATAATTAAAGGGATACTAAATGAATATTGTTATTGTAGGTGGTGGAACTGAAAAGAAGTTTGGAAATGATTTTGCTCTTAAAGCAAGACACAACGGGCATGATGTAATTATTGTATCACATAAAGCAAATCAGTCTAATGATCCAAATCAATTTATTGCAGACTTTTCAACATTAGAAACTTTTCTAAACGATTTCAAAAAAGCAACTCAAAGATTTGATAACATTGATATTTTAATTTATAATACAAATACAGGATCTTATCCTAACAACGTAGTTGATTTACAATCACCTGTTAGAGAAAAAGACTATTTTAGATCAATTAAAGTTCATGTTGTATATCCGCATGCGTTGGCACTTGAATGTCAGTCTAAGATGAAAGCTGGATCTAAAATTATTTTTATGACTACTAGTATGTCTTTAGATATTAACAGAACTGTAAACACACAAATGGCAGGGTATGCAGGATCAAAGGCATATCAAAACCATTTAATGCTAGGACTTGCTTATCACAATAGTAATGGAATTATTGTATCTAGTATTGCCCCTAGATTTGATTATTCTAAAACTGACAACTGCCAAATTACACTAGACAAAATTTATGACTATGTATTAACACATACAGCTGACATGAACGGAAAGATTGTAAGAATAAACGAGAATCCGGGAATGCAAATTTTAAATTAATTATGAAAAATGGAGCCGCTGAGCTCCATTTTTTTTCACTTGACAAATTTGACTAGTATAGTATAATAAACTATCACAACAGGAGAACTCTAATGCTTACTCTAAAAGAATGGATGGAATTGGTAGATTGCCGTATCACTGAAGGCAGTGAGTATTTTGGTAATATTTCAGACCTTTACTGTTTAACCAGCTGGAATGAGAAACAGGATGGTTACTCGTTAAACATTATTTTTGCCCCGCGAGACAACCAACGAGTATATTGCGTTGAACTCTGCGACTATGCTAATGATAGAGCCTATCGTATCTATGATTCAGAGCTAAAGGTAGATAAGCAGGCTTGGGACGAAGTAAATTACATTGATTTGGAATCAGACGATGACTTCATCCAAAAGGCACAGGCTATTATCGCAGGTGAAGAATACGATGAACGAGTAAGCGTTCCGTTGGACATGGATCGTGATGAGCTGTTTCAATTGATGACACTGGCTCATGAACGTGACATGACTCTAAACGAACTAGTTGAAGAAGCGTTACGGAACTTCATCACTGAATACGAAGATGATCCAGAAGGCTTCAGAGCTCGCTTTGGTACAGATAACGATTGAGAATCGTTCAGCTGACAGTGTGATGAACATTGTTAGACAGCTAAGACAGCAGGGTTGGGTGCAGGGTGTAGACTTTGACTTTGCATTCCATCAAAGACGCTGGGATGAAATGGTAGGAGACGTTCCTTCTCATACTGTTTTTAAATTTTACAAAGAACACTATGCAACCTTTTTCGCTCTAAAATATTCATAGGCACAATTATGAAGCATGAAGTGGATGAATTCTGCAGAAAATACGATGCATACGTGCAGCCTAGCTCTCGCATGCAACGTAGGGTTAGGCGTATGCCCTATCAGCTGTGGAGCGAAAGTGATCCAGATATTTTCCAGGAGATTCCTGTTGAAGATGTCAAGTGTGTGGAAATCCACATGCCAGAGGATCGCTTCCGTGCTCTACTAGAACATGGCGACTGGGTAGAACGTGCTGGATTGCATGACAATCGCCATTTTTCTAATAACGTGTCTAGAGTAAGTAACATAATTGTGGAACACGAACGTGAGTGCAGAATACGTCAAGAAAATTCAGCGGTAAGAGCTGCCTACGAAAAGTATCAAACACTGCTGGCTCTGGTACAGAGTAATTATGAGTAAGCCAATTGAATTAACTCACAGTCAGTGGAAAAGTGTTTGCTGGCACCTATTGCAGGACTATCCTATAAGTGTATTATTAATTCGTGAACGGATGAAAGATAGGCTAGGGTTTGTTAATCGCAATCACAGAGAGTTTGATCCAGAAACACACAATTACAAAGACTGCGTAATGTTGGATTTTTACTCAGAAAAGAAACGCACTTTCTTTATCATGAAATACAGTGAGCTACTCAATGCCAAATAAAGAACGCACATTCATTGCCTACTGGGACTGCCTAGGGTTTGAAACTATCCTAGACATCACTGGCTACGAAAACAAGAAACTGCTGGCAGACATTAAGGGCGAGCGATTTGAACACCCTCTCAATCTGCATGCTATGACTCTGCGAGCACAGTTCAATCCACAACGCTCACCTGAGATTTGGTTGTTTACTACTACAGGTGAAATCACACAAGAAGATCTAATGCAAATTGCACAGGATACACCTCAGTATCTAGTGGATTTGATTAGAGAAAAAGGTAATAGTATTTTTAAATCAGCAACCCAAAAGCAGGTAATTGTATGAGCGATGATGAAAAAGAACTTAATAAAGTAATTTTTGGTGTTGGATTTTTTGTTGGAGTGGGTACCCTTTGGGTACTGCATCTGTTGTTCCAATGATTAAGATGCAGGGCAAACTGCCCAGAGACATTGTACTGGCTTGCTCAGGCGGAGTTGACTCAATGGCAGCTCTAGACTTCCTGCGCAGAAATCATCGTGTCACTGTAGCACACTTCAATCACAGAACGGATCACGGCATTCGTGCTGCCGCTTGGCTGCGTGAACAGTGCAGAACCAAGTACACAGACGTTCGTTATCGCGAGCACGTATTAGAGGGTGAATGTCCCAAAGGTATGAGCATGGAAGAATGGTGGCGTGAAGCACGTTATGAGTGGTTTAACGGTCCGTATTGGCGGGGACACACTGTAGTAACCTGTCATCATTTAGACGACGTAGTTGAAACGTGGGTTTGGAGCTCAATGCACGGTACTCCAAAACTTATTCCTCACACTAGGCAGAATGTAGTTCGTCCTTTTCGTCTAACTCGCAAACGAGACCTAGAACTTTGGGCCAACTTAAATAATGTAGAGTATTTAGAGGATGACAGTAACAGAAATATCAAGTATACTAGAAACTATATCAGACACGAAATGATGCCTCACGTACTACGTGTTAACCCAGGTATTCACAAAACAATCCTAAAAAAGGTAAAAGAAGATGTCTAACAGAGTAAAATTAGAATTTGAGAATGCCCTAGCCAAAGACGATTACGGTTTGATTGTTGGTAAGGATGGAACAGTAAAAGGAATTTGGATACCAGACGGTGAGGATCAAAACGTCATTCCGGATAACATAGCCAAGTTGTGTATTGAGCATTTTCACTTTGATCCAAACGAAAAAGTAACAGAGGTTAGAGTACACTAGGAGAACTTATGGAAGAACAAGAACAGATAGTAAACCAATTAGCAGCATTAGCTATGGAAGGACAATTAGCACAGCCAATTGACTGGAAAGCTGTAGGCATCAGTAGAGATGAGGCCTATAAGACAATGGCTGCTAATGTAATTGATCAGATGCAGACTGTGCCCGAAGAAAACTTTGCAGCAGTGGCTATGGCAACTATAACCAAACTATTGGTAGAAAACTATGTTGCTAATGTAAGATTAAGAGGCTCACAAGATGCAGAGTAATTCTACATTTGCAGATACCTGCAAGTTAAAAAACACCAACAATGACATTGAAGTAGATGCTGATGTGCTAGAATACAAACCAGGCAAGTCACTGGTTGTAAGTTTAAATAAAAGTGTTAAACTAATGTTAAAGCACAATGGTAGAACCTATGTTGGTGCAATGGCGGGAGTAGAATTTACAAGTTCTGGTCCTAAAGAAACAATTAGATATACAGGAAGAAGATAATATATGCCCTTAGTACCTATGGTAATTGAACAGGAAGCTCGCGGTGAGCGATCCTACGACATTTACAGTCGCTTACTCAAAGATAGGATCGTAATGTTAAACGGTCCAGTAGACGACAACAGCTCAAATTTAATTGTCGCACAGTTGCTCTTCTTAGAGTCACAGGCAACAGAACAAGACATTTATTTTTATATTAATTCACCAGGCGGAGTAATCACAGCTGGCATGGCTATCTATGACACTATGCAGTTTATCAAGCCTGATGTGCAGACTATTATCATGGGTCAAGCCTGCTCAATGGGTTCATTCCTAGCACAGGCAGGTGCGCCAGGCAAGCGCAAGATGCTGCCTAATGCACGACACATGATTCACCAACCATCGGGTGGTGCAAGAGGTATGGCTTCAGACATTGAGATTTCCTACAAGGAAATCATGTACTGGAAGAAGCGTCTTACTGAGCTGTATGTTAAGCACAACACAGCAGGTAAGACCTACGAGGACTTTGAACGTGATATGGATCGTGACACGTTTATGAGTGCAGAAGAAGCACTGGCTTACGGGCTAGTGGATAAAATTGTTGATCAACGTTAAGGAGACAAATATGTTTGGAACAAGTTATACAGGTGGAATGTCCTATCGTTCTGCTGATGAAATTAATTCAGCAATGGGTCGTGTCTACGGACATATGAGCCTAGCTGTTCTAGTGTCAATGATTGTTAGTTACTTTGTAGGCACTAGCCCAGAGTTGTTGGCATTCTTTTTCACAGGTGTGATGAAATGGATTGTAATCTTTTCACCGCTGGTGGCAATCTTTGGGGTTGCTATGATCCTAGGTAATAATCCTAGCAAGGGTGTAGCACAATTATGCTTACACGGATTTGCAGCACTAATGGGATTGAGCTTTGCTACAATCTTTGCTGTGTTTACTATGGGCTCAATTGTTAGTGCCTTTATGGGCGCAGCTATTCTGTTTGGTGTTATGAGTGGTTATGGCTACTTTACTAAACAGAGTCTAGACAGCATGGGCAAGTTTATGTTTGTGGGATTGATTGCAATTATCATTGCTAGTATTGTTAACATTTTTATTGGCAGTACAGTTATGCAGATGGTAATTTCAGCACTGGCTATTATTATCTTTCTAGGACTGACAGCATATGACACGCAAAAGATCCGCGAAGAACTCTCAGTGGATGCAAATAGTGTTGCAGAAGTTCGAGGTGCATTAACTCTATACATGGACTTTATTAACTTGTTCATTAACCTCTTACAGTTGTTTGGTGGTCGAAAGGAGTGACATGACCCAAAAGGAAGATATTCCTAAGGATCAGTTATGTATACTCTGTAGACAAAAATACGACCCCAATTGTACCTGGGGTCCTTGCAAACTAACTAGAGAATTAGAAAAGAAGAAACAAAATGGAAATTCAACCAAAGGATCCTAGTAAAGGTCACTTTTATGTTAGCCTTGTTAAGAGTGGTTTACGAATGATAGCAGGCAGCAGTATTGTTGCCGCAGGATATATCATACCTGGCGCAGGCTGGCTTGTGGCAGGTGGTGTACTGCTGATTGGAGCAGAAATCTTAGGTGTTGTTGAGGAATTGGTATGAGCCAATGGCACGGTGGAAAAGGTAGTTCAAAAAGAAAAGGCGCAGATGATGATGCATACAGAAGTAACTATGACAGAATCTTTGGAAACAAAGATCGCAGAGATGAAGGGAATTCCAACGGAAGCGGAACTAGTGGAGATGCTGAGAAGCAAGACTCTAATAGTGACGTTCCTAAAACTGGACGGTGAACAGAGAGTAATGACTTGTACTAAGTCATTTGACGTGATTCCAGAAAGCAGTCGTCCAAAGACTGAAAAAGAAGGTAAGCCTGGTACTGTGAATGTTTGGGATACCAATGCAGGTGCTTGGCGCAGCTTTAGATACGATCGTGTACAAAAGGTAGAACTATGATTTCTCTTAGCGGACTGTCCCCACGTCAAGTAGAACTAGCAGATCTACTTTGGAACTGTGATACTATGAGTGAAGTAAGCGAAGTGATAGAACAACACGGTTCAGAAGCTGAAACAATTTTTGAACTGATTATGATGGAAGTTTGGGACCAACAAGTGTCCAAAATGAAGACTTATCCAGACGCAGAAGCATTATTTGCCAAAATTTCTGGTTGACAAACGCCCTCGTGATGCTATACTAATAATATAGTCAATCACGAGGGTTTATCATGAGCGAACTGCTTAAAGAGGGTAATACTGTTACAATCCGTGTACAGAACATTCTGTGGGACAAACGACACCTCTATGCACAGGGCGTTGTTACACAGGAGTTTAATGTATACTCAGGCACTGTGATTCGCCATAAGTGGTTTGCAGAAGATGAAATTGGACTTACTACAGGCAACCCAGAATTTCCCTTCCGTAGAATCCGTAAAGCTCGTATCGTTGAAGTAAACGACTTGCCTGTGAGTTATGCAGAGCCTAAGGCTAGTGAACGAATTGAACGGATTGTACAGGGCTCCAAAGGCAATACCTATACTGTGGTAAAAGAAGGCGGCAAGATTACCTGCACCTGCCCTGGCTTTACATTTAGAAGCAACTGCAAACACACACAGGAATTGGCAAATGTTTGATAGCAAAGAACGAGATCTCCAGAATCTAAAAGCACTGGACAATCCCCGTCCTGGCGACTATTGGAATGAAATGTTCTGCCCCTACTTTGTTATAGTAGATGTCAAAGGTGAAGAGTTTACTGTACTCAGCTGTATGGGCGGCCCTGATAGCTACAATCGCAAGGATGAACCTAATGCTAAAATTGAAATTGACAAGGGTCACTGGGGATTTGACTACGCAAAGACCATGACAGTGGATCGTGAATGGATTCGTAAGGCAGTTAAGTATGGCAGCATTGACGGATTCGTAGCTGATGTAGTCAACAGCGAAAAGACACAGCAGATTGTAACTGAGTGGCGCAGACACAAACAACAGGCAATCAAGGCTGAGATCCAGCGTCTACAGGCTGAGTGGGAAGAATTTACAGGTTGGAAGTATCTCAAGGAGGAGGTTTCACAATGAGCGGATTTAGGAGCAAGCGTATGATGAGTAACGATCGTTTCAACATCAGCTATTCGTGGACACAGCCTTATACAGGTTACAGTATTCCGTTACGAGTAGCTCAAAACAACCAGCATCGCGAAGCAGTGAACACAGAGCTGGCTGTTCTAGACGCAGTGGATAACATTGTATCTCACATGACAGAGTACCCAGAAGCAGAACGACTACTGGCAAAGATTTTTTCGTCAAAATAAGCCTATTTCAAAATAGTTTGTTGACAAAGAGATAAATAAAATATACAATTAAGGAATGAGACTTTCAATGTTTACATTTTCATCACTAGTAGAGACAACACCTGGAGCAAGTAATCCAGGCGCCGATCTATTGGGGTTGCGAATGTAAGATAGTAAGCACTAACTAACATTTCAAAACCCCAGGATTAAAAACCCTGGGGTTTTTTTGTTGCAAAAATACAACACCAAAACAGGTTGACAAGGCACAGTAAGGCACTATAATAAGATACATAGCAAGGAAGCACTAGCAGATTTGCTAAAAAACAGGTTGACACACTTCTTTAAGGTGTTATACTTAAAAAACTGTTGCAGAACAGTTTCGCTCTTTGACAATTTAATAGGAATTAAAATTTATTCCGCGGTAGCTCAGTTGGTAGAGCAGGTGACTGTTAATCACCCTGTCGCTGGTTCGATCCCAGCCCGTGGAGCCAAATTTGGAGATATGGCTGAGAGGCTTAAGGCAGCGGTTTGCTAAACCGTCGTAGGGGTTAAACTCTACCGTTGGTTCGAATCCAACTATCTCCGCCAAAGAATTTTGCACCGTTAGCGCAGTTGGTTAGCGCACCGCCCTGTCACGGCGGGGGTCAGGGGTTCAAGTCCCCTACGGTGCGCCAGTATAGTAGCAGTAGTGGTACGGGCTTAGACAGATTGTCTTTGCTGACTAGAGTGGTTCGACTCCACCGGCTACGTTAGATTTATGGGGGATTAGCTCAGCTGGGAGAGCGGTAGCTTTGCAAGCTATAGGTCAACGGTTCGATCCCGTTATCCTCCACCAAATCCCGTCAGCACTGAACGTGATCAGTGTCGCTTGCTTCAGCGTAACAGAGCCGGGGGCGGTAAACCGTTAAGAAGAGTGCCCATTACACTGCCATGGCAGTGTAAACTAATATAGGGAGTCCGAACCGCTGTGCCGAACTGTAACGGCTCAGGAAACAATAAACACAGTGACAGGGATGACAACTCACTATAGGGCGACTTGGGAAAGCGTAGCTATAGAATATATGCACCGTTCGTCTATCGGTTAGGACACTAGGTTTTCATCCTGGTAAGAGGGGTTCGACTCCCCTACGGTGCTCCAAGTTTTTATGCGGGGTTCGTATAGTGGTAATACCTTAGCCTTCCAAGCTAAAGCGAGGAGTTCGATTCTCCTACCCCGCTCCAGTTTTATAGTTTAGTTTAGTGTTGCGTGATAATTAAAAAGTAATGCCCATTTAGCACAGTGGTAGTGCAATCGCCTTGTAAGCGATAGGTCGGGAGTTCGAATCTCTCAATGGGCACCACAATATTTGCCCTGGTGGTGGAATGGTAGACACGTTGGTCTTAGAAGCCAATGTCGCAAGGCGTGGGAGTTCGAGTCTCCCCTGGGGCACCATAGCTTTAGACTAGGAGAGGCATGAGATATAGTGTTTCACAAACATCTTATAGTTCGCGCAGAAGTGAACAACCCGCTAATTTGTGCGGAGACAGTTAGTAAAGTTTGGATGCCAAACTTGATAGAAAAAATTGGTATGAAGACCCTAATGGGTCCTTATGCTGTGTATTGCGATGTGGTAGGTAACCGAGGGTTAACCGCTGTCACTATTATAGAGACAAGTCACATCGCAATGCATATCTGGGATGAACAGAGCCCAGCAATGATGCAGTTAGATGTTTACACATGTGGGCCTTTAGATCCATATGATGTAGTTGAGGCTATCGCTGAGTTTGATCCAGTCAGCGTAGAAATGAAATACTTGGATCGAGAACACAACTTGGTAGAAATACCGCTACCAGGATAATAGTACCCTAACCCAACGGAGGAAAACATGGCGTACTGGGGTTATCATGCAATGTTCGATTGCGCGGCTTGTGATAAGGAATTAGTAACTAGCCGAGATAACGTTTATAACTTTATTAAGGAACTAGTTCCTGCTATTGATATGGTTGCATTTGGTGAGCCAATGATTGAACATTTTGCAGCCCATGCACCAGACAAGGCAGGTATTAGTTTTTGTCAAATGATTGAAACCAGCAACATCAGTGGACACTTGGTCGACTTAAACGGTGATGCTTATTTTGACATTTTCTCGTGCAAGCCAGTTGATATTGGTATTGCACAAGATACAATTGAAAAGTATTTTAAGCCTGCTAAGGTTCGTGTAAACTTTATTACAAGAAACGCAGGCTAGTAAGAATTCGGAGATTAGCGCAGTCTGGCTAGCGCATCTGGTTTGGGACCAGAGGGTCGCAGGTTCGAATCCTGCATCTCCGACCATTACAAGGAGCATATCATGCCAATGTACGAAACTACTGTTAGAACGCCACAGGGCGAAGAAAAGAAAAGAATCTATGCGGATACTCCGCAAGAGGCTAAGAAACTTTTTGAGCAACTGTACGGTGGTCCTAGAGCAGTTCCGTATATTCCAAAGATAGTTCCAAGCTAATTTAGTCTATTTTTTGGACTAAATAAAAACTGCTGCCTTAAAAAGCAGCAGAATGCGGGCGTAGCTCAGTTGGTAGAGCATTACCTTGCCAAGGTAAATGTCAAGAGTTCGAACCTCTTCGCCCGCTCCAAACGGAGGAAAAAAATGGCTAAACCATTTCTACTAATGTTTGGAGTTCTGTTAAGCGGATGTACGACAATTGGATATGCGAATCCGCCACCTAACAATACCACAATGGTAGCCAGTTGGTATAAACATGGAAGTAGAACTGCAAACGGAGAATCGTTTGATCCGCAAGGTATGACGGTTGCTCACAGGACACTGCCTTTTAATACTATTTTGAGAGTTTCTCATAAAGGTAAGAGTGTTGAGGTAAGAGTGAACGATAGAGGACCATTTATTAATGGTCGCGATATTGATCTCTCAGAAGGTGTGGCAAGGAAACTTGGGTGCGGCGGTGTTTGCACCGTCCAAGTTGAGCGGTTACATAGACGCTGAAAAAAATTTCTAAAATATCTAAAAAAGATGTTGACAAAGAAGTAAAAGCGTATATAATAAGGATATGATGTAGCAAACAAGTGTTGTTACAAACGTTCTTTAAAATAGTTAATTGGGCGGCATGACGTCCTTAGAATAAGTGAGGCAACTCACCCAAAGCAGGAATTCCTACATACCTGCGCTGTAGCAATACAGTTCATTCATGCAAGCCTAAGCTAGGAGGCAGGTGGCAGCAATGTCGAACCGCTCCCCGTCCGTAGAAAGGCGGTATGCAGTAAGTTAGGCAGGTTGTGCGAAAGCATAGCACCAGAGCCATTCGGTGAGGTGTAAGTGGGTTGGCGCTCACGCAACTTGCAGCCAAACTAACGATTGCAAACGGCTAATAGGTAAGTGACTAGTCTAACCTAGCAGGGAAAGGCAAGTCACTAGTCTGAGAGTTGAAGGGTAACCGGAAACTTGAAAGACCGTTGAGTAGTCCGCAAGACAAAAGACAGTTGGTGTGTTGTATTCTGTATCTAACAAGATATGGAGCAACTGGGACAGCACATCAAAGTAGGTTCGCAAATAGCTCAGTGGTAGAGCAATTCCATTGATAAGGAATCGGCGAAGGTTCAAATCCTTCTTTGATATTACAAAAAGCGAAAGACTGTCCCGGTATGTTGTGAAAGGTGCTTAATACCTGACACGTAAGTGAATTAGGTTCACAGAAGCTCGCAAGGCAGAAGTGATTGTTCGGATAGAGAACGTAAGCGGTTAGCGCCGTTGAACAGCTCGCAAGGCTGGCGTAGGATAGATGGACGAATAGCAACATACGACGAGTGAAACGCCACACTCTAAAAAAGGCAGCACTGGAAGTTACTGGATGATCCGTAAGGACGCCGGTGGATAAAGGTAGAACGCGGCTCGCAAGGCTTGCGGTAATGACCAAAGACTTCCTCACTATGCTGTAATCTCAGGCTTAGTAAAAACGTAAGATGTTATACACATGACAATCAATTGTTAGTAAGTGAAAGTCACGTTTGCAAGTAGCTGGCCAGCCAAAGCAAATGTAAACAACGAGGGGCGCAATACCCTAGCACAAACATAGAAGCGTTGGGCAAGTAACTGTAATAACGTACCGAATCCCGCATGCTAATCCGGAAAAGGGTGAATGGTGCCAATAATGTGGTGGCACAAATAGGTTGTCAGCTGTATAACATTTTGACGCGGGGTAGAGAAGAGGTAACTCATTAGGCTCATAACCTAAAGATCGGCGGTTCGATTCCGTCCTCCGCAACCAATTTTAGAAGAGAAAGCAAAATTAGTGAATAGAGAAAAGATTCTATCAAAGACAAAGCAATGGGCTCCTAAGGTAGCCCTTTTTGCTGTTGTTGGAGTTACAGGCCTAGCAGCCATGTATGCATATAGAGCACTAAAGAACCTTAATTCAATTGATTTGTCTTTTAGGGAAAATCTCCCTGAAGACTTTAAGTAACAAAAGGAAGTGTGGCAGAGCCCGGTTTAATGCACCTGACTTGAAATCAGACGTAGGGGTGACCCTACCGTGAGTTCGAATCTCACCGCTTCCGCCAATAATAAGCAGGGACAATGATTACAGAAACAGTTACATGGGTCCATCACTGGAGCAACAGGACATTCAGTTTTAAGACTACACGCAGCCAAACTTTCAAGTTTAACGCAGGTGAGTTTGCTATGTGTGGTCTTAACATTGATGGTAAGAACGTATTGAGAGCATACAGCGTAGTCAGTCCTCCTTGGGCAGATGAATTAGAATTTCTAAGCATCAAGCTAACAGAAGGTGAGTTGACTAGCAAACTACAAAACATTAAAATTGGCGATGAAATCATTTTGACGGAAAAGCCCACAGGCACGTTGCGTAACGATGCATTGAAGAAGGGTGGCGATCTATGGTTGCTAGCAACAGGTACAGGTCTTGCACCCTTTATGAGTTTGATACGTGACGTTGAAACACTTGAAACATGGACAAAGATTAACATTGTACATAGTGTAAGAAATCGTAATGATTTAGCATACTACAATGAGTTGTCAAATAGTTTTGAAGGCACTGATTTAGAAGAACTGGTTAAGCCAATTCTTAATTACATACCTATCGTGACCGGCGAAGGTGGTAAAAGAATCACAGATCAACTAGATAACACCTTAACAATTAACTCCAATACTGATAAAATTATGTTGTGTGGTAATTTAGAGTTTAATCAACAAGTTGCTAAGTGGTGCAAAAGCAAGAACATGTTAGAAGGTTCATTACGTGAACCGGGAGACTATGTACTTGAACGAGCATTCGTAGAGAAATAACAAAGTAGTTGACAAAACAACTAATCGCTGTATAATAAACACATAAACAAGGAAAAAACAAAATGCAAATCACACTACGCAAGGCAAACGCTGTACAATTAGCAATCAACGAAATGATCAAGGGTCTTGATTTCCCAACATCAGTGCAGTTGAACGAGTATGAAGACTACAAGGCACAGATTGAATCTGTGCGTGGCCGCTTCACGGCTCATAATTCAACTCGCGAAAAGTTAATTGGTGCGTTGTTTGAAATTCGTCGTAGTGTGGCTCGTGCTAATGCAGAGCAGGGCATTAACGACATGTTGGCAGACGTAGCGATGCTAGAGAAGCAGATTCAGCATTATAACGGATTGTCTACTAAGACTGCTCGCCTCAGTGACAAGGTTATTGAAGGCAAGTTAGAGAAGGTGCGCAATTCTAAGGAAGAAAGCCGCTTGTACGGTCGTTACGATACAATTGACACAGGCATCTTCACTGATGCTGAAGTTGAAGAATTCAAACGAACTGTTGCCGATCTCAAACGTCGTAAGCAGAAGCTACAGGATACACTGCTTGAGCTTAATGTTCAAACAGAGTTGACACTGGACGATGAAACTGCTAACTTACTTGTAAGAGCAGACATTCTCTAAGAAACCCCGGTTTACACTTTGACGTTATCTAAAGTGGGTAATTAGCAAACCATAAACGCTACGGTGCATTGGATCAACCGCAAGGCTTCATTTCAGAAGCGACTTGAGAAATCACAAAGGCGGACTTCCACCGTCTAAATGGAAATGGAGCGGACAGGGTAACAACTCAGTTCAGGGCTAGTGGGGACTAGTAGCTGGACACTTTAAGTAATAGCACAGCTCGTGCTCCAATGTACACGGAGAACCTTGTTTGGATCGGAGCCCTGTGATCCTAGGAAACGACAACCATAGGTTGTCTACAACAGGCAGTGAAGAATAGTAAACTGTGCTATTTCTTAAAGTGAGTTTTGGTAGTTATGCGTTAATAGCGTAAACTACCCGGAAGTGAAGCTGAGATTAGGATGGACAACCGTGTTGTTACGGATGACTTCGGTCTTCCGAGGTTTAAACAACAACTAACGCTCAAGACACTTGAAAATGTCTCCGTGCTTGTATGCTCCAGTCTAAACGAACATTTGCACTTTGAACCTGGAAATATGCAAGTCTTCTGCAGATTGTTATTTGTAGATTGCTTGTGGGGTGGATACCTGAAGCCCCGATTGCACATTGTCCAGTTCATTACTTGCAGTTTCGCTTCTGTTTATATTGATAAGTACACTTAAGGAGAATACACACCAACACTGTAATTTGGTGGTAGAAAAAATTAAGTGTTTAAACATATTCCAGTAATTTGGGACAACTCTTATAAATCTTTAAATTATAAAAAAGAACAATTTAAAGATTTGTCACAATTAAATCAATGGTTAGATTTAGGATACGATAAGGAGAGTCTAACTATTGATACATATGATTATCCAAGTCCAATGCCTAGCTGGACTGATGATGTTCTGAAGAATTTTTCACACTTACATAACATAGGTTTAAGTTTTCATAGACTGCGTCCTGGACACTATCTTCCAGAACATTTAGATTTATATACTCTTTATAAATCTAAATTTTCTGTAAAACTAGAAAACATAGAAAGAATTGTTCTTTTTCTTGAAAACGGAAAAAGTGGTCAATATAATACAGTTGGATCAATTGTATACAATAATTGGACAGCAGGCTCTTATATTTGTTGGAAGGGATCTGAAAAGCATAGTGCAGTTAATATTAGCACAGAAAATAGACATGTATTAATTATAACTGGGCATCAGTGATGTACACAATAGATCAATTTGATAATCCTTTTGAGGCTATAAAAGAGTTTGAAAATCAAATATCTAAATATACTGGTGCGCCCTATGCTATTGCAACAGATTGCTGTACACATGCTCTAGAAATATCTTTTAGGCTTAATATTCCAAAGAATACTGTAAAAATACCTTGTAGAACCTATTTAAGTGTATTGATGACACTGCATAAGTTAAACATTGAATATGAATTAGATGACATAGACTGGAATGGTGGTTATCAAATTTTAGGAACTAATGTCTGGGATATGGCTAGATGCTTAGAAGAAAACATGTATTGTTCAGACTCTATACAGTGTTTAAGTTTTGGTAGAACTAAACCTCTTGAAATAGGTCGAGGCGGTATGATATTAACTGATAACAAAGATTTTGCACAGGCAGCAAGTAAAATGAGATACGATGGTAGAGACGTTTTTGCGTTTTCGCCATGGGTTGATCAAAAAGAATTTAATGTTGGATATCACTACTATATGAGACCAGAAGAAGCTGTAGAAGGTCTTAATAAATTAAATACTAAAACTTTTACAATACAAGATAAAAAATTTTACAATTATCCAGATTGTAGAAAAATTATAATTAGGCCTTGACATTATTAATTTCTATTATATAATAAAGGTATTAGTTTAAGTGGGCGGTTAGCTCAGTGGTAGAGCGTCTCGTTTACACCGAGAGGGTCGGGAGTTCGAAACTCTCACCGCCCACCAAAATTTAGGAGAGAGAGTATGACATTTTCAGAATGGGTTAAATCTGTACTGTTTTTATTCTGGATGCCTGTGCTCACGGGTGTACTCCTTCTTCTTTTCTTACTAGGAGAGTAGTATGTTAGAGTGTTTGATCTTAGGAGACAGTATTGCAGTTGGAACCCATAGTTTCCGTACTGAATGTGTTGCCTATGCAAAAGGCGGCTGGAATAGTTGGCAGTGGAATCGCGACTATTTGAACAAGGATTTGACAGCAGGCGTTGTCATTATAAGTCTAGGTTCAAATGATCACAAGGGTGTTAATACTAGAGCAGAACTGCTCAAGATGCGAGAGAAGGTACAAGGAAAACGAGTGTTTTGGATCCTCCCCGCAGGTAATCATCCAAAGAGTAACATAAGTATTCAAGAGATTCAAACGATTATAAAAGAGGTTGCAAAAAAATACGGTGATGTTATATTAACTATTCCAGCACTACAAAAGGATGGCGTTCATCCTAGCTGGAGTGGTTATAAAGAACTAGCGAAACAAGCTCGCTAGGTGTGGCAAAAATACAACACTTTTTTGCCACTTTTAAAAAGAAAAGACTTGACAGAGATAAATAACTGTACTATACTATGTATATAGTAACAAACTAACAGACAAAGAAAGACCTAAAATGACTAAACAGATTTTTAAACACATGTTTTGCATTCGCTGGTATCAACCGGGCGGGGGTATTTCTTGATCTAAATTTTTAGAACCAAAGAAATTTCATAAACCCCCGGAATGTAAAATACTCCGGGGGTTTTCTTTTATACAGTGCAAATGGAAACGAGGTCCTATCAGCACTTTAAAAAATAAACGGGCGGACTAGGGGATCAAATCTACGGCGACAACGTAGAGAGTAAAATCCTAGCGTAGTAAAGCATTCTCTATCCGTAAGGAGACAAGTGGGTTCATCCATGTAGAGTGCTTTACTACACACTCTTCTTTCACCCCATGACGGTGTCAAAAAGCATAGCGGAGAGTGTTACAATTTATTGGGTGTTGCCCCCTCCAGCGGACTGTAAATCCGTCGGCATTGTTTCGGAGGGAAGTTGCCACGTGGAGCGTTACCATCAACACCCACCAATATATTGCCGCATAGCTCAGGGGTAGAGCACAGTGCTGATAACGCTGGGGTCGGTGGTTCGAAACCACCTGCGGCAACCAAACATATACCCTTGGTGTTAACGGCAGCATAACGGTCTCCAAAACCGCTGGTGGGAGTTCAAATCTCTCAGGGTATGCCATTTTATGTAGCGGTGTCGCCGAATGGTTAGGCTACAGTCTGCAAAACTGTTTTATGTGGGTTCGAGTCCCATCCGCTACTCCAAAATAACTGTTGACAACGGGCTAGAACCGTTGTATTGTACGAATAAGATTTAAGGACGCTTAACTCAGTTGGTAGAGTAACAGACTTTTAATCTGTGAGTCGTGGGTTCGAGCCCCACAGCGTCCACCAACTTTTTGAAGAAGGAAACAACGCAATGACGCTATCTGGCGTTATCATGGTAATGACACTGATCAGTTTCGATGGAACTGTATCTACAGGTGTAGTTGCATATAAGAATTACGGTGCATGTTATGCAAGTCTTAAGCATGACGTTGATAGAACTCGCTACCAATACGTTGATAGGATTTGTATGGATGATCCTAACACTATCAACAGTTTGGAAAGAGCAAGTGGTAAGATTCCATCCTGGGGTGGACTCAAGGATTGAATACTAATGTAGACGGCCGCCGTTGGCCCGTGGCGGACTACATCTAGAAGCACTAAGTCCTGTGGAATGCAGGGGTCCAGAACCGTCTCCAAAGCGGTGGGGCTAACGGGTCGCCAAATTTATTGGGTTGTCGTCTAATGGTAGGACACTGGATTTTGATTCCAGGTATCGTGGTTCGAGTCCATGCAGCCCAGCCAATTTTTAGCAGCATAGCATAATGGTAGTGCAACGGTCTCATACGCCGTGTTGTATAGGTTCGACTCCTATTGCTGCTACCAAACTTATTAAATGAACACACTATTGTAAGTCCCGCTTAAGATGCGTGTTAATAGGCATATAGTGTGTTCTTCTAATAGGTTTAAATGGACTGGTAACTCAGTAGGTAGAGTAGCTGACTCTTAATCAGACGGTCGTGGGTTCGATCCCCTCCCGGTCCACCAATAACGGCTCTTAACTCAATGGATTAGAGTGCCAGTCTTCGAAACTGGAGGTTGGGGGTTCGAGTCCCTCAGAGCCGGCCAAACAATGGTGTTCGTAGTGTAACGGTTTAGCACACTTGTCTGTGAAACAGGTAGAGCGAGTTCAACTCTCGTCGTTCACCCCAAAAATTTGCTACCTTAGCTCAGTTGGTAGAGCACCAGACTGAAAATCTGGGTGTGCCTGGTTCGATCCCAGGAGGTAGCACCACTTGACAAAATAAAAATTGATTGTATAATAAGATATGTATAAAGTAAATTGGAATGGTGCAAGCGGCACCGATAAATCGCTAGAATTTCCCGACTTAGATCTTGCTATGAAGTTTAGCAAGTCATTGGGCACGTTTGTTACGATCTCTGACGGTAAGATTGAGATCGTAGGTAAGTTTGGTGCTGACTCTGTTAAGGAAGGTGTCCTTCCAGATGGATCTGACTATAGCTGGTACAAACGAAGAACACCAACAGGAGTTTAACATGGATAAAATTTATATCAGTAGAAGGGAACTCGAAGAGATTCTTTCTGTAATGAACGAAAATAAAATAGACGACAGTGTTCAGTTGATTTGTGATAACAGCAGTGGTATTGGATCCACATTGGATATTGAGTTTGGATTTACGCTTACTGATCGTCCTGTCGTTGTTCGTGTAAACATTACAGATTCAAGCGATTGGTGATAGTATGAATGAGATTCTACTGGTACTGCTTTTACTGTTTACGAAGCATTTTATCTTAGACTTTGTTCTTCAAACACAGTATCAACTACAGAATAAAGGAACCTACGGACATACTGGCGGAATACTTCACTCAGGACTGCACGGATTTGGTACTTGGTTGTGTTTGGTAATGTTTACACCTTTTGCTGTTTGGTTAGCCTTTGTTGATTTTGTTGTACACTATCACATAGACTGGGCTAAAGTGCATCTAAACAGAATTACAGGGTGGACAATTAGCCAAAATCAGTTCTGGTGGTTATTTGGGTTGGATCAATATCTACATGCAGTGACTTATCTAGCGTTGGTTTATTTTTCATTTAGGAGTTAATGATGCCGTGGATTCAAAATGTAGCACTAGTAGATATTCCTAAGGGACATCATATCCGTGTGGGCGAAAATTCAATGCTGATTCAAATTGTTGATCCAGATATGAACTTTCCAACACCCAAACATCAATTTAAGGAAACTCATCAATTCAAGTTCCTTGACATTGAAGCAAATGACTTTACCATTGACGAAGCATTTAGATGCAGCGATTCTCAGGCAGAACAACTTGTTCGCCTATTGCAACACGCTCTTGATAACCGTATGGATGTTGTAGTACACTGTCATGCAGGCATTTGTCGCAGTGGTGCAGTTGCAGAAGTTGGTGTTATGATGGGCTTTGATGATGCAGAAGCATTTCGCAGTCCAAATTTATTAGTCAAGCACAAGATGATGCGAGTTTTGGGTTGGACCTATGATGAACAGGAGCCACACACTATTAATGGTGTAGAGGTTCCAGAAGATTGGACTAATAATAACGAAAAGGTTTTTACCTTGGCTCATGCTCGTAGAGAGCGGAGAGAAAGAGAAGGAGACATCTAATGCCAAAGTGCTATCAATTAATTGGTGTTCCAGGCAGCGGCAAGAGCACTTGGATTTCTAACCAAGATTGGGCTAAGGACTGTGCTGTAGTTAGTACAGACAATCATGTTGAAGATTACGCACGAAGTGTTGGTAAAACCTATTCAGAAGTTTTTGTAGAGTATATGCCAACTGCTGTTGATCTAATGGCGCAGGCTGTTATAGAAGCTCGCGAACAGGGTAAGGATATCATCTGGGATCAAACCTCAGTTAATGTAAAAAGTCGTAAACGAAAGTTTAATATGCTTCCAAACTACGAGCACGTTGCTGTAGTGTTTAAGACTCCAGAACACAAAGAACTTATGCGTCGATTAATGAGTCGTCCAGGCAAAAACATTCCAGAGCATGTTATTGCCAGCATGATTGCCAGCTTCCAAATGCCAACAGAGACTGAAGGTTTCAAAGAAATTTGGAACGCTGAATAACTGTTGCATAAACGCCACACTTTCGCCCTGTTAATCTATTAGGTTGACAGGGCTTTTTTATGGCTATATAATACAAATAATAAGAGGGAAATATGACAACTTGGGTAACAAGCGACCTGCATTTCGGACATACAAACATTATGCGTTTCTGTCCACAGGCACGAGCAAGATTTCACAATGATGTAACTTACATGAATGAGCAAATGATTTCAGAATGGAATCAAACCATTGCTCCAGAAGATAAAGTTTACATCTTGGGCGACGTAGCATTTCTACCAGCTGACAAGGCTGTAAAAATTCTTCGTCGTTTGAATGGCGTAAAGATTTTAATTGAGGGTAACCACGATAGGAAGTTGTTGAACGATCCTGTGTTTCGCAGTTGTTTTTTGGAAGTGCATCCTTATCTGTGCATTACCTATGAAAAGACTAGGGTTGTGATGTTTCACTACCCAATTGCAGAATGGGATCAGATGCACAGAGGTGCTGTTCACTTACATGGACACTTGCACGGTGGTAAGAGTGGATTGGAAGAATATCGAGCTCGTGACATGGGCATGGACGCAACAGGGATGATTGCAGTTACTATGGAACGTGCGATTGCTGATGCAATGAGTGGTAAGGTTAAAGGTCATCACGACACTGTAATGTAAGGAGAGGGATATGACGATTGTAGAAAGAGCTAGAACGTTTGCAACCGCAGCTCATGCGGCTGTAGCACAATTACGCAAGTACACTGGTGAGCCCTACATCGTCCATCCTGCGGAGGTTGTGAGGATCGTTAGTGCTGTTCCTCACACTGATGAGATGTTGGCGGCGGCATGGTTACATGACGTTGTTGAAGACACTGGTGTTACGAACGAAGTAATCCGTGCTGAGTTTGGTGACGAAGTTGCTGAGTTAGTTGGATGGTTAACTGACGTTAGTCGTCCTGAGCAGGGTAACAGAGCTACTCGCAAGGCTATTGACAGAGCTCACTCTGCTATGGCACCAGCGGCTGCACAGACTGTTAAATTAGCTGACTTAATCTCTAACACTCGTAGTATCGTGGCACACGACGAAAAGTTTGCCAAGACCTACTTAGAGGAAAAGAGATTGTTGTTAGCTGTTATGACCAAAGGCGATGCTACGTTAATGGCAGAAGCTAGAAAGAATATTGGAGTTTAAAATGTTCAAAGACGAATTAAAGGACTATGTTGCTACTTCTGATTTAGTGAACATGAAAGACTGTGGCGACGGTATCTTTGTTCTAAAGTACAAGAAGAAGGTATTCTACGATAACCTGTGGAACGACTACATTGCAGAATGCCGTGGGAGTATCGTAGATGCCAACTTCAACTTAGTTGCATACCCTTTTACTAAGATCTATAACTACGGCATTGAAAAGCAAGCACCTGTGCTTGCAGACGACACTGAAGTTATAGCATATCGTAAAGTTAATGGCTTTATGGTTGCCTGTACTTGGTACAAGGACGATGTGTTAGTGAGCACTACTGGTAGTACTGACAGCGACTACGTGCGTATGGCAAAAGAAATGATGCTTACACACATGGACTGGACTGACTGGCAGTTGGCATTTAATGCTAGCGACATGCAGGGCGTTACTGTGATGTTTGAGTGTGTGCATCCAAACGATCCACACATCATTCCAGAAAAGCCAGGCATGTATGTACTAGGTATTCGTGAAAACTCTTGGCGTAGCCGCATCATGCATGGCCCAGGAACACTCGTACTACTGGCCTCAGCATTCAAGTGCTATGTTCCAGAAGTCTACAGAGTTAACCTAGGCGAACTAAAGGCTATGGCTAAAGAATGCCGTCACGAAGGATTTGTATTCTATACTCAAGATGGTGTAAGTGCCAAGATCAAATCACCCTACTACTTGACTTCAAAGTGGGTTGCTCGCAATCCTAGAACAGACAAGTTAGTGGACTTGAACAAGGACATCAAACACAATCTGGATGAAGAATACTATCCACTTGTGGATGCTATTCGTGCTAACATTGTAGCTTATACTGCCATGGACGAGCAAGCTCGACTTTCATGGGTACGGGAACAATTAGCATGAGATTATTTTTAGATACAGAGTTTAACGGATTTGGAGGAAAACTCATCTCTCTGGCCTTGGTGCCAGAGGATGACTCCATCCGCGAATTCTACAAAGAAATACAAATGCTTGATCAGTTAGAGCCGTGGGTGAAAGAAAATGTAGTACCGCACTTAGTACTGACTCCTTGCTCGTATCACGAGTATCAACAGGCATTAGCACAATACTTGTGGGAAGTAGGTGATTGTACTATTATTGCTGATTGGCCAGATGACATTAGATACTTCTGTGAGTCGTTAATCACAGGACCTGGCATGTGTTTGAACATGCTACACAATTTAAAGTTTGAACTAGATTTTGGGATTGACTATGAATCTAAAGTACCGCATAATGCACTACATGATGCTAGAGCAATCAAAGAGTTTTATTTGAAACGAGAATTTAAATGAAAATATCAGCTAACGGAGTAGAAGGACAGTTAATTTGGTGTGCAGACGGTGTTTATCGATTCCGTGTGTATACAGACAATTTTGAGTTTACAGATTACGATCTGTTGCACAGCGATTTATCTGTTACTATAACTGATCCAGATGCTACCTTCTATTCCGACGATAGCGGTAATAGATTAGATCATAGTCCACAAACATTAGGGTTAACAAATGAAAGATGAAAGCCACTTACCTGTTGCAGAACAGAGCCTAATCTTTCGCCTTCGCAAGCGGGCAGAGATTAGGCGTCAAAATCAAGATCGCAAGTCAGTACAAGAAGGTCGCCCTGACAGGATATCTGATTTATTAGAAGAAGCTGCTAACGAAATTGAGAGATTACAAAATGAAAAGTTACAAAGACAGTGATATACTACAACGTATAGTCAATCTTGAAATTCCTGTAATGTTTTGGGAATTTCAAATCCCCCAATCGGTTTATCCTCGCAATCAGTTACACACTGAAATAGAAGACATTATTAGAACAACCGGAGACAAGCGAGGAAGAACTACTAATGTAAAAGCACTAATGACTGATTGGTTAATGACACAACATCAACCATTTAAAATTGTATGTGATCGAGTTGAAGAAGTAATTAAAGATTGGCACAAACAGCACACAGATCTAGATCTAAAAACTTTTATGACAACCTGTTGGGGATCAATCTATCAGAAGGGAGACTACAGTGAAATACATGCACATGTACCTGCACTGTATAGTTGGGTTTATTATGTCAAAGTAGACGAAAATTCTGCTCCTTTAGTTTTTCCAAATAAACCAGGGTTTACATATAAGCCTCGTGCTGGTTGGGGTATTATTTTTCCTGGTTGGTTAGTACATCAAGTTCCTGAACACACTGATGAAAATGAACGCATTATTGTAGTAGGTAATGTTGAAGGTACCGGAGCAATAGCATATCCTCAAAGAACATTTACTAACGTACAAGGTTAAAATGAGCAAAGTATCAAAAAGCCCTGATCGACATACTTTTCAAAAGGAAGGATATGTTAAACGTCAAGAAGAAACAGGTGAAGCTGTCAGTGAAGACTATCTAGATTTTTTTGAAAAGATGATCGATCATCACACCCACAAGTTTGACGATCCTAAAAGTCATGTTAACAACATGGAGTACGACCTCCTAACTACTGATTGGATTTTAGAGAAAGTTCGCTCTTCAGACACTTATGCACAGAACTTATATGCTGCCATGTGCAACAATGATTTTCAAAAGCTAGAAGTAATGCCCATTCTCAAAGAAGAGACTTGGAGTGCTAGTTGGCGTTACGCAGGAGGCATCATCGCTGACATGCAGGAAAAGGGTGACTATATTGATTGGTACTGCTCTGGCATAGGCGATGGACTGGGTAACGGTGACAGTGATGGCACTAAAAACTATGTGAGTGAGAGTGTAGTTACTGACGAAATACGAGCAGACCTAAAACGATTAGGTTGGATAGTAGTAGATTGGAAAAACGATGAGTGAGGAACTGTATCAATTCGTAGCCTGTGATTATTTTGCTACAGGTGAAGGCAGAACCATCTGCCTACTTATCACACGAGCATATCCAAAACAGGACGACTATGCTACGGAAAGCTATTTTGACGAAACAGGCTTTCATTTGGGTGAACTCAAAAACACTGCCAAATTTAGAGCCGCTAGAGAATTTGTAGAACATTTTGGAAGCTACTACGCACAGGGTGCTGATAATTTATCCAAAGAAGAATTTATAGAAAAATTCGGTAGATTTATTTCTGAAGTGGTGTTAAAATTACTTAACAGTGAGGATCAGCCTGGCAACTTATCCTTTAGACAAGAATTCCATTTTAACTTTAGTTAGAGGACTACATGCGCACACAACCTGAATTTATTATTTCTGCTCTAGAAACTCATCCTAGCCGTATTAACAAAGAAGATATTCTTGCGTCTGCCATGGCAGAAGGACTGGATGAATTCTTTGAGGGTGTGCGCATGGCACTAGATCCTCTCTACACTTTTGGAGTCAAACAGGTTCCAGAGGCTACAGTAGATGGACAAGGTCTTGTTTGGACTAATTTTAAAATGCTAGCAGAACAGCTCAATCGCAGAGAGCTTACAGGTCACGCGGCTAGAGATGCTATCAAACTCTGCATGGACACTGCTACCAAAACTCAATGGAACGGCTTTTATCGTAGAATCCTAATCAAGGATCTGCGCTGTGGTGTTTCAGAAAAAACTGTAAACAAGGTAGCAGTGGACTATCCAAAATATGCTATCCCTGTATTTGAATGCCAGCTAGCACATGACAGTGCTAATCATGAAAAGAAGATGACTGGCAAGAAACAGATTGAAGTTAAGTTGGACGGTGTTCGTGTACTAACTGTTGTGCGCAAAGACGGACGCATTGACATGTTCAGCCGCAACGGCAAGGAGTTTCATAACTTTGGACACATTGCAGATGAAATTCGTAAGGTAGTAAGCTACGATCCTCCAAGATATGATCTAGTATTGGACGGAGAAGTTATGAGTGCTTCGTTTCAGGATTTAATGAAACAGGTACATCGCAAGAGTGACGTAGCCGCCAGTGATGCTGTATTACATCTTTTTGATGTGATTCCTTTGGAAGACTTCCAAAAAGGTGTATGGAAAACGCCACAGAGTACTCGTAGCCTAATGGTACAGGCCTGGGTTCAAAAACATGTTGTTTTTCTGCCACACGTCCAAGCACTGGCTTGGGAAACAGTGGATCTAAGTACCCCCGAAGGAGAAAACCGCTTTGTAGAGCTGAATAAAGCGGCTGTAGACGGTGGTTATGAAGGGGTTATGATCAAGGATGTTAATGCACCCTATGAGTGCAAACGGAGCCATGCTTGGCTCAAAGCCAAACCATTTATAGAAGTAACATTAAGTATTACCTCTTTAGAAGAGGGAACTGGGCGCAACGAAGGCAAACTCGGAGCCTTTGTTTGCGATGGTGTTGATGACGGACGAGCTGTCCGTGTAAACGTTGGATCCGGTTTTAGTGATACCCAACGAGAAAGTTTTTGGGCTGAACATGTGGAACAGGATTCGATGGTTAATAAAATGGTTGAGGTTCGGGCTGATGCAATCACCCAAAACCAAGATGGCAGCTATTCGTTACGTTTCCCGAGGTTTATCCGTTTTAGAGGCTTTGAAGATGGCGAGAAAATTTGAAATTAGACGATCAATGAACAAGGACGTCGTTTATGGTGCCCTTATGGAGTTGAGTAGAAACAAACAGGTTTGGTACGAAAGCTCTACGGGCCCAGAATATAGTCATTTAACTGAAGAAGGCAAAGAAGCTATTGTTCACGTTATTGAAGAAATGTTCCGCGGCTTACAAACAATTAATAAATTGGAACTCAGAGAAGAATCCAAAAATCAAGTTATTGACGCACTCAAGGGCTGACATGGCTTTTCCTACTCTTAGGGATCCAACTGTTCCGTTGCCGTTGCCCTTTTTAATGCCTGCTAGGACAAAGATCGTCCTATATCGGTTTTCCCTTCCAGAAGGAACTATCCATGCAGAGCCAGATTATATAAAACACATTTTGGATTGGACTAAAACAGACCAAGGAAAATGGTGTTGTAACAATGCCACAGAAATAACCCTACACACTCATCAGGATATTTCATCCTTTACAATTAAATATGCAATAACTGGAATGCTTACAGAAAAGCAACAGACCTTTTATAGGATCAAATTCTCTTGACAATACTCTGTTTGGCTATATAATAAACATTGTAAGATAACTTCAGAGGGAAACAAATGGCTACTGCAACCAAAACTGCAATCAAGGCTCCGCGCAAGAAGAAAGTGCGATTGGCTCCTGCTATCAAACGCGGCAACAAAATTACTGGACCCAACTTTGAAGGCTGGGAAACTTGGAGCGGTGCAGAGTACCTAAAGTTCCAACGTAATGCTCGTGACTGGTATTATGAGAATTATAAGGTTGCTGATCTACTGCCTGACGTTTGGGCTTGGATGAAAGAAAACAATTATACCGCAGAACAGATCAAACACGCCAAAGCAGGTGATGTTTCCATTGTTGTTGCGATTAGCTGTAAACTACTGCGCACGGGCATGCCTGACTACAATAAAGCACACGATGATTACTGGCAGACATTGCCTGGTACTTCGGGTGTAGTCAAACCTTCTAGTGTCTGGATTAAAGCCCGATTGGAAGAGGCTATTGAAAAGGGCAAACTAGTTGTAGTTCAAGAAGCGATTGTAGAAAAAGCCAAAGCCAACGTATACGTTCCTACTATCCAAGAACGCATTTCAGAGCAAGCATCTAATGCTGCCGAAGCTATTGATGAATGGTTGGAAGGATTTATCACAGACAAAAAGAAGTTTAATCCAAAAGGGTTTGACTTTAAGTCGCATTTTGTTAGGACGGGCGTAACGCAGGCCCACGCTCGCAAGATTATGGGCTTTTACGAAGGAGAATTGGCTGAGTTCCGTGAACTACAGAACATGCCTACAGCCGCTCAGTTAAAGAAGATGGATCCAAAAGCTGTTGATCTTTTGGAGCAGCTCAAAGAAGGCTACAGCCATCTAACCAAGCAGGATGTGTCTAACTACATCACTGCGCTAGAAACGCTTGTAGACGCTTGTATGCTTATCGTAGACGCCAGCAAAGCAACACGTAAGACTCGCACACCTAAGCCCAAAAGTGCAGACAAGTTAATTTCCAAACTCAAGTACTGCAAAGTGGACAATAAGAACAGTTTGGCTTCAATCAATCCTGTGGAAATTGTGGGTGCAAGCGAACTTTGGGTGTTCAATATCAAAACACGCAAGTTGGGCAAGTATGTTGCGTCTAACATTGATCCAACTGGGCAGGCTCGTGCAGGCAGCGGTCTAAGTGTTAAAGGTGCTACAATTATTGGATTCAACGAAGAACTCAGTGTTCAAAAGACACTGCGCAAGCCTGAACTACAGCTCAAAGAGTTTAAGGCTGCTGGTAAGGTTGCTCTGCGCAAGTTCCTTGAAAATATCAATACGACAGACACCAAATTAAATGGTCGTATTAATGCAGATACAGTATTGCTAAAGGTCAACTAATCACTGATGCAGGTATTTGATAAATACTTGCATGAGCAATATTGACAGCGATCTACTTAATTTAAGACAGGGAATGGATGCTCTCTACAAAGCTGTAGAGAGCATCGCCACACGTCCGGTTCCTCAACCTGAAATAGCCAAAAGAAGCCTTACTGGCGATCATATCAACGGCGGCAGAATAATTAAATTTTCCAGCATTGGTATTAAAGACGATGCTACGCAACAGGTTGTTTTAATCAATGACAAAGGTTTACATACTGAAAACATAAATGTAAAGAATCTATTAACAGACACTAATGTTAGAGGTAATCTTTTTGTTCATGGCGAAATAACTGCTAAGAAATTACATGTTAATGAGATTACAGCAGACATACGAAACGAAAGAACAAGTCCTTTAGAATTTGTAGCAGAAGAAGGCAAAGGTGTATACGGCAAAGGTTTATTCTGGAGAACAGGCGCAGGAACAAAGCAGTTCATCTATCAAGCTAATCCAGATAGAATTTGGAGTTCGGAGTCTTTAGATCTACATCAAGAAGCTGCTTATCTAATAGGCACTATACCAGTACTAAGTGCTCGAGAACTAGGTCCTTCTGTAGCCAATTCAAGTTTAACCACTGTTGGCACACTACGCAATCTACGAACACAGGGCGATCTAAACATTGACGAATATTTAATTTATGAAAGTTCGTCACAGAGATTAGGTATCGGTACTGAATCGCCCAACGGTACTGTCAGCGTTGCGGGTATGGACGGCGAGTTTGTAATTGATGTAGAAACAATCAAAGGTACTCGCATTGGTAACTGGACTGCTAGCGACTTTGATATTATCACAGATAACACTGCTCGTATCTCTATCAGTGCTAGTGGACGCATTACGATTGGATCTAATGTTGAAACTGTAACCACAGTTCAGGGTAAGTTAGGTATCAATGTTAAAAATCCAGACTGCGATTTAGTTACAGCAGGACCCGTAAAATTCCAAGGCAAGAAGCAAGAAGTAGCTGAAGCTATTCCAACAAATGGTGCATACAAAGTTGGTGACATAGTTTGGAATTCAAAACCAAAACCAACAGGCTATGTTGGCTGGATCTGCACTAGAGACGGAACTCCTGGAGAATGGAAACCATTCGGTCAGATTGCTCCTTAAAGTCAGTACTTAAATCTTCCACAAACCCTCATAAATATTTTCCTGAGGGAGAAAATCAATGTTTAATTTTTTAAAAGGCACAACACAGCAAGTAAAGCTCTGGGCATTTTTCGCAGGCACATTACCTATAGTTGTACTATCACTTCTAAGTCTATCTTACTTTATAGGATGGGATAGTCTTTATCAGAAAGCATTAATCATAGGCAGCGGCACATTTTTCTTTGTAGCAGTTATCTGGTGGTGGTGGGCACTGTACAAGATTGCTGACCTAGCAATCATTATGAACAATACAACTGACAAGTTTGATTCAGTTCGTCAAGATCTTCAAGACATAAAGAAAGATTTAAAAAACTAAAGTAAATATGTCTATGTACGTAATAGGTAATGGCGAAAGCCGTAAGAACATAGACATAGATCAACTACAAGGTCCCAAGGTAGGTTGTAACGCTATTATGCGTGACTATCTTATGGACTATCTTGTCTGTGTAGATACTAGAATGATGGACGAAGCTATACGTCGTCGTGTATATGAAACCACTCTTGTATATACAAGAGACGTGTGGTTAGATCAATACAATTACAAAAATATGCGTAGAGTTCCAGACCTTCCCTATAAGGGAAAAGAACGATGGGACGATCCGTGGCATTGGGGCAGTGGCCCTTATGCTGTACTAATAGCAGCTACGTATGCTAAAGAAAGAGAAGTTAAGCTCATAGGATTTGACCTCTACGGCAATGACGGCAAGATTAACAATGTTTATAAAGACACAGACGGATACAAGGAAAGTAATCATAACCACATATCTCCTGTGTATTGGATGCATCAAATCAGTATGGTATTCCAATGCTTTCCAAAAATTCACTTCACCATTTATCAATCTAATAATTGGGTTCTACCTAACACGTGGGATGAAAGAAATATAACAGTTGACAATATTAATAATCTAGTATAAAATCATTGTATGATATTAGATTTGTTTCCAACTGCTATAGGTATTTACGATTTGTCAGAAATCGATTTAGAACCTATAGTTAATGATTTAAAAAATATTCCTATAAAAAATCATTCATTAGTTAGTAATGGTACCAGTAGTTGGCATACTGATTTTCCTAATAATTCTTATATCCTTAAAAGAGAATCACTAGCGTCACTACTGAGAAAGTTTAAAGATTGTTTAGATAACTACTGTATGACAACAGGGCTTCCTGAAGTAATTATAACCAACAGCTGGCATAACTATATGCCCACTGGTGGTAAAACCACAAGACACAGACACGAAAATAGTACAGTAAGTGGAGCATTTTATGTACAAGCAGAAAAAGGATCTTGTCCTTTTCTAGTCCATAGTCCGCTTCGCCCGTATAAAATGACACAGATCAACAATCAAGAAACACAATACAATTCTGAATTAGCAGCTATTGATAGTGTTACTGGACGATTAGTTTTGTTTCCAAGTTGGCTAGAACACGAAACAACTGAAAACAAATCTAATAATGAAAGAATAGTTATTAGTTTTAACACTACATTAAAAAGTATTTTAGACGAACTAGTTAAAGTGGACTAAGACGCTCATCCCACTCTAAATACTCTGCGTGTCATCAAACTTGCTACTTATAAAGGAGAGAAGAGATGGCAAAATATATTTCAACAAAAACTTACGGCAACGACCGAGGACTTTCATGCTGTTTTAGACAGTGGAGAAGTACACATAGTCACTGCTCACTACTACACGGATACTCAATTGGTATTAGGCTGGTGTTTGAATCAGAAACACTAGATGATCGTAATTGGGTTATGGACTTTGGTGGACTCAAAGCATTTAAAGAATGGAGCGAATGGCAATTTGATCATACTCTAATTATTGCAAATGATGATCCAGAGCGCAATACATTTGTGGAACTGAACAGAATCCAAGGTGGTTTTAAAAACATGGGAATCATTGATTTACGTTTTGTTGAAGGCGTAGGCTGCGAAAAGTTTGCAGAACTAGCCTATCGCACAATGAACGAAATCCTTGAAGCATACAAGGAAGGTAGAGCATGGATTCACCCAGATGGAAGAACATTTGAAGCACGTTACCCTACTGGACAAGGTGTTCGACTTCGCTCTGCCGAAGTATTTGAACATGACGCTAACTCAGCCATATACGAAGGTTAATGAACTACGTCGTCTGTTTAAAATACGGTAACAAGTACTCTGCGGAATACGTTAATACGCTCTATTCTATGGTAGAGCGGAATCTAACGGTTCCGCATGAGTTTGTGTGCTATACAGAAGATCCTACGGGTATAGATCCGAATATAACAATTAAGCCTCTAACATTGATATCGAATGTACAGGGATGGTGGTACAAGCCAATGTTTTTTAATCCTGATCTAGGACTAAAAGGAACTATTTTATTTTTAGATCTAGATCTTATAGTTTTTAGAAACATTGATAATCTTTTTACATATGAACCTGGTAAGTTCTGTATCATTAGAGACTTTACTCGTTTTGTTATACGTGATTACAAAAAATTTAATTCTAGTGTGTTCAGATTAGAAACAGGACAGCACAGTCAGGTCTATACTCAATTTATAGAAAATCCTAAAAATATTGTTCGTAGATTTCACGGAGATCAAGATTGGATTTACTCAACTATTCAGAAAGATTTTGTATATTGGCCTGATGAATGGATACAAAGCTACAAATGGGAAATGCGTGGAAAGCCTCAGATGACAGTTGATATAACTGGCAGAAAGAACTTTCCTTCTCCCGGAGAGCCTATTGTTAAACCAACTACAAGTATCGCTGTATTTCACGGAGATCCAAATCCACACCTCTGTGTTGATAATTGGTGTAAAGAAAACTGGAAATAAAATGGCACAAACAAAAACCGTATCCTTTATAGATGCTTTTAGTATTCCGCTGGGCATTTTTGATATGAGCGATTTACCTGAAATAGAAATCGCTAGAAATATAATTAGTGAATACAAAACAGTAGAGCATGCGCTAGTTCCGGGGGGAAAAAGTTCTTGGGGAGTAGACTGGGGCAGCATTCTACACAATCCTAAACTTACAACTCTCAAAGAACGTGTTGATGAAGCTGTTGCTGCTTATGCTGAACATTTGGGTCTAGCAGAAGTTATTCTTTCAAACAGTTGGTTTAATATTATGACATGCGAGAGTGAAGTAGTACCGCATAGACACGAAAGATCAACTATTAGTGGTGCTCTTTATGTTGACTGCGGTGAAGGAGCGTCAAATCTTTTTTTTACAAATCCAACGATGATTTATAGAATGGCTGAAGAAACTAAAAATCACAACACAGTATATACTTCGCCAGCAGCGGCAGTGCAGCCTTTAAATGGAAGATGTGTGCTTTTTCCTAGTTGGTTAGAGCACGGAGCCGAATCAAATGATTATGAAGGTAGGACTGTAATCAGTTTTAATTATATCAATTTAAGCAATACAAAATATTCTGTTTGACATCTTAACAATTAGGCACTATAATAATATTATGACTAAACGTATTGGCTTTGCTTGCAAATATATGCACCCGGATCAAACCCAGAAGAAGAAGCTTCTGGAAGAAATCCAACGTCCACTAAATACTCGTGCAACCACAGTACAGTGGCTTAACAGGCAGACAAAGGATGTTGCTGAACAGCGCCTTTGGGATATTATGGAGCATAATATTGCTTCATATGGGAGACTTGTAGAATATGTTGGTTCTTTACCGCAAGAGCTTAGAATGGTTAGATTGGGTAGCGATTGTTTGCCTGTCTACACTGAGCCAACATGGGGGTACTATTGGCGACTGGGAGATGTTAAAAGCTACTGTGAAAGAGAGTTTGCCAAGGTGGGTGAGGCTGCTCGTAGGCTTGATGTTCGTCTCAGTTTTCATCCTGGGCAGTTTACAGTTCTTGCATCTGACAGTGACGAAATTGTAAGCAGAAGCATAGAGGAGTTTGAGTATCATGCAGATATGGCCCGTTGGATGGGGTATGGTAAATCGTTTCAGGACTTTAAAATCAACGTCCACATCGCGGGTCGCAGAGGTCCCGACGGCATCAAAGCAGTTCTCCCAAGGTTATCCACAGAAGCAAGAAACTGCATCACAATCGAAAACGACGAAATGTCCTGGGGAATCGACGCCTCTCTCGAATTATCAAAGCATCTCGCTTTGGTGCTAGATATACATCACCATTGGATCAACTCTGGAGAATATATTGAAGCTACTGACGACCGTTTTAAAAGGATTATTGATAGCTGGCGCGGTGTTAGGCCTGTTATACATTATAGTGTATCACGGGAAGACTGTCTTATCGACCATCCCAGACACATCCGCCCCGATCTTCGGACGCTATTAGAAAGTGGCTACAAAAAAGCTAAACTTAGAGCACACAGCGACTACATGTGGAACGATGCAGTAAATGACTGGGCGTTAACATTCCGTGAATATGCAGACATTATGGTCGAAAGCAAGATGAAGAATCTTGCTACTAGTGAGCTCTATAACTACTACACTGGTAAATAATATACGGAGAGAATAAAAATGAGCTTTTTAACACAAATGTATGGTAGAAAACAAGTTCCTGCTATTGAAAAAAGCAGTGACAAGAATCCTAACAGGGTTACAGGCGGTTTAAGAGCCCAAGGTGTAGATCATTTTACTATGTTAGGCGAAGACGGTCTTGAACGCCAAATACCTACACAGAAATACGTGCAGAGTTTGGAAGAGCAGTTACGCAAACAAAGAGCAGTTACTGATGTGCTAGAGCGTAAACTTACACGACTACAAACCAGTGTTGATGTTCTACAGAATTCTGTAAGACGCCCAAATAATTAAAATTACAGTTTACTAATAGGCAGGTCTGAGGATGCACTTAAATCCCAGACCTGTTTTCTTTCCACGCCTTTCATCTGACCGTAACGTTTCGCATCACAGCTAGAGCAGACGTGAAAATAATTATTGCTTAGGCGATTGGGATCCATTGATCCTCGTTCTCTCACAAATTCACTATCGCAAGCATCACAACGTAATCGCACAAAGGTCTTGTGTCGATAATATTCGTGTTTCAGGCCAGACTTAGATTGTCTTTCGTGCCGCGTTTTTTCTTTGTATTCTCCTAAGAACATAACTATATTTACATTAAGATTATAAAATCTTACGCTAAATAGTATCATAGAGAGGTAAACACATGTCTATTTGCACACTAACAGAAGCAGCACAAGACCAAATCAACGATTTATGCAAGCAGAATGACTGCTTTGCTATCAGTCTAAACATCAAAGGTGGTGGTTGTGCCGGGTTTGAGTATGACTGGGGACTTGTAAAATCTAAAGAAGATATTGATACACAAGATGAAATCATTAGCGCAGGCCAAGGAAATTTAGTAATAGGTATGCATAGTTTGATTTACTTATTTGGTACACAAATAGATTATGTTAAGAGTCTTGTTGGATCGCAGTTTGAAATTAACAATCCTAACACAAGAAGTAGTTGCGGTTGTGGTGTAAGCGTTAATTTTGACGACAGAATACATTCACACTTTATGGAATAACGGAGCATTAGATGGCAAAACAAAATGTTAATATTGGTGTAGAAGGCAACGACGGCACTGGTGATAGTATACGAGAATCGTTTCGTAAAGTTAATGAAAACTTTACAGAACTGTATGCTGTGTTTGGTATCGGCGGACAGATATCCTTAACCGACCTAACAGACACTCCGGATTCGTATGAAGGACAAGAAAATAAGGTTCCTGCTGTCAAAGGTGATGGATCGGGAATTGCATTCCTAGAGCTTGCTTCCGATAATGCATTTGACGGATCTATTGATACTATTGGATTTGATTTTAGTGTAGATGGAAAACTAATAGTTAGACAGCTAGTTTCAAAGGTATCAAACGACCCAGAACCAGTTCTAGGCGGTCCACTTAATGCTGCTACACAACCAATTGCTAATGTTGAAATTTCTCAAGCTGCAATTGATACTTTTAACTCTGTTTATGGTACTGATCTAGGTATCGATGCCCTAGTAATTGACAAAGCATACGGTGACAGAAACTATCAACAGAAAGAAGTGCCAGGTGGCGGTATACGTCTGCTAGACGAACCAGCTACTACAAGTCAATATATTAAGACAGCGACAGGGATCAGCCTCGGTAATCTAAACATTCCTTCTCACGGTCTCAATCAATCATTTAACGGTGCTCCGTTTATTTTCCGTTCTACAGGCACTGATCCATTTGGAGTAACTACAGGCGGAACTGTATACGTAAGAGTACAATCTGAAAACTTAATTTCTCTACATCCTACAGAAGCTGATGCTATTGAAGGTACATCACGAATACTTCTTAGTGGGGGTTCAGGTACTTTCTCTATTACTGATTCAGCTTATGACGAAGATCTAGAAGGTAATTGGTTATCAAACATAGCACTGCCTAGAAAATCTGTTGTACGTAGACAGGGTGATAGCATGGAAGGTGTTCTGCATCTAAGTGATCATCCAGGTGAACTATCAGGTTTTGGATTACCAAACGGTCCAGATGATCTACAGGCAGCTACAAAGCTATATGTTGACAATGCTGCTGCAACCAGCGTAGTTAATATCTATGTTGCTACTAACGGTGATGACAGACAAACAAATACTCCTGTAGGTAAAGAAGGTAGAAATCCTGCATACGCATATAGAACACTAAATGCTGCTGCTCGTAAAGCAGAAGAAGTAATTCTTTCAGCACCATATGAACCTGGTCCATACATGCAGACTATGACCTACAACAATGGGTCAGGTACAGGACGTATTGTAAGCTCAGGCGTTACATCACCTATTGCTGGTAGAAATAATGCAAGAACCCTTATTCTACAAAACAAAGAATTTCTGCAAAAAGAAGTTACAGGGTATATTGATGCAACATTTCCTAATTTTGCAGGTAACTATGATGTAGAAATTTGTCAACGAGATGTTGGTTATATATTAGAATCAGTATCACTTGATGTTTTGTTAGGTAATAATGCTAACTATCTTTCAAGATGGGCTGGTATAAGATATTATTCTAATCCTAGTGCGCAGAAAGCTATTGGCAGTCAAAGAACTGAAACTCTTGCTGCGATGGAATATCTAAGAAACTTAGTTGTTAATTATATTATTAAGAACTTAAATGTACCTACACTATATCAAAATAGAGTAATACAATTTCAAGATAATCTGATTATCGCAGATGCTGCTGCCGATGATGCACTAGATGCAAAGTTCCAAGTTATTATCGATGTTATCAATGACGGAGTTTTAGATGCTCCTTCTGTAGTTGACGGTTCAACAAATTATAAGATAAATGTTGGCAATGGTAACTTTGGTTTCATTGATCAAGCTAACCCTGAAAATACTGATATTATTCCAGGTAAAGTTGTAAGAGGAAAAAGCTCAGGTGCTATTGGACGTATTATTGATTACAAATACGAATCAGGACCTAGAGCAGTTAGTGTATCTGAAACAGATGAAATAGAAGTACAACTTCTAGAACCAACAGAATTCCAAGAAGGTGAAGAGTTAGAGTACGGAAATATTGTAAGAGAAACACAGATTACAATACAGGTTGAAAGCGGTATTTACTACGAAGATTATCCTATACGTGTACCAGCTAACGTTTCTATTAACGGTGATGAATTCAGACGTGTATTGATTCGTCCAAAAAATAGAGTATCTCAGTCAAGATACGCAACTACTTTCTTTTATAGAGACAGAGAGTTTGACGGACTAGTACTAGGTAAATCTTCAATTGAGACAATAGAATCAAATACACTCCCAGATACTAATCGTCCTCAGGGCACGTATACAATAACATCTGATGAGTATTCTACTAATGGATACGGATTAGATGCAGAATTTGAAATTACTATTGACCCTAATGGTATTACTACAGATATCACTGTTGTAAATCCTGGTCGAAGCTGGAGAGTAGGCGACTTAATCACAGTACCTGACAGCGATTTAGGAAATGGTGGCGCTGAAGATTTAATCATTGAAGTTACAAAAGTACCTAATGGTGTTGAATACGTAAACCCACTTACTGGATCAGTTGACGGATACTTTGGTTATCACTATCTAAGAGATCCTAGCAGTCTAAAGAATATTGGTGCTGGTTACAGAAACATAGGTAATTGGGAAACTGCTGCTCTAACATTAATTGATAACAAAGAATTTATTCAAGAACAAGTAGTAGAATTTATCAACGCAACTTATCCTGCGATGGTAGGTAATTACAGTGAAACAAAGAGCAAGAGAGATACCGGCTATATTGTTGATGCTTTAGTAAAAGATTTACGCAATGGCGGTAATGAATTTTCTTTAGAAACACAGGGAGAGTTCTACAGCGGCTCGCTTGGCAGTATCAACCAAGAAGGTTGTATTGCAGGTATGGATTATGTTTATACAATAGCTTCTTACTTACTTGACGGTGTTGCACCTTCAACAATATACGGTGTAGGACTAGATTATCCAGCACCTGATCTATTCAATGGAAGTGCTGATCCTGCAGATTGGGCCAGCGGAGAACTATATCGTGTAGGAAATGTTGTTAGATTTTTTGTAGGTGGAATATATCGTTATTATCAATGTAAATTAGAACATACATCAGGTATTGTATTTAATGCTCCTGAAATTGCTGCTCGTTGGGTAGAAGTTTACGGACCAGCACAAACTGTTGAAAACTTAATTGGTACGATTACATTCGCATTTAATACTGAATACAATCCTCCTTTACACAACAAGGATATGGATGTGTTCTTGATGAATGACGCAACTATTATCCGTAACTGTACAGTACAAGGTCACGGTGGATTTATGGTTGTTCTTGATCCAGAAGGTCAAGTACTAACAAAGTCTCCTTACATACAAACAGGTTCATCGTTCTCGGCTAGTGTGAACAGAAAGTCATTCCGCGGTGGTATGTTTATTGATGCGTTCACCGGCAATAGTGCTATACAGGTTATCGAGCGAGTTGACGGAGATCCGTTTAGACTAAGAATTAGAAGTTTGCCTGATCAAGGCTTGTTTATTCGTAAGCCAGAAACTCCAAGTGCGTTCTATATTGACGGTAGACGTTTCCAGGTTAATGCTTGTACACAGTACGATCCAGACTTTGGTACTGCTGAGCTTATCCTTGATAGAAACTCAAACGATGGATTAGGATTTACTGGTATTACTAGTAGTTTAATTACCGGTTTCAATCTAAATGCTATTGGCGATCTAGAGATTGATGAAGAACAATTTGCTACCGACATTCAAAATATTGTAGACGGTGTAAGTTATGATACAGTATTAGGAACTAACTATAACGCAGTTTCTATAGCATTGAATTATATAGTAGCACACAGCACCGAACTAGCTGACACAGCTATTAAAACTGCTGTCATTGATGCTCTTGGTGTAGGTAAAGACGAAGTTCTTGATCTAGCTGAAGTAATAGCTGACCCAATAGCATCTGCTAATGCAGGTGCCGCCTTTGATGAAATCATTGACATTATAACAAATGGCGAAGGTTCCGCTGCACCTATAGCTTGGACAGATCCCGGTACAAGCGTTAACAGAACTAGAGCAAGACAGTTACTTCAATCTAATAGAACATTTATAGGTTCTACTATTGTATCTTGGATTAACTCTAACTTTGTGGGAGTTACATATGATCAAGTAGCATTTGCTGGACTGGTAAGAAGTATAGTCGATGCACTTAGCTACGATGTACAATACGAAGGAAACTCTGCAACTCTATCTTCAGCAGGTTACTTATTTGTAGACGGTGTAAGCACTATTGCTACTCCATTTAAGAGTATTGCAGCGGCTGCTATAGCACAGTTAGGTTATGTTGCAGGTCAAGTAGCTCAAAATTTGTATCCAGGTCAGACATCAGGTACAGCAGCATCTGCCACAGAAGCAGCAATTTTAGACGATCTTGCAGCAATCATCGAGCTGGTAATTTCTTCTGATACATTAACTGCGCTTCCTGCACCAACACATCCAGACATCTCGTGGACAACCTCAACTCTACAAGATGCTAAAGATGCAATCGATGCTAATACTGCTTTGATTGTAAGACAAGTTGTACAGGATCTACCTACTCCATTAGATGTTACTCTACAGACTGCTGGTAATAGATCCATGCTAGGTAACGACTTTACACAAGTTAATGACCTTGGTTATGGTCTAGTAGTTGTGAACGGTGCTCTATCAGAAATGGTGTCAATGTTTACCTACTACTGCTGGACATCATACTATGCTAAGAATGGTTCAGAGATTCGCTCACTGACAGGTTCAAGCTGTTACGGTGAATACGGGCTAGTAGCTGAAGGTTCAGACCCAAATGAAATTCCAGATGCTGTGTATCTTGTTCAAGATATGGTTCAGCCTGCTAGAACATTTAATGCCGACGTTGTATTATACTTAACAGATCCTGTGGAGTTAACTGAAGGAGAAGAAATTGAACAGCTAGTAACTACTGCAATAGGTACTGTTGCGGTTGACACAAGCCTATCAGGTAGTGGTGGTACAGGTTCTAGAGTGGTTTATCTAAGAAACGTAACAGGAGCATTTAATTCTACTAACGAATTACAGAAAGTTGTTGGTTCAGTACCACTAGGAGCAGGCAGTGTTCCTCTAGATGTAGATTCAACAGGATATTCTAATGCTGTTGAACAGTTGTATCTGCATGCATACGACTTTAAAGATACTCCAAGCAATAGATCAGAGCTTGATATCTATCATCCAGCTAGACCAGCACTTGCTAGATATGAAATTGCAAACGTTCAAGAAGCTGGTCCGGTTGTTGGTTCATATACAGGTATAAATGACATCATACCTGCTGTAACAGTTCAGTCGTCTGGTACAGCAACAGGTGCAATTTTAACCCTATTCAAAACAATAGAATACGGTTATACAGCAGAAATTATAAATCCAGGAGAAGATTATAGCGTAAATGATACTCTTACAGTAGATGGAGATCAATTAGGTGGTATAACTGGTGGAGTAGGTGTTGGCAACGATGCTATAATTACTGTTACTTCAGTAAGTTCAGCAGGTCAAATTACAGGTGTAAGTGTAACAGGTGATATATTTGTTGAAGAATCAACACCTAAGTATAACGGTACTGTATATAAATTAAACTTCTCAACATCAGATGTTCAGTTTAGCACCAACGGTCTACTCAATGCTGTGCCTTGGGGAGTTCTATTTAATTATAGAAGAAATCAAACTCATATTCTTGGTGATCTAGCAAGACCAGATGTACTGTCTATTAGACCTTCAACAGCGGTTATATTTGATGAAGATACTAGTGCTGTTTATAGATCAATTAGCTTCATTTCATCAGACAGTATAGGAAATGATTTACCAGCAGATCAATCGCAGGCAGGCTTTGATGCCAGTTATGATTATATACGATTAATTATTGATTCAGAAAAAGCAGCAGAAACAGCATTAGCAGGCAGTGGTACTACTAAAGGTGGTACTGTGGGTGACGTAATCCTTGCGCTAACACCCACAGTTGATTCTAATGAAATATTTAGACTTAATAATAACCTAAAAACTCCTGAAGCAAATAGACCTATAGGATGGTCAATTAACAGTCTAGCTAGAGCGCCTATACTGTCTTGGGGCGGTAAAAAGTTCTATGTTTATAACTATAGAGGAGTAAACAGCAGTGATGTAGTTGTACCTATTTCTGAGGACAATGCTTACGCCATAGTTGATCTAGAAGAAACAGGTGATGACATCAATCAAACTCCTGTTACAGGACTTTCAACTCCAGTAATTTTAGGATCACAATTAGTTATTTTAAGAGCAGGCCTAGAAGCTGGTTCAACCGGATCTGTTACTGTTAATATTTCAACTTGTCGTGCTACGTCACATGATTTCTTAGACGTTGGTACAGGTGGATTTAACCAGAGTAACTATCCAAACGTTATTTTTGGTCTACCACGTGAAGCCGATCAAGCTAAAGAAGTTGAAGAACGAGGCAAGGGTCGTGTATTCTATGTAAGTACTGACCAGAACGGTATTTTCCGTGTAGGTAGATTCTTTGCAGTAGACCAAGGTACTGGTACAGTTACATTCAGTGCATCACTAGCACTGTCAGATGTTGACGGACTAGGGTTTAAACGTGGTGTTGTTATTACTGAATTCTCAACAGACACTGCAATGACTGATAATGCATCAGATACCGTACCAACAGAAAGTGCTGTGCGTGGATATGTTAATAGACGCTTAGGTTATGATGTTAACGGAAATCCTGTTGCAAACAAACTAGGTCCTGGTGTACTTGCACCAAACGGTGCTGTACCGATGACTGATGATCTAAATGCAGCTGGTAACACTATTACTAACCTAAAAGCTCCTGCATCAAACTCTGACGCAGCAACTAAAGCATACGTTGATGCTACGGGTTCTACAGTTAATGCTACATCGAAGCTAAGAGACATTGAGATTAATCAGTTGGCAGGAAACCAACTGTTAGTTTCAACAGGATACAAGAAAATATTTTTACTTGCATCGACTATAGTTGGTGGTCCTTTCAGTATAGGACAAACAATAAATGGCAGCGTAACAGGTTCAACAGGAACTATTGTTGATACATTTAGTGTATCAGGCTTTGAAGGAACACTGTTAGCTCTAGTATATACACCAACAAGTGGACCTGGATTCTCTATATCAGACTTTGTAACTGTAGTAGGTGGTGCAGAAGGTGAATGTGTAGACGGTCCAGTAGACGAATGGGCCAACGGTGTATGGAGTGGTTCAAGTGACATCGAACTAACAGCAACTAGAGTTTTATCACCTAGTAGATATACTTCACTAAATGCACAGATCAAAGCAGGAACTATTGTTAACGCAGATGTAAGCGGAAGTGCAGCTATTGCGCAGAGTAAATTGAATCTTAACTCTGCAACAACTAGAGCCAATGCTACTGGTATTACACAGAACGATCTAGGTAGTGCAGCATTTGACAGTGCAAACTTTGATGCAACTAATGGATTTATATCTCTAAAGAGTACAGGTGTAACACTAGCTTCTATACAGAATATTGCAACAAAAACTGTTGTAGGTAGAAGTGACACTGGCACAGGAGCTGTAAGCGAAATATCATTTAGCACTATTGTTAATCAAGGCGGCGGCCTCGAAGACAACGACTTTACAACAGAACTAGCAGCAGGTGTTGATGCAGGTCTAGCATTAATTAAAACAGGCGCAGGTGTTTATGGAGTTTCTAATGTAACAAAAACAGGTGAAATTAACTCTATAGTTAAAACTAACTTTAATGGTAGTATACAGGTCAACTCACTGATACTAGGTGGTGACTCAAGTTACGAAGTTCTAGCACTTGATACTACTGAGCTAGTATTTAAAACACCAGCTCAGGGTGTAATTCTAACAGCAGTTGGCGGTAGTGGTGGTGCATCACCTACCTATCCAGACTTAGAAATACCAGGTAACGTTAATATCAGCAGCACAGGTATTAGTCAAAGTGTGCTACAGGCTGCTTCAAACTTTAACAATGAAAAACGTCTCGGAGTAGATTGGATCTATGCATCATTCATTGAAGCTCCTGGTGAAAGAGGAACTGCGTCAACGGGTATTGCTATTGGTGCTAACACAGGTAAGTCTACAGCTGGACAGATCAGTATGGTTGTAGCTGACAGTGGTACAAGTTCTAGCGTTGTACCAATGAAGTTTAGTTCAACAGGTGCTGTTCCTGAAACTGATAATATCTATAACATAGGTAGTGCTACACTAAAGTATGCTAATATCTACGCAACACTATTCAGAGGTACAGCAACTGAATCGTACTACGCTGACTTGGCAGAAAATTACTTAGGTGATATTGATTATGAACCTGGCACAGTACTGGTATTTGGTGGCAATGCAGAAGTTACCACTACAGATATCAAAGGTGATAGACGAGTAGCAGGTGTTGTATCTACGAATCCTGCACACCTAATGAACAGTCAATTAGACGGAAATCACGTAGTTGCATTAGCATTGCAAGGTCGTGTACCCTGCAAAGTTATTGGTCGTGTAAACAAAGGTGACATTTTAGTTGCTGCTGCTATACCAGGCTATGCTATTGTAGACAATGATGCAAGAGTTGGTACTGTGATTGGTAAGGCTCTTGAAAATAAAGAGTCAACTGACAAAGGTACAATTGAAATTGTTGTGGGTAAACATTAATGAAACAAAGTCAAATAGATAAATTAGTCAAAAGCGGGAAAGCCCGGGCTGTGGTGAGTAGAGATTCTCAACCTAGAAAAGTTTTAGTGTCCTCTACAAGAATAAGAGTAGCGTTTTTAAAGGGTAATCAGAATGGCAAAACAAACAATTAATATTGGAACCAGTGCTAACAAAGGCGACGGTGATCCTTTAAGAACTGCGTTTACAAAGATAAACTTAAATTTTTCTGAGCTATATGAGAACATAGGAGGCGGAACAGATACTACCTATATTGCTCCTAATGAAACAGAAACTGTTTTTACAACTATAAACAACGATGTAATTACAGGTAAATTTATTCTTCAGATAATTGCACAGGATCAAACAGTGCAAAGCTGTGAAGTAATAGCAATTAAAAAATTAGATGATACTAATGCTTATGCAAGTGTATTTGGGGTAATTTATACTTCACTAGCACCTATTGCAACTGTAAATGCTATAGTAGATACAGACAGTAAATTAGCAGTCACCGTGGAAAGTCTTGGCCTAGGTCTAAGTGTGAGTGCGCAATCTATACAACAGATTGTACGCTGGGAAGACTAATAAACTATTCGATAAATATGTATATGGGAAGCAAAGATGGCAAATAGATATCCATTAATTATAGACGTTAGCGATGGCAATAAAATAAAAGAATTGCCAGCAGATGATAACCTTTATCTACGAAATAATAGTATAGAGGATGTGCAGGATATTAATGCCCTCGGAACTATCAATGCTGCTGCTATTACTATTGCAGGCAACCCCCTAGTTGCACAAAGTTTTACTGATTTAACTGATGTACCTAACACGTTTTTTCAACAGGGCGGAAAATTTGTAAAGGTAAGAGCTAACGAAACTGGTCTTGAATTTGCTGATCTAGCTAATTTAGGAAATGTTACCGTACAAAACATTTCAGTAAACAGCGGAAGTATTTTTCCTACAGTAGACTTACAGAATCAAGTTGGTAAATCAGACAAACGTTTTTGGAAAATGCATGCAGAAAGTTTCTTAGGAAGTCTAAGAGGGTTTGATGGAACACTAGTCTTTGATGCTGCTACTAATAGAATTCCGTATGCAGCCATATTTGGTGCTCCTACTGCACTGTCAGAATTAACAAATGATACAGGTTTTTTAGACACAGAAGGTGTCAACGAAGCTATAGGCGAAGCACTTTCAGCTGGTAGTTTTAATGTTGATATAGTTGGTAGTATATTTGGTGATGATAGTACACTGTTAGTTGACGGTGTAAATTCTGTACTAAAAACCTATACATTAGAACAGGTTGGTGCTACAGATGGTCAGGCGTTGGTATGGAGTGATTCTAACCAGCGTTGGGAGCCGGGCGCAGCAGCGGGTGGTGGCGTAGATTTAACAGCCTTTAGTGTAGCTGCTGAACCTACAGCATCGGGAAACGGATCTTTAAGCTACAACAATCTATCTGGTGTTTTTACTTATACTCCGCCCGACCTTACAAATTTTGGAAATATAGTTGCAGACAGTATTACCGCAGACAGCTTAGAATTTACAGGTGTTGGTGTAGTTACTATTGAATCAGGTAGTAATTTAGTTCTTAATGCAGCCAACGGTGCAGGAAACATTGTTGCCAGCAGCAGTAGAATTACTAACCTAGCTGATCCTATTGGACTTCAAGATGCAGCAACTAAGTCTTATGTTGATGCTGTGTTCTTAGGAGGCGGCGTTGCTTTCTATGAAGGCGATATGAAAGGTTCAGTATTTTCAGATGACTCAAGTCTTGTTATTGACGGTATTAGTAAACAGTTATATATCAACAAAATTACATACGGTGACGAGTCAGTAGTAAATTATCAAGATAATACTACATGCCCTCCAGGCGTAGACACTGTTATCTATACCAGCACAGGACAATATCAACACGCTATTAAACTGTTTGTTATAGTAGAAGGAAACCAAGGCGATGTTACTTGGGAAACTCAGGCCTGTGATATAGTGGCAGTGAGAGGATATACCAATGATATTGTGAGTGTTTCAGTATACGGATTAACCTATTCAAGTACTACACCGTTAGCTACCTTCGATGGGCAATGGAATGCAACAACTAATAGAATAGAAATAATCTGTCAACCCACAGATGTAGCTGAAAGCGTATACGTTAGTGTACATGCACTTGAACTAAAATCAAATGATTAAGGAATAAAAAATGGCATTAAAAAGATTTGAGACACAAGACGGTGTTAAGATTGAAGTTTCTGATGGTATTGTAGACGAAAACGGAGATCCAATATTTGGAAGCGGTGTTGTAGAACGTAGCATATCTTTTCCAATGGGTGCTACAGGTGATACCCGAGGTACTATTGCTCTAACACCAGACGACGCAACTTACATTTGTACGGCAGACTATGAAAATCTTACACCACAATATCAAGGCAACTATAGTGTAGTAAACAGCGAAGCCTATGATATTAATCAAAGTGGCGGTGTATATAATATGATCACTGTAGATGCCACTGGAAATACTGATCTATTGTTTATTATATCCAACGGATCGTATGCTAACAGCGATTGGACTATAGATGCCGGCGTAGCCTATGGGGGTGTACAGACCTGTGACCTCGTTCAAACTAACGGCAATTTAATATATTTCAGTTGGCCACATCGCACAGGTGTTGATCCAACTACTATTGCTCAGGACGATCCTGCAACTGTTACCTACAACGGCACTATAACCCAACAGCCAATTTGGACAAAACTGATCAATATAAGCCAAGGCGGAGCTGATAATGGCGGCGATGGTGAAATAAGTTGGAGTTCAGAAGGCGATTTAACTATTGAAACTCTTCGTCCAGCAGGTTACACAGGCGATTGTGATCTTAACTTGTCCGCCGCGGATGATGTGTTTATTACTGCTAACGGTGACGACGTTGGCATTACTGCGTTTAATGTTGTTAACATTAATACTGATGATGGCAGTCATACTTGGACATTCAATCAAAACGGTAATCTAACATTACCAAATGGCGGTGACATCCTTGACAGCAACGGTGTTTCAGTGTTAAGTGGTCTAGATGCTAATATTTGGGTACAGACATTTGTGTCCAACACTCCTACAGAAGATTTTCCACAAATCGCAACCAGCGTAGAATATGACAGTGACGGCAATGTTATTGCTTTGTTCAGTCATTTTCAGCCTAATGGTGCTCAACCTGACAGCAGATATTACTCAGTGGGCAAGTACTCTGCCACTGGCACTAAATTATGGACAGCAAAATTCGCTGACGACCTTGAAACAGACGGCTGGGGCTTGGCCGTAGACAATGCGGATGGTTGGATTTATGTCGCTGGACAAACTGGCGGAGACGTTTACACCTATGACGTATCCACCTTGACTAAAATTGACAGCAGTGACGGTAGCGTAGCGTGGAGCAAAATTTATGACTTTGGCTTTGCCAGTTCAAGTGCTGTAGTTGATGTAGACTCCACTGGTAATCCTGTTATGGTTGGATGGGCTGACAACGCCGATAACGAAGGTTATCTAACCGTTACTAAGATTGACAAAACCAACGGTAACGTTACATGGACAAGAAAATTAGACGGGCAGACTAACGAACAGGCCTATGGTATGGCGGTAGGTCCTGCTGGTGAGATAGTGGCTGTTGGTACTGTGGATAATCTTAATTATCCAGAACCATATCGCACGATTGTTACGCTAACTGCTACTCCTGCCAGCGATCCAGACTGGACTACCGATATACTAGGTAATACTCAGGGAGGTTTAACTTATGATGTTACCTTTGCTGGCGGCGTTCCTACATTTAGCAACATTGTTGATACAGATGGCAATCGCTACGAGGGCGACTTGCTTGTTACCTTTAATGCTAGTCAGTTAGGCCCTACGGGCTCCACTAACATGGAAGTTAGAGTAGGAACAACTACTGGCGAAGACATGTCTGACCGTATGGTAGTGGTCAAGTATGCCAGTGACGGTACTATTGCCTGGCAAAAAGCCATACAGTTTGACGCGGACTATAACTGCTCAGGAGCAGATGCTGACATTGACAGTAATGGCAATATTTATATTTGCGGACAATTTAACATTGACGGTGGTGGCGGTGACACTGGTATAGCTTTGGTTAAATTTAACAGCAGTGGTGTTAAACAATGGAGTCGTCGTGTAGTAGGCAACTGTATTTCTACCGCTACCAGTATAGTGGTTGGACCCGATGACAAACTTTATATATCAGGTGTTAATGGTGATGATGTTGATTCAACGTTTACTTGGGTAGTGGCCAAATACAGTCTTGATGGCCTAGTAGAATGGCAACGATTTATTGAAAACACTGATAGTTGGACATTTGCTGGTACGTTGTTTGGCCCAGAAGGAGGCGGTAGTAACATAGCGGTTAGACAGGGTTATGTGGCACTAGCTGGTGGATTTGGTAGTTTTGACCAGCAGTCTTATGCCGCTGTGCTACAAATTTCAGACACGGGCAATGTATTCGCAGTGGGCCCTTGGAGTGTTACAGCCGCAAACCTCAGCGGCACACTTAACGGCACAGCCAGTGATATTGGAGTAGTCAACGCCGATCTAACTGACTCAGACAATGTGTTAACTGTCGAACCAGACTCAGTTACTATTGGAACAGAAGTTGGCGCCTTCCTCATAGGTACTGTGTACACAGCACCGGGTGGTGACAACAGTTTGGTCAACGGTGTGCATTCCGTTGTTTTAGGCAATACGGGCACAGTGACATTGCCAGCAGGTGGTACTATCACAGAAGGGTATGTTACCAGCAATCCTACAATTCAACTTACTCCAGCAAGCCCAGATGTTGCCAGTCAGAAGTTGGTGATCAAAGGTGGCGGAGCCTATACTTATACAGACAACGGTATAAGCATAAATTACAATAATAACACCGCTATAGTTGGTGATACTCTCACTTTCTATGTTAATTCAAACACCTACGCTGATCAAACGCTCTATTGGTGGATCCACCCATCGGGTGCTAACATATCGGATCCAGGATCAGGCACAGTGGCTCTTAATGAGTTTGGCTATGGTAGTTTTAGTTTTGATCTAGACAGTGATGACAATGAATTTACTGTGCGTGTATCACCTGAGGACAATAACTACGATCCTGCGAGTTTAGGTGTTGAAACAGGCTTAATTAACCCCGACGCACCTACTTTTGATAGTGAGCATCACTTACATTTGACTACAGGCAACTTGGCTGAGACCAGTATCTTCTTAGGCACTGATGATCACAATGTTCGCACAACAGTCAATGGTGGTATTGAAATAAACACATTTCTATATCCAAGCGGCGGTGGTAGCGGCAAGTGGACATTTAGCGAGAACGGTGATTTAACATTCCCAGATGATACCGTTCAAACTACAGCATATATCCCAGGCGATATTCAAAGCGAAAATGATATCAGTGTCCGCATCAACCTTACAGATAGCACACAGCGAGTTTGGCGTTTTGGTGAGGATGGTGACTTAACATTCCCAGATGCTACAGTTCAGACCACAGCGTCCATACAAGGCGAGCAGATATTTACACTTGACACTGGTGCTATTGACTATGCTCCAACAACAGTAGATTTTAATCTATTGTTTGTTACACCGGCAATAGGGTATTCAGGAACCGATCCTACTTCAGTTACGCTACCGGCCGGTGTACCTGGACAACGTTTGGTTATTTTCAACGGTTATAACCTTGCTACCCTTACAGTAAATCCTGGACTGCTTGGCAGAGATATTTCAAGTGGCGTTGTGGCAGAGTTTATCTACTCCGGTTTTGACGGGTTATGGATACCGCTATATGGAACAAATAGTCCAACCTAAATTTGAACATGAGTACATTAATATTTACAGACGGCGCTTGGCAAGCAGATAACGGATCGTGGGATTAAATAAAGGTAAAAAAAGATGAGTGATACTAAAGAATACATTGTAAGTTTAAATAGAGGCGTTGACTATGATTCTTTTTGGAATCAAATAGAAAACGAATCAACAGAAGACGGATTTGTTCCTTCACGCAGAGTAGACATAGTTAATAATAGAGATGCTAGTTTAAGACTCTGTCATTATGCTCTAACAGATGCTGAAGCTGAACAGCTACGCAATGATCCTAGAGTCTATGACGTTGAAATTCCACCTGAACAGCGTGATGACATTATTATGAAACGTCGTGCTGTACAAACATCTGATTTTACAAAAACTACAAGTGATTCTGGTTCATATGTTAACTGGGGCTTACGTAGAATTATAGAAAATAATAATCCTTATGGTGCTCTTAATACTGTTAGCGGCGGATATAATTACACACTGGATGGTACCGGAGTTGATGTTGTAATTCAAGACAGTGGTATACAGGCTGATCATCCTGAATTTCAAGATAGCAATGGTACTAGTAGAGTACAAGAAATAGATTGGTTCACAGCTAGCGGTGTGTTAGGATCTATGCCTAGTGGACACTATACAGACTATGATGGCCACGGAACACACGTTGCAGGAATATCCGCAGGAAAAAACTACGGCTGGGCGAAGAATGCAAGAATATATTCAATAAAGGTAGCAGGACTTGAAGGTGCTAGTGATCCAAATAATGGAATATCGGTTGCTGATTGCTTTGACGTTATTAAACAATGGCATGCAAATAAACCTATAGATTCAACTACAGGATTCAAGAGACCTACTATTGTTAACATGAGTTGGGGATATTACGCTGTATATTCTACTGTTACAAGCATCAACTATAGGGGTACAACGTACTCGGATGTTGCAATAGACACAGGAGCAGAACGTTGGGCATTAGGATTACCTCCGCTAACTGACGGCGCCTTTTTTTACACTAATACAAGAATTTCAAGTGTAGACGTTGACATACAAGAATTAATAGATGCGGGAGTACATGTTGTTATTGCAGCAGGTAATCAGTATCATAAAATAGATGTAGCTAGCGGTGTTGATTATAACAATTATGCTGTTACAAATACAGGAACAAAATATTATCATAGAGGTTCTAGCCCATTTGATGATGAAGCAATCAAAGTAGGAAATGTTGACAGTGCCGTAGACGGTGGCGGCCTTGAACAAAAAGCTGCATCTAGCGAAACTGGACCTGGCGTAGATATATATGCGCCTGGTACTGATATCATGAGTTCCACCAGTAATACAAATATACACAACGGTCAAGGCTATTTTGCAGACGGGGATTTTAAACAGTGTAATATAAGTGGGACTAGCATGAGTGCTCCACAAGTTGTAGGAGTTGGAGCACTTTATCTGCAATTAAATCCACATCTAACTCCTAGTCAATTAAAAACATGGTTACAGTCTCAGGCTAGAACAAATAAACTACTGTCAACAGGCCTAAACAATGACTATACTAACGTTAGAAGTTTATTAGGATCTGCTAATTATTTCCTATATAATCCATTTAACAGTGCAATACAGTTAAGAATAATTGGAAGCTAAATATAGTAGACGGAGAAAATAATGGCACTTCAGCTTATTAATATAGGATTTGCGGCTAACGACGGAACCGGAGACGATCTTCGAGAAGCGTTTATCAAAGTAAACAATAACTTTGAAGAACTAGATCTTCGCGACTACGAAGAAACTTCAGCTGTAAACCTAGGAGCACAGGGCGAAGGTATATTTGCAAATATTGTAAACTATCAACTTCAGTTTAAAAAACTAATAGCTGGCAATGATGTAACACTAACAGCAACAGATCAAAATATCACAATTGACGCAAACGGCGGCGTTAAGATTGTAACGGTTAATACTGATTTAGGTTCCCCCATTGAACTAACTGAAGATGCTGTGCTTAATGTATTTGGTGGTACAGATATTACTACTAGAGTAGTAGGAAATAACTTAGTAATTGATTATACAGGCCTATCAGAACTATCTGGTGATACTAGTCCGCAGCTTGGCGGTATTTTAGACGGGCAGGGTTTTGATTTAACAAACATAGGCGACATAGATGCTGCACAAATATCGGGATCATTTGTTGGAAATCTTACTGGTTTAGTGCATGGCGTTGACATACGTACAATAGCCCAGTATTTTACAAACTATTGGGATCTTGGTACTATTGATGGTACCTATAACAACGTAATAGATTGGTTAATTTCAGACGCTAACTTTGATTTTGGAACTATCACTGCTCCTTCTTTACGCAATATTGACGCTGGATCTTTATAAGTTCTTTTCCGATAAATACTGCAAAGGATGATTTAAATGGCAGATTTATCACTGTGGAATATTCCAAATGGCTATCAGATAGGTATCTTAACAGAAAGAAATCCTATCAACATCGCATTGCCTGTAGCTAACGGGTATTCAAACATTGAACTTGAAATAATTAGCGGAAGTCTTCCTACCGGTACAAGAATTCAAGACATAAACATAGTAGGCACTCCATTTGAAGTTGCTATTGATACTGTATATACCGTCGTTATTAGAGCACATTGGGAAGGTCACTATGATGACAGAACCCTCAAATTTATTATTACAGGAGCAGACGAACCGCAGTGGCTAACTGCTTCTGGACTTCTACCTGTAGGCGGAACCAACACTTATTTTATATTAGATAACGAAATTATTGATTTTCAATTATTAGCTACAGATAACGATTTACCTGCTGGTGACGAACTAGAATACTTTATTGCAGACGGAGATGGAAATTTACCTCCAGGCATTTCTCTAACTAGAGATGGTAGATTAGTAGGAACTGTAGATCCTATATTAAGTTTAGATAAAAGATTCCAAGGCGGACAGTATGATACAATGCCTTATGGAGACTTTCCGTTTGACTATGCTGTTCTGTCAGGTAATGGCTACGGAAGTTTTTATTATGATACACAAACATTTGACTTTTTCGAAGCAACACAGAGCTTAAGAAAACTTAATAGATATTTTCCGTTTGCGGTTACTGTTACAGACGGTGACACTTTCAAACGAAGAGAATTTAAAATATATGTTGTTGGAGATGATTTTCTAAGAGCAGACAACACCGTGATGAGATCGAGTACTGGTGTATTCACCGCTGATACTACTCATGTTAGAACTCCAGTATGGATAACTCCAAGAGATCTAGGCTATAAGAGAGCAAACAATTATGTAACTCTATATCTAGATATAATTGATAACGATACACTAACTGGTGCAGTTGTATATACACTAGAAGACGTTAACGATGACGGTACAGTATCTGAACTTCCTCCTGGTTTAAGTTTAGACAGTGTCTCTGGTGAAATAACAGGACGCATTCCTTATCAACCTGCTATAACTCAAAATTATAGATTTACAGTAAGAGCAACTAGATTTGAAGGAGCATTAGAAAGTGCTACAATCTTTGCTAACTTTTATGAAGACACCATGTTGGGTAAGAACGTCTTCAAAGTTTATAAGTTAGATCTTACTGGTAGTACAGATGATGTACTTGATCTACAAGAACTTCGTGGTAGAAAAATTCTTCTAAATAGTAGAGAATACACTGTAACTAATATTGATAATAGAGACCCCGAGTTTGATTTAATATATGTAGACGACACAATTGGTCCAAATATATCTTTAATAATGAGTCGAACTGCTATTATAGGACAGGATCACATCTATGTGAACAGGTTGGGAGAACAAGAACTTAACAAATACCAGGGAAGAGAATTTAGATTCAGTGACACTGAAGTTTATGCAGTGCAGGATATTTTACCTTATATTGAATATGAAATTACACAGACTACTCCTGCAAACGATCCCATAAGACCTAGAGCTGTTCCAAGAACTATTGATCTTTATGAAAATTATTTTGCTAATGATCTTGCAATTTATACTGCAGAATCAGGAGGCGATGGAAAAATTTATCGTTGTACAGTAGCACATAATATACAGCCTCAAACAAATATTGACGGCAATATTATAACAGACGAAGATGGAAATCCTCAAATTATTTTTGAAAGTTCAAAATGGACAGAAGTAGCTGAGACCATTAGCGATCTAACGTCAGAGGATGTGTTAGATGCTACCAAACAAGCCCTGGAAGCAGAATTTGGTGGTACAGCATATATTGAAGTAATAAACGAAAACAAATGGAGAATAAAACTTCTTAGTACGTCTATAACAAGAATTATTTCTACCGTAAGAGATTTCTTTGCACTTGATAGCAGTAGTACACAAATACAGGTAAGATTACTGCGTGACAACGAACATAGAATAAGTTTTACTACCAGTCTATCTAGGCAGTTAAATGCTGGTAGAAATATTGGTATCGCTTTATTTAAAAATGACTTTTTCTCTAAAAGTATTGTTCTTACTAGTACAGATGAAACTGTTATACCAAGTAAAGCAAAAACATTTGAATTAAATGTTATAGGGGAAATTGATTCTAAAATTTCTTGGATTACAGAATCTTATCTAGGAAAAATAAATGCAAACTTTACCAGCACTCTTAAAGTACAAGCAACAACTACTGTTCCTGACACTAAGATGTTGTATTTCTTAGTAGATGGAAGACTTCCTTTTGGAATGAGATTAAATTATTATGGAGAAATTGTAGGAACTGCACGTCAGTTTCCCGAAAATGGTAATCCTGGTTTGACTACATTTGATTCTAAATCTACAACTTGGGACGGTTCATTTCCTGGAATAACTTCGTTTGACAGACAATATAGATTTACTGTCGAGGCTAGAGACAGATTTAATCTAGTAGCAGTTCGTAGAGAATTTGTGCTCGATGTAGAAGATTTAGATAATACGTTATATACTGACATATATGCTACTCCGTATATGAAACAAAATCATAGAGATGTTTATAGAAACTTTATTTCAACACCAGAGATATTTACAACAGAAAATATATACAGACCAGACGATCCAGCATTTGGCATACAGAAGAAAATGAAAATGTTAGTATACGCAGGTATTGAGGCTAAACAGGTTCAACATTTTGTAGCTGCATCGGCTAAAAATCATAAGAAAAAGAGATATGCTCTTGGTGAAATTAAAAAAGCTATTGCTAGAGAACCAGGCACATTAGACACTGTGTACGAAGTTATATATGTTGAGGTTATAGATAGAGCTAAACCTAAAAAAGGAAAAACTCAAAAAGATTTTACTATTAACACAACAAATCGTTTAACTGTTGATAGTTTGCTGTATCCTGCTGTTGATGACTCGACATCAACAAACTTGGGTTACAACCAATTGCCAATATATGCTAGAAACACTATCAGTTTCTTGTTTCCTACTGATGACAGAATTATAATTAATACTAGAGACGGTGATGTTGTACTTGATGTTGATAACAATGATTTCTTTGTTGAACTGGTTAACACAAACGAAGTACAGGTTATTTTACAGGTAGGCGACAGCGAACCAATGCGTAGAAGACCAGTATACGCTAATACAGTAAAAGCAGACAGTGATGCAGTTAAAGTATCGGACGGTAACGATAGAAAAAGATATATATCTAGCATAGATAATATGCGTAGAAATATTAAAGAAATTGGAAAAAATGAAAGAAATTACTTGCCGCTTTGGATGCGAACTCCGCAAGCAGGCTTCCAAGAACTAGACTATGTTAGTGCTATTCCAATAGTGTACTGTAAACCGGGTCTAGGAGACGAAATACTTCTAAACATTAAAAATAATGGGTTTGATTTCAAAGATTTAGATTTTGAAATAGATAGATACATAGTACAAAGAACTGAGGGCAATAGCCAGGAACAGTACATACTGTTCGCAAATTATCAGTTCAACGTATAAGAAAAATAAATATATAAAAGAGGATTAAAAATGGCCAGCAATATTACAAGCGATACAATTGACGCAACATATCCGGTAGCAGGTGTTGATAACGATACACAGGGTTTTCGTGACAATTTTGGTATCATAAAGCAGAACTTTCAGTATGCAGCTACTGAAATTACAGACCTTCAGAATAATGCTGCTAGATTAGATTCTAGCAGTAATTTCCAAGGATCACACATTATTGATGCACAGTTTGAAACCTGTACAGAATCTTTTATTGCAAAGGGTAATTTTGCAAGCGGTAGTGAAATTAGTTTTACAGAAGGAAGATACCAAACTATTGGATTATCTCTCCCTGCAGAAACGCCCAGTGCTACTTTCCAATTATCTAATTGGCCATCCACTGAAGATGAAAATCGTTTAGCTAAAATTACTGTAGAAATAAAACTAGCAACTGCTGGAGACAGTAAGACTGTTGAATTTACTTCAGAGGGCGGCGGCACTATAAAGAAAAATAGTTCTTGGCCAGGCACTGTTACTATAGGATCTATTAATCCTACTATTTTTGAGTTTTGGTCCTATGACGGCGGCGAAACAGTATACGCCGAATACAAGGGTCTCTTTAGCTAATATGATACATCCGTTGGTTAACAATCTCAGTGAGTTTACTGATTCGCAGTTAGAAGATAAAGCTCAAGAGCTCCAGCGGAAGTATTTCAAAACAAACAATCCTCAACTGCAAGTCCAAATAGCAAATATTTTGGACATATATAAAGACGAACTAAACACTAGAAGATCCATCGCTGCTCAAAAGCAGAGAGAACAAATGGACTCAAACGGAAAAGATCTTGACAGTTTAATAAATGTAAGTTAAACTGTTAGCATGTTAATGAAAACTGATAATTTAGGTATACCCAGATTCTCTAATCGCGACTTAATTGATATGATCTATAGCGGACATATTGATAAATGTCACGTGGTTCTCTGCGAGCCCAGTGACGAAATTGATAAGTTTAACTCTGCTATGAAAGAGCAGGGACTTCCTGAACTTACCAAATATATTCCACTAGACGTTGACAAGGCACAATTTGACGAGGCTTTACGTTCAGAATGGTTTATGCCGGATGGATATAAGAACGTAGACGTTTATAACTACGTTAGCAGTAAATGTAAAACAGATAAAGAACTGATTCGAGCTCTAGAAGAATTAGAAGAATTTGAAAAACGTGGACTACTTGATCTACTGCGCTATATGATTTATCTTGTAGATTTTATGCGCGAAAACAAAATAGTTTGGGGTGTGGGTAGAGGTTCAAGCGTAGCAAGTTATGTGCTATACCTCATAGGAGTACACAGGGTAAATAGTATTAACTATAATCTAGACTGGCGTGAATTTTTACGCTAAACAAGGAGAAGTGTATGTTAAAAAGAATAGCAGCAGGTATTTTAGCCTTAAGTTTAATAGTGCCTAGCGTAGCACTAGCAGACGGACGACATCATAATAGGCATCAACAACACCGCCATCATCATCATTATCATAACAGCCATAATTGGGTAGCACCGCTAGTGGGCGGCCTAGTTATTGGAGGGATAATTGCAAATCAAAATCGCAGTTATTACTATACTCCTCCACCGCCAGTTTACTATCAGCCTCAGCCAAGGTATGATTATTCGTATCCAGTACAATGTGTAGAACGTTGGATTACAGAATATGACGGTTGGGGTAATAGATATCAAACCTTAATTAGAGAATGCTATTAAGAGATAAGTACGTATATATTAGGAGAACAATATGTCTAAAATGCAAGTAGGGCGTAAACAGTATCACTCAATGAGAGGTCTCCCTGTTGACATGGAACTGTTACGTAAAAAGAATGAATTAACACCCGCCGTAGGCAACGCTAGGGTCAATGCTCGAGGCGACGAACTAGGCCCAGGTGGAAAGATTATTAAAAAGCGTGAAGAGATAATTAAAGAATTTTATAATCAACACCCTAAGACAGCAAAAGAAGGTTCGGGAGTTTTTAAAGAATCTAAGATTGCTAAAGAAGATCTAGCGCCGAACGAAGCAGAAATGTTAGAAGACGACGAATGGATCGAAGATGAAAATGGAAACTTTGTAAGAAAAGGTCAGTAATGTCAATTTCAACATCTGTTGCAAAAGGCCGAGTAAGAGCTTTACATAATAGAGTTCTTGTTTCAGAAATGCATTTTGGTGAACAAAAGACTGCTAGTGGTCTTATCATTAAAAGTGACGACGGCACTACTCGAGGAATATATCCTCGATGGGCTAAGGTACATAATAAAGGTCCTGAAAACAAAGACGACTATGAAATAGGTGACTGGATTCTTATAGAACACGGTCGATGGACTAGAAGTTTTAATGTTGACGAAGGTGAAGGCAATGTAGAACTTCGCATGGTTGACCCTGATTGTGTATTAATGTACAGTAAGGAAAAGCCAGAAGGCGTACAAATAGGTAATGAATATTCAAATGGTCAAGGTACTGACATTAGACCAGAAGATTTTATGCGATAAGAGGCAAAATTGACAAATCCATTTAAAGATCAAGAACGATTTATGCAGGCCTGTGATCAAAGCACAGACTTTTTTAACACACCCCAATACAGTATGTACCAAAAGTTAATTGTTGAGGAGTTCTGGGAATTTCAAGATGCAGTTAAAGCCAACAACAAAGTTGAACAACTAGATGCACTAGTTGATATACTTGTTGTTACTATTGGTGCTATCCACAGCATGGGAGCTGACGGAGAAGGTGCTTGGAACGAAGTTATGAGAACTAACTTTGCTAAAATTGATCCTACTACTGGTAAGGTGCGCAAGCGCGAAGACGGTAAGGTTCTTAAGCCAGAAGGTTGGGTTCCACCGGCATTGGATTCATTTGTAACTAAAGAACAAGATATAGTCGGTCATCCAGTTTAATAAAACACTTGACTCCTTAGATATAATCTGCTATACTGTGATTATACTAAGGAGTTTTCTTTTATGCGAATACCCACACCACAAAGCAGTGGAATAGGTACCAGTGGCGCAACCGGTATTGCGTTAATGATTCTACATATTACCGATTATCTTACAGGTTGGGGCTGGCCCATTCTGTATGTCTTTTTAATACTAGCAGGCATTGGACAGGAAAATAGGAAACAATAAAATGGCCACACACGCAATGATTGATTTGGAAACACTTGATACTTGCCCTCAGTGTACAATTCTAACACTAGGAGCAGTTAAGTTTAATCCTAACAGTAAGTCAGAACCCTACAGTGAATTTTATGTAAAGTTTGATATAGACGAACAAGATCGCCTTGGTAGGACAGTGTCAGATGCTACAGTTGAATGGTGGGGTAAACAAGACCCTGCTATTCAGGAAGAAGCGTTTGATACAGAGAATAGATTACCAGTAGGTGATATTCTAACAGAACTAAACAAATGGCTAGTTGGTGTTGACGTTATTTGGGGTCACGGATACGGATTTGATATCACTATCCTTGAAGACCTTTATCGCAATGTTAAACGCCCAATCCCTTGGCAGTTTTGGCAAGTCAAGGACAGCCGCACACTATTTGGTTGTTTATCTGAAGATCCTAGAAAGAGTATGCAGAGCGATCTTCACAACGCACTTGCTGATGCTTACTATCAAGCTAAGGCAGTACAAATTGCTTACGAAAAGCTAGGGATAACAAGATGATTACTAACATAACTGGTAGTGAATATATACAAGTATCAGGCGGTGGGTCGACGCCACCGTTCATCAGTACAAGTGCAATAGGTGCTGGTATGATGCGTTGGAACCCTAATATGAACTGTATAGAAGTTAGTGACGGAGTATCTTGGAAGCAGATAGTGCCGTCATACCCTGCTATTGATCTTACGCCAGATGTTAAAAATTTATTAGAATGGGCTAGAGCACAGCGTACTATGTATATGCGTAGGCTTGAGGCTGCACAAAAGAATCCAGCATTGCTGAAAGCACTAGAAGCCATTAAGCGGGCAGAAGAAAACTTCGAGTTGCTAGACTCTATTTCTAAAGACTACAAAGAAGAGATATTATGATACACATAAAAAAAACATTAGACAATGTTTCAGAAGAAGCAATACAAGAGTTTCTTAATAAAGGTGGAGTAATTCAAAAAATTCCATACGGAAAAAGATCGGAAGAGGCTGTGCTTTCTAGTACTAGCTTTTATGGTAAGCGTAAGAAGCAACCACCTGCTAAGGAAAATGATGAATCCGCTAGCTAAAGAAATAATCAATGACAAATACAAAGCTAGATATTATAATCTAGCTAAGGCTATTAGAAACTTATATTTGAGGTTAAAATCATGAAAGAATTATGGGTAGAAAAGTATCGCCCTAAGACTGTAGATGGTTATGTCTTTAGAGATGATGCACAAAAGAAACAAGTAATGCAGTGGATCAAAGATCAAACGATCCCGCACTTACTGTTTAGTGGAAATGCTGGTATTGGTAAGACTACGCTGGCACGTATTCTTTTTAATGAGCTAGACATTAACGATCTAGACATTATGGAGATTAACGCAAGCCGCGAAAACAATGCAGACACTATTCGTGACAAGATCACTAACTTTGTTCAGATGATTCCTTTTGGTCCGTTTAAGGTTGTGCTATTAGACGAAGCAGACTATCTTACTCCCAATGCTCAGGCTATCCTGCGTGGCGTTATGGAAGAGTATCACACTACAGCAAGATTTGTACTAACCTGTAACTACCCAAATAGAATCATTCCTGCTATTCACAGTCGCTGTCAGGGCTTTCATATTGCTAAAGTAGATCAAACAGAATTTACTGCTAGGGTTGCAGAAATTCTCATAACTGAATCAGTTGAAATGGATATAGATACCCTTGACACTTATGTTAAAGCATCGTATCCAGATCTTCGCAAATGCATTAATATGGTGCAAATGAACAGTCAGGATGGTGTACTGATCAAACCGCACGAAGGTGACAGTGGTACAGCAGATTGGAAAATCAACATGGTTGAGCTGTTTAAAGCAGGCAAAATCCTTGAAGCACGTAAACTACTGTGTGGCAGTGTTCGCCCAGAAGAAATGGAAGAAATCTATCGTTGGCTCTATGACAACATTGAGCTGTTCGGTGATGAAGAAAGACAGCATAGCGCAATACTTGTTATCAAACAGGGATTAGTGGATCATACGCTTGTAGTTGATCCAGAGATTAATTTGTCAGCAACACTGATTAGGTTAGCAAGACTATGACATATCTAGTAACTGAAAACTGTATTAAATGCAAGCATATGGACTGTGTAACAGTCTGCCCTGTTGACTGTTTCTATGAAGGTGAAAACTTCCTAGTGATTAATCCAGATGAGTGCATTGATTGCGGTGTATGTCAACCAGAATGTCCTATAGATGCTATCCACCCTGAAGCTGCTGTTGAAGATGTAGATCGTTGGATGGAAATCAATAAAAAGTATAGTAAACTGTGGCCAAACATAACCAAACGAAGAGAGTTTGATGTTCCTAAGGATGCAGAAGAATGGAACGGAGTTCCTAATAAATTTGTAGAACACTTTTCTACGAAGCCAGGAAAGGGAGACTAATGATTAGAGCTATTATGGCCTGTGACGATGCAGGTGGTATCAGTAATTCAGGAACACTTCCTTGGCCTCACAATTCAAAAGATTTAAAATGGTTTAAAGAAAATACTAAAGGCCATGTAGTCGTTATGGGATCTACTACATGGATTGATCCTCACATGCCACGCCCATTACCTCTAAGGACTAATGTCTTAGTTACTAATAATAAAGATTCGTATCCTGGAGCAGATGAATACATCTTAGGAAATCTAGTAAACGAATTATTAAAACTAAAGGAAAAATATCCTGGTCAATTTGTTTGGATTATTGGTGGAGCAAAAGTTGTTGAACAATGCTTGGGTGTTATTGACGAGTTTTATCTTAGTAAAATACCAGGTGTTTATAACTGCGACACTTTCTTACCAAATAGAAAAATTGATACCTTATTCAAAGTTGACTGGGAAGAAGTTCATGAAGATGTTACCTTTCAGATATTAAAGAAGAGAAAATGAAACAGTACATTGATGCACTAAAATTTATTTTAGAAAATGGCAAAGATAGAGATGACCGAACTGGTGTAGGTACACGGGGAGTATTTGGTTATCAAATGCGGTTTGACCTGCGTGAGAGCTTTCCTGCGGTTACAACAAAGAAGCTGGCTTGGAAAAGTGTAGTTTCGGAACTGCTATGGATGCTTGAAGGAAGTTCAGATGAGAGACGTCTAGCTGAAATACACTATGGAAAGAACCGTGAAGAACTTGTAGGAAAAACAACTATTTGGACTGCTAATGCTGACAAGCAGGCTAAAGATTTAGGTTACACTAATACTGATATAGAAAAAGATCTAGGACCAGTATATGGACACCAATGGCGTAGTTGGGATGCACAAATTGGATATGTTGACCAGATAGCTGAAGTTCTCGAAAACATGTATTACAATCCTAACAGTCGCAGGCACATTGTAAGTGCATGGAACGCTGATAAGGTTAATGTTATGGCGTTGCCTCCGTGTCATACATTATTTCAGTTTCATATTCAAGACGGCGAACTAAGCTGTCAACTGTATCAGCGTAGTGCTGATATGTTCTTAGGTGTTCCGTTTAACATTGCATCTTATAGTCTACTAACTCATATGATGGCGCAGTTATTAAATCTAAAGGTAGGCGATTTTGTATGGACTGGCGGAGACTGTCATATCTATCAAAATCATTTTGAGCAGGTTAAGTTGCAAATAACAAGAGAACCTGCGTCTGGGCCTACTTTAGAAATGCCTAAGTTTAAAGATCTTGAAGAATTAGTAAAGACAAAACCCGAACAGTATAAACTAATTAACTATTTTCCTATGGACAGTATTACTGCACCTATGGCTGTATGACCTATAATATACTTGATGAGCGTTGGTACGAAAAATATGCATGGCTCCCTGTGCGCAGTACATGGAGCAAAAAACTAATTTGGTTAAACATGTATCACGCATATGAATATCAGTATATGAAAAAAGATAAGATTTTTAAGAATAGATTTATCTATACTAAAAATGAATACATAATGATGATCTTAAACAATCGGTATGAAGAATAAAAAACCTGATCAAGTAGCAGATCATCCTAATATAATGCCTTATCCTACAAATGTAGGAGCACCAAAGTTTGAACCTTTGCCTATTGCTACTATAAAGGATAAGGCTAAAAATATTGCTCGCTATCACGCTAATGAAAAATTAGAAGAATTAAATGAGCAATATCAGTTAGTATTAAAACAAGCAGAACTAATACAAAAACAAGCACAGAAAATTATTGATAGATTGTCTGTAACAGATAAAGTATTAGAGTCAGAATACCAATTTGTTACAGTTCCATATAAAACATATTATCTAATATGGGACAAAAGAAAAGAATTTTATAGATTAGCTATTTTAGGTCCTAATGATTGGTGTACCGGTGTTCCTATTGATTACGTATACGAACATGCTGTTAGATTATTAGGAGATGGCACATGGGAGATTGTAAGTGAAGAATAAATTTATTCAAGCATATATGAAAACTGCTGAAACATTTGCAGAGCTTAGTCATGCACGTAGACTTCATGTAGGCGCTATCATTGTAAAAGATGACAGAATTATTTCAATTGGTTACAACGGTATGCCTGCTGGTTGGGATAACAACTGTGAAGATGAGATTGTGAGAGAAGCTGAAGTAGGCGAAGATATCATTTTAAAAACTAAACCGGAGGTTTTGCATGCAGAAACTAACGCGATTGCTAAGTTGGCTAGAGGAACGGAATCTGGATTTGGTGCTGACCTATTCGTCACTCACAGTCCTTGTTTGGATTGTGCCAAGCTCATTTATCAAAGCGGCATTAAGCGTGTGTTTTATAGCACTGCTTATCGCAGCTCTGAAGGTACGGAGTTCCTCGAAAAATCCGGAATCGAAGTTGTAAAAGTAGAAAAGGACCATTAAGGTCCTTTTCCTTTATTCGTCGCCGTAGACGCTGAGTACTTCTTTTACTGCTTCGTGTCTTTCAATATCCCCTTGTGTAAATTGGACTATGTCCAGCCTTGTTGCGTTCTTATTCTCAAGCTGTTTGATAAAATCAATAAGACCGTTGTCTTTTAATCTGTCTGCTTGATTAAGGTCTCCTGTGACAGCCATTTTAGAGCCTTCACCTATTCTTGTTAGCAACATTTTCATTTGATTGGGTGTTGCGTTTTGCATTTCATCAGCAAGAATAAATGCGTTCTTAAATGTTCGGCCGCGCATATAAGCTAGTGGTGCGATTTCAATAATACCTTCTTCTATCATCCCTTCTATTTCACGTGAGTTAAAATACTCTCTTAACACATCAAAAATTGGTCTTGTCCACGGAGCCATTTTTTGTTCTAGTGTACCTGGCAGAAATCCTAGATCTTCGTCTACAGACACGGCTGGTCTTGTGACGATAATCTTATCTATCTTTTCTTCTTTAAAATATTTTACTGCTACCTGCACAGCTAAGAGTGTCTTACCTGTTCCTGCTGGACCAATACCGAAGACTATGTCTTTCTTTGGATCCAGTAATGTTAGCACGTAGGCTTCTTGATTTCTATTCCTTGGAATAATGTGGACTGTTTTCTGCTTTTGGAAAGTATTGATATTTACTACATTGCTGTAGTTGAAAGTTGCGCTGTTTTGCTTCTTAGAAGCACGTCTTGCACCCATTAAATGTCCTCCTTAAGGGTAGTTTTGTGTAAGGACTGTCTTTCCAGCAAGGGAAAATACATCCCTTACACAGTTATTTAGTAAACATTAAAAATGATAAAAACGCTTGTTAACTTTTTAGATACGATAAATAAGTATAGGAAACTATGGAAACAGCTATGCAAGACGTTCTTGATATTATAAACAACATTGAAAATATATACGATTCTAACACAGCGTTTGAAGTACTTAAAGACTTCGAAAGAGTTCTTGATGAGCTAGATATCTATGTGTATGCTAACTGGGCAGAAGGCGAGCTTGCTAGTGGCCCAACGATCGAAAGACACTGGGTTACTTGTACGTTTATGTGGCCAAAAGATAAGATGCCTGATCCTATGGGCGGCAAACGTTTGCTAGATTATGATTGTAAAGTCAAATACATTCGTTCTAATCTAATTGAACCTAGAAAAATACGCGAACCTGATGACATACGTCCAGGTACTAAAAAAGGTAAATTAGACCTACATCCTATCTGGTTAGTAGAAATACAGATGCCTAAATCTCTTATAGCTGATATTTACTCAGGATATAAAGAAGCAGCCGTTGAACCAGCTAAGGATACTAAAATTCCTTCAACATCTCAAAACGCTGATGAGTTAACAACTGGTGCAGTAGCACCTGAAGCTGTTGCAGCAGCACCTGAAGAAGGGGCTGTACAATGACACTAAGACAAAGCGATCTGCGTGATTTAGTCTATCACATTATGGAGATAGACAGTTATAAAAGTAAAATGGGGTCTGATCAAGATATTATCACTATGAGCTTTAGTGTTAAAACTAAAGAAGCTGCCGATGATTTAGAAACTTTTTTAGAAAAAGGTTACAGCTTTGTTCTTGATGCAGATGCTACTAGCGGAGAAACAAGTGACGGTACATACAAAGTGTTTGTTGAAATTGAACGACATAAGGATGCACCTAGTCAAATTTTAGAAATTGCTAACGGTATTAAAAACTTGTGCGACATGGATAATCTAAAATTTAGATACTATAAGAATTGGCGCAGTCTAGCAGTTGATGAAAAGAATCTTTCTGAAATGATCCCAGTTGAGCCAGATCAATATGGGTTAACTGTTACAGAATCAAATTTAGAAAATTATAAGAATTTCTTTAATAGAAGTTATGTTGAATCAGTAGAAATGATAGACGATATACTCACTATCAAGAAACCATGGGCAGATCCTGTAAGATTTAGATTTGTAGACTTTGGTGATGCTGAAGAAACAATAACTAATATTAATGAAGGTTTTAATGCTAATGACTTTGCAGAAATTATATTTTTGACTAAGTACATTGGAGATTATAACATTACCAAATACGGTGACAAGCTGACGCTGGAAAACAAAGACAAAGTCGTTGTTCTAAAGCGCATTTTTTAAAGGAAGGTAATTGCAATGGGTGCAGAACATTTTAAGTTTAAGTTTACAGTAGATCAAGTAAGAGAACTACTGCATGGAAATAAAGAAGCTGATGCATGGTACGAAGCTATGTGTGAAGTACTACCGCTTTGGCAAATTAATACTGTAGAACGTGTAGCCGGATTCGTCGCACAGTGCGCACACGAATCAGCAGGCTTTAAGGTACTTTCAGAAAATCTAAACTATTCAGCTGATGGTTTGAATAAGATTTTCCCTAAGTATTTTAAGAATGCAGGTAGAGATGCTAACGCATATGCTCGCCAGCCAGAGAAAATTGCTAACGTAGTCTATTCGAGCAGAATGGGCAACGGTGATGAAGCTTCTGGTGATGGTTTCCGCTATCGTGGTCGTGGATTGATTCAGTTGACTGGTAAGAGTAACTATTCAGGTTTTGCCAAGGCAATGGAAATGGATCTTGGCGAAGCTGTAGATTATATCGGAACTAAGAAGGGTGCTCTTGACAGTGCTGCTTGGTTCTGGGATACTAACAACATTAACAAGTTCTGTGATGCTGGCGATATTGTAGGCATGACTAAGAAAATCAATGGCGGAACTATTGGTCTAGAAGATCGTAAGAAGCATTTTAATCATGCAATAGAAGTTTTAGGCAGCGGTGGCGGATCTTCTTCACATAACGAAGATCACGATGACAGTGGTGAGGTAAATTTCAATCAAGTACTAAAGGAAGGTTCAAGAGGCCCTTTAGTACAGCAGCTACAGGAAGCTCTTGGTTTAAACGCGGATGGAGATTTTGGTCCGGGAACCAAGCGAGCTCTACAAAACTGGCAAGCACAAAATGGGTTGTCGGCGGATGGAGTAGCTGGACCAAAAACCTTACAGGCTTTATTGGGATAAACTCCATGGGATTTAAACTTGCAGGTATAATGCTAGTAGTCATGCTCGTCTTAGGTGGTGCTGGCTACTGGTATTATAAAGACAGTCAGGACAGAATACGAATCCTGACTGAGAACAATGCAAAGTTAGACACTGCTGTTAAATTAAACGAGCAAACGATCGATACTATGAAAAAAGACTTTGCTCGTGTAACAACTGAAATTAAGCAGACTAATGAAGAGTTTAGTAGAATTAGAGCACAGAATCAAGTTCTTGCTGAGAAACTAGAGCGTCATGACCTAGGACAAACTGCTGCCGCAAAACCAGAAGCTATACAACGTGTAGTCAATGCGGCCAGTGCTAAAGCAGGTAGATGCTTTGAGCTGTTGTCAGGTGCAGAACTAACTAAGACAGAGAAGGAGGCAAAAGATGGCCGTTCGTTCAATAGCGAGTGTCCTTGGCTTTTTGATAATCTCGTTAAGCGTTAGTGGTTGCGCTTTACTAACTCCCAAGCCAAGAGAGATTCAAATCTCAACTACTCCAGTTGAGAAACCTAAATTAGAATTACCCAAAGCTGATCGAGTTCGTATGAGAAACATCGAATGGGTAGTTATTACTAAAGATAACTATAAAGAAGTTTTTGACGAGTTGTCTAAGTCAGGAAGACCTATTGCTGTATTTGGTCTAACTGACAAAGGCTATGCAGATCTAGGATTAAATCTTTCAGACATTAGAGCCTATGTTCAACAGCAACAGGCAATTATTGCAGCGTATGAAAGATATTATAAAGAAGCTGATTCAAAACTAAACGAAGCTGTTAAGATAGATAAAAAATAAATTATGGCATATTCTGATAAAGTTCTTGATCATTATGAAAACCCCAGAAACGTGGGTAGTTTTTCTACTAGTGATGCTTCCATTGGTACTGGTATGGTTGGCGCACCTGCTTGCGGCGATGTAATGAAATTACAAATAAAGGTTGATAATGATACAGGTATTATTACAGATGCAAAATTTAAAACGTATGGCTGCGGATCGGCTATCGCGAGCTCGAGCCTTGTCACAGAGTGGGTCAAAGGAAGAACACTCCAACAAGCTAAAGAAATTAAAAATTCAGAAATTGCAGAAGAACTAGCTCTACCGCCAGTTAAAATACACTGCTCAATTCTTGCAGAAGATGCAATTAAAGCAGCTATACACGACTACGAAACAAAATGTTCCTGTAAGGAAAACTAATATGATAAAACTACTTGCAACAGTTGCACTAGCTGTAACACTTTCAGGGTGTGCTAGCTTAACCAGCAAGATCCCCAGCTTTAGTGATTCTAATCAATCTGCACGTATTATAGACGTAAGACAGAGTGTAGCACAGCTGGATTGCAAACAGCCACATGCAGCACAGGTTAAGAAAATATCAGACAACCTAGAATGGTTTGATATGTACAGTGAAAGCAAAGGTTTAAGACAGACTGACGTAAGAACACTAATAAAGCCTATGCGTGAAACTGTAGACGATTTTTATAAGCGCAGTGTAGAGAAAGAGGGTTCTCCTGCATATTGCGAAGCCAAGAAAAAGATAATGTCAGCACAAGCAGAAAAGGCAGCTGCCGCAGTTCTATCAAGATTCTAAGGAGGGAAGATGGCTATACAAGACTCTATTTTAAAATTAATCAATAAAGAACCTAAAGATCCGGATGCTCCAAAGCCGGCTCCCGGATCTCGTTCTGAGCGCGAAGCAAAAATCAAAGACAAAGCAGGTATGGTTATATCTGTGTTTGCACTATTCCTTGCAGTAAATGCATGGTATGGTGGTAAGTTAAGTTCTACAGTTCTTAACAATACACTGGGTGCTAACAATGCATGGGCACAATATCAAGCAAAGAATAATCGTCTAGTCAGTTTTGAAATTGCTAGTAAGACAACCAACGACCCTGCATTGAAGAAAGAATTCCGTGCAGAAGCAGAGCGTATGGAATCTGACAAGAAAGAAATCTCTATCAATGCACGTAAGATGGAAGCAGAACGTGAGATTGCTAAAAAATCTAGTCCGTGGATTGGCTACGCAAGTACAGCATATCAGTTAGCTATTGTAGTTCTTTCTGCAAGTATTCTTGCAGTTAGTATGCCAATGTTCTGGGCCAGCTTTGCTGTAGCAGGTGTTGGGTTACTGTTAAGTGCTCAGGGCCTATTCTTATTCATGTAATATTACAAAGGAGAGGGTATTATGTTAGAAACATTATTTTGGTTAGCAATAGGGGCATTTGTAGGTTGGAATTTTCCTCAACCACAATTCGCTAAAAATATACAAGCAAGATTTATGACAATGTTTAAAAAGGATACATTATGAACACAGTAGAAGAATGCCCAATTTGCGGCGGCAATCACAAGAGATAAATCATGAAAGCGTTGAGAGAACTAGCAAACTGCGATAGACCCTGGGCTGCTGAAAGAGCTCAGATAGCACTAGATCTAGCAGCTCAGTATGAGAACGATGAACTAAGTGCTGACGAGTTTAAAGAACTGTTAGAAGACCTAGTTCGCACAGATAGACTAGATGACGAAGCAGATGACATTGAAGTTAAAGCTCTGCTAGTAGCTGGAGTTTACGCACTCACTAAAATGATTTAAGAACACACCTTGGGACCGTTACTCAGTTATCTGAGCCTAAGGCGTTAGGCGGCTGCTGCCTTTAAAACCGGATTCGCTACCCTAAGTTTTAAGAAGTGAGCACTAAATACTAGATGATAACTTTATTACTCGCGACCCTTATTATGACACATATTACTATTATATGTGTTACCCTTTATCTGCACCGTAGCCAAGCACATAAATTAATTATATTTCATCCAATTGTTGAGCATTTCATGCGCTTTTGGCTATGGCTTACAACAGGTATGACTACTAAAGCATGGGTGGCTGTACATCGTAAACATCATCAAAGCACTGATATAAACGGTGATCCGCATAGTCCTCATGTATTTGGCATTTGGAAATTATTATTTGGCGGTTGGAGTCTTTATCACGAAGCTACCAAAGATCCGCAGTTTGTACTTAGATATGGTGTTGGTACTCCAAAAGATTGGATTGAAAGAAAATTATATACTCCGCATCATCGACTAGGCATTTTTTTAATGCTAATTATAGATCTGTTATTATTTGGGCTATGGGGTTTTCTAGTATGGGGTGTACAGATGATATGGATTCCATTCTGGGCAGCAGGCTTTATTAATGGTATAGGACACTGGTGGGGTTATCGCAATGGTAACACTAAGGATCATAGTCGTAACGTAAGTCCTTGGGGCATTATAATAGGCGGTGAAGAACTTCATAATAATCATCATTTAGATCCTGCAAACCCTAAACTTAGCCGTCGTTGGTTTGAATTTGATATAGGATGGATGTGGTTCTGCATTTTCAGAGCATTTAAATTAGCCAAATTGCGCTAAATACTTGCGCAAGGGTAATTAAGGAGGGAACATGCCTAGATTAAAGCCAGAAGATCTAGAACCTGCTAACAGTTTTGGTTCTAGTTCAACATCATCAAGTTTTTCAGCAGCAGCTTCAGCACCTAAGTATGAAGAAACTGTAATTACAACACGTAGGGGGGACAGTGACTCTGTCAGTGGATTTAGAAATACCCCGCCAGCAGCGAGGGCAGATATGAGTAATAATGTAGGGGACGCGGACGTCCTAGTTAAGAACACAAACGAAGATTGGATCAACAAGAAATGGCGTCCAGCTATGGGTTGGTTGTACATGGGAACTTGTACATTTGACTTTGTTATATTCCCAATCCTTTGGAGCCTATTACAGGCAGTACAAGGCGGGCAAGTAACAAGCCAATGGCAACCGCTAACGCTTCAGGGCGCAGGCCTATATCACATTGCTATGGGTGCTGTACTTGGTATTGCTGCATACGGTCGTACTAAAGAAAAAGTAGAAGGTAGAAACTAATCTTTCACTAACACCACGCCCAGCGTACAGGTCAGCTAAGTATTAGCATGGATCACTACAGTACGCTGGGCGTCTCACGAACAGCTTCGCCAGAAGAAATAAAAAGAGCATATCGCAAACTAGCGATGCAGCATCATCCCGACCGCGGCGGGGATCACAATACATTTGCTAAAATAAATGAAGCATATGACACACTAGGCGATCCTGATAAAAAAGCTAACTACGATAATCCGCAAACACAATGGCAAAATCCTGGCTGGGCTAATCAAAATCCTTTTGGGAATGGCAGTCCTTTTGGAGATATATTTTCACAATTTGGTATGGGTCGAGGCGCTCCTAAAAACAGAGACCTCACAGTTCTCGCTAGAATTGATTTAAAAGATGTTATACTTGGAAAACAACTAATAGTATCTTATAGACTTCGTTCTGGAAAACAAGAAACTGTAGAAGTTGATATTCCACCAGGTGCAAGAAACGGTGACACAGTGCGCTATACTGGACTAGGTGATGACGGAGATCCTAGATTTCAACGCGGTGATCTTTTTATTAAAATACAAGTTTTTGATATAGATGGATGGCGGAGAGATGGCAATGATTTGTACACATCTCAACAAGTATTTTTGTTTGACATTTTGTTAGGTTGTGTTATACTAGTGACAACGTTAGATGAAAGAACAGTTCAACTAACAATACCTAAAGGCACCAAACCAGGCACAACTTTTAGTATAGCAGATTATGGTATTCCAGATTTGCATACTAGAAAAAAAGGTAAAGTATTTGTAAAAATTGATCCGATAATGCCTGATATGTCAGATCCAGAAGTGTATCAAAAGTTGCAGGACTTAAATAAAAGTATAAAAAAGGAAAACGATTAATATGGTCGAACCATCAGAAGAGTTAACATTAGTATTTGATAAAGCAGTTAAAGATGCTCAGAAGTTAAAGCATGAATATGTTACTCTAGAGCATCTTCTCTATGCTATGCTCTGTGAGGAAAATTTTGTCAATGTATTGTCCATGTATGGCAGTGACGTTAACTTTATCAAAACAAATTTAGAGCATCATTTAAAGACTAATTGTGATGACTTAAAGACAGAGCTAGAAAAGTTTAAGCCTAAGAAAACACAAGCAGTTGAGCGTGTGCTTAATAGAGCATTTACGCAAACATTGTTTAATGGTCGAAATCATATTAATTTATCCGACGTACTTCTTAGCATGCTAACTGAAAAACGTAGCATAGCTGTATATTATCTTAATGAGGCTAACATTGTAAAAGACAAGTTTGCTGAATTTCTTAATAACGAAGTTGAAGAGGAAGTTGAAGAGGATAATTCTATCAGCAGCGAAGCTCGAAGGGCATTGAGAGCGTTTACTACTAATCTAAATGACGAAGTAAAGCGTAACAAGATTGATCCTATTATTGGTCGTAGTGAAGAATTAGATTCTATTGCACTAGCACTAGGACGTCGTTCAAAGAACAATGTGCTAATGGTCGGTGATCCCGGTGTAGGTAAAACTGCCATTGCAGAAGGACTTGCATATAAGATTGTAAACAAGGACGTACCGGAGTTTCTGCAGGACTACAGTGTTTATGTACTAGACATTGGTTCAATGCTGGCAGGATCTAAGTATCGAGGCGACTTTGAAGAACGCTTCAAGTTAGTGCTACAGGCTCTAACTAAGCAGGGTAAGACTATCATGTTCATCGACGAAGCACACATGATGAGTGGTGCTGGTGCTGGTGGCAGCGGTGGTGCTAATGATCTCGCTAACATGCTCAAGCCAGCTCTTACCAAAGGCGACTTGAAGGTAGTAGCAAGTACTACTTGGGAAGAATACCGCAAGTACTTTGAAAAGGATCGTGCGCTGATGCGCAGATTCCAGAGAGTAACTGTAGATGAGCCTTCTCCAGAAACTACTAAAGATATCCTACAAGGTATTAAGAAGTATTATGAAGACTATCACAAGACAGAAATTACTGACGCTGCAATTGAAGCAGCAGTCAAACTCAGTGTGAAGTATCAGAGTGATAAGAAGCTGCCGGACAAGGCTATTGACCTCATTGACGTTGCTTGTTCAAGATTCAAGCTCAAGAATCAAAAGGACAATAAGGTTGTAGGCGCTGCTGAAATTCAATACGAACTGGCTAAGATTGTTAATCTTCCTGCTGAACAAGTAGCAGAAAGAGAAACAGAAAATCTTGTGAACCTAGAAAACAACCTCAAGCAGGGTGTATATGGACAGGATGATGCTATTGAAAGCATTGTTGACAAGATACTTGTTAGCCAAGCTGGTCTAAAAGCAGATGACAAGCCCGTAGGTGCATTTGTGTTTATGGGTCCAACAGGTACAGGTAAGACCGAAACAGCCAAACAGCTATCTAAACATCTCGGTGTCAAGCTAGTAAGATTTGATATGAGTGAATATCAAGAGAAGCATGCTGTTAGCAAGTTGATTGGTTCACCTCCTGGTTATGTTGGTTTTGAAGAAAATGCAGGCTTGCTGATTACCAAGCTACAGGAAAATCCAAACTGTGTATTACTGCTGGATGAAATTGAAAAGGCACACCCTGATGTTAGCCAAATCCTACTACAGTTGATGGATAACGGTAAAGTAACAGGTTCAAATGGCAAGGAAGCTGATGGTAGAAACTGTATCCTAATCCTTACCACTAACCTAGGCGCTAAGGAAGCTGAAAAGAACAAGATTGGATTTAATGATTCAATTGAAGGCAACTACAATGACAGTGAGCTTAAGAAATTCTTTGCACCTGAATTCCGCAACAGACTAGACGGTGTAATTACGTTTGCTAAGTTGAGCAAGGAAACTATGATGAAGATTGTAGGCAAGTTCCTGTTAGAACTCAAGCAAATGGTCAAGGAAAAGAACATTGCTATCTCAATTACTGACGAAGCATTAGACTATCTAGTAGATAAGGGATTTGACCCTAAGATGGGTGCAAGACCTCTACAGCGTGTTATTGACAAAGAGATTAAGCGTCCCTTGTCAAGACAGATACTGTTTGGTGATTTAAAGAATGGGGGCAGTGTAACTGTTGACTATCGTGAAAACGAAATCAAATTGGACTGTGTAGTAAATGAAGCAGCTAATGAGACTGTTTGAAACTAAAAAACTGCATCACGGAAAGTACCTGTACAAACTGGTACTTTCCAATCCGCTGGCTACAATTTTTAGATCAGATTCAAATTCTGATAAAAAGTTAGCTCATGCTAAAGTTAGATTAGATACTCTAACAGCACAGCATAAAGCAGGTGAACCCTTAACTAAGACCACATATAGATCTACAGTAGAAATAACTGAGGACGCATTTTTTGATGCTAAGGATATTTACAATATCTTAAAAAAAGCCAGTGACTATAAAGTAAGATGCGAATCTAATACACTTAACATATACAGTAGCAATAGAAGTCTTTTAATGAAAATTTCTAATAAAATGCGTGTAAGTGTTAAGGAGTTTTGGGAACCAAGCCCGGAAGCAGTTGATCTTCTTTCGCGCAAAGAAAACTTAATAATTGTAAATTATCCCAGTTCTTATCAATATCAAGTACACTTATCCTACAAGAGGCTTGATGCTAATGCTTACAATTGGTTAAAATCTAACACTGACAAAGTAAAAGTAGGTCCTAAAACACTTAAAGATATTGGTAATGGATTTGCGAACGGAAGTTACATTTATGTACGTGACGACCGTGTTATGTCGCTAGTTGAGATGCTTATAGGTCATGCAATACGCAAAGTAGACAAAATAGTCTACAAGGGCGATATTGATAAATATAAGTATGACGACTAACAGTGAAATTATACTATCAGAATATACACATACACCAGCTAACAGCGATTTAGCTACTGTTGTAGGTCTCCCTTTTAAGGGTGACGGTTATTACGGACGCAGTGATGGATTGCACACAGTCCAATATACATATACCGGACTTTCTGGTGATATTATAATCCAAGCTACTCTAGTACTGGATCCAATAGAAGATGATTGGTTTGAAGTGCATTCATATTCTGCTAACGACGAAACTGGCAGTAGAATTGCTAACTTTACAGGAAACTATGTATGGCTTAGAGCAAAGCTACTGTTCACTGACGGGACTGTCAACAGCATAAGATTAAATCACTAAGGCTACAGCTATGGAACATTTTATTAGAGTAATAATGGAAAAGACAGATCTAGCGCAGAAGTTAGATGAATCAATTTTCCCAAACAATCTAGTGTATGAATCAGACAGGGGTGCTACAGTTGTAGATATACCCCTTCCACGTCAGCTTTCAGAAGAAGAAGCTGATAAGTTTGCAGAACATCTAACTAGTTATCTTCAAGACGAAGGCTATGATGATTTTGATATAGAGATGTCTGTAGAAGGTGAACCTGTAGACGAAGAAACGTACGACGGCGATAATTTCTTTTTAGAATACGGCGTAATGTGGTTCAATGAAGATGACGCTTTGGACGAAGCTGAATATCAAGGTCGCTCGGTTCCATTAGGCAAGCCTATGAGAGGCGATGTTAAGAAATTTAAAGTATATGTTCGTAAGCCGGGCGGCAATGTAGTTAAGGTAAACTTTGGTGACCCTAACATGAAGATTAAAAAGTCAAATCCAGCTCGTAGACGCAGCTTCCGTGCTCGTCACAACTGCGACAATCCAGGACCACGCCATAAGGCACGCTACTGGTCCTGCCGTAAGTGGTAAGGATTAAACATGCGCATTGAAGAATTTTCTAAAATAGAAAATGACAAGTTACCATTTGACGTAGTTGATGACTTGTCTGTGTATATGAGAAACGATCCTGTGTTTTATAGAAAGGAAATGTTTCCTGCCATTATAAGCATGAAGGCATCTCATGACAAAAAAGAATCTGTTAGTCCTGAATCTATTTTTGGATCAATGATTAATAAAGCCGCACATAGTTACTGCAAGAAATTTAAAATCAACAAACACCCCGATGATCTATTAACCAACGAAGACAAAAAAGGGTTGATACAGAAATTATATTCTGAAGAGTTAAACAACATTCAGAAGGGGGTTTACTAATGCGATTAAGACAGATTTTTGAAGCGGAAGGCAAAACAGCAGCAATAGCCTTTGGTAGAATGAACCCTCCTACCATCGGACATGAAAAGCTAGTTAATGTTATTGCAAGTCAAAAGGCAGACCCTTTTTTGTTTGTAACACAAACTCAAAAGCCCAAAACCGACCCGCTTCCTTTTAATATCAAACTAGAGTTTGCACAAGCAGCATTTCCTAATGTAACTGTGGGCGATGCAAATGTAAAAACAATTATTCAAGCTCTACAAAAAATTGAGTCAATGGGCTACGACAATCTAATATATGTAGCAGGTTCAGATAGACTTGATAGTTTCTCTGAAATGCTTAACAAATACAACGGCAAAGACTATACCTTTAAATCAATCAAAGTAATCAGTGCAGGTGAGCGTGATCCTGATGCAGAAGGTGCAGAAGGAATGAGTGCTAGTAAGATGCGCGAAGCTGCAATGAAAGGTAACTTTGAAGCATTTGCACAAGGCCTACCGCGAGGTTTACAAAACAATGCTAAGAATGTTTACAGTGCTGTGCGTACTGGTATGGGTGTAAAAGAATTAGAACCTGCGGAAGGTGTAGCGGAAGGAACACCTGGCAATGACTTCCGTGTTGGGCAACGAGTAATTTATAAAAATTCACAAGGACAAGAGTTTCCATCTATAATAACTGCTGTCGATTTTGACGATGATGCTGTTAAAATTAAGAGTGCAAACAACAAACCATTTCCTAATAGCGGCGGCGATATTGAAATTGTAGTTGATCCAGGTTGGAAATTTTTAACAGTTGAACCAAGAGTTGATCCTGATTCTATTATTGCTGTATCACCGAGTATGAGAAAAACTACAGAACGAGTAAGAGATCCTGAAGATTGGGACGAAGGCAATACAGAGCCCGGAAATAACTTTGCTGTTTATATTAATGGTAAAAAGTGGAAAGTATTTCCAGGACCTTACGGTGCATATGCTGACAGTCCTGAAGAAGAAAGAGAATACTATAGATTAAAATCTATGGCTCAAAAGAAGTCTCAAGCTACGGGCAAGAAGTGGGAAGTTTTTAAAACTGGAGAGCCTGCTTCAAAATGAAACAGTATAGAATCACTACAGAACATTTAAATCAGGCTAGTCCAGAAGACTGTGTACTTCCGCCTAACGATCCTATACACGAAATTAAATCAATGCAGTATCTAGCAGGTCTAGGACATGCAGCAAGACTACACGAATACCAAGGCAGCAATATATCTGTTACTGGTAATGAAAAAGGTAGAATTCAAAGAGAAAAAAATATACAGCCAGGAACACCTGAATGGTTTCAGCTTTGGTTTAGCCTTCCATATATGACAGGAGAAAAACCTGTTAAAGGGAGTAAAAAATGAAATCAAAAGATGTACTTCCTGAAAAATGGAGCGACAAATATAAGCGTTCTATAAACTGCTCTAATCCAAAAGGGTTTAGTCAACGTGCTCACTGTGCTGGTCGTAATGAAAATGAAGATCAGCATCCTAATGATCCTCCTATGGGTCCAGAAACTAAACCTACTATGCCCAAAGGCACTGTAAAAATAGATGTAAGCGACGTGTATGATTGGTACAAGCTAGGACAACACATTAGCAATCTAAAAGGTCTAGGCAAACATGATTTTGGCAAGGGGCCTCCTAGTGCTATTATATCATTTGGCAGTGAAGATATAGAACACGAGTTTATAAAAGATTTATTAAAACTTGGTTTAACAACTACTGATATTGACCCTGCTGGACACAGTGCTAAAAAAGGTCAAAAGACAGATCCTACATACAATGTTGAAAGTCGTAAGAAGAAACGTAAGAGCACACGTAAACTACGCAGTGCAGCTTATGGTCCAGGACCTTACGGCTTATATGGTTATTATCCGGGCTATAGCGGAGATGGAGGCAGTGACGGTATGACTGAAGGTGAATTTAGAGCTAACGATGTTGAGGAATTCAAACCTTCTAATGATGCACTAGATAATTTAAAAAGCAAATATCTTCCAGACTGGGAAATGTTAGACCATAGAACGCTACAAGCAAAATATGTAGCAGACGATCATAGAGCTGCTGTAGCATTTGTTAAGATTATTAACATGCTCAGCGAAAAAATGGATCACTTCTGTGAAGTAACACAGGATGTTGCAGAAGTTACTGTAAAGACCAGCACATCTGATGTTAAAGGTCTAACACTGTTAGACTTTCAAATTGCAATGGTTATAGATCGTTTTGCAAGTGATGTTGGTATTAAACAGATGCCTATGAGTGGAAACTTTGGCATGCACGAAAACTTTGCTGATGGTAAGAATCCGGGACGCAAAGGACTAGCCAAACGTAGTGGTGTTAACTGTAAACAAAGTGTTACAAAACTTCGCAGTGTAGCAAAGAACAGCTCGGGTGAGAAAGCTCGCATGGCTCATTGGTGCGCTAATATGAAATCAGGGCGTAGCAAATGAGACTAAGAGAATTAATAGAAACTGCTAGTGCAGGTGCTACTAGCGCAGGAAGTGTAGCCGCAGTAGCTAACCCTCACAGTAAAAAGAAACCTAAAAAACAAAAACCTACAGATAATGCTCTAGATATGAAGGGTGTTAGTTTATTTGGTGGCAAGTTAGTTAAACGATAAATACTACATCAATGCCTCATTGGAGTTAAAAATATGACAGATAAAATTAAAGAAGGTTTAGCTGATCTAGCTGGCGCTGCTGAAAGAGACCATGAAGTACAAATGGCTCGTGCAGAGCTTTATAAAATTGCCAAGTACGCTATCAAACTGCACGAAATGCTTAAGAATGTTTCTGAAGAACAGGGTCTTGAAGGTTGGGTACAAAGCAAGATCACCAAGTCAGCAGATTACATTGGCTCAGTATATCACAATCTAGACTACGAAATGAAGTTTGGTGCTGACGGTGGCGGAGCAGGTCCTGAAATGGAAATACAGGTAGGCGAAGCTGCTAGCCATCAGTCTAAAACTACAATGAAGCATGTTAAAGATCCAACAGCAGGCGAGAAGAAGGCTGCTAAAGATATTAAGCCAGGTATCAAAGGTTACAAAGATCGTGTTGCTATGCTCAAGAGTGCAGAAAAGGATGGCCGCCTAAAGGAAGATCCTTTCAAAGCAAGACTACACGCTCAAGTAACAGAAAAAGCAAAGAGTAAGGCTCAACAAAAGTTCATGGGTATGGTATATGCTGCTAAGAAAGGTGAACCAGCTGCAAGTCCTGATGTTGCTAAAGCTGCTAAAGGTATGAGCAAGGCAGATGCTAAAGATTATGCTGCTACCAAGCACAAAGGTAAGCCTGAGCACGTTAAGAAGGATTAATCATGGACTTCCATGCACTGCAACGTAAACTATTTGAAATAGATCCTAGTGATCCTAGAGAAGATTTGAAAAAGTTGCAGGAAGCAGCTAGAGGTCCTGCGAATGTCCCCCCAACTAAAGATTACCTAAACGAAACAGTAAATGTTTCCAAAGGTTCGTTGCCATTAGAGATTGACAGCATAGCAGACTTTGCTAAACTAGCAGGTGTTGCTATTAATGAAAGCCAGCAAAAAGCTGCTGATAAGGTTAGAGGTAATGAACCAAAACCCAAGGCAGAACCAGGCAGAACCAAGCATCCATTTAAAGACAGACTAGTAGGTGAAGGTCCTCTAGACCAAATGCAACAGGGTGTAAAAGATTACGACCCTGGTGCTTTAGAAAAAGGCGTTGGAGATTTCTTTACAGGCGGCAACGTTAAACGACCTGCTACGGCAAAGCAGAGTAGCTCATCTAGCGTACTGCATCCTAAGCTACAGTCAAAATTAGAACCTTTTAAGTATGCTCTAGAAAAAATCTTTACCAGTGAAAGAGAGCTTAAAAGAGAGTTCATAGAACTAATGAAAAAGGCTGATCCAAAACTATACGTTAAAGATGAAGGCATAGAAGAGGCAGATAACATGAAAGTGCAAGCACCTAAGCAGAGAGATCCTAACTGGCGCACTATGTTAGCAAAGCGTACCAGTGGCGCAGGTGGCACTCATAAAGACAAGAAGTATGATGCAAAAATAGGCAAAGAAAAGCATAAGAAAGATTATGCTACTGAATCTATCAAAGACAGACTGTGGGCAGCGTTGAATAAAGACGATGTTTGATCTTGTTGTCAATAATTTTACAAAAGATATAACCTGTACCAAAACTGCAAATCTAATACCTGAAGATTTTCGTTGGTACGACAAAGACGGTTTTGAACTATGTGCAGCAGAAAAAAAATTATATGCTGCAATGAATTTTCCCCTTACTGAATGTTTGTATCACTTGTGTTGGCAAGACACATGGATGAATATTCAGCATCCTAAATTTATTCTAGATCATTGTATGCTATTACATCGCTGTGACTTTGCAGATGATGCAAGAAATGAAATTACAGATCTTATGACTCAAAATCCAAAAGCTCAGATGTTGTTAAAATCAAAAAAGAAGTGGGGCTTTGACTTTGCACTTGACTATATTGATGACCGCGGAAGCATTTGGGAAATAGTGCATATCGAATGGGACAGTTATCATTTTAACGAAATAGTTGAAATGAAAGAATCTATTCAAGAAAAAATTCTCAGCACAGACTGGGAAAGCATAAGTAAACATATTATAGCAAAAGAAAGTGAATGGTCCAATCTTGAAGGTTTCAAACAGAATGATTGGAAAGCCAAAGAGATATTTGGCTGGACATTTGCTGAGAGAACTCTTAAGTCTCTTTAAAATATCTCTTGCTCTAAATACTAAATCACTATATAATTATTACTATTAACGGAGGATTACCGATGAGCGATCGTACCTATGGTGCAGAAGAAAAGGCAAAGCTAGAGCGTCTAGTTAGAGAAGGCATTACTGTACTTCAAGAAATTGAAGACTTGCAGGAAGGTCTTAAGGAAACTGTTAAGGCAGTTGCAGAAGAATTAGACATTAAACCAGCACTAATTACTAAGGCAATTAAGATTGCCCAAAAGCGTGACTGGGACAAGTATGCCGATTCGTTTGAAGATCTAGAAACACTAGTTTCAACACTTGGCTATGACAAATAATTTTAGTGCCGTGTAACAGCGGTACTAAATATTTCAGAGTCGCTCACTTTACGAGCATGTAGTACGGCAGCGTTGGCCACAAGCAACGGGAGGCAGATTTGAGTTACGTAGATGCAATTTTTGACAGAGATTCTGATATCATCAGAATCGTTGAACGTAAAGACGGTAAAAGACGCTTTACAGAACACCCAGTAAAATACACCTTTTACTATGAAGACCCCAAGGGCAAATATAAGAGTGTGTATGGTACTCAGCTAAGTCGTATTGTTTGTAAAAACACTAAAGACTTCCGCAAAGAACTAGCTATCAACAACAGTAAGAAGTTGTATGAAAGCGATATCAACCCTATATTCCAATGTCTCAGTGAGAACTATCTCAATCAGGATGCACCAAAGCTAAACATTGCATTCTGGGATATTGAGACGGACTTTGATCCGGAACGAGGATTCGCTGATCCTTCAGACCCATTCATGCCCATTACAGCTATCACTGTATGCCTACAGTGGCTCAATGCATTGATTACTCTAGCAGTTCCACCCAAAGGACTGACTATGGATCAAGCTAGAGAAATGTGTACGGAATGGGGTGACAACATTATTCTCTTTGAGAATGACAAGGATGGCAACGGCGAGCGAGAAATGCTTAAAACATTTCTTGACTTGATTGAGGATGCAGACATTGTAAGCGGTTGGAACTCAGAAGGCTATGACGTTCCTTATACTGTAAATCGTGTTGCTAGGATGTTAAGCAAGGATGATACACGCAGATTCTGCTTGTGGGGTCAATTACCTAAGAAACGTGAATACGAAAAGTATGGCAAGACTGCTGAAACATTTGACTTTGTAGGTCGTGTACACTTAGACAGTCTTGAACTGTATCGAAAGTATACTTATGAAGAACGTCACAGCTATCGACTAGATGCCATTGGCGAAATGGAGATTGGTGAAAACAAGACTGTTTATGAAGGCACACTGGATCAGTTGTACAACAACGATTTTAGAACGTTCATTGAATACAACAGACAGGACGTTGCACTACTGGACAAACTTGATAAGAAGCTAAGGTTCATTGATTTATCAAACGAACTTGCTCATGCAAATACTGTACTACTACAAACTACAATGGGTGCTGTAGCTGTTACAGAACAGGCTATTATCAATGAAGCTCACAACAGAGGACTACAGGTTCCTAATCGTCCCAAACAGGATGACGAGAATACTCAAGCCGCAGGTGCGTATGTTGCTTATCCAAAAGTAGGATTACATAAATGGATTGCGTCAATGGACTTGAACAGTCTGTATCCATCCGTAATTCGTGCGCTAAACATGGCACCAGAGACAATCGTTGGGCAGTTACGTTCTACACTTACTGATGCACGTATCCACGAAGACACAAATCTTAAAAAGATGAGCTTTGCTAATAGCTGGGAAGGTAGGTTTGGTTCTGAAGAATACGAAGCAGTAATTACCCAACGTAAAGATGTTGCAATTACAGTTGACTGGGAAGATGGCAGAAGTGACGTACTAAGTGGTGCTGAAATATTCAAGCTAATCTTTGACAGTCACATGCCTTGGATGCTCAGTGCCAACGGAACTATTTTTACAACAGAATATGAAGGTGTTATCCCTGGACTACTAAAGCGTTGGTACGCTGAACGTAAAGAACTCCAGGCTATGAAAAAGAAGGCTCAGGAGGCCGGTAATGATACAGAAATTGCGTTCTGGGATAAGCGTCAGCTTGTTAAAAAGATTAACCTTAACAGTTTGTATGGTGCTATTCTTAACCCTGGTTGCAGGTTCTTTGATAAACGCATTGGACAATCAACTACGCTCACAGGACGTCAAATTGCCAAGCACATGGCTTCTAAGGTAAATGAAATCATTACAGGCACATATGATCACGTAGGTAACGCTGTTATCTATGGTGATACTGACTCTGTATACTTTAGTGCTTATACAACACTCAAAGAAGACATTGATGCAGGACGTATACCTTGGAGTAAAGAAAATATCACAATGCTTTACGATCAAGTAAGTGAAGAAGCTAATAAGACGTTCCCAGAATTTATGGGCAAGGCGTTTCACTGTCCTAAGAGTCGTGCAGATGTTATTGCAGCAGGCAGAGAAATTGTAGCAGAAAGCGGATTGTATATTACTAAGAAACGCTATGCAGCATTAGTATACGATCAAGAAGGTACTAGAAAAGATGTGGATGGCAAACCAGGCAAAGTAAAAGCTATGGGTTTAGATCTTCGTCGATCAGATACTCCTGTGTTTATGCAGGAGTTTCTAAGTGAAGTACTTCTAATGGTATTGACCGGTAAGGAAGAAAAGGAAGTTATTGAACGTATTACTGCTTTTAGACAGGTGTTCAAAGAACGTCCAGGATGGGAAAAAGGTTCACCAAAGAGAGCAAACAAAATTGGTCACTATCAGAGAGAAGAGCAAAAGAAAGGCAAAGCTAACATGCCTGGACATGTCCGTGCAAGTATCAACTGGAATACACTAAAACGTATGAACGGTGATAGATACTCAATGGAAATTGTTGACGGTATGAAGGTAATTGTATGTAAAGTAAAGGACAATCCGTTAGGATATACTTCAGTTGCATACCCAGTTGATGAACTAAGATTGCCTGATTGGTTCAAAGAACTTCCATTTGATGATAGTGCTATGGAAGAAACAATTATTGACAATAAGTTGGATAACTTGATTGGAGTTCTAAACTATAGTTTAGAAGATACAAAGCAGCACAATACTTTCTCAAGTTTATTTGACTTCGGAGAATAAAATGAAAATTAAAATAGAAATAGAAATAGACACAGACCAAGATCGTGACCTTAATGTAATTGAGGAAATTATCGCGGCGCTGAGAAATTTAGCAGATAAAATGAAACTATGAAAGTAGGATTTACTTGTTCAACTTTTGACCTATTACATGCAGGTCATGTTCAAATGCTTAGAGAAGCTAAGGAGCAGTGTGATTATTTGATATGTGGATTACAGTTTGATCCTAGCTTAGATAGGCCAACTAAAAATTCACCAATTCAAACTGTAGTTGAAAGATATACTCAACTTAAAGCAGTTGGTTATGTAGATGAAATAATTCCTTATTCATCAGAAGGTGATCTTGAAGATATATTATCAATGTATCATATTGACGTTAGGATTTTAGGTGAAGAATATAGAGATAAAGATTTTACAGGTAAGGATATCTGTAAGAAAAGAGGAATACAACTTTATTTCAATAAACGAGAACATCGATTCAGCTCTAGTGATTTAAGAAAAAGAGTAGTAGATAGGGAAATGAAAAATTCACAATGAATCAATTTATTTTTGACGTAGACGGAACTTTGACTGAAAGTAGAAGCAGCATTGACGGAATGTTTCAGTCTTACTTTTTAGACTTTTGTTTTGCTAATGAAGTCTATCTAGTAACTGGTAGTGATTATCCTAAAACGGTTGAGCAATTAGGTTTAAAAATATGTGAAACTGTTAGAAAAGTATATAACTGTTCAGGGAATGATATCTGGGAGTCAGGTATTAACACTCATACAAATGAATGGCATTTACCAGACGCAGCAGAAACGTTTTTGATAGAATATTTAAAGACTAGCGATTTTAAAGTTAGAACAGGAACTCATTTTGAACATCGTCCCGGTATGTGTAATTTTAGCATTGTTGGTAGAGGTGCCAATAAACTGCAAAGAGCAGAATATGTTAAATGGGATAATAGTTCCGATGAAAGAATTAAAATAGCAAAAGATTTTAATTCATTGTTTCTAAAACTTGAAGCAAAAGTAGGCGGAGAAACAGGAATTGATATTTTTCCAAAAGGTTTAGATAAATCTCAAATTTTAAAAGACTTTGAAGATATTAGTAACATTTATTTTTTCGGTGATAGATGTGATATAAATGGTAATGATTACCCTATTGCAAAAGTTGTTACAAATACATTCTATGTAAAATCCTGGAGAGAAACTTTTAAAACTCTTCGAGAATTACAATCAAAAGGTATAGCACTATGAACATCACAATAGCAGGATACGGATTTGTTGGTAAGTCTCATGTTGAATTAATGAAGCAACATTTTACTATCAATATAGTAGATCCTAAAATTAGTACTGATAAAATTAAAGACAATCCCACTGATGCCGTTATTATATGTGTTAATACACCTCAGCATCCTTCAGGTGCTTGCAACATAAACAATGTATATGAAGTTATTACAGATACACCTAAAGATATACCAATTCTAATACGCAGTACTATTAGTTTAGAAGGTTGGCTTTATCTTAAAGAAACATTTTCAGAACGTAGCTTAACATATAGTCCAGAATTTCTTAGAGCAGAAACTGCTGAAAGAGATTTTAGAAATACACAGTATATGTACTATGCAGGAGATGATATTACATTTTGGGAAGCTACCTTTAGAAAAGTATTTCCTAAGGTAATTTCAGTTCATATGCAGCCTGAAGAGTTAATACTTGTAAAATATTTTAGAAATGCATTTCTAGCCACCAAGGTAAGTTTCTTTAATCAAGTTTATGACCTATGCCAAGCATTCGGAGTTAATTATAAAAATGTTGCTGCTGGTGTGGGTCAAGATCTAAGGATTGGTGCTAGTCACACTGATGTTACTTCTGCAAGAGGTTGGGGAGGACATTGTTTTCCTAAAGACACTGCTGCTTTACTGCACACCGCAGAACTAGAAGGTGTTGAGTTAAGTGTTATGCAAGAAGCAATAAACTATAATAATAAAATAAGAAAATAATATGCGTATATTGTTAACAGGCCATAAAGGATTTGTTGGCTCAAGACTAAAAGAAGTCTTGGAAAAAGATCATGTAGTATATGGCATTGATCTAGCAGACGGCAAAGATATCAATACCTGTAGTTTAGACTACGAAGTTGATCTAGTAATACATCTAGCAGGAAAGAGCGGCGTTCGTCAAAGCCTTAAGAATCCTAGTGCATATTGGTATAACAACGTAGAAGGTAGTAGACGAATCTTTGAAGTATTTAAGAATACTAGAATTATCTATGCTAGTTCTAGTTCTGCGTATGAACCCGAACGTAACCCGTATGCCGCAACAAAATTATTAGTTGAATATATAGGTGCCAAACATTCTAATTCATTAGGAATTAGACTACACACTGTATACAGCGACACACCCCGTAAAGACATGTTTTTTGACAAACTACTAAATGGAGGATTAGAATATGCAACTAAGCATTATAGAGATTTTATTCATTTGGAAGATGTTTGTTCTGCTTTCCTATACCTTATTGAAAATACTGACTTAAAAGGTGTTGTAGATGTTGGAACTGGCACTAGTATCTATATCCCTAGCATCGCACCAAATCTTAAAATTAAAGAATATACACCCCACGAAAGAACACACACTCAGGCAGATATAAAATTTTTAACCAGTTTAGGCTTCAAACCTAAATACACCGTAGAAAACTTCTTGACAAATAAAGGCATAGACGTTAAACTACAATATATTACAGGAGAAAACCCATGAAAGACATTTTACAAGACATCGTAGCTCATACACATTCACTAGGCTTCTTATCCCTAGTTAAGGTTACTAGCGAAAATGGCGCAACTACTATTGACGCAATGGCAGAAGATCGTTCCGTTATTCTTACATCGTCAACACACAAGGCAGTAACTGAATTTACAGGTACGTTTGGTATGCCTAACCTAGACAAGCTAGCACTTCACTTAAAGAATCCGGAGTACAAGGATAATGCAAAGATTGAAGTTGTTAGTGCGGATAGGAACGGTGAAACTATTCCTACGCATATTCACTTTGAAAATGCAACAGGCGACTTTGAAAACGACTATCGTTTTATGAACAAGGCAATTATTGAAGAAAAGCTCAAGACTGTTAAGTTCAAAGGTGCTAGCTGGGATGTTCAATTTAAGCCATCAATGGCAGCTATTCAGCGTATGAAGCTAATGAGTACAGCACACTCTGAAGAGCCAATCTTTACAGTTAAGACTGAAGTAACAGGCGGAGTAACTGATCTAGTATTCTACTTTGGTGATGCTAGCACACATGCTGGTAAGTTTGTATTCCAAAACAACGTATCGGGTAGTTTGAAGCATGCATGGAGTTGGCCAGTAAGTCAAATGCAGGCTATTTTAAATTTAGACGGTGAGTCAACTGTAAGCATTTCAGACCAAGGTGCTATGATGATTTCCGTAGATAGCGGATTGGCCAAGTACGATTACATCCTTCCAGCACAGAGCAAATAATGAATAAAGACTTAACAGCGACACAAAACGATTACGCACACTTCTTACCAGCACTAAGCGGCTTCTATGCAACTTATGTAGGCAAGCAGCGTCATCCAGATCCTGTTAAAGGTCCTTACATTGAGGCAGCTCGTATTCCTGCTAACTTCCAACACGGAGTTGAAAGTCTAAACTATCTTAATGCGCAAGAAGGAGCGTTCACATACAAGTGGACGCTTTACTCTGCAGGACATGCTGATTTAGATACAACTAAGATTGTGCCTAAAGAAGACATGGTTCGTAATAGAGATAGACAGAACACTTGGTTGCTGGGTGACTCAGGCGGCTTCCAGATTGGTAAGGGTGTTTGGGAAGGTGATTGGAAAGATCCTAATTGCCCTAAGGCTCAAAAGAAACGAGATGGTGTATTGCGTTGGATGGACGCTTATATGGACTATGGCATGGTACTTGATATCCCAGCCTGGGTTGCTCGTTCACCTGAAGGCGCAAAGGCTACTGGTATCAGCACTTATCAAGAAGCCGTTAAAGCAACACGCATTAATAATGACTATTGGTTAAAGCATCGTACAGGAGCATGTAAGTTCTTAAATGTTCTGCAAGGTGAAAATCACACTGATGCAGAAGATTGGTATCAGCAGATGAAAGATTACTGCGACCCTAACATCTATCCTGACAATCACTTTAATGGGTGGAGTATGGGTGGACAGAACATGTGTGATGTACACTTAGTACTCAAACGTATTGTTGCTCTGCACTATGACGGCTTGTTACAAAGCGGTGTACATGATGTAATGCATTTCTTGGGCACTAGTAAATTAGAGTGGGCATGTTTGCTTACAGACTTACAACGTGCTATTCGCAAGTATTATAATCCTACTATGATGCTGACGTTTGACTGTGCTAGCCCGTTCTTAGCAACTGCTAATGGACAGATTTACATTCAAAATGAAACACCTGATAGAGGCAAGTGGACCTATCGAATGGTTCCAAGCATTGACCATAAAAAGTATGCAACCGATACTAGAACTTTTAAACAAGCAGTATTGCAAGACGGTATCTTCAAGAACTTTGAAGACAGTCCAATTACATCAGAAATGAAAGTATCTGATGTATGCATTTATAAACCAGGCGATTTGAATAAGATTGGCAAGGAAGGGCGCACCAGTTGGGATAGTTTTAGTTATGCTATTCAGATGGGTCATAATGTATGGAGTCACATCAATGCTGTGCAAGAAGCAAATAGACAGTATGATGCAGGTGTTGTTCCAAACATGTTGGTACAAGAAAAGTTTGATAGACTGTTCTTTAGAGATGTTGTAGAAGAAATATTTTCAAAGACAACTCGAGAAGAATCATTAGAAGTAATTGAAAAGTATTCAAAATTTTGGATTGCTATTCCCGGTACTCGCGGTGCAATTGGAAAGAAAACTGTGAACTCTAGTACATACTTCGATGCGCTGTTTGAAGTAGAGCAAACGACAGAGCAAGAACTAGAAGCGGGTGAGTTTACGGAAGAACAAGAACATAAACTGGAGGAGTTGGAGGATGAACAACTTTGAAACAGACCACGATAAACTTGTGGCACATCTACAAGAACTTTATAAAAAGCATAGAGAGCTTGACGACGAGATAAACTTGTTATATAATAAGTTTGCTCCCGACTCAACAGTTAACATGCTTAAAACTAAAAAACTTTGGATCAAAGACGAAATCAACCTTTACGAAACTAAATTAAGAGCATTAGCATTATGAAAAGAGATTATATCGACGGAGTAGAAGATGACGCTGTATTCTTCTACGGTGAAGAAGTAGAACACACTCCTGCATATGGAATGGACACACTGTTTGTAGTAGGTGTTCATTCTGTTCATGTTATAGAATCTAAACTCAAGCATCACATACAGCATATCTTCTTTGGTGCTAATCACAGTTTTAATCCTGGCAGCACCTACGAAGAATGGAAAGTATGGGAAGATATGATTATGTATTTTCTTAAAAAGGATTATTTTTGTAGTTTAGATATTCCAATTCATTGTGTTGAAGAATTTAACGATGGTGGGTTAAACGAACAAGATAATTTTATTCCACAAATACGTGTTCCAATTCCTTATATCCGTCTTTGGAATTATAACACTATGCTCAAGATCGATGACAAGGACTTTAAGGCAACTAACCCAGGTGTTTGGAGTCATAGTCTTCATGAACTAATGGATAGAACAAAATTTACTGATTGGTCCAAATATACACTTGACAAGGTAGTTAAGTGAACATATACTTAAAATATAACAAAAACAAAGGCAACAAATGAGTCAACCTATTTCAAAGAGTGTTTGGGTTACTTTCCGTAAAGAAGGTATCCACTGCTATCCTGCCGCAAGCGTAGATCCTAAGCTAGCAACAGGTGATGAATATGATGTGAGTTTTCTAGCTACTCCACATCGACATATCTTTCACTTTAAGGTTCGTATCGAAGTTTTCCATGATGACCGAGATATTGAATTCATTCAATTCAAGCGTTGGCTTGAAAATCTATATAACCAAGGTACACTAGAACTTAATCACAAGTCTTGCGAAATGATTTCGGATGACTTGTATAAGGAAATTTCTACAAAGTTTCCGGGCCGATTTGTAGAAATTGAAGTCTCCGAAGATGGAGAAAATGGCTCACTTATCTATTATCCTTACAACTTGATTTAAAGGAAAAAACAACAATGTCTATCACTAATCCCGTTATCAACAAGGTATTTAATGATCTCGATAGTTATCGCGATTATTGCCGCTTTGAAGGTAAGGTATTCAACGAACGGGCTCTTTATAATAAGGAAGATCCTAATTGGCAGGCATACGAACGCTATCGCGGATGGCAACGTTCGAAATTTAAGAACACACGACGTTTTGAGAAAAATACACACCAATGACTATATACATCGTAGATATTGAAGCAGTAGATACACGCTACACTAAACAGTGGAAGGACTATCTTCCACAACAGCTTCGCCATGCTACGAATGAAAAAGTTGTTGTAATTAGTGGTGGTGAAACGCCTCAGGCTACTACGCCTGGGGCTTTTCTCAATTTTGGCGGTACCAATGTGTATAAGAGCAAACAGCTCGAACAGATTGGTGAAATGTTCTGCAAAGGAGAAATTAAAAATGGCGACTATTTTCTTTACACAGATGCTTGGAACCCCACGGTTATACAGCTTCGGTACATGGCTGAGCTCTTGGGCATCGACATTCGAATTGGTGGTTTATGGCATGCTGGTTCTTATGATGAGGCAGACTTCCTAGGAAGACTTATAGGCCCAGCAAGCTGGGTCAGGAATGCTGAGAAGAGCATGTTTCACTGTTATGATCAAAACTTTTTTGCAACAGAGTTTCATGTAAAGATGTTGTTTGATGAACTGCTACATGATGGCATCCCATTAGAAAATCCCTGGTATCATGAGGAATGGGAAGATCGATACAACGATGGGAAGATTGTACGTGTTGGTTGGCCCATGGAGTATCTTGCAAACAGTCTAAGTCAATATAAAGGTATGGAGAAGAAAGATTTAATTCTTTTCCCGCATCGTATTGCTCCAGAAAAGCAGGTTGATATTTTTAGAGATCTAGCAGAACAACTTCCACAGTACGAATTTGTAATCTGTCAAGAACGCAGTTTAACAAAGAACGAATATCATAACTTACTAGGACAAGCTAAGTTAGTGTTCAGTGCTAACTTGCAGGAAACATTAGGCATCAGTTGGTATGAAGGCGCACTAGTAGATGCTATTCCTATGGTTCCTGATAGGCTTAGTTACAGCGAGATGTCTCTACCAGAGTTTAAATATCCGTCTGACTGGACTACTGACTTCCTGTCTTATAAAGACAATAGAGCTAAGATAGTAGCTCAAATAGTAGAATATATGGAACACTACGAAGACTTTCTAGTTAGTCTAGATAAGCAGGTCGCTAAGTTAAAGAAAGAATTCTTTAATGGTAAGGATCTCTATGAGGCGATAAAGAATGGAAAATAAAGACGATGAATTTGTTTTTACATCCACAGGCGACGTAACTATTACTGTTGATAGCAACTATGCAGCTCAAGATGTTTTTACAGTGTCAACTATGGCAGGTGGTATAGAAACTATTACGCTATCCGGCACAGATTATATTTTATCAACTGATACAGCAATTAATCTAGACGGTCTTAGCAGCAGTACATTTGTATTTGATAGAACTGAATGGAAGGACTGCTTTCCAGACTTTGATACTGTAGAAAAGATGTGTGAAGAATATCCCGGACTAGCTAAAGCATTTGAAAATTTTAAAACTGTTTACAAAATGGTCGAACAAGACTGGAAAGGTAAAATGAAAGATGATCAAACGTCTCTTTTTTAAACTGCTAGACAAAACTGACCGCAAGCGTATCATTATGGACAGACTAAGTTCTGAGCCATACCTTGAACGCTATTATCTTTTCTTAAAAGAAAGAGAACGATTTCCGTTTAACGTCTTTCTACACAAGTTTCTAAAAGGTGATCCTGACGATCTTCATGATCATCCTTGGCCTTATGCTACGCTGATCCTTAAAGGTGGCTATTGGGAAACTACTCCAGAAGGTCGTTTTTGGAGAGGTGCAGGACATTTTAGAACCTGCAGGGCAAACAGTTATCATAGAGTAGAATTAGAACCTGGGGTTGATTGTTGGACCTTGTTTATGCCTGGTCCTAAGCAAAAAGACTGGGGTTTTGATGTAAACGGAGAATGGATACAGCATGAGCGATACCTTAGAGAAAAATACTCCGCTAATAACTGAGTTAACCGCTGGCGCTACAGTTGGTGGTTTCTTACAGGGCTATGGACCTGTTCCTTCTGTTAGTGGTGTTAACATTTCAGCAGTGGGCGGCGGAGGTGGCGGTAGTGGACTGGTAACTACACCCGGTCTTAATGGAGTTTCATGGGTATCAAGTCCAGTTTACTCTTTAAACTCCGTAACTCAAGATACTACAGTTAGTATAGGACCGTCTGTAACAAAAATTACTACACCATTAGAAGTTAATGGTAGAGATATCTTAAAAGAGCTTGACGAAATGCGTGATGCTCTGTTATTATTAAAGCGTGACATTCGCATGGAAGAGAAGTATCCTAAGCTCAAAGAACTTAAAGATGCTTACGAACGTGCTTTAGAAAAATATAAAACCTTTGACGCCATTAAGGACTCAAAATGACAGAAGAAAAGAAAATGCGAGTTGAATTTGCACCAGGGTGCTTTGACAACTTTGAAGGCACACAGGAAGAACTTGATGCTTTCATTAAAGAATTAACTAACATGTTTGAAGGCAAAACTTCTGACGAAATTGAATCTCTAGGTGCTAGGCCAGTAGATGTTGACGATCTTCCTCCAGAAGTTCTAGCACAAATTGCAGAACACTTCTTTGATGAAGATGAGTTAGAAGAACTTGAACGTGCGGGCATGCCTCGTAAAAGGACACTACAATGAATAAACATTTCTACTCTTGGCAAGATGTAGAACAGATGTGTACTGACATTGTTCTGCAGATGTACAAAGACCTTTGGCGTCCTGATTACATTGTTGGCTTAACTCGTGGCGGAAACATTCCTGCTACTATTATTTCTCATATGATTGATGTACGTTGCGAATCGCTAAAGGTTAGTCTGCGTGACGGTGGAGAGTGTGAAAGTAACTGCTGGATGGCAGAAGATGCGTTTGGATGCGTTGCCCTTGAAGAACAAGAACTTTACAAAAGCAGGTGGGATCCTGCACGTAGATCAAACATACTAATTGTTGACGACATTAACGATACAGGTGCAACACTGGAATGGATTGAAAAGGATTGGCGCAGTAGTTGTTTACCCAACGAAGATGCTGGTTGGAGTAATGTATTTGGCGGTAATGTACGATTCGCAGTTTTAACAAACAATCTGTCCAGTAACTTTGACAATATCTCATACTACTCGCATGAGGTTAATAAAATTGAAAATGATGTTTGGCTAGTATATCCTTGGGAGAAAAAATGACGCTGCCTGACGAAAGATATCGTTCTGTAATAAACACTGGAAAATTTTTACACGATCTTCTTGATCCTAAGAAGACGCCTCGTGTTCCTAAAGCAATTCGTAAACAAGCATATTACTGCCTGCGTCATTATCCTAGCAAGTATCATATGGATATTGTTGGCAGTGTAGCCACTCATGTTTTTGAAACTAATGATAAATTAGACGACTTGTCTATGTTAATATACGACTACGAGAAAAAGAAAAATGATACTAGATGACTTCGTTGTCGTTGATAATGCTATATCTACAACTTTTCAAAATCAAATTGAAGAGTATATGCACAACAAACAACCCTGGTGGTTTCAGTCTGATATAACTTTTTCTGATTTGCAGATTAATGAGTTTTTAAAAGTTGGTGTTCCATTAAAAAAGAGATTTGGCTGGGGTAGTATGATTTTTGACAAAGAAAAAAATTATGGTACTACTAATCACCTAGTAACTTCTGTGTTGTATAATGCTGTTGATGCTGCAAATATAAAATTAAACGACATCACTCTTATAAGAGGGTTTATGTCTTCTCCAATTAACAATCAGAAAGTTGATAGACCTCATGTTGATCGCCCAGGAATGCATCTTGTGTGTATCTATTATGTAAACGACAGCGACGGCGATACTGTTATTTTTGATAAAATGAACGACGACAGTGATATAAATCAACATTTAAATCCTAACGAACAGAAAGTTTTAACTAAAATATCTCCTAAAAAAGGAAGATGTTTAATATTTGACGGAAGACATTATCATGCTAGTACGCCCCCTAGTAGTGATGTTAGGACCGTTATAAATTTTAATTTTATATGAGAGTAAGATATGCCAGGACCTTGGACTAATGTTTTATTAGATACTAGAGATTTTACCGTCTATAAGGACGGATTTCCTGTTACAGAAGGACATGTACTTTTTGTACCAAAAGTTGAAGATTGGCAACACATGGTAAAATGCTGGGAAGCTGCTTACAAGTGGGGCTATGATTGGGTTGATCGCGGATACTGCGATGCGTTCAACATTGGTCAAAATGTAGGGGAGGCTGCAGGACAAACTGTTATGTATCCTCATATACACTTAATACCACGTCGCAAGGGTGACATGGAAGATCCAAGGGGAGGCGTAAGACACGTTATCCCAGAAAAAGGCAACTATAGAAAAGGAGAGCCTCATGCGTAAAGAAATTTTAGAAACATCCAAAGTTCATTTTGAGTCGCATATTCTAAAGCACAAGATGAATGTTGAAGTAATGCTTAACAATCCAATTGCTATTCCAGAGCATACTGATATAATGGATGCTATTGAAAAGGAATTGGCAATTATGGCAGAGTACAGCGACAAGTTAGAAATGCTAAAAAAATATTTTAGTGTTTAATCTTGACAAAAACCTAAATAAAGTGTATACTATAACATATAGTATATACGGCAATCCTCTGCCTCAACATCGGAGAAAGAAATAATGACTCAAGAAAAGAACCTATCACAGGTAATTAGAAATAGAATTAAGAATGAAGGCGGTCGCTTTTGGGCTGGTGACAACATTAGCCAATGGCTTGCTCCTAGTGAACGAGATCAGTTAATTGATGAAATTACTGAAAAGTTTGAAGGTGTGCTAGACGCACTAGTTATTGACAGACATACAGATCCTAACAGTCGAGGCACCGCAAGGCGTCTTGCTAAGATGTACGTGAATGAAATTATGGCAGGAAGATATGACCCAGCACCAGACGCAACAGCATTTCCCAACGATTCGGAGGACCGCTACGAAGGTATGCTGGTTGTCCGTAGTGAGCTTCGTAGTATGTGTAGTCATCATCATCAGCCCGTTAGTGGCGTGGCATATATCGGGATTATTGCCGCCAACAAACTCATTGGGCTTTCCAAATACACTCGTATCGCACAGTGGTGTGCCAGGCGCGGGACGCTTCAAGAAGAGCTCTGCAATGATATTGCCCGCGAAATCATGCGAGTTACCGACTCAGAAAATGTAGCTGTATATATTCAAGCCACACACGGATGCTGTGAGAATCGTGGCATTATGGCACATAGTTCATTAACTCAGACTACAGTACTCAAAGGTGCATTTAAAGATGACCCAGGTACTAAGAAAGAGTTTTTTGACAACATTAAACTACAGCAAGAATTTGCACCACGATAATTATGGGAACATCAATGTACGCAGTTGAAGAAGCAAAAATGCCATCACAACTTGACGAAGGTTACAACAAGCCTAGAAAGATAAATTGGTTTAAACGTATGATACTACGTTGGGTTAGGGAAGATTGGGAAAATGCTTCCAGAACAAATCGTGTACAACGTACAAGCGATGGACCAATTAGTCTTGAGAGAGACACTCCGGAACAAGACCCTAAATTAAATTTTAGGGTCTATCCTGCTATTGGTGGTACTATTGTTGAATTTCGTAGGATGGATCGTAAGATTGACAGAAGTGAATCTACGCTGTATATTATAGGTAAGGATGAAGATTTTGGCGAAAAGATTGCTAGGATCGCTACATTGGAGAACTTGAAGTGAAATTAAGATATAGCGAAGCATTTTATTCTATTCAAGGTGAAGGTCGTTACGTAGGAGTACCTAGTGTGTTCCTACGTACTTTTGGTTGTAACTTTCGTTGTATGAACTTTGGTTTACCTAGAGGAACTGTTAACGATAAGTATAATCCGGAAGTAAAAGAACTACTAGACAGTGGACGTCTTGAATCTATTGTAGAGTTTAAAGACTTACCTATCATAGGCACAGGCTGTGATACCTATGCTAGCATCTATCCTGAATTTAAAAAGTTTATGCAGGATAAGACTGTAGACGAAGTTGTAGATCACTTGTTGAGTCTTACTCCTACGGGCAAGTGGACGATGGACAATGGGCAGGACATTCATTTTATTATCACAGGCGGAGAACCTTTGCTAGGATGGCAAAAGTTTTATCAAGAATTGTTTGAACATCCTAGAATGAAAGATTTAAAAAATGTTACTTTTGAAACAAATACTACACAAGCTCTCAGACCTGATTTTAGAGACTATCTCTGTCAACAGAGCAAACTCAGAATTACTTGGTCCTGCTCACCGAAGCTTTCTGTTTCGGGGGAGTCTTGGAATGATGCTATCAAACCTGATATTGCTCTGTCTTATAGTACCGTACCTAACAGTGACATTTACTTCAAGTTTGTTGTTGCTGATGAAGTGGACGTGGACGAAGTTGAAAAGGCTGTTAGAGAATATCGCAGTGCTGGTATCGAATGTCCAGTCTATGTTATGCCAGTTGGTGGAAAAGATGGGCTTTACCAGCAAAACACCAAGCGAGTCGCAAACCTCGCAATGGAGCGGGGATGGAGATATACGCCCCGTCTCCATGTCGACATATTCGGAAATGCGTGGGGCACCTAAGCCTGCGCTTCCATCAACTATCAAATCAGACGAAGAATTTAAGAGAATACGGGAGATGTTATGAAACAATGGCTTAAGAAAGTTACAGGTATTGAAGCTAAAGAACAAGCTCTTGCCGCTGAAGCTAGACGTATTGAAGAAGAAAAAATCCGTGTAGCAGAAGATGCAGAAGCAAAGCGTAAGGCTATCGAAGAAGCTGAACTCGAAATACTTAAAAAGAGAGATCCAAAGGCCTATGCAACACGCAAGGGCGAACCTTGGGTCAGTGTATTAGATGTAAAAATTAACAAAGACAATATTAGAAATGGATTCTTTGAGCTAGACTGGAATGATATCTTTATCAAAGAATTAATCCAAAACGGCTATGGTGTTGACAATGATCCGCAAGAAGAAGTAGTAGATCGATGGTTTAGAGACATAATCTACCAAATGTTAGATGAAGAAGGACTTGACAAATCACGAAATGCCGGGTATATTAATGTTATACCAATTAGTAAAGGCAAATCACAAGTATCATGAGCAATTACATTCTAGTAGACACTGCTAACACTTTCTTTCGTGCTAGACACGTAATCCGTGGCGACCTTGATACAAAAGTAGGTATGGCGCTGCATATTACGCTAAACAGCATTAAGAAGGCGTGGACTGATTTTAATGGTAGTCATGTAGTGTTCTTCTTAGAAGGGCGCAGTTGGCGAAAGGATTATTACGAGCCATATAAGCGCAATCGCAGTGATGCTCGTTCTGCTCTAAGTCCTAGAGAAGCAGAAGAAGATCGTGTATTTTGGGAAATCTTTGATGAGTTTAAAGATTTTGTTCATACTAAAACAAACTGTACAGTATTGCAGAATCCTGTACTAGAAGCTGATGATCTTATTGCAGGCTGGGTTGCAAATCATCCTAATGACAATCACATTATTATTTCTACAGATGGTGACTTTGCACAATTAATTGCGCCTAATGTCAAGCAATATAACGGTGTTAGTAATACTACTATTACCCATGAAGGTTATTTTGACGAGAAGGGTAGACCTGTCGTAGATAAGAAAACAAAAGAAACTAAACCTGCACCTGATCCACAATGGTTATTGTTTGAGAAATGCATGCGTGGAGACACTAGTGACAACGTCTTTTCAGCCTATCCCGGTGTGCGCATTAAAGGCACTAAGAACAAAGTAGGTCTTACTGAAGCATTCCAAGATAAAAAAACAAAGGGGTTTGCTTGGAACAATCTCATGCTTCAACGCTGGGTAGATCACGAAGGTGTTGAACACAGAGTCCTTGACGACTACAACAGAAATGTAACACTATGTGATCTAACTGCACAGCCAGATAATATTAAAGAAATTATTAACAACACAATTAAGCAGGCTTGTTTTCCAAAGTCTGTTACACAAGTAGGCATGAAGCTGATCAAATTTTGCGGTAAATGGAACATGCAAAAAATTGCTGATCAATCTTCACTTTATTCAGAATCACTTAATGCAAGGTACCCAGAATGACAGTAAAAGCAAAATCAGTTTTAAAAGACAAATTTTGGATCGTTGAAAATGATGGCGAAAAGATAGGAACGCTATCTTGGAACGATGATCGTTACATGTTTTCTAGTAGTGCAGAAACATGTTTCTTTGATAACAAGAAACAACTTAAGAAAAGATTTGGTGTAGACATAATCTGGGCAGAGGTCGAGAAAGAGGTTATTTCAGACAAAGATTATGAAGTTCATGGATATAAAGCCAGTGTTGAACCATTTAACTCAATGTATGACATTAAACGGAAACTACCACTGTTCACTAAGTCTTTAAAATCAAAAAGTCTTTACTGTGCTGGTTATTATATTATTAAATTTGAAAAAGGTTGGGTTAAAAGTTTTTGTCCAAAACTAATTACAGTTGAACGATACGAAACTCGTGGACCTTTTAAAACTGAATTAGAAATGCGACAGGAACTAGCAAATGCAAACCATTGAACCGTTAAACACAATACCACTACAGCAATTTATTCAGCAAGTTAAGGCTGCTGAAAATAGTCGTTCGAAAGAAGTTAAACTTACTATTGAACAGGCTAAGAATTTAGCCTTTACTATAGGTATTGTTATGAGTCGTTTAGAAGGCGACTTAGAAAAGCTGATTTCTAACGCTAAAAGCGGTACAGATGACGTAATTCAAGTGCAAATTGGCTCTAATTCTAGCTGGTAAAACTGCGTAGATAACCCCCAAAGAAAGATAAATATATGCGTACTTAAATAACAAGGATACGCATATGAGTCGGCCAAAGCCAACTATAATATTAGAACATACAAATAACAAAACCTATAAGACTGAACAGGTACTAGAGGCTGATGCTATTTGGGCAGTCTTTTATAAGGGCCAGCCGTTCAATTTAAAGAGTTCAAATTCTCTTACCAATTATCCAGGACCTAAATATAAAAAGGTCTCCTTCTCAAATCCAGGCCATGCCTTTAACCTTGCAAAAAAATTGAACACTATGTTCAAATGCGAGGACTTTGCCGTACATAAATTAGTGTCAGGAGATGTAGTGTCTGAGAACACAATAGTGTCTAACGGCATTGACGAAGAATGAATTGGAAAGAAACATATACCAAAATATTTTTGAAGCAGCTTGACAAGAGTACAGACGAATCAACTGTCAAGCAGTATCTTCCAATTTGGTGGAAGAACACACGAGAAAAAGATTCAGGCGGACTACGTCTAACTGAAGCAGGGTATGAAACTGTTATGGAAATTGGATTAGCTACTTATGATATTCCATTTCCAAAAGACATGGTACTCACTGTTCAAGTTATTGTATTTTTAGACAATTACATTGACTGTCCATATTATCTTTTTGATCATAGCATAGTGGTTACTAACGAGCGCAAGGCCGTAGAACTCACTCTGTTCTCGGGCGATGTCCGTAAACTTGGACTCATAAAAGCTATGAAAAAAGCCCAAAAAGATCTAGATTAACTCTTGACAATATGCTTAAAGGTGCTATTATATATATGTAGACACTGTTTAAAAGAGGGAATACTACATGGCACATTCAGACGTAATTCGTACAGTTAGCCCAAACAAGGCTAAGGCAAGTATCAAACACGCTATCGCTAAGAAGCGTCCAATCTTCCTGTGGGGTCCTCCAGGTATTGGTAAGTCAGATATCGTTCACCAGATTGCAGACAGCATTGATGCTCATGTCATTGATGTACGTTTGAGCCTTTGGGAACCCACTGACATTAAGGGCATTCCGTATTTTGATAGCAATGCTAACAAAATGGTTTGGGCGCCTCCTATGGAACTTCCAGATGAGGAACTAGCATCCAAACACGAAGCTATCGTTCTATTTTTGGACGAAATGAACTCAGCGGCTCCTGCTGTACAGGCAGCTGCCTATCAGCTGATCCTCAACCGCAAGGTTGGTACTTATCGCCTGCCAGACAACGTATTCATTGTTGCCGCTGGTAACCGTGAAGCAGACAAGGGTGTTACTTATCGTATGCCTGCTCCACTGGCTAACCGTTTTGTTCACTTGGAAATGGCTGTCAGTTTTGAAGACTGGTTCCAGTGGGCAGTTGAAAACAAGATTCACAAGGACGTAGTAGGTTACTTGCAATTTGCAAAGCAGGACCTTTACGACTTTGATCCAAAGTCAGCAAGCCGTTCATTTGCTACTCCTCGTTCTTGGAGTTTTGTTAGCGAGCTGTTGGAAGACGATTTGGAACACAGCACTATCACTGATCTAGTTAGTGGCTCCGTCGGTGAAGGTCTTGCTGTTAAGTTTATGGCTCACCGCAAGGTTGCTGGCAATATGCCTAATCCAACTGACATTTTGGATGGTAAGGTAAAAGAGCTGAAGGCTAAAGAAATCAGTGCCATGTATTCCTTGACTATTTCGCTCTGCTACGAACTTAAAGAAGCAAGTGACAAGGGCGACAAGAAGTTTGACGAAAAGGTTCATAACTTCCTGCGTTTTGCAATGGACAATTTTGAAACTGAATTGGTTGTAATGGGCATTAAGGTTGCTCTTACCCAATACAATCTTCCAATTGATCCGGATGCTGTACCTTGCTTTGATGAGTTCCATGATCGATTTGGTAAGTATATTAAGGCAGCACAGTCTGCGTAAAGAGTCAAAAGTGGGTCCAAAAGGCCCACTTTTTCTATTCTAGGTTGACATATCCTGTAAATATGTTATTATACAGTATAGGCACTGAATAAGGAACATGCTATGACCGTAGCTAGCAAAAAGAAGAACTGGCAACCAGATCCAAACATTACTCCAGAAAAGCTAGAGTATATGCGCAAAGAAGTAGTTGATAGAATTATCACTGCTCGTATTGGACTACTGTTGCGTCACCCGTTTTTTGGTAATATGGCAACTCGTTTGCGTATTCAAGCAGCCGACGAATGGTTGCCTACTGCCGCTGTAGACGGCAGGAATCTATTCTTTAACACTCAATTCTTTAACGCTATGAACAATAAAGAAATTGAGTTTGTTATTGCACACGAAATTCTTCACTGCGTTTTTGATCACCTTAGTCGTAGAGAAGATCGTAACCCAATCTTACATAACATTGCATCTGACTACATTGTCAACAATCTTCTTGTAAGAGATCGAATTGGTGACAAGCCAAAGATAGTAGACTGCTATCAAGACTTCAAGTACCAAGATTGGACTTCTGAAGAAGTATATGACGACTTGTTTAAGAAGACTAAGGAAGAGCTCGAAAAGCTAGGTGAGCTTCTTGACGAGCATATTGACTGGGAAGGTGACGACGAGGACGGCGACAGTGATCCAAAAGAAGGCAAGGGTAAGCGTCCAAAGTACAGCAAGGAAGAGCTTCGTAAGATTCGTGACGAGATTAAGGAAGGTATGATCAGTGCGGCACAGAGTGCTGGCGCTGGCAACGTACCCGGTGAAATCCGTCGGATGATCAAAGAGCTTACTGAGCCAAAGATGAATTGGCGGCAGATGCTACGTCAGCAAATCCAAAGCACTATCCGTAATGACTACACTTTTGCTCGTCCAAGTCGCAAAGGATGGCATACTGGTGCTATCCTGCCCGGTATGAACTTTGACGAAACGATTGATATCTGCATTAGCTTAGATATGTCAGGATCAATTGGTGATGATCAAGCAAAAGATTTCTTAGGCGAGATTAAAGGCATTATGGACGAGTACAAAGACTACAATATTAAACTGTGGTGCTTTGACACTAAGGTCTATAACGAACAGGACTTTAGTGCTGATGGTGGTGACAGTCTACTAGACTATGAAATCAAAGGTGGCGGTGGTACTGACTTTATGGCCAATTGGGCATACATGCGCAATAACAATATCCAACCAAAAAAGTTTATCATGTTTACAGATGGTTACCCATTTGACAGTTGGGGTGAAGATAACTACTGCGATACTATCTTTATCGTACACGGACATCACGATAAGAATCTGCAGGCTCCATTTGGTGTAACTGCACATTATGAAGAGGCTAATGCGTAAAGCACTTACAGTTAATCCATTAGAGGTGTTTGGGATTAGGAGGACTACTGTTCCTCCTATCCATTTTGAATATGCGGATCTTGTACTTCCGTACAACATGAAAGATGCTCTTGAAAAATGGATAGAATATAATCTAAAGAGCAAGTATTATATTGGACGAAGTACTATCATTGATTACGATAACAAATTAAATTATTCGCTAAGGATAGGATTTGAAGAACCAAAAGAGCTGTCCTATTTCATGTTGGCTTGTCCACATTTGAAGTACAAATAAATAAACTGCGCATATATAATATTATAGGAGATTCATATGAGCGACGAACAAAAGAACGAAACTGCACAGAAGACTGAGACCACTGCTACCCAAACAAAGCAGGAACAAGGACCTGATCTAACTGTACAGGATCTTCAAGCACTAAGAAGCATTATTGATGTAGCAAGCTCTAGAGGTGCTTTTAAGCCCAATGAGATGACTGCTGTAGGAACTGTTTATACCAAGCTAGACACTTTCCTAAAGGCAGTAGCTGCACCACAAGCTAACTAAAAGGAAAAATAAAATGGCTAATATCAAACATGTAGGTCGTATTACTACAACAAAACGTAAAGTAATAGTTGCATACCGTGTAGTACCAAATGATCCGGATAATTGTATTGTAGTTACTACAGAAAATCTTATGGCAGATGAACACGATGCTCTTATGAAGCTGGTTGAATCCGATGCTGGACAACAGTCTAATGAGCTAGCTGATGCTATGGCTAGAACTAGACTTCCGGACGGGCGTATTATGTTGGCTGCATTCCATGCTACAGGTAAGATGATCAAGATCAACACCAGTATGGTTGAAATGACTCCAAATATGCAGACTACTATTTCTCTTAAGGAACTTAACGAGATTGTAGCTAAACAAAGAGGTGTATCAGTTGCTGATCTAGCAGTTAAGCCAGCTAATGCTAATGAAGCACCAAAAGCTGTATCAGCTGCTACAGAAACGTTTGAAGCACTTGCAGTAAACGAAGAACCTCTAACGGACGAAGCTCTTGCAACTAAGTATCGTAGTGATGCAGATAGACTATACAAGGAAGCAAAGCGTCTTAGAGAAGAAGCTGAAAAGCTGAGCCCTACCAAGAAGAAATCAACTGAAGCAAGTGCCTAAAAATAATAAGCTACCGCAAGAAATAATAGATCATTGGCCCGAAATATTTGAAGATGTTGAAATAAAAGCAATACCAATAGAGTATTTGCAAGGTGTAAATGTACACTTTAAAGACGGGCGTCAGTGGAATATTGATCTACGTAGAAAACGTGGAATTACTATAGAATCTGTAGAAGAGATTTTAGACGAGTTCTTTAAAGAACACGACGAGCTAATTGAAAGCGTAGACTTTAATCTTAATACAGCAAAAGTTAAAAAAGACGTACAGGATCGTACAAAACGCTTCATGAAACGTCGTAGGTAAATCCTAAAAAGGCATAAATACTTGTAACATACTATACCGGGAGTTACAAAGATGGCCTTACGTCTCAGACGCGGAACTAATGCACAAAGATTACTAATTACGCCCACAGAAGGCGAGCTTGTCTATACTACAGATACTAAACGTTTGTGGGTAGGTGACGGTAGCACTGTTGGCGGTATTGTAGTAAACTCTGGCATAGCTCAATCTCTTAATGATCTGTTAGACGTAGATCTTACACTTCCTGCGCTAACAGGACAAATACTAAAATTTAACGGTACAGCGTTTGTAGCAGCAGATGAAGGTGCTTTTACACCTGGTGGTGATTATCACATTGATATTACTAATGCAACTGATCAAATTGTTGTTGACTCAGTAACATCAAACTTTTATGGTACGCTTAATGGTAATGTAATTGGTAACGTTACAGGTGATACAGACGGCACGCACATTGGAGATGTAGAAGCTACAGATAGTACAGTTTTAGTAAATTCTACTACAAAAACTCTTTCTACAGGTATATTAGACATTTCCGGATTTACTGTTAACAGTACTTCTGCAGCATTAGTATTCAAACACGATAACCCAGCAGTAACTCTAAACTTTATACGAACAGCGCCTGACGGTGGATTCTCTGCTATTACAACGGGTATAAGCCAAGGATTTTTAGGACCAGGTGAAAGTTTTAGAGCGTCTCGAGGGACACTAGCTGCACCAACTAATCTTACAGTTGGTGATGCAATTAAAATTGATGTTGCTCTAGGCTACGACGGCGTATCAGTTGATGGTGAGGGCGATCCTGTATATACACTTTCAAGTGCTATTAGACACAGTGTAGATTATAATGTGTCAGTTGCTGCAGGAGAAATTCCAGGTAGCATACAGCTATTAACATTTGCAGATAGCAATACTAGTGCATATAAAGGTCTAATAATAGACTCTAGAGGATTTACTGCTATTAATCAACCTTTAGAGTTTTTTGCTAGAGCTGCTCTAGATGTTAATGGTAGTGCAGTGTTTGACGGCGAAGTTGAAGCTTCTGCATTTAAAGGATCATTCTTTGGTGATGATTCTACAGTACTAGTTGATGGTGTAAACTCGATCTTAAGAACATCAACGATGTCTTTTAGTAACAGTATTATCGAATCATCTATTCCAATTAGAATACAAAATACAGATCCAACAAGAACTACTCAAATTATAAGACTATGCCCAGACGGTGATTTTGTTAATATCACTAACGGTATTACTCAAGGGTTCTTTGGCCCAGGCGAAACATTTAGATCATCACGTGGAACACTTAGTGCTCCTACAGCAATTCAAGTTGGTGATACAATTAAGATTGATGCTGCACTAGGTTACGACGGCATATCACTTACCGGTGAAGGCACTGCAAGTTACACGCTATCCAGCATCATTCTACGCAGTGTTGATCCTAATGCCGTAGTTGACGAAGGAGAAGTACCTGGAAGTATTTCTTTATTAACATTTACTGACGGTAATCCTTTAAATCCTAAAGGCGTTAATATTGATTCTCGAGGTTATACTTCAATTAATCACACACTAGGTTATGAAGCAGAAGCAACTCTTGACATCAACGGATTTGCCAAACTAGCAGTGTTAAGTGCTGCACCAGCAACACCAGTCAACGGTATGGTAGCTATTGCTGACGGTGACTCTGTAAGCGGATGGGATCCATTAGGCATTGGTGCTCCAGCTAAACAGCAGATGGTAGTTTATCTAGGCGGTGGTTGGAGACAAATGGCTGTTGAGCCTTAATTAAGGCGGGTGAGTTAGAATAGGGTTAAATATAAACATGGAAACATTTAAAGATTTTTACAAATACAGTAGTGACGGATATCCCGGCACTCCTAACGATGTTTATAAAGCCGAGTATAACAGTACTTCATATTCTATGACATTCTTTGAGGAATTTTGGTTCCGCAGAGAATTATACGGATTAGATTTAATTGCAGGCAAAGATTACGCTCCTGAAATAGAATCAGTTGACGAAGGCAACAGAAAAATAACTTTCAAATGGTATGACAGTAGTTTGAGCCATTTACTGTTTTTTGGTAGAGAGATGCCTAGCGATTGGGTACAGCAATTAAAATCCTTACTACAGGATCTAGAAAGTAATAATCTTTATAAACTAAATTTTTATCCGCATACAGTGTATGTTAAGGATAACAAATTAAAGATCCACGATCTCTATGGCTGTTGCAAAGGCGACGAAAAGATTCCTCTCACTACAGTTAATGATGTAATTAGAAACTGGGATAGGTTCAAATTTACTGACGGATACCTAGACATAGTAACAAGTTACAGACGTTCTATAGACAGCAATGCTGGCGATTGGCCTATTTCGCTGAATGCTTAAATTTATAGGTAATTGCAATCACATTATCAATTGGAACGAAGTAATAGAGGCAGTTGATAATAGTATGCCTGGTTACTTAGGACCTAGACACGATGTAGGTTATGCAGTAGAGGGTGTAGAAGAAGTAGCTAGACCGCTAAGGAATGCTGGATATAAAATGAAGGCAGAAGGCGGCAATGCTAGCTGGGAAATGCATTTCCCAGGAAGACAATTTCCCCAAGAAGTAGTAGAAAAGTTTATGGACTTTATTGGCATGGACAGTTATATAAACTGCTGGATCAGTAAAGTACTACCGGGAGATGTAGCTCCCTGGCACTGGGACATCACTGATGATGAAAATACTCTTAATGCTAAAGGTACAATTAGAAGATTTCATTGTCATATTGATATTCCAAGACCCGGACACATTGTAATAGTAGAAAATACCTGTCTTTACAACGAAGCACAAGGTAATGTCTATGAATGGCCTGACAGGAAAAGTTGGCATGCTGGGGCCAACGCAGGACTTACTCCAAAGTATCTTTTTAATATTTGGGGTTAATAGTGAGTTAGGTGATCAATACCTAACTTCTTCTTTAAATCTAAACTAAATTTACAATCAATACGCAGTCCGTATTCAACTTCTTTAGACTCTTCGCCGCCATGCCAATCTTGATCATTCCAAAAAGATGCATGGCAATTTAGATAGTGTTTATTCTGACTGTCTGGATCCCATATATAGAACCCTCTTTTAGTTCTATAGCGTATATGGATGAATTCATTGTTATGAGGTGTATACTGATTATTAGTATGTATACCATTTTTAGCATCTAAATCTCTATGTTCAAATGCTTTACCGTTATGATCACAGTGAAAAAATATAACGCGACCTATACGATCAATTATACCTTGTTCCTGTAACCCTTCAACCCACTTAACTACACCTGGAAAGAATTTACTCTCTTCAGTACGTTGACGTTCAGCATTACGCTCATTCCAGTCGCCTTCATTCCAAAGAAAATAATAGATATAAGGGTCATTAGCACCTAACGTGCTTTTTAAGTAACGTGTAAACAAATTACGCTGTTTATAATCTTTAAAATCATTAGGAAATATTTCATTGCCATGTATTTTAATAGGATCGGTATCAGGCAATTTTTGATATTCTTCAAATGCTTTGTAAATAGGTTTCCAATCTACAATATAGCTACAGTCTTTGGGGTCAAATCCTGGCTGCATCCAAGTTCCTTCTTTAGCATAGTCTCTAGCTTGTGCAAAGCCTTTGCAAATTTCAGGATGAAGTTGTTTAAATCCTTCTATGTCAATATAAGGATCTAGACTTACGTACGGTTTGTTATTAATTCCTCTAATCATGAAAATATTTATGCCTACAATTTTAAAGGTAAATATTTCATGTTTGAAGGTAGAGAATATTTTTTAAGTAATGCCAAATATCTAAAATTAAATTTAGATTTTCCTCACGAACTTATTGCACAAGAAGCTAGTGCTTTAAGATCTAAGTTTGTTGAATATAGATCAACATATAAAACAAAAGGATGGTATTCATTACCTATTATAGGTAAGAGCAGCGAAGAACCATACGCATGGGATCAATACAAAGAGTTTAATACAGCTAGAGATGCCGCACCATATATGCAGTATACAGACATAGCTGAGAAATGTCCAGTAACTGTTGAATGGCTTAAGAACGTTTATCCTAGCTCTAGTTATGCTAGGGTTAGATTTATGTTACTAGAACCAGGTGGTTATATAGAACCACATAAAGACACAGAATATCCAGTACTAGGTGCTATAAACATAGCAATAACAAACCCTCAAAATTGTAAATGGTATTGGGAGGATGGAGAATCGTTAGAATTTAAACCGGGTGATGCTTATGCTATGAACATTAGCTATACCCATTCTATTAAAAATGACAGTAACGAAGATCGATATCATCTTATAGTACATCATTATGATTCTACGCCTAAATGGAAAAATTTATTTGAGTTAGCAATAAAGGAACAAAATGCACAAGGTCAATTTTCTTATAGTACCGAGCTTTTCTAGTGATGATTGGTTGGATGAAAAGATGCTTCAGATTACGCAAGCATTTATCGATATTCTCAACATAGGCGAATATCCTGTCCACACATTATCATCCTATAATGAAATAAACGATTATTTAACTTCAGCAGAGTTTCTTGTAGTAGCGTCTGCAGGTACTGTGATAGTAGAAAGAGATCACATCTATAACAAGATGCATTCTATACCAGAGACTGTAGGTTTAATTGCAAACTTACTTCAATATGATTATGATACTACCCCGTACTTTCACGAACAATTTTTTATATTGAGAACTGCTGCATTTAAAAAATTAGAATTTAATGGTGGCAAGGATCAAGGATTCAATTTAATTCGCAGTTACGAAGACATGCACGATGGTCATGCTCCGCTGTACATAACATTAGGCGGAAAGACTGTAAACAGAGATTTAAAATTTGGAACACGAGTTATCGAAGAATGTCTTAAAAATAATTTTGAGGTACGTAATTGGGATCAAGAATGGCGCTATCCTAAAACAGCTAATGATTACTTAAAAGATGTTGTACTACCTAGTAGAGGTTTTCTGTATCCAAAAAAGAGTACTGAAGCATTTGCAGAAGCACTTAAAAAAATAGAACTAGTAGAAGGGTTAGACGACTCTCAAGAACTGTTTATTAAAATAATACAACAGGTTTTAAAATTTAATGTCCTTAACGGATGGCAATATGAATTTGCTCCGTCAGTGCCAGCAAAAAAAGTAATTTGTCCTGCTACAGGTTTTCTTGGAGAGCTGTGTGCAGTAAATTCTGGAGCTAAAAATATTGTGTTGTATGATAAGAACTTACATAATTTAAACTTTAAGAAAAAACTATACACAGAATGGGACGGCAACGACTACGATTCGTTCATGCAGGATTATGCTAAAACTTGTAACTTACCAATTGAACCTACGTTTGACATTGATATAAAAAATTCGGTTGATACTAGAGATCTTGTTAGAGAAAAAATTCTTGCTAATTGGAAAGAATTTAAACAGTCTGTTACTGTTGAATTTATCGAATGTGATATTATAAAAGATTTTAGCAAACTTGAAACTCATTTTGAAGAAAATACACTATTAGGTACAAGCACAATTTTAACTGTGTATCCATTTACACATGTAATATATTCAAAAGAAGAAATTATTTCAACTAGAGAAAAAATTCAAAGACTACTTGATTCTACAAATAGTGTGTGGTTTGAAATGCCTTTCAATCTAAATCGTTCTAATAATCTAGTAGCATAATTACTATTATGAACACAGAATTTGAATACTACTACAACAATGTTCCTGGTAAAGGACTTTGTAGAAACAACTTAATTTATACTAGTCTTATCAGTAAAGATAAGAAAACATTTGTACAATGGTATCATAACGACACAGATTACCATAAAGGTCAAAATCAGGTAATTGATCCTGAACTTATGGAGGAAAAATGGGAAAGAGAAGTTAAATTTTTAACAGTGATGAACAATTCATTTCCAATGCATATTCCTCAAATACTAGATATAGACTATGTTCAAAAAAAGATTTATTTAAACATTGACGGATCTGATTTTTGGGAGCAAGCAGGTTGCCTTACAGAAAATTACTCTAAGGTATTGCCAAACTGGGAAGAACAAATGTTAGAAATTATTCAAGCCCATAAGTCTCTAAACTTATACAAGTATTCAATGCATCCTAGCAGTTACTTTATAGTAGATGGTAAACTTAAAAGTATTAATTATTTCTTTACCTATCATCACAATGAAGGATTTATAAGTATAGAGAAACATCAAAGTCATCTAAGTGAAGACAGAAAGGCCAATCTAAAACAAACAGTAGAGTCTTTAGGAATGAATTGGACTGCTCCGGCGCCGTTAAATCAGCTAGAAAAACTTTGCTGGATGAGTTTTAGAACAAATTACCCGGACAACTTTGTTAGTAGAGTAAACGAATGTATAAAATAGTTCCTTGGACTAAAGACTTAGATCTAGATGAATTTTATACAAAAGCTGCTGCCAAAGGTTTTGAAAATAATGCTTCTCAAAAACTACTAGTTGATTGTTTTAAAAAAGAAAGAGAATGGCAGGTATGGATACTCTACTATAATAACAAACCTGTAGGCAGTGTTGCAGCACACTCTTTTGACGAAATGGGAGAAAACTGCTATCGTATAGCTGCTAGGACTTGTGCATTCAGTGATGAAATTCCAGTAACCTCTCTTAGGACAGTTAACCAAATAATTACACATCAGCATGTTACTAGTCAGTTTTTAATTCCTACCTGTATAGACTGGGCTCCTAAAGGTAGTAAGTTGTTTATAACTTCTAACGAAAATTCTGCAGGCACACAACGCCTAGTGCATAGAATATTTGGTCCTGCTATGGAAAAATCAGGACAAATGAAAAAAATAAAAGAGATATTCTATCGAGGAACTCAACAAACAGTATGGGAGTTATTTCCTGATAAGTTTTATGCTGAGCTTAACAAGTACCCAAGATGGTAGTTAAAAATTCAGTTCCGCAAACTTCTAACAATTCATTAATCCTATCTACAGCAAGATCAAGCTGTACACCATTAGAAGTAATTTGAAAATTATCAATATCTCCATTTTTAGATGCTCTATTGAGCCACGGGCTTAGTGTTTGATCAAATCTGTATCTAGTGTCAAAACTTTTCTTTGTAGGAGTTATCTGAATTGATACTAAATCCTTTGTTGAACGATTTAAAAGTTTTCTAACTACTAACTGTACTCGCGGTTTATCTCCAAAATTAGCAGCAGAATGTAATCTGCCAGCATCCATTAAATACCATGTCATATCATTGTCAGTTTTGTGCAGCATATTTGTATCTAAATCTACAAGAAAACTATAAGTTCCGCAGATATTTAAGTGCCACCTATCATCAATGTCTGCGTGGCCAAAATAGTTTTTTCCAGAATCTAAAACTAAAAGTCTAGCTTCACCTTTAGGATATGGTAGTGTTTCTAATATTTCATTCCATATCGTATTTTTAAATTCTGGTTTAATTTCCCACGGATCATAAAAGAAATTACCCGTAGGAGTGTTAATGGTAAATTTTTCATCAATTGATTTTGGATCTATTGATGTACGATCCATTAATTCTTTTGGAACTGTATAACCTGTTTTAGTTAGCATCATATATTTATTATCTGCGCAGTTTATGTCGATAAATACTTGCATGAATATTCCTTCTGTTAAATATGACGACGTAATCTTGCCTATTGATCCTAATTGGTCACGGATAGGAATAAGTTTAAGCGGTGGGGCAGATAGTGCCTTATTAGCTTATTTAATATGTATGAACACTAGTGCAGATATTCATATCATTACACAGATTCGTTGTTGGAAAACAAGACCCTGGCAAAGACAAAACAGTTTAGATGTGTATAATTGGCTTCAAAATAGATTTAAAAATCGTTTTTTTAGGCACGAAGGTTTTATACCTCCAGAACTAGAGTGGGGATCTACTGGTCCTAATATTGTTGACGAATACGGAAAATTAAAATCTGGTAATCAAATAATTCTTAGAGCTCATAACGAATATATTGCTCATAGAGAACAACTAGATGCTTGGTTTGCTGCTGTTAATCTTAACCCCGATATTGAAATTGACGGATCTCTAGACGACAGAGATGAGGGTCATATAGATCCTATTATACAACACATGGGAGTTACTGTATGTCATCCCTTTATTCATACAAGAAAAAATTGGATAATAAATCAGTATTTTAAAAATAACATAACAGACTTATTAAACTTGACTAGAAGCTGTGAAGGCGATAAAATAAACTATCCTGAAACTTTTGGTGACTTAGATTATAAAACTTATGTTTCAGGACAGTATGTTCCTGTTTGCGGAAAATGTTTCTGGTGTAAAGAAAGGGAGTGGGCTCTTGGAAAATAAATCATGTACCTTCTGTATGCATCCTTTTACAGGACTTGCTACTAGAGAAGACGGAGCAATAAAAGTCTGTTGTCGTAGTCAACCTATAGGGTGGATTCAAAAAGAAAGTTTAGAAGAAGCGTGGAACAACAGTGAAATGCGCAAAGTTCGCCAACAGGTTCTAAATAATGAAAGACCAGAAGTATGTAAACCCTGTTTTGATTTAGAAGATCAGGGCGTTGAAAGTTTAAGACAAAGACACATTAATGGAGTTATTCCAGAAGCTAGAATTAATCTTTATCCCAATGCATTAGAAAATCTGTTAGAAGATTTTTCAATGCCTTTTGAATTTCCTACAATGGAAATTAAATTAAACAATCTTTGCAATTTAAAATGCCGTATGTGCAATCCTCTAGATAGTACTAGTTGGAAAGATTGGGACCAAGTTACAGAATTTTATAAAAAAGAAAACAATTATCTTATACCTACTATTGAAAAATTAGTTGATGTACCTGGTCAGTATATAGGACCCTTTGACAATAGCGATAACTGGTGGAATAGTTTTGAAAAGTTATTACCGTACTTTCGTAGGGTAGAATTTGCTGGCGGCGAACCTCTAATGGATCCTTATCATTATAAAATATTAGATATGCTTGCACCTTATGGTTCTAATATTGAATTAAAATATGCTACTAATGGTACGACCTTAGGAATTAAGGGAGGAAGAACTATACATGATTATTGGCCGAAGTTTAAATCAATAGCTGTAAATGTAAGTATTGATGGTATACATGATGTTTATGAATACATAAGAGGTAATGGTAAGTTTTCCGAAATAGAAGAAAATGTTAAAGTGTTTAAGTCATTTCCTAACGTAAGCCGAGTAGTAGGAGCATTTACTGTACAGGCTAATAACATAATGCAGATAGATAAAGTTATAGACTACTTTATAAATGAAATGGGTATTGTGTTTTATTCACATCGTGTAAACTATCCTAGAGCACTATCTGCTCAGACATTGCCAAGTGTATTAAAAGAACAAGTAATAGAAAAGTTAGAAGTTATGAAAACAAAAATACTAGACTATCCGTTAGTGCAAAAACATGCTCTTCTTAAAACTGTAACACTACAACAAATACAAGATAATATTAATTTCCTTAAGGCTAACGATTTAAGTAGATTTTGGCCTGACTGTGTTGAATTTAATCGGCAACTAGATAAAACTAGAAATCAAAACTTTCTTACAACCAACCCAGAGTTTATAAATTATGTATAAGATAACTAGTCGTTGGCCTCATCAAGAGTCTGTAAAGATTGAGTGGAATCTTGGTAAACGTTGTAACTTTGATTGCGGATATTGTCCTGCTGAAATTCATGACAACATAAGCCCGCACACAGATATAGCTATTTTAAAGAATACTGTAGACAAATTAACGGAAATTAATAAGCCAATTAGAATCAGCTTTACTGGTGGTGAACCGTGTGTTCATCCGGATATTGAAGAATTGTTAGCGTATGCTAAAGAACATGCTAGTTGGATCAATGTAACTACTAACGCTACTAGAACACCTGAATGGTACGCTAAACAACCTGTAAGTCATTATGTGTTTAGTTTACACTACGATAATGAACATTGGGAACGGTGTGCTATGACTATACTGTTGTTTTCTCAGTTGTGTGAAATACCGTTTCAAGTTAATATTATGGCTCATCATCAACACATGGATAGAGTGCGGTATTCAGTTGATCTGTTTACAGGTCACAACATAGGATTTGTACTAAGAAGAATACGGTGGACCGAAGGTGATCACGATTGGTTCGACGACATGAGATATCAACCTAATGACTTAAAATATCTATTAGAAAACAACGCAACAGCAAAAGAAAATTGCATAGTTGACAACAAAGATCTATATCATGCTAATGATATAATAAAACTGCATATGAATAAATTTAAAGATTGGAAATGCAGTGCAGGTATTGAAAGTCTAATGATTAACTGGGATGGTGAAGTACACCGAGCTACTTGCAGGGTTGGCGGTAGTTTAGGAAATATCTATAAAGGAGATTTTCGTATTCCAGCATCAGAAATAATTTGTGATAGAAATTGGTGTACTTGTGCAGCAGACATTCCGCTGACTAAGACTTCCATTTTGTAATGTGCGTATCTGGTTGGCAGCTACAATTCATTCTTGGACAAATTAATGTTTTTAAACTTAGCGATTCTTCGCTAAATTTTTCTTCAAAATCTTCTGCAAACATATTTAAATTAGAATTAGAAAACACAGGTTCTTGACAACTACCTGTAACTGTACCGTCATAAGTAATAACTAGATTTTCAAGAGCCACATTACAATTCCAACCCTTCCATTGATTTAATTTATTAACTATGTAATAGTTAGGTAGTGCTAGCTCTACAGAATTATCATCATAAAGCGATACACTTTCGTGTACTCTAAATCTATGTATGTTATTAATAATCCAATTAGTATCCGGAACACGTTTAAAAGGTTGTTTAAAATAACTGAGCTGTTCTGCTGTATAGTTTCTTATATCATATCCTGGAGCATCTACAACTTCTTTTGCTTGTATAATCCAAGGATGTTTACTGCTTCTCATTTGTTCAATTAATTCAACACATGTATCCCAAGCCGTAGCATCCATAAGCATTAGAGCACCTATGTCTGTACCTCTTCCAAAAATATAATCAGCTACTTGAATAAAATTATTAATGTCAACATCTTTGTAATGACAACTTAATACTACTTTATCAACATATAAACTATTTTCTTCCCACCATCTAAGAGTTCTACTGCCGTTAGAAGTCAATTGTATTTCAACTGGATGTGTTTCTTTAATGCCTTGACAGAACTCTGAGAGATGCGGCCATAATGTAGGTTCACCTCCCCCTACTATGTTTATCTTAAACTTTTTCTTGTTATGCAGTTTCATATATGCATCAAACAGTATTCTAAAATTCTTTATTACAGTGTTGACATTTTTAGGATAACGATACTTGTTAAGAACACTGCCAGGAAAACAATAGTTACAACTAAAGTTACAAATATCGGTAGGCCAAAATCTCACATCTAAAAGAGTAGGATCTTGTGTAGTAATAACTCTTGCTAGTTGTTTCATACTAAGTGACTCAATAACGGAAAAATAGTTTTAAAATCTGTGTTTCTAATAGAATCTAGTTTATGTATGTATTCTTTAAATGCCGGTAGTTCGTGTGTATGATCTTCACCGTCCATAAAATCTAAAACAGCCTGCCAACGCTTCCACCCATACGGATTTACATTCCAAAAGTCTGAATCTTGTGTATAGTTTTCTAGAAGCCATAATCTAAAATCTTCAAATATTTTTCTTACTTCTTGCTTGTCCTCTTTAGGCAAGCATCGTATACTTAAAAAAGTAGGTATATACAATAAGTGCATGTTTACTATTCCGCCGCCGGCTTGTATACCTTCATAAACATTTTCAAAATTTATCTTTTTAAAATTCTGTGTAATTTTCCACTTTGCTAATTCAGGTAGAGTTTTTATGTTTAGGATTTGAATAGCTGTAGCAATACTTACTTGTACGTTGCTAGGCGTATTATCAAGAATATGCATATTCTTTTCTAATCTATCCCAATCAGACGGATATCTAATGTAATAGTTTCTGTCAGTAATATCATCAATACTCACAGCAAATTTTACTTTCTTAAAATTTTTCCATAACTCTAATGTTTCTTCGTCTAGTAATAATCCGTTAGAATTGTATCTAATTAAAATCTTATCAGCATAACCTTGGCGTACAATTTCTTTTAAAAGATTCTTGTGTTCCTTTATCATTAAAGGTTCGCCGCCTGCAAAGTAAACCTGCTTTAGATAGGGTATCTGTGCATACATCTGTTCCCAAAATACAGGATTTTCATACCAATAATTATTAAAAGATCCCGCGTCCCAACTCATTTGCTTTTTAAGCGAGTCATTTTGAAATAAAGGATAAATCTTTTTATGGTCATCTACCCATCTACTACTATCATGAGGACTACACATAACACATTTTAAATTACAAGTGTGTCCTAGTCTTAAATCAAGATACTGCAAACGTTCTGGTACAATACCATCTTCGTCTGTATTTTCAATTAATTCCTTAAGATCAATACCATCTAGCATCCAAGTGCCTGTTTCCCAAACACGTTTACTAACTACGCCTTTTTCTTCTTCTCTAAAACACTTAGAACAACTTGATGGTATTTCACCTTTTATCATAGTTGTTCTAACACTTTTCATATAGTCGTTGTTCCATGCTTGCATAGGAGTTTCACGACCAAAGTTTGCAGGACGACCGTGTTCCATTTTTACCAACCCAACTTCATGATCTTGGCCGGCGCCGCTAGCGTTAGCTGAACAGCAAAGTCTCATATCTCCATTAGGGCGTGTAGCAAAATGTATCCATGGTAATACGCAAAAGGTTGGTGTACCGGACTTTGTTTCAATTTCTTGTTGGTATTTTTCTAACTGCTTGTTACCTGAATTACACCAAAATTTATCAGTCATTTCTTTTTTCCTATTAGCATGAATCTTTTATACTTTGGTGTTTCAAATTCACCGCTGTACATAACATTTATTTTAGACATATTTTTAAAATCTTCTACATCAATACTACATCTTATATGTTCTTCTAACTCAAAGTAATTATTACTTTGTAAAACAATAAGAGTTTGTTCTGGAACATTATTTAACCATTCCTCATATTGCTCCTGTGTTATATGCTCGCAACTAGTATTAATAACAATGTCTGGTACTTGTTCATATTGATATGTACACATATCAGCTGTAACTGCTTTAAACCTACCTTCAATTTCTTGACGTTTATTTACTGTTCTTGCAGTTTCTTCGCAGACTGTATCAATATCAACACTGGTAATATGAGAAATATTCATTATTTTACTATTAAAAAGTAAACTAGCAAGAACTCCATTCCATCCCCCATGAATTACAATAGATTTAGGATAAGCATTAACTAATAAATCTAAATTATTAATTAACCATACTTTACTTCGAATTTGACCTTTCCAAAAACTTTCAAGAGTTCGATACCTATCTTCGCTATTACGTATGGCATCCATCCAAAATAAAACATCTTCAATCTCAACTTTCATTTTGTATTACCTATCGTTTTAAACATATCAATAAAATCTTTAGCTTTAGAATCCCTTGCAGTTTTTATATATAGAGATTTATTAAATTCTAATTTGTCTTTAATAGATTTAAATTTTTCTTGTTTTTCTTCAGTAGGTAGATTAGCAAATTTTTCTATCTCGTCTAAAACTAAGTTAATTCGTTTAACAGGATCTAATTCACTATCATATGATTCATTAAACATTTCAGGAAATGTCTTATATCCTTTAGATCTTAATAAACTTAACATATTTGGTGGTCCTATAAGAATAAACGGATGTAAATTTGCCATAGGTTTATAAATCTTTTCTGTAATAAATCTATATACTAACCCTGTTTCACTTATTACACTAAAAAAAGTTGAGGAATAATGATTAATTGCATTATTGTAAACTGCGTTTTGAGAAAAATTGTTATTATCAGTATCAAGAACTAACGATGACCAATTGTTTGCAAATTCTTTTATATAAGAATGACAGCAATTATTTTCTGTTAGTATTTTTAAACACTCATCTATTTCATAATGACCTATCGTATGTTTTGATCCAATTAGGCTTACTAGACCGTTATTTAAAATTTGACGATGCTTTAATTCAGCAACTGCGTATAGCCTATGTGGTCTTATCTTTCCATTATAAAACAAATAATCAAATTTTCTTTTGTGACTAAGGGATCTGTTAAAACAATTAGCGTTTTCATAATAGTCACCTTTATAAAAATCAAACAATATTGGGATTAAAAAATCTTCAATATTGTGCTCTTTGATATATGTTAAATAATTTTCTACAAATTCGTTATCACCGTATGCAAAGAAAATTTTATTTGTTAACAGATTATGTTTTTTAAGATTTTTATAAATGTTTAATAGCCAATTATCAAACGCATGACCTTCTCTTGGGTAATAGAGTACTAATTTTACATTTTGTCTTAGTAACTCTTTTGTTTCTTCTGTAATTAAAGAGAAAATGTCATAGTCGATATAGACATTCAACAATTCAATAATGTAAACATTTGTATCTGAGTGATCAACAGGATCACCTAGATGTTTTATAGAAAATTCTATTTTATTAGTGTTTAATTTGTTGACAATAGTTCTAGTAGGGTAGACAGCATCCGCATAACTACAGTTACTTTTATGCAAATCATCGTACCATAGAACTATTTTATTCATTTAAAAAGCCGGATATCTGTAGAGTATACTTGTTTTGTAACCCTATGTTTGCGCCAATATGAAGGATAGATTCATCCCATAATAAACCTTGACCAGCTTTCCAGTGTGTATGGTTGGCCCATTCGTTAGAATCCGAATCTTTACTATATTGAATGATGTGTCCAACTTTCCAATCTTCTAGATACATATTAGCTCTAACCTTTTTTCTAGTATCGTCAGGATATCTCTTTTTAATTTGAAAGAATGTATCTCTGTGTAGCGGAATTACATTGCCAGGAGGTTGAAGTATTGAACTAACTGTAATAATCTCCATACCAAGTTGACTGCCTAGTCTGCTAAAGTCTATATTATCAGCCGTCCACCAAAGTTGATGTATTTTAGTATTTTCTAGACAGAAAGTGTTAGGAAATCCTCCAAACTTTTCATGAATGTCTGTTAGTTCGTATACTTGGTGTTTAACACAGCTACCTTCGTGTTGATTGTAATCAGCATTTAGAAAAATACTAAAATCATAATCTATTGCTACTTCTTTAAACATTAATTTCTCCTTTTAGGAATTTTGCTGTCTGCGCTACTAACACACGATTCACTAATACATACTGTTGGGCTATCAAAAATTGTAAAACCGTTTTCAAGTGTACCAATCGGAACATCTTTACAACTATAACTTCTTTTTACTTCATTTTCTCTTATTACAATACCTTGGTATCCTGCATTGCAAAGCCAACCTTTAAATTTATTAAATCCAAATGCGTTAAACCGTTCAGCTTGATCGATGTAATATTTATTACCCTCATAGTCCTGAAGTTCTACTTGTGAAACCTCTTCACCTAACCACTTCTGTGGGAATCCTGTCTGCATCTTATGTATTTGATCTTCAGTATAACCGTTAACTACAAAACTAGCAGTAGGATCACTCTGCGGTTTAAGAGTAACATTAATACCTCTTTCTACAAATCGTTCGCACCTAGCATAAAGATCATAAAACTGCGAAGGAACCATAACTTGATTTATGGTTACAAATACTCCGGCATTCATTAATTGTAGACACTTATCTCCAAATTCCTGTTCTTGTGCATGTTCAGCATGGAAACTAGCTGTAATACTTTTTCTATGTAATGTACTAGTAGCTTCTAACCATTTACTCCACCACTTACTACCTGGCGATAAGTTAGTTGTCATGTGTATACTTTGATAGTCAGGTAATGCATCACTTGCATAATGTTCAATAAGGTCTCCAAACTGTTTATAAGCAGTCGGTTCTCCTCCGCTAAAACTAAAATGAAAGTTTGTAAATCCATTATTTCGAGCCTGCTCTTTGATACTATCCATTGTTTTAATATAAGTTTCTAAAGTTTGATGGTCGGGAGTGCTGGATCTAGCATAAGGCCAACAATAAGAACAGTTGTAATTACAGAATCTTGCTAGTATCCAAGACACAGTGAACAGAGGATTCTGTAGCATTGTTTGTTGGCCAAACTGCTTTATGTTTTGCCAGGGTATATTTTGAAAATTATTCATTATTCTTTCTACTATTATACAAAGCCTTTGAACAGACCTTTACACAGGTCATACATTTGTTTTCTCCTGTCCAATAATCTGACAGTTTAGACCACAAAACATCCGACGAATTGTAAAGTACCTTATCTTGACAATTAGGTACTGTTATATCTTTAAGCATGTTCTTTGTATTTTGTACACTTAAATTTCTTAAATAATGTATTGGCAAAATTTCTTCTATTGGTTCTTCTAGATAATCACTGCCTATCCAGCAGCAGGGCAGAATGTTTCCGTAAGGATCAACGTATATACCCTGTTCAGATACACAAAGAGGTGATATTTCAGCAGCACCAATTACTTTATCTCTAAACTGTTGGTCTACTAATTGATCCAAAGCATTATTAGGATTTCTTTTAAATTCTATTCGCTGTGCTGGTTTTAAATCATACACATGACGATTGTCTAAATCGTGTACAGGAAAAGAATCCATTTCATAAAATCGTGTTGTACTAACAAAATTTACATTATCAACACCTAGATTATTTAAATATTGTTCTAGTTCCTCTACATCGTGCTCGTTGTGTGCAAATACTAGACTGTCAACCCTTGCTCGGCCGCCAGCTTCGATAAATGCTGTCATGTTTTCTATAACTTTATCAAAATTTGTATTTCTGCGATATAATTCGTGCTTGTCTTTAAATCCGTCTACAGCAAAGACAACTTCTGAGTTAGCAGAAGATCCTAAAACCTTTGCTAGTTTACTCCACCAATCTGGATTCCTCATTCCTCCGTTTGTATGCAGAGCTAGACGTGTAGTTGGATTACATTCTCGAACATATGAATATATTTCTAAACAATCTTTTGCAAAAGCAGGATCACCATAATTCCCACAACTATAAAAGTTTGTTAGCTGAGATAAAAATGCTTTTGGAAACCATTCCTTAAACTGTTCAATAGAAATGTCACCGTTTTTTATAAACGGTCTAGTAGGACCCCCGTGAAAATTTCTAGCACACATAGGACATTGTGCTTGGCACTTGTCTGTTAGTTCTATATGAACCTGGCGTATGTTAGAAATTTTCTGCACGAAACTGTTCCTCTAGCCAATCAAAGTCGTTTATCTGTTTTAAGACATCTGGGATACCCCTATGTAAATTACCAAAATTACTGCCGCTGTAAGCACCCCGAATAGCATATTCTCCAAAAGGTCTGTCCTGTCCAACATTCTGCCAAATTTGCAGCCTTTCATTTGTTTCATCCTCGTTTTGTCTGATTATAGTTTTACTTGCTAATTTAGCACATTCTCTAAATGCGCTTTTCCATGTGTTAAATGGATCTGTGTTGAATGCCGTAATGTTTGAAACGTCAGGCATTGCTCGAAAATATGACGATATGCTTGTAGTCATATCTGGTTTAGATATATCCATGTTTTTAGTCAATCGCTGAGGTAATAGTTTTACACCCCCATAACCATAAACTAAATCGTTTATAGGATTTTTACTGCGCCAAACATGTACTGTTTCTAACTCCCACTCAGGCACTGTATAATTAAAATCAAAAGTGTCTAAAATTTCTGCGTCGCCATCAACTACCCAAAACATCTTTGTAAAACACTTTTTAGCCGCAGCAATGTGTGCTTGATGTATGCCTTTTATACCATGCACTCTTTTAGCCGTAGAAAATCTTGACTTAAGATTTTCCCAATTTTTTTCAGCGTTAGGTTCTTGATAGCTTATGAATACAATGTCGTACATACTAATCTTCTAATCTTAAATTTTCTCGCCAAATTTTAACTAACTCGTAGTCATAAATTTCTTTTGTAGTATTGTTTATTTCTAATTTTATATAATTTTTTTTATATTCTTCTTTTATAAAATACTTGCTTGATTTATTTTTAATACAGTTGTATAACTGTTGAGCAAGTATATTATTATTAGTTGTTCCTAAATGAGAATTTCTTACTTCTCCTTTAAAAAAATTTCTAAAAGTGTCGTATTTAAGACCTTCAGCAAATTCGTTAGTTGAAATAGCAAATAGATTAGCGTTTATTAATAAAAAATTATCTGTATCGTTAAGAACGTTTCTATTAGGTTTAATAGCAAGTATGTCGTCAAATGCAGTCATAATTACTGCGGTATTTGGTAGTGTTTTTAGCAATAATGCGGCATGACTCTTTTGTGTTTGAGCTAAATCGTAATTAAAAAATGAAAACAATGTTTTATAAAATAAATTGTTTTTCTGATAATGATTAACTAAATCTTTCTCGGCGCTATTTACTAGTTCGCCTTGTAAAAACTTTAACCAATGCGCTGCATATTTAGGATTAAGATTTTCGTGAACTAAAGGAACTCTTGTACTGCTAGTACACACAAAGATGATAACATCGTCTGTTGAATAATTATCAGAATTTAAATATTGATATAGTTTTAAAATAGAATATTCTATAGAAGTTCCGTTCATTCCGTAGTGGTGAAGTTGCAAATTTAATCGATCTGCTAGTAATTCATACCATACTACAGAATTATAATTTTTTGTAAGGCGTATTCTATCTGCAAAGCTATCGCCAAAAATTACCAATTTAGACATTATATTTTTTAACTCCTCTACCCCAAAGTGATAACAATTCTTTATTTAATATTTCAGTCTGTGTGTAATCAAGCGGAATAAAATGCTTTTTAAAATTGTCTTTATTAAAATAGTTATTACTTTGATGTGTTATACAATTATATAATTGATCTGCTAATTCTTGATTATTAGAATTTGATAAATGGCAATGTCTGCATTCTCCTCCAAAAAAATCAGTAAAGTTAACATATGTTGTGCCTGTTGGAGCAAACTCTGCTTCACTAATTTGAAATAATTTTGCATTTATTAAAATAAAGTTGGTATCATTTTTTAATAAATCTAATCGATCATCTATTAATCCTTCAGTTACATCTTCAAATGCTGACAGTATTACAGTTAAATTAGGTAATCCTTTTAATGTCAATGCAATGCCTATTTTTTGTTGCTTTACTTGCTCGTAATTAAAAAATTGATGATACATTTTATAAAAATTATGGTTCTGATGAAAGTGTGCCCATGCGTTATCTTTTTTAGACAAATCACCATTTAAATACATTAACCACTTTGATGCATAATTAGGAACAATTTTATCGTGTACTAGAGGCAATCTACTTAGAGCAGATGTTACAAAAACTATTATGTCATCTGGATGGTATTGAAGAGAATTAAGATATTCAAACAACTTAGATACAGAGTAACTAATAGACGTTCCGTTTAATCCGTAACTTACTAAATCTTTGTTCAACTTTTTAGATAAAATTTCAAACCATGCTTGTTTATCTTCTGGAATATGTGTTAACACTTTATCAGCAAAACTATCTCCAAAAATTACCAACTTACTCATATAACGAACCTTATAGTATCGTACTGAGGGAAACTTGATAAGTTGTTAAACGATTTTTTAACTATTTGGCCTACTTCCCATTTTCCATACCAAATAGGATTTTCGTAGTCGTAACCTTTTTCAGCTGCATCATGTTTAATGCACCATTTCTTATATCCTTCATAATCTAAAGGCATGTCATTAAATGGCAAAAAGAATTCACTTAAAATATATCTTTGAGGTTGGACCATCTTTCTTTCTAATAATTCGTGCTCATTCATTTGAAATATGTGTGCCATGTTTTTGCCTGTTTCTCCATAACCAACATATAGGACATCTTTTCTATAACCTGGCACTGCTTCTGATATTATTTCTTTGGTTAACGGAATTCTTACAATGTCTGGCTTTTTATATAGGGCCTGTAACCATTGTCCTCCATATAAGTTACCTTCTAATTTATGAATTAATCCGTTTAATTCACAACCTATGTTGATAACTTCGTTGTATGCTTTAATACTAAGTGTAGGATCATTAGAACGTTTGCGTTCTCCTAAATGTTCAAAGTGTTCGTGTAAATCAAAAAGTTTGTGTAAACTAAAATCTTTTTCTAAATCAACATCTATTTTTCTGTCATAAGAGGTATCATTATACTGTTTAACAACTTCTTTCATTCGAAGAAAATCGTTAATAATTTCTATCTTATTTCTGCTAATACTATGATTAGTAGTTGATGATGTTTTGTTAGTTTTAGAAATAACATCAACAAAGGTTTTTGCTGTTTGGGTTTCAAACACTTTTATTTCAATTACCCCTGTGAGATTATCTTTGTTATAAAATTCCATTTTCATTGGAATAGCTTCCTTATTTCTTCTGCGAAATCTCTTGAATAAAAAACATTTTGATTATGAACCAATTTATCAAAACTTTTCTTATAATAATCTTTACGGCCTTCTTTACCAAGACTTAACCAGATGTCAATATTTTTTTCTATTATCTTCCATCTGTTGTACCAGTGGCTAGTTGTGTCATAACTTTCATCAAATAGATCATCAAAAGTTTGAATGCCTTTTGATTTTAGATATTTAAGCATTCCTGGTTGTGAAAGTGTTAAAAATATGCAGCCGCTAGCAATTGGTCTATATGTTTTTTCTGTAACAAAAAAATGATCATCTTTTTCAAAAGGATATGTTTCTGTTGAAAAATCTAAGTATGAATCACTGTGTAAAGACAAATTTACAAAATCAAAATGTTGAAAATTAAAACTGCTAGACGAATTTAAATTTAACCAATCTAAAAATTTAACATCCTGAGTAAAGTTTAAATATTCGCAAGGTATCTCTCCTTGTTCTCTTTGTATTGAATAATTAACAATGTCTGTTGAGTTCTCGCTGTTATCCGAGTAACCGTGATAGGTAGCTTTTGCACCAACTAGTTTGTTAGCAGTTAAAAGTGAATAATATGGAATAGCTCTAAATGATCGACTTCTATGATTATAGAACGTAAAGGTATGTACTTCTTCTTTATTCTTATCTAAGACTGTTCTAGGAAACTGTTGCTGTACCCACCAAAAATAATCAAAAGCTCGATAATTTATAAAATCTTGATCCGCAATCCATTTAGGAGTTCTCAAATTGCCGTGTGCAAAACGAATAGGTATATGGGGATAATTTTTATTAAGAAGTTCAAAATATTCAGTAGAAACTTTATCTGGAGCTTCGTGCGGAAACCAAACAAAAAACTCTGTATTTGCCTTACCGTTTTTTAGGAAAAAAGAATCTACAAAGTTTAAATCCTTAGGTTCTGCAGATTTAAAAAAATTAAATTCTATTGGAAGATACTGAGTTTCATTCCAATTGTAATCTTTAAGATAAGGTATTGCTTGAGAGAAATTTAACGAAAATGGTATTCCTGCATTTTTTAAAAAATTAGGAAGTTCTGCATTATAACGTAAAAAGTTATTACCAGATCGTCGTGTTGAATCTAAAAGATACTCATTTCTTAAATCTTTTGAAATCAAATTATTTACAATTTGATTGCTGCTCACATAATCATACCAAAGATTAATTGCCATTGATAAACTCTCTTAGTATATCTTTGTCAATTGATCTAATCTTACAAAGACTATTTACATAGCTTATAGTAGCATCTATAGAGCTTTCAGTATTTTCTCCTAGAATCCAATTTAAATTTTCTATAATAGTTTTTGACACAGAGGGATACTTGATTAGAATATTTTCCCATTTGTTTTTAATCAATTGTTTTCTGTTATCATCAAGAGTTTGAGGATTAAGGTAAACCGGATTATGTACTCTACCTAAAATTATATTTTCAATGGATAACTTATTCCATTTCTGTTCATAAACAAAGTCATAGAGTTGATCTAAATAGAATGCACTTACGCCTGTTAGACTACAAAGAATGTAAGATTCAATATTTTTACCGTACTTTTCATTCTCATTAATAGTATCAATAACTTTTTTCCATTCTGCAGGAAATCTCAAAAAATAATTTACTTCATCAACTCCATCAATGCTGAACATTAATTGGATTCTTTTAAAATGCTGTAATAACTTAAAGTCGTTGGCTGTTAAATAAGTTCCGTTGGTGTGGAATCTAATTGTAAGATTTTTTGCAAGATCCATATCAACTGCTTTTTGAAGCAGTGCTTTGACTTCTTTCAACATGAAAGGTTCGCCGCCACCAAAAATAAACTCTCGTATGTTGGGAAGTATTGTATCAATATTATCCCAAAAAAGTTTGTTGTTAACCCAATTATAGTCGTTACGATTATAATTTGCCTTATAAGAAATATCATCAGAAACAATCTTAGGAAGATCAATTTGTTTGAGTTCTAATATATCATCATACCACTTATGACTTTCGTTAGGACGACACATAACACATTTTAGATTACACGTATTACCTAATCGAAGATCAAGAGTAATCAATTTGGAAATATCTAGTTCACTAGAGACAAAGTGTTCTTTAGTTAATCCGTGTTCTTTTTCAAACACTCTGTTGCTGCTGGTTCTGTGACTGTCAACTCCGTGCTGTTCTGCATTGTAACAGTCTTGACAATTTCTAACTGTTTCTCCGTTTAACATGCGCTGTCGAACATCTTTTACACTAGGATGATTCCACGCTTGTTCTAGAGTAATGTCGTGAAGATTTAATCCCTTGTAAGATCTCGCAACACAACAAGGAGTAATATCACCGTTAGTAAAAGTAGCTAGATGCACGAACGGATATATGCACCAAGTATCTTTGTTAGACATTTTCTAATATCTCATAAAGCGAAGGATTTACTAATTGTAAACTCTGACCCCTATTTTTGTCAAGTATATCTGTAAATGTTTTAAACTGAGTTAACAGCTTTGGATTATAAAGATCTTTTTCACATTTTGATTTGATATTGTTATACCTACCTACAAAGTGAGGATCTTCCATTATATACTTGGCTGACTTTACATATTCTTCTAGTTTAGCTAAACATTTCAATTTATACTCAAGTGGCAATATTCCTAGATCACTCATAGCCGGACTGTCTAAAAGAATTGGTAACAATCTTACTCTGTAGTAGCCATATTCATTATTAATGTCTTCAATATATTTCCAAAAATCAACTGTGTATTCTAAGTTAACACTTTGGATTACAGGTACTGCAAAAATTTGAACATGCGGAGGTAGGCTAGCTAGTCGTCTAATGTTTTTGTCTATCTGTTTCCAATTAGCCGGATATCTCAAATATTCTTGTATTTCACCGTAGCCTTCAATTGATATACACATTTCTACATTTTTAAATTTAACAATTAACTCGTAAAAATCATCACGTAGATTAGTCATGTTAGTGTTAAACATAATTGTAACTTCTTTAGCTCTGCCAATTTCTACAATCTTTTCCATTATCTTATAATTTTGTTCGATAAGGGTTGGCTCGCCGCCGGTAACATATATTTTTCGTATTTTATCAATATTGTTGTATACGTTGTTGTGAAACTGTTCTGTCTTATACCACTCATTAAGAGTTTCGTACTTCTCTCCGCTGTCAAAAAAGAATGTAGTGCTAGGATATTTTTCTTTTAGCTCTGTGTATTCCTTGTTAATTTGTGTACTATTTAAAGATCCGCAACTGCGACACTTTAAATTGCAAAGATTTCCAAATCTAAAGTCATAGTACATAGGAGCATGATTAACATGATAATCGTTCTTTACAGCTTCTTCAATCATGTCTAACAGTTCTGGATATTCTCTTAACCACTGCTCTGTCACTCCCTGCCTTTGAGACAGTCCGCCAGTGTCTTCTTCCTTCCAACAATGCACACACTCAGGTATTCTAACGCCCTCTAGCATGTTTTTTCTATTACGTCTAATTTGATCGCTGTTAAAAATCTCAATAACATCATCTTGGCCAAGGTTATGATTTCTATCAGTTGAACGAATTCTCTTATTTGACAAACAACAGATTTTTACATCGCCGCTAGGCTCTGTTGCTAAATGCACCCATGGCATAATGCAAAACGATTTTGAATTCTTTAGATCTTCTTGATTCATATTAATATTCACCCAACTTTAATTTGTTAATTATCTGCATGTCCTGTTCAGAATATATCTCATATATACCTGTATTCTTTTTTCTTAAAATATCAAAATGTACTGTGGCAGTTTCTTTAAACTTCGGTATATCCGATAGTATTGATGCATAGGAATATGTTAACTCAGCTTTACCTGGCATAATCATAAAATTTAATCCAAACCAATGAGGTTGTGATGATATAATTGATTCTGTAATGCGACGAAGTTTTTCTGGCTTTAAAAATTCAAAATGCACACTGATATTTATATTAGCATATTTTGCTAACTCTGCATAATACTCGCTAGGCGCACTACCGTTAGTTGCTACTGTAATAACGTCGCCCTTGTTACTTAAATTCTTTACTAGTCCTAGAAATAACGGATTAATTGTAGGTTCTCCGCCAGTAAAACTCCACATTAAAGGTTTGCCTTCTCTAAAACGTTCAGCATACCCAAGTGCCTTAGTAACTGCTGCTAGTTCTACTAAATCACTATCTAGCTTACTGTGACTGTTATCATCGCAATAAGAACAAGAAAAATTACACTTGCGACCAAAAGCCCACATGATATATTTTCTATCTCTATCAAACTTACTGGCTCGTGTTACTGCACTAAAATCTGATAAATCTACTGCACCTTCCTTAATCTCGTTAAGTTCGTTTTTAGAACTTTTATATTTAGGAAGATATATTTCAACTAAACAAGGACAATAATTATGATAGCAATCTATGTATTCATTTAAAAGTTTAATAGGATGTTCATCTTTGAGAGATCCAAGATAATAATTTTTTCTTCCTACTTCACATGTAGCAGGCCACACACTACCGTCCCAATCAATAAACAGACCTTCAGAACCTGCACTACATTTCCAGCCTGAAAATTTGTTTACATCGTTGTGTATTAAATCTTGCGGAGTGTAGTCTGTGTATTCTCCGTCTCTAATTATTCTAACAAATTTATTCATAGAAAAGGAATCCAATCTGGTGCATAGTCTGCGAGCTGTTGTTTTCTGTAATAGTCATAAATCTTTATGTTAGCTTTAAATCTTTCAAACATTTCAGGATTAGGCGCTGTTTCTGCTAGCATAAAAGAATTTAATTCAAGTAACCGTTCTGCTAGTCTTACTTTGTTTTCAGTAAAATAACCAGGCAATGATGGCACTGAATTTATTTTATTAGCTAACTCCTTGTTAAGCTCAACTGCTCGTTCTTTTACAGCCTGTGGTAACTGCTGAACAGCAAAATGTGTAGGATTTGTTAAGAATGAAAGATTAACATGATGTCCAATAAAATCAGTTACCAGCATCGTTAATAAAGGATCTAGATTGAGTACATTCAGTGCTTGTACTGTAATATTAAAATTTAGATAAAATCCTTTCTTGGTTAAAGATTTTAATTGATAGATATTTCTTTCAATCTTTTCCCATTTGAGCGGATATCTAATATACTCTTGTATAGCTCCATGTCCATCAAGACTTACGCAGATTCTAACTTCTTCAATACGCTTTAGAGCAGATATTAATCTATCGCTAAGAATAGATCCGTTAGTATTAATGTATAAAATTACATTAGGGTTCTTGTTTGCAAGTTCTTCTAAAAGAACTGCTGTTTTTTCTAATAGGAAAGGTTCTCCACCACTGAGTGTAATTAATTTTATATGATGTATGTTTTCAATTATTTCATCAAAATGCTTATCTAAGTCCATTACCCTAGTCTGCATTCTATCATCCTGTAGACCAAAAATAATTTTCTCAGGATCTCCCATCATTCTATATCCGTGTTCTACTGTGCGAGAATCAAACCCATTAGATTTTAGAGTCTTGTGAATTTCTGTGTTTTCTTTATATACTAAGCTGCTGTCATTAGTATTACACATACGGCAAGCACTATTACAGTTGTTCCCAGTTCTTAATTCAATAAACGGTGGAAACGTTTTAATCTTGCCATCATTAGTTTTTGCTTCATCAATAAACTGTGTAAATTGTTCTTTGTAATTTTCATTATATTCATTACGTAAACTTTTGCCACCACTATCTTCTACATCATAGCAGTCTTTGCATAATGAAAGTTCTTTGCCTTCAAGCATAAACTTGCGCACAGTCTGCATAAAGTTGTTGTTCCACACTTCGTTGATAGGCTGATTGCCTATAAAAACAGTTTTACCAAAATCATCTACAATTGGCTTTTCTGTTATACAGCACATCTTCATAAGACCACTGCTCATATTATGAAGATGTATGAAAGGCATTATGCAGAAACTGTCTCTTTTTTTAGTCATATTTTTCTCTTTGAGATTTCAATGTCAACTGAACAGGAACAATAATTAGCAGGGCAAATAGTTGGAGTGTCTGTTAGATTATATTCGCCGGTAAAAATATTACCTACAACACCTCCTACATGGCAATAAGCATTGTATATATCACCGTTTATTTCAACAATTAGACCTTCCATGCCTAGGTTACATTCATAACCCTTAAATCTATTAAGATCGTTTGCAATTAAATATTTGTAATCTAACTGTCTTGTTCCTTCAGATGTTTCCATAAATTTTAACCCTCTACCAAACTGTCCTTTACATTTTTCTAATTTATGTTTAGCAGGTTGAAACTTTCCCCAGTAATTAGGAGGATTCTTAAGGAATTCTAACTGTTGTTCTGTGTAATCAATTAAACCATTAGCACCATTACCAAAATCTTTTTGTATTGGCAAGTAAGTTACAGCAATATTAGGCTTGTCTTTAAAAGATTCACCTAATGAAATGATTTCGTCCCAATGAGTAGGATTCATCATCAAATCAAGATTTACCCAACTAGTTTGTGTTAAAAAATCTATATTTTCTTTTAGCTTTGTAGGTTTAGTCCAACCAGGATGATAACTAAAAACTAAGTGATCAACATAAGGTTCTGCACGTTGCCACCAATCAATGCTCCTACTACCATTTGAGGTCATACATATTTCACAACCATTGTCGCTAAGATATTTGATCATGTCAATAAACTCAGGATGAAGAGTTGGTTCTCCGCCACTAAATGCAAATATAAATTTTTTGTTTGGTAACTTTTGTCTTAGATTGTTAAAAAACGTTTCTACATGCTTAAATGAAATATTTTTTGTAGTGCCGTTATTTAAATTTGGTGGACAGTAGTCGCAGCGAAAGTTACATAGGTTATGTAAACTCCATGTAATAAAAAAAGTTTCATAATCTTTTTTAAACCAAATCTTTTTAAGCATATTCGATATTCTTTATTTCTATGCTGTCTGTATCTTTAAGCAGTTTGTCCTTTATTTTACCTACAGGCATTCTGCCAGATGTTATATTATTAACTGGAAGACTATATTTCTGTAACCAGTTTGTAAACTCAGTATACTGCATAAGGTCAATAAACGATGGCTTATGAATAAAAAATTCTAAATCAGCGCAATAACTTTCTTCGTTTTTTATATCATAATTTGTTGGTATATCATTGTCCCAAAAACAATTTAAATAGCTTTTGCCGCAAATATTTGCGTTTATAAAAACATCATACTGTGTGTCATTAGTTAAAAATTTAAAATAATCTTTTCTAATTTTTTCTATTTTTTTGTTTTTAAAATTTAACAATCCATAATTTGATTGATTATTTTTTAAAAATTCTGAGTTAGCATGAAAAATTTTTTCAACATAATGAATGTTGTCGTTTATTTCATATATTAAATCTCTATGGTTTTTTAAATCTAATCCGTTAAGTTGAATTGACGAACCAAAATTATACTTTGTACCTTGAGAATTTACAAGAGTTGTAAAAATACGATGTATTTTATTGCACAGTTTTCTTGATATATTTTGTCTTGTTAACACCGGAATGTTGGCAGATACACCTGTTAAAGAGTTAAGTTTGGCAAAAATTTCATTAAGACGATCTATCGATTTATTAATTTCATTATCGCAATACTCTAATCCTACTAGCGGAGTTATTCTAAATGTTCCAATATTTGATTTAGAAGTTTTTTGAAAAACTTCTAGCCATTCATCAACAAAATTATTTTTTAATAATTCTATCTGAATATACGAGTCATTAGAAAATTTAATGTAAATTTCATTCATTACACAACTCGTAAAATTCTTTTAGCTCAGGATAAGTCTCTAAGAAATTTGTTCCTCTGCGTTTATCGTGTTCGTCTACAAATATAACAAAGTCTTTTCTGTACGTAGATAACTGTTCTTCTGTAAAAGTTTTATTTGTCATATAACTTTTTAATCGTTGAATCTTGTCAATTGTAAGCTGAGGAAATGACTTTTCTATCATGTATTCTTCAGCAGCCTCTAAATATTTTACATACTCATTTGGCAATATCTGTACACACTGATGTGGTGGAAAACGCAAATACGGTGTGTCAAAGTTTATTCTCTTACCGTAATCTTTATGTAAACTATACATATATTCCATAAAGCCTTTTACATTAGGAACACTGAATACATTAAAGGTGCAAGTAAATGAAACTTTGCTGTTGGGGATTTCATCTAAGAAACGTCTTACATTTTTTGTAAACTGTTCAAAATTTAAACCGTAACGTTGATATTCGGCTTGAGCACCAACGCTGTCAAGACTTGCAAACATCTTAAATACACCCACACGTTCTACTATCTTTTTACCTGCTGCTATAGCTTGATCAATCAGCTTATCAGGCACACACATATTAGAGTTAACTACAACTTCTAGTTTAGGATTAGGATTTTCAGCAATGTAATCCAGCAGAGTAAACGTGTGTTTACTCATAAGAGGCTCACCGCCAGTGACACGAAGGACATGCATATGAGGGTATGCGTCCGGTAGCCATTCCCAAAATGCGTCAATATAAGGATTGTGTTCTCTATCTAATATAAATGGTAGAGGTTTACCTGGTTTGATATAGTCATTAAACTCAGTACTTGTTTTATAACCGCCATATTGATTAACTTCTTCAAGCCACTTAGAACTTACTGTAGGATTACAGTAAGAACATTTAAGATTACAGGTTGTACTAAAGCTCACTTCTACATGGCGCGGGTAGACATCCTCGTCGCCAGTGTATGTTTTAAAAGTGTCTAGGTCATTTTTAGCATAAGGTTCAGCATTACGAATTATTCTATCACTGATATTACCTAAATCTTCCATACGCCAGCAGTATTCACACTCTTTAGGACGTTCTCCATTGAGCATAAGTTTACGTTGACTCTTTTTAAAGAGTGTATTATGTATTGCACCTGGATTATTTTTTAATTCTTCTAGGGGAACTTTGTGTGTCCACGGATGGTAACAACTATGAGTTTCTCCCTGTGCAAGATGCAGGGTAACCATATGCCATTTAGCAGAACAGAAAGTAGACGAAATCTCGTCACTTTTCTTTAGATGTATTAAATGGTATTCTGAAAGTTTACTTCGATCTACAGTCATTATAAAATTCTTCCAACTCAGGAAACACCTCTACAAAATTAAAACCCTTGCGTTGATCATGCTGGTTAAAGAAATTGTAAAAACGTTCTTTTTCTATAGGATTTAGCTTCTGTCTTGACTCAACAGCATACTTATACATTCTAGCAAACTTTTCAATTTCTGTATCTTGAAATCCGTGCCAACCTACAATATTTTGATCGTTTGCTTTTAAAAATTCAAGATCAGATTCTATAATCTTTAGCATACTTTCGTCAGCTAGACTAACCGTTTGCCAACTAGGATAACGAAGATAACTAATATCAATCCAAATGTTTTTCCATTGAGGGTTTGAATGAGTTTTTCTGTACTCTAATAACCATTCAAGTAGTTTTCTAAATCTAGGTATACTCAACAGATTATATGTTGCCATAATTACTACTTTTGAACGCCATTTAATCATTGGCATCTCAGTAGTCACACGTATTAGATTGTTTATAAATTTGTCGTAATCTAATCCTGGACGTATATATTCAGCTTGGCGTCCTTCACTCTCAACACTGGTGTAGATTTCAAATCTTTTTACCTTAGAATTAGTAATAAGATCATTACCTATTTTTATTAATCTATCAATAAAATTATCTTGCACACACAAATTACTATTGATAATTATTTCAATGTTAGGATTAGGATTAGCTTGAACATACTCTAGAATTCTCCAAGTATGTTTGCTTAGTAAAGGTTCTCCACCAGTAATTCTAAACACTCTAAGTTTTTGATATAACTCAGGCCATATTTCCCAAAATGCGTCAATATAAGGATTGTCTTCCCTTTCAGGTATAGGAGTTAAACCTTTTTGATCTAAATAACTTAAATCAGCATGTTTAAAATCACCTAGATCATAAGGACCATTTCTTTTAACATCGTCAACCCACTTTGAACTAATCTGCGGACTGCAATACATGCAGCTAAAATTGCAAACATTTGAAAAACTAACTTCTAGGTATGTAGGAAGAAAATCCTTGCGTAGTGGGTCTTTTAGAATTTCATCTTTGTATTCTGAACTCCAATATTCTCCGCTTTTAAAATGTCTGTCGCTGAGATAGTCTTTGCCTAAATCTTCTATATTCCAACAGTAGTCGCACTCTTTAGGTCGTTCACCTTTAAGCATTTTTTCTCTCTGCTCAATTTTAAAACGTGTATTATGTAGTGCGTGGGGACTTTCTAGTAGTTCTTCTAGAGGAATCTTATGGGGAACAGGATGATGACAGCTATGTGTGTGTCCGTTATGCAAATGCATAGTAACTTGTGTCCATTTAGCAAGACACATAGAACAACTTACTTTATCTAGTTCTTCTCTAATATTTTCTGCATTAATATTGTAATAGCTTTTGCTCATAGGCGCTCAATAAACCTTTGGTGATCAGTTCTAGCAGGATGCTCGTAAACTGTTTTAAAAAATTTACTTTGATCCGATGTTAGTACTTCACCTATAGGAATGCTTAGTTTTTCACTAAGTTCTTGTCCAAGAAATGTAGTTCTAGAATCAATGTCAGAATCTTGCATTGCTTCAAATTCTTTAGCCCAAAGATCATTAAGGTATTCAAAATCACGAACGTTTACATAGTCCCATTCAGTAAGCATAGTTTTATAAAGACCCTCTCTAGCCCCTAGTATTGCCCATTTACCATTTTCAATATCAGTTCCGACCATTGTCCAAATATAAAGCCAATGCAAACAACGCCAATGATTTTTTAGAAAGTCTTCCTTTGAAGGTTTTACTCCTCTATCAAGAGCTAGTTTAACTCCTTCTCTAAAACCTGCTCTCCAAGCCTGTGCAGGCGTAGCATTGTTGTATACATCTGAATAACAACTGTTCATTTGAATATACTGCACATCCCAGCAAAAGTCAACCTGTGCGTGTTTGTTTGTTGGATCCGCTGCTTCATGTGTTTTCATATTGAGAACAAAATCTTTAGGCCAACATTTTAATCCACCGTTACCATACATTAACCCGTTGATAGCATTGCGGCCGCTCCAACTGATTACACAATTTGTAAGATCTGTGTGTTCAACAAAATCAATTTCTTGATTTAAAAATTCTTCTCTAACAACATTGTCACCGTCAACTGTGATGAACCTATCAGTTTCGCTTAGACGAGCACAGGCTTTGTGTGCTGCATCGGATCCTTTAACACCGTGAACACGTTTTGCCCACGGTATCTTTTTACACAAATCTGCATAATTTTTTTCGGCATTTGGTTCATCATAGGATAGGTATATGATGTCATAATCAACAACTTTAATTTTTTGGCTCATTCTAGTACCTCATGAGAGTAGGTATCAAAAAACTTAGAAGTGTATACACTTACATCTTCTCTAGTTCGTTCCCAATCATTTTGATAGGGATAAATTTGTGAAACATCGTTTAACAGTTTGCTTAAAGAAAATTCCATTGTTCTATAAAGTATATTAGGATCGTACTTAGATGTAACACTGAAATACAATGTGTCTTGTCCTACATAACTAATTTTTTGAAGACTTCTTTTGGTCTTCTTACCTAGGTAAATTTCCCAGCAACCTAATAAATTATTTTGAACAACATTTACATCAATATCTCGTACTTCTAATCTAGTAGCTAGGTACAAATTTTTGCCAATTAATACCTTTGCGCCATCTTCAATAGTGCTATTATCAAGCAACTCAATAGTATCTTTTATTTTTTCATTGTCTGCTAGAAGTTTATTATGCTTTTCAGTAAAGGAAAATTTTGTAAGAGTTTTTAATTCTTCGTCATATAACAGTCCTTGATATTTTGAAGTATAAAAAACAATTGACTTTTCTTGCATCTTTGCGTTTAGCTTTTCATCTAAGCAAAGATACAGCCTGTTATTATCTAAAATTTTATCTCCTGGGGAAAGCACAGAAACAAATGTTAAAGATTTGTTAATATCTCCATACAGCAAAACATTGCTTAGAACAAGTTCTGCATTTTCTAAATTAAAAGAAGTATCAGCTGATTGATGTTCTCTAATTCTATAAACATTGTTGTAAATCCAAACATGCTGCCCTGGTAAATGTTCTAGGTCTCTATACCATACATCTACGTGTACACCTTCAAAAATAGATTTAAACATGACTTTGTATTCAACAAAATGATTAATGCTTTTTATATTAGATACAACTACATCAGTTACAAATACGTCTGCCTTTGATTCGTCAAACTCTTCTAATTCGATATCTTCTAACAGTTTGTAAACAGTATTCTTATACCAAACTAGCATACCTTTTGTAAATCTAGTTCCGCTAATCCACATAAAAACTTCAACACCGTCGTAGATGCCGTTAAAAATTAAAGAACTTCTGTCGCCTGCTTCATCTGAAACTGTTCTTACTACAGGCAAGCGATGCATGCTAGTATCTATTTTAGAATTGTTATCTTCGTATGTCTTCTCTTTTAGAGCTAACTGTTTTAAAGCTACATCGTACTCTACAATAAAATCATCAGGACTCTTAGTACCATTTATAATATCAGTTACAGTGCTGTGATGAACTTCTAGTATTGATAACGAATCGTCTTTGACATATTTGTTACCTATTTTTTCTATTTTTCCGTTTGTAGGATCATAATAGACAAAAGAATTGGCTACAACATCTACTTCAATGTTTAGTGTTTTTAAAAAATCGGCAAAATTAGACATGTAGGTAATTCCTATAGCGTTCAATTAATTCAGGTGTTACAAAATCTTTTTCTGTATAATGTAAGATACCTAACTGAGAAAAATTTCCTATTTTAATTTCACAATTTCTATTAATGTAAACTCCAACACAGTTTTGCCATTTTTCATTAGGTCTAATCCAATTCTGTATATGAGGTTTCATATGAGTAAAAGTAGGAAATTCTGCATAATTGTTTGTAATTTCAGAGTCACAATCAAGAATTTTAGCTACGATTGCTGCACTAACATCTACACTGCATCTACCAGGATAATTTTCTTTAGCATACAATCCGTAGAACAATTCCCAGTTCTGCATAACAAGTTCAAGCCAAGTATAAAACTCTAGTGCTAGTTTACTCTTTTCGAAATAATGAAGTCCGCTATATAGATTAGGAAGATTGTTAGATGTAAAAGTTTTTCTATAAAAGTCGTTAGTAACTTCTTCGCCCCTATAAGTAAAAACTTTAGTTGTAAAATATAATTTGTAATTTTCTAAAAACTTCCACCAACTTGATATATCCTGTAGGATCAGCATATCAGTATCCAATACCATTGTTTGATCATAAGGTGTTGCGTGATATAGCTTCCATCTATTTTCAATCTTCCATTCTGTTGCGTCTGCATCATCTTCAAACGGTATAGGAATAATCTTATCAAACAGTTTTACATATTCTGTAGGAACTTCATCATTAGTAACTACACTTATAAGTGTGCTAGGGTTTGTAACTTTAAGGCTCATAGCTAAAAGTGCAGCCTGTTCAACATAATTTGCTACTGTAGAATTTTGAGCTAATACTAAGATGCCTCTACTCTTATCCATTAGACATCTCCTCATCAATTACTCGTTCCAAACTAAACTTATTCATAACGTGAATATTTTGTTTTTCAGTTCTTATTAGTGTATATTCGCCTAAATGATCTTTCTTTTCTACTAAAAATAACATACTGTCTTCATCGAGACTCTGTAGAATATCTCTATCAATAGTATAGTAATGTTTTCCCGGCAAAGGTGCTACAAAAGACCCTTTAGAAAATCCATTCATAATATGAACAGCTATGCTAAACGCAAAATCATTTCTAAACAATCCTGAATCTATTTGATAGACACGTCTATAGTGATTCCATTCTTTTTTAATATGGCGTATAAGATCAAAAAAGACTTCATTCTCATCTGTTTTTCTGAAGAACACAACTGTAGCCCAATAAAAATCTATAGTAAAGTCACTAATGTGTTTGAATTCATCTTGATTTCTAAAATGAGCTAGGTCGTATGAATCTTTAAACAGCATTAAATCATTGTTTGACTCAAAACATTTTAATAGTAGATCATTGCATATGATATAATCAGTATCCATTAAGATTGTTTCATCGTAAGGTGACCAATTGTAGACACCGTCTCGCATGTCATTTTTAAATGGAGCAGTTTTGTGAAACAATGAACCGTCAAAATAAGCTCTATTATTTTTAGTTTCAGAATATTCAACTGTAATAATTTTATCAAAAATATTTGTATCAAATGCTTTTTCTAAATAATCAGCACTATCTGTTATTACAGTTGTTGGTAAATTTAGATATTTCTTAATTCTCTTTGCTAGAAATACAGCCTGTTTAACATAATCAAGTTTGCCATTGTTTCTAGCAAATAAAACAACGCCTCTTGAATTATTCATGGTTTACTAGAGTTTCTATTTTTCTGTTTTTCTTAAGTTCTTCGTATTTTGTGTAATACGTATTTGATGCTGTAAAGTAAATATTAAGGATGTCATCATAAAAAGAACCTAGATCTGATATCTTAGCAGGTATGTCGTTATCGTCAGTTAGTACAACATCAGAGTCATTACCTCGTTCTATTAACAGACCAACAAACGTAATTAATTCTTTCGTAACAGTAAATTGGCAACCACTGTTAAAGTACATGAGGTCTTCAAAATACTTTTCTTTAATGACTCGTTTTTGATTGTTTAGCGTAACCATGTAATTGCTAAACTTAAGAGCTTTTTCTAATCTTTCGTCCATAAGAGTCTCCAAGGGTTTTAATTATATAGTCAGTTTATGGATTGAAGTCGTAAGAAACTGAATATGTTATCTAATAGTATAACACATTTTTTTAAAAATGCAATATTAGATTGCTGTTAGATTGGTAATGACAGCACCTACAGGTGCTGTGGTTATCTGCACAGTAGGATAAACAGTTCCGTTTATACTAACTGTTCCTTCCGGACGTAGGATAGTTGGGCTAACAAAGAAATCGCCAAACACCTGTTCGTCAATATTTTCGCTACGTTGATCTGCTAGATAGACTCTAAACTGTATTTGTGAAGAATTAAGTTGTAAAGCATACACTTCCACAGCATTTGAAAAATATGCACTAGAATAACCCCTATATATTAACTGATAAGAGCTAGTTAATCCGTAATTTCCGATTGCAGAGCCTGTTCCAAAGCTAGCACTATTAGTAGTACTGTTGTGATTAAAAATAATCTGTCCTAAACCAGATAATAAGGTTCTCCAGCTAGCTGTTTTTGGATTAACATCTGCGCCAGTTTTACTTGCAGTAATTCTAATCTTGCCGCCTGCATTGAAAAAATGTCGACGTTCTTCTGCTGACGTAAAACTAACTGTAAAAATAAACGATAGGGTAGAGTTCCAAGTTCCGCTTATAGATTCAAACCTAGAACCTTGTATAGTTGTACCAAGAGAATTTCTTAAATTTTCTAATGTTGCCTGAGTTGATTCAAATATAGATAATTTATCAGTCTCTATTGAAGTCATAAGACTTTCTAAGCCGGCAATATAAGCTTCTGCTACCTTGTCAGTGGCTGCTCCATTAGCAGAAAAGTCACCTAGGGGAGTAGGCTGCTGTGTAAAAGCTGCTGATCCTATTTGATGTACTCGAGCTCTAACTAGATCAATATAAATTTCTCTATAATCCTGATCATCTATTAGATCTGTAGCTGTAGTGTTTGTATTATAGTTTCCGGTAACACCGCTACTGTATGTACTCTGTCCGTATCCAGATGTTGGCGTAGATACTAGTGAAGTTCCAAGAATAGTGTGAATCCTATTCTTGAGCAGATTATATCTCGTAGCTGTTACTAACGTTGTCGTTGGCATATTATAAAACCCCTAGTAGAGTATTTATATACTCTAAAGAATGAGGATTTATTATAGAGTAGTATCGATCGTGTAAGTAGGTGCTACTACCGAAACTGCTGAAGAATTTGCTCTTACGTGCTGTACTGTGCTAATCAAACGACCATCAACATTGTTGTCTATAATAGGATCAGTAACAACATCGTTAAATTCAATTCTAAATTGTATGCTGCTGGAAGACAGTGATCTTGCTTTTATAGTGTAAAGATTACCAGCATAGACACCGCTATAAATTCCAGTGTAGGTTCCGCCGCCGATTCTAGAGAACACAGTTTGATATGTTGATGTTAATTGATAGTTACCAATTGCTGAACCGCTTCCAGCACCGGTTGATGAAGTTGTTGCGTAGGTAAAGTTAACTGATCCTACTTCAGTTAACAATAAATTCCAATCTAACCCTTTAGGTAGAGTAGCGCCGCTGTTATTTCCAGTAAATCTAATGTTGCCGCCTGTATTAAAAAAGTGTCTACGATGATCGGCATTGTTGAAATTTACAGTAATTTCTTGATAGATTAAACCATTCCAGTCAGCAGTTCGCTGACCGGTTATACCAGGTTCTAAAGTTACTTGTGATGTATGCGCAGAAAATTTGTCTGTTTCTATAGTAGACATTAAGGTTTCATAATCAATAATACCCTTTTTAGATCCATCAGGATCTACTACTGTAATACCGTCATCACCTATGAAAAAACTAGTATCTTCTGCAATTATATTAAGATTAGATATTAATTCTGCTATTTCTGTTGGTTCAACACCTACTTGATGCACTCGTGCTTTAACCATATCAGCATAGATTGCATTGATATCGGCAGCAGAGATAAGACTTCCGTCTATATTAGATACTTGACTACTTATTAAAGGTTGACCGTAACCGCTTGGTCCAGAACCGTTGCCGAGTATCAGCTCCAGTCTAGACTGTAAGTTATTAAGCCTTGCTGCACTTATGTCTGCCATGCTGATTCCTTAAACTTTTAGTACGCATTCTACTAATTTTTCGCCTTCAGCATTGTTTGTCTCAAGAGCTACTCCAACTAAACTACTTGAACCAATAGTTGATGCTGTACCATCTTTATAAACGTAAACAAGCATTCCTTTTGAAACTGGTCCAACTATTCTTACTGGTACTCGTCCTTTAAGTGCAATAGCTTGCCCTTCGGCTTCTGAGTTCATAAGCAGTGCAGGCTTTTCTGATATAACTCCAATAGCCATATCGCCTAATCTAGTTGCCTTTGTCTCAGCGTCTCCTCCTACGCACATCACAGTACCTACTGGATATTCTTGGTCAGTTGTATATTTTTCTGCTAAGTCAGCATAACGTGCTTGTGTAGCAGTTCCTTGGAATAGGTTAGCTGCAATATTTCCGTCACTTGTTCTAGCTGCAATAGTATTAGGTGTAGCACTTATGTTAGCTGAGAACCAATTGTTGGTTCCTACTCTTAATGTTGCTGCTTTAGTTGCTTCTCCATTAAACACAGAAGCATGAATTGTATTAAACTTAGCACCTGATGTACCTACGTCAAAAACATTATCGACAGCAGGAACAAGACCAACATTGTTTATTGATAAAGAGTGTACAGTTGTGCCAACAGGATTAGTAGTTCTAAATGTAATTTCGCTGCTTAAACCTTCAGCATTTTCTATAACAGCCTTTGCTCCTTCATCAACAAACAGCTTGAAATCCGAATCGTTACCAACTTGAATACCATCATCAGGAAACTTAACAATACTTGTAAACTCTGTTATTTGCCCAGGTGCTGATCTTACATACTCGCTTGCTGCAAATCCACCAAGTCTATCAGCATCTGATGCGGTGCCCCAAAAATTAAAATCTTTTCCTGCTGCGGCTGCACTATTTGTTTTGCCGTTGTCAGCTAATTTTGTCCAGGTTAGTGTAATACCCTTCTTAATTCTATCAAAGCCCACTATAGGGTTAGCAGCATTTAGGGTAAATTCACTAGAACTCATAATCGCAACAATTTCGTCTTGTATTGTTGCAGCAATTACACTCTTTGTAGCGTTTGTTGTGTCAAGTAGTTCTAAACTGACCATCTGTGTAACGCCTTCGCCAGCGTTTTGTGGTCCAATTAATACATAGTCAGTTCCGTTATAAACATATAACTGGTCGTTAGCACTGTCCCACCAAAAATCACCGTCTGTAAGTCCTGTAGGTTCTGTAGGGGAAACTGCTGAGCCACCTGTAGCTCTCCATTGGCCGCCATCATAAAACTTTAGCTTTCCGCCGCCTGTTGAATCAAACCATAACTGTCCGCCAATGGCCCTCGGTGGAGCATTAGCGCCAGCGAAGTTTTCAAGCAAAAACAGGAAGTTTTCGTTTTGAATTTCACCGTATCCAGCATAGTTTTTACCGATGAACTTAAGATCAGTGGTCTGATCTACGGTTCCGTCCTCTACAACTGTAAGTGTTGTATTATTATATCTATCAATTTGATAAGCCATCTGTAATAACCCCTAATAGTGCTTTATATTATTTATCGTAAATTACGGATAAGCAGTCGTTGACACATGACTCCATCCTAAACCTGTGCTTTGGAAAACCATTAAACTTCTAACTGGTGTTAAAACTGCTATGCCTGACGCTGTATTTGAGGACACTATATCCTGTATAACTGACTCATTTTGTGTTCCATTTGAATCTACAGCTACTCTAGACAGTGATAATACTCCTGATGTATCAGGAGTCTCTGTAATACTAACAACAATACCGCTTACAGTAGACCCAGTATAAGAAGTTGTATGTATTCTAGCAATCTTTCCGTTGTTATCTACTGTGGAAGGAAACAAATCATTTAAGTAAGCTGCAACGTTAGTTTGTAATGTAAGTCCAGATCCTAAACCAGTAATATCTAAGCTAAAAACAACAGGTGCTGTTACTGTAGCAAGATCAACATATGCTTTAGTTGCAGCATCTTGTGCTGCTGTAGGGTCTGCTAGTCCGGTAATTTTTTGACTATCTTGTACTGCAATGTCACCACCGGCTGTAATATTAATTCCTGAAGCAGCAGTAATTACTAGATCTAAACTACTAGTTATAGTATTACTATTAATGTTTATGTTATCAACATCTAAAAACTGTAGTGTACCAATTCTTACAAGATCATCAGCATATAAAATATTTGATAAGCTGTTTGTAGTCAATTTAGTACTGCCGCCAATACTTAAACTTAACGTATTATCTGAAAGATCAATATTTTTATTAAATGTCCAAGAATCTGTTAATAGTTCCCAAGTAATAGTTTTATTGCCGTCCGAGGATCTAACAATAATTCCTGCGCCATCAATAACAGTATCATCACCTAGGCTGCTGTCATTAAGTGCAGCTAGTTCAATGTTCTTATCTTCAACTTTTAGCGTAGATACTTCAACTGTTGTTGTATCACCTTGAACTATTAGATTCCCTGTTACTCTTAAATCACCCTCAACATCTAGTGTATACTCAGGCAATCTGTTAGTAGTAAAGATACCTACTTTTGCAGTTGATGCATCAACATAAATTGCATCAACAATAATAGATTCAAATGCAGTACTTCTAACACGCAGACTTATATCATGATCTCTCAACTGATTTTCAATATAAAATCTAGGACCAACAACTTTTTGTACGTTATTTTGTGAAAGTCCAATAGTTAAACCACCAGAGTTTTGTATAGTTAATGTACCTACAGTAATTCCGTCACTGTCTGATGGTAAAAATTGATCAGCAGTTCTAATTGCTCCTGAAGCTGTTACAAGAGCATTAGAACTTTGAGCAGTACCATAAAACTTAAATGTGCTAGAATTTATGATGTTAAATCCTTCGTATATTATACCGCTAGGATTGTCTTCAGTTACAAGGCTAGTAATCCTTTGAGAATACGTTGGCGTAAATTCTATGTTACTAAAAATTCCTACTAACGTACCGCCAATAAAAAACTTTGCTACTGTTCTTGATCTGCTCTGAGTATCAAGTATGTTTGCAATTTGAAATCCGCTTATACCTTGTGACTGTGTATACAGTGGCCCAATAAGGATAGTATCTGTACCATCATAGGCATATACTTGATTGTTTAAATTGTCAATCCACAGATCGCCTGCAACCATCTGAGGTCTTGTTTCTTGTACGTAAGGGCCACCTGATGCTTTCCATACTGTACCATCATAAACTTTTAAACGTTGCTCACTGCTGTTCCACCATAACTGTCCTTCTAACGGATTACTAGGAGCAGCGGTGTTAGCAAAATTTTCTAGAAGTTTAATGAAGTTTTCATTAAACGCTTCGCCATAACCGGTGTAGTTTTTACCTACCAGAGTAAGATTAGTACTTTCGGTATCAATTTGACCGTCAATTAAATCAGTTAAAATCGTTCCGTCTGTTTTGTTTAATTGATAACTCATCTTATTGTCCAGTATATATTATATAGTTTACAACTAGATATGGGTTCATTACATCTAGTGGAGTTCCTAATGTTGAGGCTGTAAGTACGCCGCCGCTTGATGCAAATCCTTGGGTACCGCCTGCGCCGGGCTCTATTGGCAGTGTTATAGCTGCATCGTCTAACGGAGCGCCTGCTCCCACTCGTATGCCATAATACTGTGTACCACTTGGACCTTCTAAGTCATGCTCGTGTTCTGGTAAATTTTCTATTCCAATAGTTTTACTTTCTTCTCCTGAACTATTACCTATTGCATCAGCAGCTGAGCTAGTAACTCTATTAGCACTAGGACCGCCCATATTGTCAGCACCTAGTGGGAATCTTCCTCTTAGATCTGGCAGGGCAAAATAATTAACACCGCCGTCACTGATTAAAGAAGCATCTCTAAAGTTAAATCCAATGGCTTCCCATAGAATAGTAAAATCAGACTTACGGACTTCTGAACCGTCACATAGTAGCCACCCCGCCGGTGGGGTGATTCCCCCGTAAGGCATAAAAACACCAGGAGGAATTAGTGGTATACTTTTTAAAAAGTTACGTTTAGTAACTCTGTAAAGTCCAGATTCACCAATTACTTTGTTTACTAATATTTCATCAGCATTATCTACATCGTAAATAACATCTTTATTACTTACAAAACTGTTGCGAACTCTAATATCAAAAGTTTTTGTTGATCCACCTGTTTGTCCATCAAAAGCAAAACTGTTAGGTTCAACATCACCATCAACTGCAAACGTAGTAGCTGAAGCTAACTTGTCTGCTGAGCCTGCTCTACCTGTTACTGTACCGCTTACATTACCCTGTACATTACCAAAAAACGTAGTTGCATAAACTTGATCGTATTTGTTAATTGGGCTACCAATGTTTCTAGCACTATTTGAGTCTGGTGTAATATTAGCTGTAACTAATACTCCGTCAATATCAACATTTCCGCCCACATTAAGATTCAATGCAATACCTGCACCACCTTTAACAATTAAAGAACCTTCGTTGATATCATCTGAGTTTATAGTGCTTTCTATCTTTAGTACACCGGTAGTTGCATCTGTTGGCTTCGAACTAATTTGTACGTTACCAACTACGTCTAAGTCTTCGTCAGGAGCTGTATTATTAATACCAACTTTTTGTGTACTATCAATACGCATAACAGTATTGTTAGTATTACCTTCTCTTAATATAAAATCAATGTTAGCACCAGGAGTATTGTGTTGTATAACACCAGCTTCGCCTGCTACTTTAATGTTTATTTGTCCGCCTGAACCAATCTGTATACCGTCATTAGTCTTAACCTTTAATTGAAAATTTGTAGTGGAGGCTGCATCAACTCTTAAAAAGTTACTAGCTGGTATTGATTCGCCTGCAACTATTAAATTTTCTGCCTTCTCTGAAATTCCAAAATATTTTAAGACCTGTAATCCTACAATAGGTGTTGATGCTATATTAAAACCAGGCTGAATACCTGCTCTAAAACCAGGTATTGCACTCTTAGGTGTAAATGCTTGGCTGCTTATAATTGCAGCAGGCTTATCTTCAATTTTAATTGTTAAAACATTGTAACTAATATCGTCAATGCCTACAATTACTTCAGCTTTAGCGCCTGTTAATAAGCCGTCACTAAAATCAGGACCTACTAAGATCCATTGACTACCAGTAAACAAATATAGCTGCTGTGCATCAGTATTAACCCATAAGTCACCAGCTAAAGAGTTTGCTACGGCAGGTTGTGATAGAGCTTTCTTTAGGCCGCCTGCTGCGGCCCAAGTAGTACCATCATAAACCTTTAACTGGTCTACACCGTCTGTATTATCGTACCATAGCTGACCTTCAACTGGTCTTGTTGGAGGGTTAGTATTTGCAAAATTTTCAAGTAAGTGTAGAAAATTTTCAGCTACTGCCTGTCCATATCCTGTATTACTTCTACCAGGCAGCGCCAATGAGGTTTCAGTATTAAGTGTGCCGTCTTCAACGACAATAATACCCTTGTTTACACTGTCTGTATAACGTACTTCGTATGCCATTCTCTACTCCTTAGCCCGATAGACTCTGTACTCGTACAGTATAGTCAATTTGAATTAATCTATTCAAAGATTTTTGTACGGGGTGGAAAATAACGTGAGTAATAAGTCTACCTGTGCCCGAAGGAGAATAACTTCTTAATCCTAATTCGTCAAATACAAAACTTCCGTTAGTGTCTGCTGCTGTGTCAAATGCATCTTGACCTTCTGGTTCACCGTAATCTAACAAACAACTTACAATAACATCTGTATAATTTGTACCGCTCAAATGCCTTGTTTCAATAAAATTTCTTGCCGGATCGGTGTTGTTCACTGATCTGTCATCAACTACTTTTGAATATGTTTGATTATATAAGCTGGCATTTGTGCCAGCCGAGTTAGGAGTTAAATAGGTGATAATACCGGTAGGATCTATAGATGTACCACCATTTCCAAAGCTCATTTCGTAAATAAACCCTTGCCCTGCATTACTTAAACTTTCAGCTAGTGCTATACTCATATTTTCGTAATGGATGGCATTGCGCTTATTAACGTAGATTTCTTTAGAAAGAGGATCATATATTTTTATGTGTCCCTGTACTAAAATTCCGCTGTTATCTTGCATAATTTCGCTCATTTCCTTTTCCACATTGTATTTATTCGGGCAGCTTGGTTGTTCCTGCTCTCAAGAAAATTCCAATATCAGCCTGACTGGTTGATAGTGTTTCACCGGGTGCTGCCCAGGTTTTTCCTATTTTCCTAATAAAGTTTACTGTTTGCTTATTGCCAGGTACAACAGCAAGTTGTACTTGACTACTAATAATTTCTCCCGTTTCTTCATTTACAGTGTTATTTAATGTAAATTCAGCAGGTGATACAGTATCTCCATCGGTGCTGTCTAGTGCTTGTATAGGATTAAACACAGCTATTGCTGTTTTTCTTAATCTTCTACCTGCAACAAACACATCAAACTCGTTAACTGTTTGAGCTTTAAAGTTTAATGTCCATGTACTAGTAACTCCGTTACCCTCTTCTTTTTGTATTTGTGTAACATCTTTGTATGGAACTGTTTTTAGCATACTCTGATCGTATACGTCTGAACCAGCATCGTGTGTATCTTTTACACCTGTTCCTAGAGTACCTCTACGAAGTTGTCTTAGTGTATTTCCTTCTTTTACAAGATACTCAATACGTTCACCGTTTACAAATATAATACCCGGTAAATTACCACCCTTGTTTGGCAACGGTAAACTAGTTCCGTCTTCAACTTCAATTCTTAAATCATAAGAGTTTAATGGCTGTGCTAGAACTGTAGTAGGTGCGTCTAAACGCTTGTAGTGTGTTCTATTCAGCATGTCTTTAAACTGTCTAAACGCAAACTTAGGCTGAGACACCGGCGGCGTAAAGTGAATGATATCAATTGCATCATTTTGAGCAGGTCTTCTAACTAATCTAACTTTCTTTTTGTTATCAACAAGATAGTAATCAACACTAGGTGTTAATAATTCTCCATTTACGCTTACCCAAACATATTGTACATCCGCAGCAGGCTTTCTTAACTTAATTTCACCTACTGTTAATCGATTGTATGTTACATAATCAATATCTTCTGCTATCAATGTATCTCTAGCAACAACATCATAGTTTATGCGCTCTATGCCAACAAGGTCATGATTGCTAAATTTGAATACTTCTACAGTATCACCATCGTCTGGCGTTTGACCTATTGTTAAGTTAGTGCCGTTTAATTGGTATTCCCCGTCAGATATTACATATATTTCTAATGTATCACCTACATCACCAACTGCATCCGAAAGTATTACGCTACTATTAAAGATGTCAAATCTCCATTGTGTTGGGGCAAATACTTGTGAACCATTAACATAGACATTAATATTTTCAGTAAGTAATGCATTCCCAGGTTGTTGGAAAGATTCTAAAGGATATTCTCTCTGTCTATTAGCGGGAATCTCGTACTGGATATTATAGCCGGGATTAAGTATTCTATTTTCAACTTTTACCATTATATTATAAGTTGTAGGTATTGAATAGAACGGTGCTGAAGCTAATACAAACAAATTGTTAACTCCGTCTGCTACAAAAGTTTCCTTTGATACAACGCTATAATTTACAACCGTATCTGTTGAAAACAGCGTCCAGTGTATAACTGCACCTGCATCTTGCACTTCTTCAAATCTAATTACTGCATTTTCGTTTAATTCAGAAGCATACAGAATTACATGAATTTGAATTCCGTCAACTGTAACAAATGCTGTCATTCCTTCTACATATTTTCTAGAAATTTCATAGTCAGTAGTTGAAGCATCTGCTATAATTCTACCATAGTCAACTATGTCCTGTCCGCCTCTTTCAACAGTTAAAATATTAAGTTCTACACCGTCTATAGGTGTAAGAATTGTTATTGAATTATTTTCCCAATCAATAGTATACTCTTCATTGGCTAATAATCTGTTATCCATTTTAACAAATATAGAAGGTCGAGTGCCAGGAACAACTCCTAACGAGTATGTAGTTACAGTTGCATCCATTATGTAACTTTGACTATAAATCATTCCCTGACCTACACTATCTCTAGTATAAACTTTGATATCAACTGTGTCTAATACTTGTCCTGGTACTAATTCTTCAGGACCCTTACTTGTAGTAGGTGTTACAAATCCGTCGCCGTCAACTACAATTTCTTCAGCCCTAACTCCCTTAGCTGTAGTATAAGGTAAATCTCCACCAGATAATGCAGTATCATAACTTTCAGGATCTGGAATAAAGCTACCATCACTAGTGTACTTTCTAACAATCAAAACGTCATTGTCGTTAGCAAAGAATCCGTATTCTCCTAGATCAATAATCTTAGTTTCACCGTCGCCTATAATACTTGGCATTCGGGCATTAGGATTATACTGCTGAGGTGTTCCAAAATTAGGATCATCTATTCTGTCACCGTTAAGGTATATGTTATAGATCACACCGTTTTCGAGAACAGTTGATAATTCTATTACTGAAGTTGAACCGTCAAATGTAAACACATCATCTTCAAATGTATTGTCAAACGTGTCCCAAGTATCAGTATACCATCCTTTTACGTCCCAGCCACCAGGACCACCAAAGTCAAAACTTGTTACTTCAACGCCGCCGTAGTCAACACCATCCATTAGCTGTGCTAAGTCTTTGCCTAGCATTCCTGCTAGAGGGTTATAAGCAAAATTGATTCTATCAGATGCATTTAACATAGACAGGGGACGCTTATATTCTATTCGTATAGCTGCATCAAGTACAGGCGGCTTAACAAATTTTAATCTACCCTGTTGTCTAGTATAACCAATGTCTTTGTTTGTTGCGTTAGAACAAGTATATGTACTTCTAAGTTGTTCTTCGTTATCGATATAAACCTTAATATTTTTTGGTTGCAAATCGATAGGCCATTCTAGGTCGTAGGTAGTTCTTATGCTTTCACCAATAAAATTTTCAGTCTGATCTAATGTGCTAATAAAGTAGTTTTTAGAAGTTCTGTCAAACTTAATTTTTACTGTTGGAGTTCTAACTACACCGCTGCCAAGAATAGCAGAAGCAGTTGCTGGAGTTCCGGTGTCTAGTTGAGATCCTTCAATAATAACCTGAGGTGCAGTAATGTAATTTTTGCCAGGATTTATTACTTTAATAGACGTAACTTTTCCATAACCTAAATATGCTTCAGCTGTAGCACCTGTTCCTCCTCCTCCAACTAAGCGAACAACAGGCTTGTATAAGAATCCGCTGCCGCCATTTTTGACCTGTATCTCTTTAACAATATAACCAACATTATCTAACCAATTTTTTCTTGGATATTCTGTTAAATTTTCGTCGTCACTGATTATTCTACTTGATACTACAATAGCATCAGTAGTAATATTCTTTCTATCTAGTTTACTATAGAATGGAGGTAAGTCAAAATCAGATACTGAACTATTCGTATTTTCAGTAGTTTCATAAGCACTTACAAATTCTCTAATAACAGTCTTGTAAGGTTTAACTTCTTCAACATATTTTCTATAACTTGGTAAAGTATCTGTGTTAAAAGTTAGGTCTTGTTCTAGCTTACCAACATTGTGTTTAATCTTAATAAAGCTAGTCTTAAAGAACCAATCAACATAATTCTGTTCAGTAAGAATATATCGTAAAGATGCAAAGAATAATTTGTTATATTCAACTTTTAAATTACCTACAAAAATATCGTTCTTTATTGCATTTAAAATGATTCGCAATTCCCTTGCTGAAAGATTGTCGTATGCAACACTGTCATAGTTTCTATTATCAAATCCTATAGTATTTTTTTGGAAATTATACAGAGTGTCTTTAAATTGTATAGTTCCGTTCTGTCTACCAATAGTTTTGTAATTAACAGTGTAATCTTCAGAGTCAACTGCTGCTATTTTTTCTAGAAGTAACCAACCACCTGATCCTACATTAGCTATTCTTACAGTACTACCTAAATTTACATTTAGTTTAAAAATGTCATCAGTTACATCAATCTCATGATCTATTTTAGTAAAGGTGTTATAGCCATTAGCATACCAGTCAGCATAAGACCAATAAGCTGTTACATCATACCCTTGTATAGTAGATCTAAACCATGAACTTGTTTCATTATTCCAAGAATAAATTGCCCATTTACCGTGTATTGATGCATCATTTTTTACCAATACACTATGTTTTCTAACAAGGATTCTAGTGTTATCATCATAACCTCTTCCTGAATTAAGAATAGTTACATCTGTAATTTGTCCTAGGTTATTAATAGTAAGCTCAAATTCAGCATCAGTTCCTGGTCCTACCAGTGTATATGTAGGTACAATTTTATATCCTCGACCTGGATCATCTATATCAACACGAACAATGCGTCCATTTTGAATTATAGGTGTAAGAACAGCTTGAGAAATCTTGTTTGTACTAACAAATCTTAATTCTTCAAGTGTATCAATTGTGCTGTCAAAAGTTCTATCTATTTCAGTTGGTTCGTTATCCTTTAACATCAGCGACGATGTGTTATAACTATCTAAAATAGACTCAGTAACTAGTACAGAATTTATTCTTTCAATAACCTGCTTTAGAGCTTCTTCTCTGTTTACAAACATACTCTGTCGAGGTCTGTTTTGAACTCCGTATTTTTGTTTTACAGTTAGTTTTGTGTCAGGAATTGTTCTATTCTGTTCATCAAATCCTATCAAACTATCAAACCATTTTCGTTCAATGTCGGGATGAATAGAACTTGATTCTAATCCTTCTGACATAATATAGTATGCACTGTGAAGCTGTTGTTCTGTGTTTTTACCAGTTGCATATTTAATATTCAATACTATATCATCGTTATAGATTAAAGAATCACAATTATTCAACAGGAATCTATCTGAACCTAAGAAGTTAACAAATCTGTAGCCTTGCTCTCGTGGCGTTGCTATTAGTCTAGCTATATCAAATACACTTAGAGATCTGTTTTCAACTTTGGGTACTGTTAATTTTCTACCTACCCAAAAATAAAATCTATTACTAAATGTTTTAGAAACAGGATCATATACAAACTTTTGAGTGTAGAGATTATCACCGTAAATTGAAACTCCGCTTATGCCTTCGTTTAGTGCAGACTCACTATCAGCTAGTGTGTCCCACTGACTAGGAAGGAATCGACTTTCAACCCATTCATAAACATCGATAGACGATCCAGGCTGTAGCTCATTCCAATTGGCCTTTTGATACTGTATATCTCCTTGATATGGGTATGTAAATCTTGCTGTTTTTAGATTCCACCATACTTCGCCCACATGTTCTTCGGCCCAGAAAGTATCTTTGTCAACGCCTGTAAATACACCAACGTTGTATGTAGCAGGGTCATAAGGAACTCTATGAGTAATTTCTTGTTCTGCAGGTCCTGCTATCTTACCCTGTATAGGATCTATGTAATCTAAATAAGTTACAATTTGATTAGTTCTTTTATTATATAAGAACGCTCCTCGAATCTTTGAAACATCTACAGGAGGGACTAGTTCTCTTGTTCTGTTCCATGCAACAGCATTCTTTGTTTTACGATAGTTAAGAATTGTTCCTTTATAGTTGTCGTTGCCAACACTCTGCATACCAACGTAGATATGATTACCATTAGATAACAAGTTTTCACCAAACTGTATTGTAGCATTATCATATCTGAACGATTCAGAATATACTAAACTATCTTCAATATCTTCAAATATATAAACAACACCCGTATCTTTAATAACATTTTTAAATGTTGTGTAGTCTCTATCAAACGTTGTTTCGTTATTATTATCCACATCAAATGTAGTTGGTATCTTCATGTCACCGTTAAGGCTTGACACAACAAAATTATCATCGCTAAAAGCTATGCTTGAACCAAACTTTTCAGATTCCTCATTTTGCGGAGGAAGCAGAGTTTGTGCATAAGCAAATGCTCCATTAACTTGTCTGTAAACAACCACCTTACCTTGATCAGTTTTTCTTTCATCATTTTCAGGTTCAGATACAGCAATAATATTTCCTTGAGGACTTATTGACACTCTAGTTGTATTTTTACCTAACTCAATAGTTTGATCTAGAAGATATTGCTCATCTATTAATCTATAAATTACTAGATTGACTCTAGAAGTACTATCTGAATCAACTTCTTTTGTGAGTACTGCTATAACTGATCCGCTATCGCTAACGTCATAATCTATAGCAAACTGTTCTATATAAGTGCTTGACGGTGAATAAATTTCTTCACCATAAAACGCATTGCTTGTTCTGTTAGGCAAATATCCCAAATAATCAATATTGTTTGATACTAATTCCCACTCATTAAAGTTTAAACTAGATCCTGCAGCAATATTAGTTTTTGCTCTATATAATGAGCCGTCATAACTTACTATAGATCCTATTGAATAAGGATACGCAGTATTAAGGGCTCCTTGATAATTTTCATCCTTAGCTTGTCTCCAGCTAATTTTATTCCAGTAGATAGAATTATTAATATTAATACTATCATCAGGAGAAATATTTTTTATTGCCTTGTAATAATTGTCTCTGTTACGTACAATATCATTTTTTAGGTAACTAGATGATACTTTCCAATTGCCTTTAAAATATTCGCCAGGTTCGTACCCGTGTTTGAAGATTTCAATTGATCCGTAATCGTCCGAAGTGTCACCAACGCTAGAAGCAAATAATGTGTACAGACCTTTGTTCTGTATTATCTTAACTTTTTGTCCAAATTTTCTATTAGTCGTTGCATATTCGCTACTTAACAGAACTAGAAGCTTATAAGAACCGTTTGCAGTTTTGTTATAAATTGCAACTGCGCCTGCACTATTAGGACCTACTGCACCAAACTCATCGCCCGGAATATTATAAACCTGCGTATAGTCCTTGTTTAAACTGTTTGGTGGATTTTCGTCTCTAGCAGCACCGTTATCAATTACTTCATTGAAGAAATAATATTCTTCGTCTGTTATATAAGGATTTGAAACTAGAGGAAAATTACTAGTATGTTGGAAAACAACTAGCTTACCAATAAGATCATTTCCTAGCACAACATCATTGTTAAAATCGTTTATTGTAGCGATGGTTCTCGAAACATCACTTGATCCACGTGCAGTAACATTAGCAAGTCTACGTACTTCAACTCTTCCAATGTTGTTTAGTCTTGCCCAGTTACCTGTTTTATTCTTTACAAACACACGCACAAAGTTAAATTTTCGTTGATAAAATACAACTTCAGCAGTGCTAGTTGAATAGCTAGTAAGTGCTAATCCTCCAAATTCATCAAACGGTGTTTGTATATCTTGTAAGATATCGCCTATTACAGGCTCGTAAGGATCACCATCTGCGTTGAAGCGAGTGTATTCAAAATCAATGTATCCGTCCCAAAGATCGTAAACAGTTTGTTCTTTATTTAAAATGTCGTAGCTAAGTCCAGCTGATGCTAGATCGATAGTTCTGTTGTCTAGATCATAAAGACGAAATTCAATGTGGTCACCTGTTTCAATAGTGTCAGTATAAACCTTTGATCCACGGACTACCCATAGATTAGATGGATATTCATCTTCTGTATCTACAAGATAGGTTCTACCAGGATCACCAAAATAAGTTAGCTGTCCAATAAAACTAGCTTGATTATTATTACTGATGTAAACACCTATTTCACTGATAGTCTTTTGTATATTATAATAGTTAAATGGTCTGCCAGGATTACCTATGTGTTCTTCAGTAACAACGTCTACATAAACTAGTCCTCTACCAATGTCATACCAGCGGCTATTATTATTGTAAGTAAAACCGTCTACATTTGACAGCTCACTAGTATAACCTGATTCGGGTGGTTCTCCAACTCTATAGGTTTTAAATAACCAGAAACCTCCTAGATTGCTTGCAACATTATAAGTTTCTTCTTCAGAATAAAAACCAATAAAGTCTGCGTCATCAATAAACAATTCACCAGTTAAATCAAAAGTACCGTTAGTTTCCTTAACGTAAATAACTGCACTATCACCCTTGATATCTACATAATGAACTATGCCTGACCCGGTATTTGTTGTTACTCGCTCTCCTACCTCAGGTAGACCAACAAATGTTTCAACAAATAATATGTGATCAATCTTAGCCTGTATCTCATGTGTATTTTCAATATAAGAAGACAGTTCAGGTATCTCATTGTCAAACGGGGTATAAGGATCAAGTGTTGGATAAGCAAAACTTACTGGGTTCCATCCTAGTTTTACTAGGTCTCCAGATTTTGTACCAAGGTACATATCTAACGGAGCACGTACTAAGAAATGATCTGATATACTATTATCTAGACCAGGATTACCCGATATTAAAAGTTTAATAGCTGTAGAATCACTGTCAGCTTCGTTCACCAATTGTACATAGGTATCAAATGTTGAGAATGGCTGATTTGTTGTTGTTGGCAGAATAACTCTATTGGCTTTCCACAAACTTTCTCTGTATTTTACTATTTCATTTTTATTATAAGTCTGTGTGGGATCAAAATTACCTCTAAATCTTGTTTTTATTTGGCTAGCATCTGGTATACCAACTGCTAAGAACTCTCCGTCAGGACTTACAGAAATACTTTCGCCAAAGTTACTATTAGTAGTATTAAAGAGATCTCTATCAGGATTAATTGCTGGTTCCTGTATTAGATTATTTGTATCCCTAGTTCTTCTATAATGATATACGACGCCGTCGCCGTCGCCAGGTGCAGAAACAAACAGATTATAATTATTATCTGTTGCTGTCATCGAAGTGCTGTATCTATGATCTGTACTGTCAAACAGTGCAGGATTAGTTAGTGCTTGTTGTACTGCACCGTATACTGGAGAATTCTGATACACACCCCAATTATTATCTTTGTAATTATCAACCCAAACTTTTTGCTTGTCGTAGATCTGTTCTTGTATTAGATTATTCAATGCAGCTAGATTAGAAACACGTACTTGTCTTAACTTTACAAGTACAAACTTCTGATTATCAAAAGGCTCTATTTCATTTTCAACTGGTGCAACTATGTTTACTGTTGCAGCATCTAGAAAATCTACTTCATGAATACCTGTAAGATTAAATTCGGTCGCTCCTTTGACAGCAATTAATTCACCTACATTTAATATAGGAGCAGCCCATTTATCAAGAGTTAATTTGATTATAGGTTTGTTGTTTTCTGTAAACGTACCTAGTGCTTCTAAGGCAGTAACATTTGCAATAGCATCAGAAATTTGATAAACGGTCCACCCATCACTGTTAGTTCTAGTTAACCAAATATACTGTCCTAGCTGTAGCTGATTAATATCTGTTATTTCTAAATCATCAATAGAGCCGGCCTTGTACTCAACATCTTCTTCGTGTACATAACCACTGCTTAATAGATAGTCGGGATCTATTGTAGTAGTTGGAAACGGCTTATGATTGTATCCTTCAGGTTTGTCGTAAACTTCAAATGGTCTTATTCTATAGATATTATCAAACGATTCAACTGGTAACTGATCAACTAACTGTACTGGCTGCGGCGCTTCTTGGAATTTCTTTTCTTCAAGAGTGTATTCAACCTGTTGAACATTGTCAACAGCACCGTAACGACCTACTTGTATAGCCCATTCTTCGTAGAAATCAAAACTATCTCTATCAGAACCACTTAAAGGATCAAACAATTTTGTTATTGCATTTTTTGTTCCTTTGTCTTGTATGAATCCTTGATAGAACTTATACTGGCTGATGTCATCGTTAATGATATTAGCAAGATATTCTCTCTTCTGATAACCTATTAGATGTTGAGCTAATCTTTGCTGTTCAGCATCAAAGTTATCAGAATCTAAATCATAAAAATCAGAAAATTGATTTATCTTATAATCAAAGTTTGTATATAATTTTGGTACAGGTTTTTCATTGAGTCTATACCAAAAATTACTATTAAACTCTTCTGATCCAGTAATTTGATATATTGCAACATAATAAAATTGCTTAAACTTTACAAGAGATCCTACGCTATAATCTTGCCAAGGTTCCCAGTCTGTTATTGTTGCATCGTCAAATATAAATCCAGGAATATCTAGGCCGCCAGTCCAGTTATCTGATCGATAACCTGTAACTTTTAATCTTTCCTGTCTATAACCAGTAGATGGTTGATAGATTATATCATTGAACACTGTGGTATTATCTATTAATAGTACATGTTCCTTCTGAACTACAGGAATAGAAACACCGTATATGCCATCATTAGTGTTTTTAGGTCTTACTTCAAACACATTTTTATTTCTATATATAGAAATAAACTTTCTATCTAAAGCATCGCCATCCTGCTTTACTACACCGTAGCTGTAGAATACATCAAGAATATCATCAGCAACAGAGTAAGCTGTTGATAAATTTAGAGATGTTGCACCCGGACTTAACGATATAGTTGTTCCTGACGCCCATCCTTGTGTAGTCCAGAATAAAAATTCTCTAGCTGCATTGTCCCAATTTTCAACAAAGTTTGTTTCGCGATTAAAATAATCAAATGTAAAACCTTGATATTTTAAATATGCATCATAACCTAATATAAAATCTACAACATCTTGCGACGTTGACAACTTAGTACCGTAGGTTAGAATTTTGTTACTTGATTTTAAGAAATTTTTCTTAAATTGTGCTCTTTTACCACCTACTATAGGAATGTCAGATAACAGAGCAAGATTATTTGTTGTAAAACTTGGTCCTGAAGTAAAATTATCTGTTACTCTATAGTATTTGAAAGAATTGATTAACAGCTGACCTTTAACATAACGTCTATTAGCTGCCCATTCGCTTGCACTTTCAGTTATACCGCCAACTACTACAGTAACATCATTCTGTGTTGACTGAGTTTGAAAATATTTAAAATAAGGAATTTCGTTATTGTAGCCGCGAATAATAAATCCGTCAGGTGCTTTTTCAACAATTACACCACTGTATACAATCGTTTCAACAGGTGAACTTGTGTTTAAAAATACTTGGTAGTTCTCTTCAGGAACAAATACACCTTCTGATTCACTAGCTTTAGGACTTCTACTATCTAGTACAATTTTTAACTTTTGCTTATCTGTAAAACCGCCTAGTTTTAATCCTAATTGATTTCTAATAGATACTAGGTCTGTTTTATAGTCATTATAAACTGTTAAGATATTACTTGCTACAAGATTATAAATGAAATTTATTAATCCCGATGTTTGAATTCTTGAAGCGTCTTCATAAGTATTTGGTAACTGAAGATCTGCTAATGTTAAATGCTTTTTAGTATCTTTATAAACATACTGTCCTACTAAGTTCTTATCAAGTCTAGAGGTATCAAATCCTACGCCCATAGCTTTTGATGGCTGATTTAAAACCCATGCTCTAAGAATAGCAAACGGATACTCTGAACTTCTTCTCCAAGCGGTTTCAACAGGAGCTTCATCACCAAATTCAAAACTCTGTGTAGTATTTCTGTATACGAAATTTTTTGCAATATTAGCAGCAATAGGAGATAGCAATCTACCTTTGCTGTCAACTGGTATGAATGAAGTGAGTCCCGGTCTAGCAAACTTTTCTAAAACCCTAACCTGTTTTCCAGGCTCTCTTATAATGCCTTTCTCAATATCACCCCACATAACACCGTTGTTACCAGTATAAGGAGCAGGTCCATAAACTTCGTTCCACCACTTTGGTTTAATAGTAAATCCTAAAATTTCCCATGGGTGACTGTGAGGACGATCAGTATCAAATTGTTCTTTGTAAACGCCTCTCCAAAATCCAGGTAGACTAGTTCCATCAACTACGTTAGTCATGGTACTGTAGTTAAATGTAAATTGATTTTCTCTTTCGTAAAAATAATTACTAGTGTAATCAGTCTCAACTAGGCTTAGCCACTCTACGAAAGATCCTCGTAAAGATTCGTTTATTTCGTTTCTAGTAAATTCAGTTTTTCTAAATTTGCCGGGTACAAAATCAAACAGACTTAGCGTTCCTTCACCGTAAAGAAGCTCAGTTTCTAGTGGATTATAAAAAACTTTAATATTATTGAATATTCGTTTTTCAAGATCTATTATAAGGGTATCTCTATAATCCTTAAATGCCTTAACAAAACTACCGTCGTGTCCTCGTATTACAGCAGTTCCTACAGGATACTCATCAAGTTCAACATTATCAGTTCCGGCTTCAATACCTGTATTAGTAGGAATATACAGTACTCTGTTATAACCTGCTAGAACTAGTTGTTTTGCTGCATTATTTGAGTCTGCGTTTTGAGCAGCTCGACGACTTGTGTATACAGGATAAAACCAACCTATTTTTGAAGTAGTCTCATCTTCACCATAAATTTTAAATGGTCCGTTAATAACAGGTTCTTCTGATAGATAGGTATCATCTATAATAAGTTGTGGTACATAAGAAGGATATAAACCTAATTTAGTAGGTGTTGGCGGAATAAATGATCCGTCAGTAGACGAAGTTTCGTATATTCTAAGAATGTCACCTTCTTGTTGATAACTATCAAGTACTAAGAACCCTTCATTGTTAAATGTATAGTCTTTATTGTGTACTAACTGATATCCGTTTAGGTATACATTAACTGCTCGCTGGCTTGGTACTGTTATATCAAATACTTCTGATAGTGGGTAAAACGGATTGCGAGGATCAAGGACTTCGTACTCTATAACCTTGTTATCGTTCCCCCAATTTATCATATCTGAAAAATAGAACGGTTGTGACTTAACCTTATCTCGGTTAATTTCTTTAAGAATTAAATCAACGTGTTGTTTTATTTCACCGTCATATCCTAAAGTAGAAGCAGTTTCAATAAAGATTCTTTTAAATCTTGCATACTCTTTTCTGCTGTAGTCCATAGCTTTAACTATGTTGTACTTCTTGTTAGTAATATGATATAAAGCAAGATTTAACGGACTACTGTGTTTTACAAACCGTTTACCGTAAACATCTAGTTCTCCAAGATCTCTTAAGTTACTAGGTCCAGGATAAGTGCCAGTAAACTCGTAAATATCTTCAATCATGCTATCAACATGATCAATAACTTCACCTAACGTAAATGTCGATATATCTTCGTTAAGCGGATTTCTTTCTAGATTGATAGGAAAATCATACCAACCATTATCGTTCTTAGGTGTAGTAGAATCAGTCTTTAAAATAACATTAGAATTTTCTTCTAAATCATTAAAAAATCTAACAAATACTTTTTCATTTATTCTATCAAGTGTATAATCTAGTTCTTGTTTCTTTAACTTATTATTAACAAAAACGTTTACTCGAAGATCTGTAATAAAAGCAGCCTTGTTATAAACATCAATTTGAAAATTATTATTTTCTGCTTGGGTAGAAACGTATTGTCTAATTACCTTTTGCTTTGAAACAGTTGGTGTCTTTGACCAACCGTTAACATAATCAAAATTTGTTCTATCAGTAAACTTTTTTAAACAGCTAGTTGACGTTGATACTGAAATAATATCTGTTTCGGTTTGATAGGTAAACGTATCTGTAAGAAGATTAAATTCAAATTCAATATCACCGCTGTTTTCAATATTTTTATAGCTTAAAGGAAATCCTAATTCTATATCATTGGCTCCATTGCCAATCTTATAACTAAAGATCTTACTACCTTTAAATGTAGTAGCATTAAAAATATTTGAATTACTTTGATTATTTCCTTCTGCATCAACTAATTCAAATAACGGCGGTTGATTTCTCTTTGTTTTTTCTTGCGCTAACATCCATCTATCGCCGTGATAATGAAATGTTTTGCCGCCATAATTATTACCGTTGATAACAAACACAGTTTCTAAATCAAGAGGTTCAGAGTCAGAAACTTCAATAAGGCTTATTTGTCTGTTATTACCTATAGTTACAAATTTTACTTGATAAATTTTTCCGTTTACTAACTTGTCTCGATCTGCTGTGAATAAAATTCTCATTCCGTCAGCTACATCAATACCGTCAATGTTATATCCTAGACTACCTTCAATTGTTGAAAAAACATCAAGCGTGAAAGCATCTACTAAATCAACGTCTAGTTTTGCAAATGATCCGTAATTATAGAGTTTTAAGCCTGCTTCAAATTCAATAATAGGACGTTTAGCTCTTAGATTTTCATCTATATCAAATGGTATCTTGTTGTATTCTGCAGTTTTAATTAATACGTCCTTGTGTATCCATTTATTATATCTGCTCCAAGGATTTCTATCTCTACTAGATCTGTTAATTACAATATAATCTTTTTCTTTTGCATAAGAAGATGAATCACTAAAGGGAAGAGTATCAAACCCCTCACTGTCAAAAGGAACATTTATATTAGCAGTATATGAAGCTGGAATAATTAAATCTTTTTCTTCAATTAATCTAATTTTATCTCCTACTCCTTCAACATACCAATTACCTTCGCTGTATATTTTAGGCACTACTGTACCTAAAAATTCAACTTTAAGACCGTTAGTAAATTCAATACCGTTAGCACTCTTGTAGGTTTTCTTGCCTAATATTTCTGTTTCAACATCTAAGAAAGTATTTTCTTCAATGTCATAAATTTTTATTAAACCACTAACATCAACATCATTCTTAGATATGTAATATAATTTGTCAGGAGCATTAATGGGAATAGTAAATTCAATAATTCCCTTTTCTATATACACGTTTGCAATTTCTTCTCCAGCTTCTCCTAACTTACGAATACCATCTGGATAAAGTGTAGAAACATTTTCATCGGCGTCAAAGGTTACTGAACCGCTGTCTGGTAGAATGATATAATCGCCAAGATCGTAATCGTTGCCGTATAATTTTGCGTCAAAGAGCCCTTCGCCTCTAACACCTTCTCGACCTGCAACAACTACAGCGTTACCAGGAGTAAATGTTCTACTGATTGCTATAGCCATAGGATGACCAACACAATCTATGTCAAATCTATAAGTCTGTCCTCTGTATAGCTTAAGGCTTGGGTTTGACGTAAAACCGTCGGGAGAAAATAGATAAGAAACATTATCACCATTATCAGTAAGACGTACTGTATAGGTACTGATTACTTCTTTGGCCTGACCTGTAACTCTTACTGTTTTAGGTCCAGTTGGTATCCAATAATATTCTCTAAAATTAACAAACTTATCCCAATCTATATTTGGGTTCCAAGCATAAGTTTCCTGACTATTAAGTCTACTGTGATTAGTTGTGTTAGCACCAAAAATCTTTAACTGATTTACATAGTCGTTATAATCTTTGTAGAAAGTTACATTGTCTAGATTATCTTTTATAACCAGTGCAGGTTCTAACTGGTAATTTTCTCTTGCTTTAGAAACATCACCAATGTAATTGTCTCCAGCAGCATATGCTTTAGAATTTTTTCTTCCAAAAAATCCACTAATTTTTTCTGCTACACCAGGTTGTACTAGTTGGTCTAATGTTGATTGTAAAAACTTTTTATTTGCTTCAGTTCTAAAATATCTAGGTAGCAGATCCGAAACAGCTCTACTGTTGTTGCCTGGTACAGGCAAAGCATTTTCATTTTGAGTATGATTAGACATTATTAATATGAACCTCTACTTGACGAACTTTGTATTCCGCTCTTGCTTGATGATACACTTGTAACTACATTGCCTAGAGCTTTAAGATTTGTTGCTGTTATTTCGTCGATAATTTCTATATCGGAAACTGTTGCTGCCGAGATAAAAATTTCATCGCTTTCTGATTTAACTTCAAAAAGGCTTCCAAAGCCTTGATCTGACTGCTTTGGTACCATTAAGAATGATACTAGTTCTGGTGATAAGCCATTCATTACATAAGCACTTAGCTCTGAGAAATAGAAAGTATCACCAAAATTCCAGTATTCTATACTAAAGAATCGATTAATTGAATCAATTACCTTAGCTTTTATTTCATTGTTGTTTACTGTTAGAGCAGGATTTTTTACTATCTTAAATGTAACCTGTAGATCTGATCTTGCTTTGCTACCAAAGAGAGACTTATATTTTACAGGATGGTAAACAACTTCATCACTTATAGACTTAATTTTATTAATTTCAGCACCGTAACTTCTAAATAACTCGTCGCTGCTTGGAGGCAGCGGTTGTACAGCAGTGTCGCTACTCAAATACTTTCTATATTCAGTATCATAACCTTTAGTTAACAAATAGGTATCAATGATGTTTGTAGAACTAGGGTCAATTCTGTAGTTTGAATCTGCAACGTGTACATAGTGGAATTTAAGATCATTTCTACCAACAAATGCTTTATAATCAACTGTAACAGTTGTATTGTTATTGGTAATATTTAATACTTTGAACAGGCCTTCTTCAATTAAATAGAACACTTGTCCGTCATTGTAACTGCTGGGAGATCCAATTGCAGCTTCATTATTCTTAACCATAATTGTGCCACTGGAATTATTAAAGTATTTGAAATCTTCAACTCCGTCAGTGGTCATATATTTCTTTTGGAATACAAATTTAGAAGAAGGATTTATTGCTTCGGCTACAATTTGTTCAAATAAATCAGGATCGTCTACTACGCCGTCGTCATCGTTGTCAAAAAATTCAACTTGAATTTTTCTTGAATCAACATATCCTTCTGTATCTCTAAATGCATCACTAATTGTCCAAATATAGTCTTTTGTAAACGGTACTAAACTGTCAGGCTTTCTGTTAATGTTTAAAACAGAAATCTTATCTTTAACTAATTGGCCTGTTTTAGGATCATAAATTTTATCTGCACTATCAAAGAAGAATCGTATTTCTCCTGCACTTTCAAATACGTAACGTAGATTTCTGTAAGTTACAGTATATGATTGACCATTTGTTTTAAAATTTAATATCCAACTTGAGTCTAGATTTTGTCCGCTAGAGTCGCCTGCCTTGCCAGTACTCCATGGATTTACTGTGTTGATGTTTTCAGCTGTAATAATTTTCCACTGTCTAGCTTCTTGATCATAACGAAGTGCAAAATCTCTATAAGCAAAAACTCTATCAATTATTTGAGATTTAATATCATCAATTAAAACTCTTGATAGCTTTGGAATAATTTGATTCAGAACAGCGCCTTCAGGTATAATATCGTTTAATACAATAGATCCCGATCCACTAGAATCAATTTGAGTACCGTTACCATAAACACTTATTACTTTAGCCCATTTATAAGAAGTAGAGCCTAGATGATCTGCATCACCTTGCATTAAGGTGCCGTCTGGCATAAAATGATATCCATCTGGTGCTGTAAATTTAAGCATTGATCCTGCTTCGACCAATCGAAGGCTGTTGGCGGTAAATGTTCCAACTTTTTGTCTTGCTAGGTCAGCGTCAACAAACACACCTGTACATCTATTAGTAGATTTAGTAATCTGTGACCAATCTACACCAAGATCAGAAACAATTATCTTTCCGTATTTGGCAAGATAAAAATTATTAGTATTAGCACTTGCTAGTATTGGTTCTATAAGATTATAAATTACTCCCTCAATATCTGACTGGGTAGCAAAAGTAAATGCTGTTTTTCTTAAAAATTCTTCTTTATATAAAATACCGTCGTCGGCGAAAAGACTAGTATTTGAATATTTCCCGCTAGCATCTTTTAAATCGTAGTATCTACTAATACCACTAGCTATTCTGTTAACAGATTTTGTTTTGATAATATCTTGGCTGATACCTAAAGGTCCAACATTATAATCTTCAGCAGTAATTAATCGATTCTGTGTATAGTAAGTAGCAGGAGCATTTGACTTTATTTCTTCGTTGCTTTCTGAAGCAGCACCGTTAGATATAGAATACTTTAGATTTAAACTTACTGTGAGTGTTTCCTGGGTATTATTTTTACTAATATATGGTATATCAATAGAAACATTAGTTAAGGCGCCTGGATTTATAATAGAATTTCTGTTCTCACTAGTTCTATAATAAATTTTAAAATTGCCTGAAGGTAAATTTCCAAATACACCGTCACTAAAAATTAGATTAATTCTATCTTCAATTCTAGTTTGTACAGCATATGCATTTCTTATTCCTCGAAACAAGCTGTTGTATATAATGTTATTTCCTTCAATAGCTTCGAGTTTTGTCCACAATTCAGTTTCAATACCGTTAGAGTCTGTACTATAAAGCCAAACATCAGTGTTATTAATGTTTACAGAATCTATAGCAACTATTTGATTAGGTGTAGGATTGTTTATTGTAAATGGTCCGCTGTCTAAACGACCTTGACGGAAATGCATAAAGAAACCAGTGTTAGAGCTACTAGCTCCTTGACCGTCATCTCTATATAGGAAAGCAGGATTATTAGCCGGTAGAGGAGGTTCTTCTACTATAGAGCCATTTAAAATATCAGAACTTACAATTTCAAATCTAGTCGATGTTCCTTCGATGTTTCGTGTAAAAGGATATACCGGAATATCAATATTTGCAGCATTAAATCTATACTGCTGTGTCAGCACTCCTGCAATATTATCACTCTTAATAGGACGACCATAAGTTCCGTTCACAGGCAGTGCTGCGTTTAAGATCTTAATAAACTGTTCAAAATAATTAGAATTACCTCTATCATTCCAACGTACAACTATACCAGCTAGATTTAATCCAGTGCTGTCAAATACAGATTCTGTAGTCTTTACAGTTTCAAATTTTAATAACCCGTTAGCTGCTTGATTTCGTGTAGCATTATAGGAAATAAGTCTAGCTAATCTAAGAACGCTTTCTCTGCGTTCTGCTGTTTCTAAGAAATTTTCTCTTGCATTAAGATCGATACGGAAACTAAGATTTTGACCTAAAAATGCAATTAAATCTATAAGAGCCAAATATTCACTAGACTCAATATAATCGTTAAAATCTTCTGGATAGTTTTGACGCAGATAGTTAATCATCGTACGACGAAGGTTGTCAAAGTCGTAGCTCTGGAAGTCTGCGTTACGGAAAGATTGGTAAATTGTTTTCCAATCTTCTGTCGCTAATAATCTTGATTGTCTGTCAGTTGAAGACATACTGTTTCCCCATCTATATTAGATATTTATCTGTAGCAATTATATGCTAACTTAATTATCCAATACTAGCAGCTTGGTCAAACTTAAATCTTAACTGTTCTGATATATTATAGGGTAGATATGATAGAGTGCAGTCAATAGAAATGCCAGACTCATAAGTATCAACTATAACTTCTTCTACTTGAACACGCGGATCATAATTAACTATTTCTGTAACATTTTGAATAATAGCTTCTTTAACCTGTGCCGTAAATGGTTCGTACAGCATGTCCCATATAATTGTTCCGAAACTAGGGTCAGATAATTTTTCACCCTGTCTTATATGGAAATGATTAATTATGTCCTGTTTAATGAGTTCAAAGTCATAGAGAGCAAAACCGTCAGTAGCTTCATTAACTGTAGAAAATCCTCTATAGGCTCTACCAACTTGTCCTCGTTGCGGTCCTGAAGTTACAGTAACTCTTTTGTAAAGATTTTTTTCTAATGTGCTCATACAGTATTTACCTTACTCTGTTTTACCTTGAGTGCTTTGACGCGGTGGCTGTGGAGAGTCAGCATTAGTAGGTCTGCCGGTTGTAGGATTATTACCAGGTAGTGCTGATGTTGACGGAATTCTACCATCATTTCTTACAGGCCATCTTCCACCTTCATGTTTTGCTGCGCTAAAGTGCATAGCATCGTCTATTGATCTCCAATCTCCTCCCCAACCTAGGCCCCATTTACGACACAACTCTCTGACTTTCTGCACTGGCATGTCTGTTAAAGGTGCGTTTGGTGGTCTTGGGGTGTACATTCCATTAGGTGCTTGGTTCCTTACGTTTGGCGGCCAGTTAATATCAATAGCTGCGCCGCTGGCATGAATACTCCATTTGTTAGGATTACCGTTAATTTGACGCTTGCTGTAGCCGCCTAATAGCTTAATTTGATATCCTGTTGCTTCGAGATCGTCAATAAATCCTTGGAAATATTCTTTAAAGCATTCCGCAACCTGTGCAGTTTTTCCACTCTTTGATCTAACAGCAACTAGTTTACCCTGACCGTCATACCCAACTGTACCGCTGGCTTCGCCGCTGCCAGCTTGTCCATATCCTCCGCCAGAGCCGCCACCCCTTGCTCCACCAGGTGCTCCAGAAGTGTTGCTGTTTTCGCCATGGAATACGCTATCTCCGCTGTTACTGAATTCATCTTTATTAGCAGGTCCAATTGCTTGAACAAACGTACTAGTTGCTGCTCCGTCTTTATTCTTACGGAATGTGTCAACTGTAAGAACACGATCAGATAAAGGTAATTCACCAGGAGCTTCTCTATCTGTTTGATCAGGAACAAAACCTTTTGGATTATAATTTTCATGATGTACCCAAGGCTCATGCTGTGGTGCTCTACAAAGAATACTTTCATAAGACACTGCCTGTTGCGCACCTGGCGGTATATATGGTAATATAACTTGTGTTAATTTTATAACATTTTCTGCTATTTCAGGTTCTGTAGGCGGTGTTGCGGGTGTGGCAGCAGTATTAACACCCGACGCTGCTTGTCCACTGTTCCAATGTATAACCCCTGCATCACCTGCTACTATAGATCCACCTAGTAGATTTATTCCTGATGCTGCTACATGATGTATGCTAGCGCCAGCATTATTAGAGATTGATGCTCCTGCGTTTTCTACAATAGTTGAACCTGCAGAGGAATGAATATGTCCTGCAGATAAAAAGTCCATTGTTGCTGCTTTGTTAAGGTATTGTGCTCCAGCAGTATCGTTAATGTTTGAGCCGGCTTCTCTATACCAACTGTGACCAGCTTTTTCATGAAAGTTTTGCGAAGTATTCAAATACACATTGGTTTCGCTTTTTAGATTAAAGTCAGACTTTGTTAAAATCTTCATAGAGTTATCAACTACAATATGATGATTCTGATGTACAGTGGTTTTTAAATCTTTACCCACTTCAAAATTCATATTATACTTAGATTCAATTTGAACTCTACCGCTTTCGATGCCGTTGTCTGATTCTTTACCATCTGAGAATCTAGCTTGTGCTCTTATGTTAACGTTTCTACCTGCATCAATATTAAAATCTCTTTCAGCAGTAAAGTTTATGTCATTGTTAGACATAACACTAATACTATCATAAGCATAGATATCTATCTTACCGTCTGAAGTTAATTCTATCCAAGCCGTTCCTCTACTGTTAGCTATATAGATTAAATCTTCAGAATTGTGTAAAAGGATTTGATGTCCGGTTCTAGTTCTAAATCTTAATAACTCGTTTTGAGGAATAGTTTCGTCGCCGCCCTGTTCGCCACCTTCTTTATTAATGTATATAGGAGGGCCATCAGCAGCATGTGTAGCTCGAACAAACTTATCATCACCGTCATCCATTACAAACGACGACCCGCCTAGTCTATTAAAGGGATAATCTGCTGCTTCTGTTGCCGAGCCGTATTTTGCTGTAGGATGTTGATTTCTTTTATCTAAAGGTCCAGGTGTGCTAATACCAAACACCATTGAAGGTGCTTCTCGCCTTGCACTAGAAGTTGTTGTGCCCCTAGCTTCATCAACTAGCAACCCTTGAACTTCTAATATTTCAGTAAAATCTTTATTGTAAGGTTTTTCAAATAGAGTTGGATCTACTTTAGATCCTTGTTCAATTAGTTTATTATATTCGCCAACGGGTAGCTTTTGACCTTTTAAGTTTTGAGGTGTTCCAGCTGTTGTAAGAGTAGTTGATGCTTGTCCTGCGCCCGGCATCATGTAATTCATACCCTGATCTTGTATGCAGCCAATCCAATACCCGTAGGCTGTATTTCCTTCAGCAAATATTACAAGTACTCTAGTTCCCACATCCGGTGGGACCATCCACATTCCATAACTTTTTTGTGTGTGCTGAAATCCGTCGTTAGGTGTTAAACCATTAGAAGGGGTTACTCCGTAAAAAGGACTAAGGTATCTAACTGTTACTAATTGTCCGCTACGTTGGGGTGTTCCACCCGCTTCAGTATTTTTGATCAGTTCAACTTCAAGTGTCCCCATATACATCGGGTCAAGATGGCTTACTATTACTGCCTCGTAAGGACCTGCGTCTCTTAACGGTGTAACAGCGTCACTGGTTCTTGAATATGAGTTTGTTGCTGTCATTGTAATCCTTAACTAAATGTTACCACTGGTGGAACTGCTGATATTTGTGCGCTCATATTTGGTTGAATTAAATCTATTCCAAAACTTCTAGCTTGGGAAACTATTCTAGGAACTGTTACATTTACTAGAGTAGTTAAGTCAGCTAACGAATTATTATAAGTAGGATCTTCTCTTGTTCTACGCTGACGTTCGGCTGTAGTTAGTCCGTATGGAGATCCTAGATTGATTTTATTTTGCAGTCCTGTTACTCTAGTTTGTGCAGTAAAAACTGCTGCTTCGGCGGCGGCGATCTCTGTAGGATTTCCGCCTGCTTGAGCTGTTATTAAATTTGCTCTAGCAGTATTAAGCGTTGTTTGTGCTACAATCAATTCGCTCTGTAAAAATGTACCATAAGACTCGCTCTGATTGTTGTAAATTTGTGTCATTGTAGAAATCAAACTAGCAATGTCTCGTTTTGCTTTATCAAGAGACTGTTGTAATCTAACAGAGTTATCTCTCTTATTTGTTTGTTCTTGTTTTGGTTTAGTCAACAGCAAGCCGCCGGCTAATATTGCGCCCGTCAGCAATGTTGGTATATTGCTTGCCTGTTTTTCCGGAGGCTTTGGTAATCCTCTTGGGGCTGGGCCAAACAGTCCTGACCTTGGTTCTGCTCTTGGTGGAGTAGATCCCGGAATTGGTGTTGGTGGAAGTCTTCCTGGCACTGTTAGTAGTTGGCTAGGATCATAAGGATCTGTAAACAGATCAGAGTATCTTCCAGGCTGTGTTGCTACACGATCTCTACCTTCCATTAGATTTCTAAGTTCTTCTTCTGTAAAATTTTCAGGATCTTTGACACCATCTGCAGATGCTACACCTGCTTGAGAAGCAGGTGTGTTTGCTGCTGTCGCACTGTTGGCTTGGTTATATGCTGCAACAGACGATGTTCCATACAACGTTATATCAGTTACTTTTTTACCCGTTCTAAAATCATATCTATCGTCAAGAGGATCTATTACTTCATAAACGTATACATTTTCTGCAGGCGGCAAGCCCTGTCGCTGTGCTGTTGTATTATTTCCTGTAACACGTCTGCCATCATGTGTACCACCGCCGGTAGCAAAATTATTCATTCTTGCTCTATTAGATTCACCTTGTGGTGAATGAGCATTGCTTCCTGTTACAGATCCGTTACTAGTTTCTACATCTTTAACTGTAGCGCCAGTGCCTCCAGCTCTTATATCTATTAACGCAGCTACAAACGTGTCAGGGTTATGATGTGCTTTATTTGTGCCGTCTCCTGCATAAAATGATTGGCCTTTTTGAACCTGTCGATGCGCACCTCTCATATCATAAGGCACAGGAATACTAGCAAATTCTTTTGCTAGTTCAACACAAAATTTCTGTGCGTTTTCTAATTCTGAACCGCCAAGACTCTTTGACTTAAATTGATTATATTTACGAAAACGTGATAAACGCTTTATCATCATAGCGTCTTGTACATCAGCGGTGTATCTAGTTTGTGTTGGATCAAGAGTAAAGGCTTTAGATTCTTCTTCAACAATTGCCTTAAGCATTTGATACTTGCCTACAGCACTAGACCAATTTCTGCGAGTTCTTACAATTTCAGATTGCCAGAGAATAACTTCTGCGACAGTTTTTTCAACAAGATTTACTTCGTCGCCACCGTAGACAGTATTATAACTCTTAGCTTCTTTTTTAGAACATAAGTTTAATACTGCTTTATCTTGTTGTGTGATTGATTGTGTTGCCATTTAATATTCCATTAACCAGTAGGTGGACGCAAACCTACAGCCCTAGCTTGAGTACTTAATCCTGACGCTAAAGAATTTACTGAAGATTGGATACGTCCTATAGTTTCGTTACTAGTTAGTGCTCCTGCTGCTGTTGTTAAACTGCCGCCTATTCCAGGTAACGGTGGCAGATTAGGTGCTGAAGGAAGATTAAATGGTAATGACCCGTTAGCAGGAACATTTAATCCGCTACGTTGTAGTGTACTAGATAAATTTGAAGCATTAACTGCTGCCAAAGACGGCAAACCACTAGAAAAATTATTTGGTAATTTTAAAGGAAATATCGTAGAAGTTAGATTAGCCGTAATGCCTAATCTTGACGCCGAATCTATTGGAAGGTTTGCTAATTCTTCTGCAGGTATAACACTAGCAATGCTGGATAGAGGATTAGTTACCACTTGTGAAGGCGAGGCTGGAGTTTCACCTGTCATTAATCTAGCTTGAGAAAACGATGCTGCTGATCCTTCATCTATATTAAGATTTTGTATACCAGTAAGAGTACGATCTACATCTGCAGAAGTAGGTGCTGCAAGTGGTGCTTGTTCTGGATTAGGATTAATATTTTGAGCAACATCGGGTACTGTTACATTTTCTCTAGCCCCTGTCTGCAATACACCAGAATTATTAACTGTTCCTGGTTCGCCATTTTGTCCGGGAACTCTTATTACTTTTAAAAGCTGTTTAAATGTTCCTGCAGAAAAAGTACTAGTTGCAGTCACTACTTGATAAAGTCCGCTGAAAGGTCTAACATAGGTTGGAAAATCCATTGTAGATCCGTTCATAAAATAATCTAACGGAGTTAAAAAGTTTATAACCACAAAAACTTCATCACGCATGTATGACATAGTGCCATCAGCAGTAACCGTTGGTTCGCCGGGCGCAGGATTATAATTTCCTACACTAGAGGGAATGTAATAAGGATCTCCCCAAATTGTCATTTCTGCTGTAACCATGTCTGCAGGACTGTTAATAAGCCTATTGTGAAATTCTTCTGCAATAGCCCGTTTAACACTTTGATCAACAGTTCCTATTCTAGTGCCGCCGCTGGATACAGATCGATTAGATGCAGTATATTCTACACCCGGAACTGCTTCACCATTGTTGCTAGCAGGTGTTGGAGTGTCACCACTAGAAGCAACAACTGTACCAGGTCTTGGTCCTGTAGAAGTGTTTTCTTGACCTATTGTAGTAGCTGAATTCTGTCCTATATCAGATCTAATATTTTGGAAAAATGCTAGATTAAAATTTATATCAAAATCTAACACATCTTCATTTTGACCAGTATAGTAATAGTTGTACTCTTTTTTTGCTTGGTCTTTTACCTGAGTTACATTAGCAGGAGTTTGACCCGGGGCTAACTGCCTAGCTTCATATGTCCAATAAGGATGTACAGCATACACATATGTTTTTCTAGGTCTACCAATCTGCGCCTGTATACCCCCTTCGTCGGGCTCTACAAATACCATAGTTTCAATTCTAAAATGTTTTTTAAACCCGTTTTGTGAAGGTGCTGCTGCTTGTTCCTGAACATAAGAACTGCTCATCAAAACTTCTGTTATGATATCTGTCATTTTAGCGCCTTCAGTAAAATTAAATTTTCTAGATTTTTCCGAAGGTGCATTTGACGGACTGTCTCTTTGTATAGTCGAAGTTTCTTGATTAATTACAGCGCCAGCACGACCATGTGACTGATCGCCACCAGCTCTAGTATCTACTACTACAGGGCTTAGGCCAAAATCATTCATATTAGCTGTATTTTCAGCCCAGGCCTTTAAGAACAAATAAGTGTTCGGTGCTGTACTGATTACAGGCACCGAGGCTGCGGCAGCATTAGGATTAGGATTGCGCACAGGTTCTCCAATGCCCCTACGACGTCTTTCTTGATCGTCGGCATCTTGTGTTGCTTTTAGTGCGCTTGTATCAACACTTTTACTTTCTATTGCCTTTATTAGATCCTGTTGTGTTTTTGGAAAACAGATTAGATATCGATCATATCCTTTTATAACTTTCTTATCTTCAAGTGTTTCTATTTGACCATTGACCGTATAAGTAACAGATTCTTTACTAGTTTCTAAAATAGCATGTACAGTATCACCGTATGCGCTAGTAGCTACTTTTGTTTTATTTGCAACGTCACTTAGAGCAGATTCATTAAACGGAACAGCAGTACATTGATAGGTGCTACCTTGCTGTCCTATGTTAAGATCCATCTTATTAATTCTTATTGGAATATATGCCGGAGGAGTTATATATGCATCTTTTTCTCCATTCTCATCCCAACCTAAAAATTCTATTTTAATACAAAACGGTGCTTCTAAGTAGCTAGAAAACCCGCATTCTTGAGAGCCTATCATCATGGCCTCAATAATTTTTCCCATACTGTATGGTTCTATAATTTTAAAAGTAACGTTAGTTCCTAAAGCTGTACTGGTGTTAGGATTTGGACATATAACTGCACTGACTTCAAGATCTTCAATAAAATATTCTGCGTCTTCTTCGCCCTCAGCAAAAGTTCTAATCCTTTTAGCATAACCAGAACTTCTTAGGCCGCCGCCAGACTTTAGTAATACTTTTTTAAATCCGTCAGCATTACGATAGCTTGACGGGTTGTTTACTTGGTCGGCATCTAAAATGCCCAGTGTTATGATATAATTGTTAGAATTAGAATCTCTTAAAGGATTTAAAATTCTGCCTTCAGGAGTTTTTACATAGTTAGTTATACCGTCATTTTTAGCTGACCCTTGACCTACTTCTGGTTTGTAAGATTCCATAAAAGTTCTAGCACGTTGTATCAGTGCTACACCAGAAAGGTCAGCAGAACTCCTATTAACCACCGTTACTGAATTAAACGGGCCAATATTGCTTTTTGCAACAGTTGATCCTATAGAACCTAAACTTTCAATCGTAGCTGCAAAAGATCCTAAATTTGAAGATTTTAATTTGCCTGCTATAAGACTTTGTACAGACGGAGGTTTAGATTGGCCTCCTAGCAGTCCTCCTAGACTGGTTGTAGATCCTAAACTACTCAGCTTGTTTATTGCACCAAGTGCTGCGCCGCCTTGATTTAATAACTTTGAAACAGGGTTAAAATCACCTAATAATTGATTTGACAATCCACCAATAGCAGACAGTGGATTAGCATTAGGATTGGCAGAACCGTTTTGAGAAAGATTTCTAGAAACAGCATTTACACCGTTAGGAAAATTAGAACTATTTGAAAACGTATTTGTCGTGAGAGTATTAAAAGAAGATGTTATTCCATTAATAGCACTAGTCACACCGCTTGATATAGATCCTAATGATATGGCCATCTTACTTTCCTAAAAGCTGTCTCAATTTTTGTCCCTGTGGAAGATATATTTTTGTACCTGCAACAAAGTCATAGATAGGATCTTTAATAACGTCTAAGTTTCTTTGCGCAAAAATCCACCATAGATTTTTTTCTCCGTAGAGATCGTAAGCTAATAAATCAGGTCTATGTGTATAAGACGAAGTTATTTCATAAAGAATATCATCAGAGGCTGCAGGTACAGCACGTATTTTCATAATATCAAGATACCCAGAACTTGTAATATTAGTTGTGCCGTAAGGACCTAGTGTCTTACTATTAGTTGCCATTATACAAAACCTTCCTTACCGTTAATAAATCCACCTTCAGCAAACTTCTTAAGATCAAATCTTGACACAGCACGTCTTGCATAATTTGGCTGGCAAGTAACAGTAACCGTTGATTTAGTTGGTACATAGTTTGGGGACGAATCTCCTGGTACAACCACAGGAATGTAATCAACATCCTGAGGCAGATCTACTGTAAAGTTTGTTATAACTACAGGAATATCATTAAGAACATATTTCCCATAACCGTTTAGTCTTGATACTAAAGGAGGATTACCAGTTTTATCACCACTGCCATAAAACATTTTGGTCATAGTTCTTAAGAAATGTAAGCAAGCTACCCAATATAGTGCATCAGCTTCGTTCTCGTTGTAAAAATCACCTGTAATAGTTATATTATCAATACTGCTGTTCTGATATGCGTTGAAGGGGTAATTAGTATGTGTAGGCGAAATTTTTGCATATGAAGCAGTATGCCCTAACAATATTGTTGGATTAAAAGGAAACACCATTCTGCCTCCAGTTCTACCTGTACCAGAAAAAGAAGCAAAAACAGGACTAGTTGCTATGTCAGCAGGAACACTTAAACTAACACGCCAGTCACCAGCTGTTGATGTATCTGTTCTGTTTGAAACAGCGTCTTCTCTAGCTATGGCAACTTGTACAGATCTGTCACGAGGGTTAGCTCCAACAAACACTCCCTGTGCTGCATTGCCTACACCGCGGAAGGCGCCACCTATATTTTTGAGTCTAGAGCCATTGCCTAATAAGTTATCAACTATACCAGCTACTCTAGCTGCTTTATTAATAGTACTGCCAATGTTAGTGCCTGCAAGTATGCCGCCAAATTGGCTGTTAAATTTACCCAGTGTTGAGTTGAGGCCGCCAGTAATGCTGCCTATAACACCCGAGACACTAGAAAAGTTAGATGTTGCACTGTTAATTGCACCGCCTATATTAAAACCACCAAATAATGACATAGATACTCTCCTGTAAGTATTTAGTTGACAAAATTATCTATGTATATTATAATAGTTAGTGATCCGGAGAATCAAAATGAAAACAAAAAATTATTTAAACAATAAAGACATACTAGCAGAGATTCATAAATCAAAAAATACGTATTGTAGCTATGTATCACCAGAATACGGCGACTATGACATCATTTTGCCTAGTCTAGAAAAAATCAATGTAAGAACAGTTGCAGAAGCTAAACGCAATAAAGCTAAAAAGCTAGGTAACGAAAGTTACGATGCAAGGCGAGCAGCAGGAGAAAAGATTAAGCAAAGTGATTGCGAAGTTGATTATAAGAAAATAAACAAGACTGATCTTGTATTTCGTATAATGACATTTGATCATATACCGGACGAAAGTGGGCGAAAGAAAAACCCCAAAAGTATTGCAGACAGCAAAACCAAATTAAACTTTCCACCGTTCCAACATTGGAAATTTGACGACAACGACGAGTTAGTCTGCGTAGGAAAAAGTCATTGGACTGGCGGTATGCAGAACGGACAATTTTCAAAAGATCACGGACAAGCTACAAGAACCCTTGCAATGATGTGGATGAAGCTATGCGAAAGATACGCTACTAGAGGCAACGTTCGAGGTTATACTTACAACGATGAAATGCGCGGGCAAGCCATTTTACAACTCACACAGATAGGATTACAATTCGATGAAAGTAAGTCTAACAATCCTTTTGCTTATTATACTGCTGCCGTTACTAACAGTTTCGTGCGAGTTATTAATATTGAAAAGCGTAATCAAAATATTCGCGACGACATCTTAGAAATGAATGATTTGAATCCGTCATTTACAAGACAGCATCAAGGCGAATTTGAAGCAGCTCAAAAAAGATACAATGACAGCAACGGCGATTCGTAAAATTAGTCTTGACTTTTATTACATCTTATCTTACACTAGTAAAACAATTGGAGTATAACTTTGTTTAAAAAGGCAGCAGTATTTACTGATATCCACTTTGGATTGAAAGGTAACTCTACAGTACACAACAATGACTGCGAAGAATTCGTAGACTGGTTCATTGCCACTGCTAAGGAGCAGGGTTGTGAAACAGGCATTTTTTGTGGAGACTGGCATCACAATAGAAACAGCCTCAATCTAGCAACTATGGATGCAACTATTCGCAGCATGGAAAAGCTAGGTGCTGCCTTTGAAAACTTCTACATGTTTGTTGGAAACCACGACATGTACTACAAAGATAAGCGTGATGTTTCATCAACTGCATTTGGTAGACACATACCAGGCATCACATTTGTAGACAAGATTATGGTTAGTGAAGATGTTGCACTAATTCCGTGGCTTGTTGGAGACGAATGGAAGAATATCGAAAAGATCAAAACAAAATATATGTTTGGACATTTTGAACTTCCTTACTTTTATATGAATGCTATGGTACAGATGCCTGATCACGGCGATCTCAAAGCAGAACACTTCAAACATCAAAAGTATGTGTTCTCAGGACACTTTCATAAGCGTCAACAACAGGGCGCAATACACTACATTGGCAATGCATTTCCGCACAACTATGCAGATGCATGGGACGATGCACGAGGTATGATGATTCTTGATAAAGAAAATGACGGTGAACCAGAGTATATTAATTGGGATAATTGTCCTAAGTATAGGACTGTATCATTGTCAAAGCTATTGGATAAGACAGAAGAAATAATCAAATCAAAGATGTATCTGCGTGTTACTCTGGACATTCCAATCAGCTACGAAGAAGCAAATTTTATCAAAGAAACATTTATGTCTACATATGACTGTAGAGAAATTACACTGATACCGCAGAAACAGATTGAAGAAATTTCAACTAATTTAGATATCAGCGGATTTGAATCCGTAGATCAAATTGTTGCGGGCGAAATATCAGAACTTGATACTGATAATTTTGACAAGAAAACACTGCTAGAAATATATCACGGGTTATAATGACAATAAAAATTAAAGATCTTACTGTAAAAAACTTTATGAGTGTGGGCAACCAAACTCAAGCTGTTAACTTTAACAAGGAACAGCTAACTCTAGTGCTTGGCGAAAACTTAGATCAAGGAGGTGACGATACTGGTTCTCGTAACGGTACAGGCAAAACTACTATTATTAATGCACTCAGTTATGCACTGTACGGCCAAGCATTAACTAACATTAAGAAGAATAACTTAATTAACAAAACCAACAACAAAGGCATGTTAGTTACACTGCACTTTGAAAAAAGTGGTGTTGATTATAGGATTGAGCGCGGACGCTCTCCTAATCTTCTTAAATTTTATATAAACGACGAAGAACAAGAACTCACAGACGAAAGCCAAGGTGACAGTAGAGATACGCAGAACACTATTGACACACTGTTAGGCATGAGCCATGATATGTTTAAACATATCCTTGCACTAAACACCTATACTGAACCGTTCCTAGCTATGAAGCAGAACGATCAAAGAGCTATTATTGAGCAACTGTTAGGTATTACTATACTTTCTGAGAAGGCAGAGTCTCTAAAAGAACAAGTAAAACTAACCAAAGATGCAATCACAGAAGAGACACTGAAAATCAATGCTCTGCAAGCAGCTAATGCTAAAATACAGACAACTATTGAAAGTTTAAAGTCTACACAGAAGGCTTGGCAGTCAAAAACAGCACAAGATGCGGCAAAATTACAGCAAGCTATACAAGAATTAGAGCAACTTGACATTGATCAAGAGCTTGAAAATCACGAAAAGCTGGCTAATTGGTCGGAACTTAACAAGCAAATTACGGCTCTTAATAAAGAAAAAAGCACATTGGACAGTGCTCTACTGCAAGCAGAAAAGACTGTTAAAAAGGTCGAAAAAGACATTGAAGATTTAGAAGAAGCTGTTTGCTATGCATGTAATCAGCCCTTGCATGCTGACAAGAAGCAGGAAATTCTAGCTAAAAAGAGCAAGGAACTGCGTGATGCAGATACTTACTATCAGGAAGTTAGCACAAAGTTGAGCGATACTGTAATGGCTCTTGCTCAAATAGGAAATATCAACGGCAAGCCAAACACTTTCTATGAAACTGCTAAGGAAGCCTACGATCATCGCAACAATGTTGAGAATCTTAAGAAGGCACTTGAACAAAAACTTAACGAAGACGATCCTTATCAGGCGCAGATTGACGAGTTAAACAAGACTGCTATCCAAGAAATAACTTGGGGAACTGTTAACGATCTAACTTCTTACAGGGAACATCAAGAGTTCTTGTTAAAACTACTGACTAACAAGGATAGCTTTATCCGCAAGAAGATTATTGATCAAAATCTAGCCTATCTAAACAATAGACTAACGTACTATCTAGACAAACTAGGACTTCCACATCAAGTTGTGTTCTTAAACGACCTAAATGTTGAAATCACACAGCTAGGACAGGACCTAGACTTTGATAACCTAAGCCGCGGTGAACGAAATAGACTTATTTTAGGTCTCAGCTTTGCATTCCGTGATGTATGGGAAAGTTTATATCAAAATATCAACTTACTATTCATTGATGAGCTAATTGACAGTGGTATGGATACTGCGGGAGTTGAAAATTCACTAGGTGTCCTTAAGAAAATGGGTAGAGAACGTCAAAAGAATATCTATCTAATCAGCCACAAGGATGAATTAATTGGAAGAGTTAACAATGTCCTTAAGGTTATTAAGGAAAACGGCTTTACCAGTTACGCCAATGACATTGACTACGTAGACTAATGGAAAAAGACACGCACGAATTACTGATTCAAGCATACCTTGAGTATTTTAAGACTCACGATCGCTTTAAGCTGAGTAATTCGGTGCGTAACCATGTAGCTGCACGAAGGCATTTAAGAGAAATACGCAGGCTCGCTAAACTACGCATGGAAGAAATACACAAATCACACAATGAAGTTAAACAACTCAAGAGAGAGGCAGCTAAAAACGAGCCTCGGTAAGTACACTCATGCAGTGGACTTATCAAGGTAACATCGTTGAACAAATACCAGAAGGCAAAATAGGCTTTGTTTACCTTATAACCAATCTAAAAACTGGACAAAAGTACATAGGCAAAAAACTTGCACAATTCAAACGTACAAAACCTCCGCTAAAAGGCAAAAAACTCAAAAGGCGTTCCACTGTAGAAAGCGACTGGCGTGATTATTGGGGTTCATCCGATAGACTCAACGCTGACGTTGCACAATTAGGTCCAGAAAACTTCACTAGAGAAATACTTTACTACTGCACTTCCAAGGCAGAAATGTCATATATCGAGGCAAGAGAGCAATTTGACCGCCGTGTGTTAGAGACGGATGAATATTATAACGGAATTATTAATTGTAGAGTGGGCGGTTCCGATAAATTGCGTAAGGCACTTCTAGAACAGGCAAATCATACCAACACTTAAGGTTGGCGGGCCAGTTTAGTAATACCGCTGTGGAAAAACCGGGGTGATATCCGGACACGTAACACATTGATCAACCCCCTATGGGAGGCAGGCCATCAGACAAATTGGGCTACTGGTTGATGTAGATTGACTGTTGGCAGTCGAAAAACGCATATTGCTCATAAAAACCTCTTGCACTAGGAACGAAGCGGAGGGTAGCAGTAGAAATACTGTAATGTCGGCGTAGGTTGGGAAAGGTCAGAGCCCATTGAGCAGCGCACAAACACCTACTTCCATGTCTCGGCTGTGACTACTCACATGAAAACCAGAGATAGGATGGAACCGTAGTAGGTTCCGTCTGACTGAAACAATCTACATGAAGTTTAAACAATATCACTTCGTGATATTGCTCTTATATCACTATTAAAAAGAAAAATATGTGTTTGAGCGATAGCGAAAACACGTATCAACGTAGTTGATACTTAAATAGTAAATCAAAAAGACTTTGAATAAATAAATCATATAGAGCTTAGGACTTGAACAAATGAAAATTTCTGATATTACAAATGAATCTGAACTAGTAGAAGGACCGGTTTTAAATAAAATAGGTTCTGCTATCGGTAAAGGCGTAGGAACTGCTGCTAAAGCTGCTGGTGCTGTTGCTGGAGGAGTAGCTGGTTTAGGTAGTGCCCTTAAAAAAGGCTATCAAGCTGGTAAATCAACTGTAGCAGGTGCTGGTGATGACGAACAAGGTAATGTTCAACTTCCGCCAGCTGCACAAAAAGCCCTTGATGTTCTAAAATCTCTTTCACCACAGGATCAAAAATCTGTAGTTACAGCACTACAAACTCCTGCTAAGCCAGCTAGTGCTCCAACAACTGCTGCGGCTCCTGCTAAGCCAGCTGCTGCTACAGCAGCACCAGCTAAAGCTACTGCACCTACTGGCAGTAGAGTAGAACCTACACTTAACGATCCAGCTGCCTCTGCTAATCCAGCTAATAAAGCTGGTAGTGATTCGTTTGAAAAGGCTAAAAGCAACATACGTACAGTTCAAAGTGGAACAAAACCACTGCCTGACAAGATGTCACAAGGCATACAAGCTGATCTAGCTAAACTAGCCAAGGGCGACAAGGAGAGTGGTGTGTTTGCTGCTCAAAAGATTATGAATTTTGCTAAAGCAGGATATGATATTTCTAAACTTCAGCCAGCTTGGACAGCAAATGCCAAGCAGGGCGAGCGTTTCTTAACACAGAGCGTGTATTATGCTATTACTAAGATGCTTAGAGAGTACAACTTAGGTTGGGCTGATCTAGGATTACGTATTCGTTTAGTCGAAAACACCAACGAAGTTGTCGGCATAAACTACATTTAAAAGAAAGGAAGACCTGACTCTTTAGTAGTGTTTAGGTTTTCCTTAATTATTTTTCCAATAATTTCTTTATCTTCGGCACACAAGTTGTAAGCCTCTTCAAGAGTTATGCCGCCGCGCATGTACCAGCAGACCTTAAACAGATCGTGCTTTAATTCTTTTTGTTGATTTTCAAAATTACGGACCTCGTCTAGAATCTCGTCAAGAGACCAGGGCAAGATCCTTATCCGAAAAAATTTGATTGATCAAATGTAATAGGAACTTCAAATCTTTCAGGAGCACCACGTTCAACGTCTTCGTCTGAACATTCAACTTTGAGCGGTTCAATACTAAACAGTTCTTTCTGCTGTTCAATGTGTTCTAAAATTGCACTATAAAAGTTTTTATCTGTATTAGTTAGAAATTCTTGAATATGATTTCTATCAGTTACTATAACATCGTCAACTGTTATACTTACAATAGTTTTACCCATTGTATCTACAGTAAGCTCTGTTAGCTTTTTAAAACTTTCATTAAATTTAGATAACTTTTCTTCTTCACTCATCTTACCGTCATTAACTAGAGCGAAAATTCTTTGTTCTTCAAAAGTTTTAATGCTGTTAGTAGTAAATTCTCTATAATTTAATGGACGTATCTTAACAACCATATTGTTGTATTCAATAGTATCAACAAATTCTTTAGTAACTAACTTGTTAAGCAGTGTCTTACAATCAACACTAAATTCTCTTTCTTCATTAAGACCAGGAATTTTTGTTGTAAGATCTAATTTATCGCCATAGGTAGCAATTCTTATACCAATTAATGCTGCATCAAGATCAATTGATGGCATCTGCCACGCATCTTTAATAGCAGGAATACAGCTTTGTATTACATCAACAGTAGCTTGTCCATTTAATAAAGCATCGGGTGTCTTTAGCGTTAGTTCATCCTTAGCAGTCATAGGAAAGACTGGTAGTTCTCCGTTCTCCGGAAGATCAACAGCGCCGGGTTTATAAAATTTACCCTTGCTGGGTAAAGTAATATAAACTTTAGGTTGTCTAAAATACTTCTGTAGTGGGTTTGACTGTTGCTTGCCTGCCATTAGCGGGTTAAAATCTGCCATTTCTGTCTCCGAATAAATACAATGTATAAGTATGTATCTATTCTATTTATATACGCACATTATTCAGGTTGAACAAAATTGGCTGATGAAGTAATTATTGGTAATGTAGGTGGTGAAAGTGGCGTAGCCAGCGAAGCCACTCTGTTGGCTCTAGTTCGTGCTATTGAACGAATGGGAGGACAGAAAGGCCAACGTGGTTCTGGTTCCAAAGTACAAGAAATGTACAACAAAGCTCAACAAGCAGGAACAACAGCTACTACAACACAAACCGCAGCTACTACAGCACAAACCGCAGCTACTAATAAGACAACAGAAGCAGCATCTAATTTAGCTAAAGGCTTTGGTGCGCTGGCCATGCGTGGCGTTGGCCAAGTAATGGCCAGCCTTGCAGGTATGACTCGTTCATTACTAGCAGGTGAAGATTCAATGGCAGCTTATGCTTCGCAGGTTCCTATTGTTGGATCTTTGCTAGGAGCAATGGCAGGGTACTTAGATAAGTCTGTTGACGCATTTAGAGAATTAAGTTCTGTAGGTGCAGGGTTTAACAACGACATCGTAGCCATGCGTCGTGCAGCAGCACAGAACGGTCTTACTCTAGAAGAATTTTCAACCTTGGTACGTAATAACTCACAGACGTTTGCTAAATTTGGAGGTACTGTTACTCAAGGTGTTCAGCGATTTACCGCTATGAACAATGCTTTAAAGGATACAGGTACTTTTGAACAACTCAAAGGTATGGGATTTAGTATATCAGAAATTAATGAAGGTATGGCTAGCTATGTTGAATTACAGAGTAGACTAGGAAGGCTTCAAGGCAAAAGTACACAGGAACTAGCAGCTGGCTCGGCAAGCTATCTTAAAGAACTTGATATGATGGCTAAACTAACAGGCCAGAGTCGTAAAGAATTAATGGATCAACGAGCCGCGCAAGCCGCCGACGCATCGTTTAGAGCACTGGCAAATCAGTTTGAAGAAGGAAGTATACAAGCTCAAAACTTTCAAAGAAGCATGGATATGATAAACAAGCTGCCAAAAGAAACTGGCGATGCTCTAAAAGATCTAGCCGACGGCGTAGCTAATACTGAAGCAGCACAAAAACTTTTAGCTCAAGCTGGTCCTGAATTAAGAGATGCAATGATGAAGGTTGGTCAAGGTGCTGATCCAAGAATTCTGCAAGACGCTCTAAGAAGAACCAGCGAAACATTAGAAAATCGATTTACAAAAGGCGGTGCGCGAGACGCTGCTTTCCTTGGAGCATTAGGGCAAGTTGATCCTGTACTAAGAGGTCTTATCGACAACAACAGATCTATGTTAGAGGTAAGTAATCTAAATATTACCGCAGCTGAGGAAGAAGCAAAGAAAGAAAACGAAACTACTACAGCATTAACTACATTTCAAGATTCAATTAGAAAACTAAGTTCAGCTATTCAAACAGCTTTTATTGACAGTGGATTAATAGAATTATTTGCTATAGGCATAAACAGGGCCGCTGACTTAATATCAGGCATGGCAGACTCTATAAAAGCATTTACTGAATCAGTAAAAGTAGACGGATTTTTACCAGCAGTACTAGGATTAGTTGGCGATGCTATTAAAGGAATATTTACTAACGGTACTGTAGTAGCTGCAATGGTAGCAGGTATTGGTGCTCTGTTCCTAGCGAAATCTGTAATAGGAGCTCTTGGTAGAGGTCTGAGCGGAGTAACTGATAATATAGCAAGTAAAATGATGGGCGGCTTTGGTGCTAGAGCCGCCCCAACAGCAGGCGCAAATATTGCAGGTGGTGCAGCAGCTAATGCCGCAGGTGGTGCAGCAGCAGGCGCAGGCAACGCAGCAGTATCAGCAAGTCAAGCACTAAAATCTGTTGGTGCTGGAATACAAAAACTATTAACAGGAGTTGCTAGAGGTTTTGCTGAATTTGGAAAAACAGTAGGTGAAATTGGTAAGGGAATCGGCAAAGGTCTTGGCGGAATACTAGAAGGATTAGCTAAGGGTCTTGGTGCATTTGCTAATCCGCAAATACTAATAGGCGCTGGTATACTAAGTGGTGCTATAGTTGTAATAGGTGCAGGCATTGCTGGCGCTACATGGCTAGTAGGAAAAGCTCTTCCAACCTTTGCAGAAGGTATGCAGAAATTTGCCGAGCTTGATGGCAACAATTTAATACAGGTTGGTAAAGGTATTGGAGCAATCAGTTTAGCAATGGCTGCTATGGGTGCTTCAAGCGTTGTGTCTGGTCTTGGCGGAATGCTAGGAGGCCTTGCAGAAGGCATTACAAGTTTGTTTGGCGGTAAAACTCCGTTTGATAAACTGCAAGAATTTTCTCAACTTAATATTGATGCAGCAAGAGTTGAAGCTAATGCAAATGCTGTTGTAGCTTATTCAAAGGCAATGTCATCAATGGGTTCTGGTGGCGCAACAGGAGCACTAGGTAATTTAGTTGCTAATGCTGTTAACGGTTTAGTTGGTTTCTTCGGCGGCGAAGTAAAATTACCATACGCTAAGATGGTAGAATTTCAATCTTACAATCTAGATGCTACTAAGATGCAGCAAAACAGTCTTGCAGTAAAAGCATTTGCTGAAGCTATGAGTAATATTCCTACTGTGAATGGTGAACGCACTGGCGGATTAATTGGTGCTGTAGCAAACTTCTTTATGGGTTCTCAACAAGTACCATGGGCACAAGCAGTTGCATTTGGTCAGCTTACATTACCAGTTGATAAAATTAAGACTAATGCTGAAGCAATGGCAGCATTCGGTGATGCTTTGAGTAAAGTTCCGCAAATAGATGGAACACGAAGCGGAGGATTACTTGAAGGGTTAAGAAGTTTCTTTGGTGGCAGTCAACAGATGCCATGGGACAGTATGAGACAGTTTGGCGAGTTGCGCATTGACGCACAGCGAATAAAAGCAAATGCAGAAGCAATGGCAGCGTTTGGAAATGCACTAAATGCTTTTAAAGGTGGTGGCCAAGGCACTGCTAATCTTTCAATACCGCCTGATTCAGTAGCTAGCTTGGGCAGACTAGCAACTATTGGTAGTAATGGTGGACTACAACAAACTGCTGCCGGCTTACAATCAATTGCAAATGTTCAAAATCTACAAACTACACTAACAGCTCTAAATGGACTTGATGCAACTAAACTATCATCCTACAATACAGCATTGAGAGATTTAACAAGAACTCTAGCAGATCTTAACAAAGAATTAGCTAATGAAAACAGAGGCGGGTTATTTGGTATGGGCGATTCTAAAGCCAATGCTGGGGACATATTAAAGAACATTAGTGTAAATACAAGTACAGGTGCCGGCAATACAGAACAATTAAATGGTACAATGACGAGAATGGTTGAACTACTGCAACAAATGAAAGAAATCAGTGATAAGATTGAAAAGAACACCAAACGCGGCACTGGTGTAGATGTTGCAAATAGAGACGTTACGTCATTCTAAGGAAAAATAAATGAGTTGGAAGAAATTTTTTACTCCAGTAAGAACAGGTGATAATCCAGAAGGTAGCTACTCGCCTCTGAGCGGTAGAAGATATGGAGGTCAAGCTGGTCCTGCGAGAACCAACTATAGTTCCTTTTTACCTGATGTCTATACAGGCAGTCCTAACAGAGTTGAGCGTTATGGTCAATATAATGTAATGGATCTTGATTCTGAAGTAAACGCTGCACTAGATATTCTAGCAGAATTTTGTACACAAACTAACAAACAAAATAATACACACTTTATTATAAATTATAAAACTGATGCTACTAATAGCGAAATAACAGTTATTCAAAAATATTTGCAGCAGTGGTGTAAACTGCAAGACTTTGAAACTAAAATGTTTAGACTGTTTCGTAATACATTCAAATATGGGGATCAGTTCTTTGTAAGAGATCCTGAAACAAAACGTTGGTTTCATGTAGATCCTGCAAATATTACAAAAATTATTGTTAATGAGTCAGAAGGCAAAGTTCCAGAACAATACGTTGTTAAAAACTTCAATTTAAATTTTGTTGAAGGTGTAGCAACAACTCCGTATCAAACTAACGGCAACGTTACCGGTGGAGGTAGTGGTTACTTAACTGGCGGTGTTCGTGGCATGGTTGGTTTATCTAGTTCACAGTCAACTGGCACACGTTTTCAAAATGATCAAAATGAAATTACAGTTGATGCTAAACATGTTGTGCATCTAAGTCTATCAGAAGGTTTGGATAATAACTATCCATTTGGCAATTCACTACTTGAAACTATTTTCAAAGTATACAAGCAGAAGGAACTGTTAGAAGATGCCATCATTATCTACCGTGTGCAGCGAGCTCCTGAACGCCGTGTTTTTTACGTTGATGTTGGCAATATGCCTAGTCACTTAGCTATGCAGTTTGTTGAGCGAGTAAAAACAGAAATACATCAACGACGTATTCCTTCTTCTACAGGAGGCGGAGCAAATGTAATTGACAGTTCGTATAATCCTCTAAGTATTAACGAAGACTACTTCTTTCCGCAGACAGCAGAAGGTCGTGGAAGTAAAGTTGAAACATTACCCGGCGGTACTAACTTAGGTGAAATTGACGATTTAAGATATTTTACTAACAAACTGGTTAGAGGTTTAAGAATCCCAAGCAGCTACTTACCAACAGGTGCAGATGACTCAGCAGCACAGTACAATGACGGTAGAGTAGGTACAGCTTATATACAAGAACTGCGTTTTAATACCTATTGCGAAAGACTTCAGGGATTAGTAACTGAAGCATTTGATACAGAATTTAAAAGATACTTGTTAGAAAAAGGTGTCAACATTGATACTAACATGTTTGATATTAAATTTCAACCACCACAGAACTTTGCTAGCTATCGTCAAGCAGAAATTGATAATGCGAGAGTACCAACTTATACACAGATGGCACAGATCCCTTACATGTCTAACAGGTTTGCTCTAAAACGATTCTTAGGAATGACTGAAGAAGAACTAGCTGAAAATGAACGTCTGTGGAAAGAAGAAAACGCAGAAAACCTTACACTACCAACTGATGCAAGTGCAGAATTGAGAAGTGCAGGTATTAGCTCTGCTGGTATTAGTGCTGATGCAGGATCTATGGAAGATACTGCTCCTGAAGAAGGAACAGAAGCAGCAGCAGGCGCTGAATTAGCTCCTGAAACAACCGGAGTTGAACCTACTGCACCAACTGCTGCTCCAATTGCCTAAATAGAATAAATACTTTGCTATGATACTGCGTGAATTATTTTATTTTGATAAAGAGACTGTTGAGCCCGTAGAAGATAATCGCTACGAGCCTGAACACGATCAAAGTCCTATTGACTTTGACGATACACGCAGAACTAGATTATCACTTTCTCAAATTAATCGTATCCGCAAAGCTTCTGAGCTACATAAAAAAGACAAGCAGTCAGAACTTGACTTTATTAAGCAGATGTATGGCATTGCAGCCAACGCAGCAGCAGGCGGAGCATGATAATTGAACAGAGCATTTGTTATAGGTAACGGCGTTAGTCGCAAATCTATTTCTTTAGAATCACTTAGAACACACGGAAAAATCTACGGCTGTAATGCTTTGTACAGAGACTTTGATCCTGATTATCTAATTGCAGTAGACATAAAGATGGTACTTGAACTAGCAGAAGCTAGATATCAGCATAAAATACCTGTGTGGACCAATTCAAATAAAACTTTTCTAAAAATACCAGGATTAAATTTTTTTAATCCTGCTAAAGGCTGGAGTAGTGGCCCAACAGCATTGTGGATGGCGTCTGAGCATGACAATGAAGAAATCTATATTTTAGGTTTTGATTATGCAGGTATAGGTGACGATAAACAACAAGTAAACAACATCTATTCAGGGTCTTTTAACTACAAAAGAGTTGATGAACGTGCTACTTATTACGGCAATTGGTTAAAACAAACTACATCTACAATACATCAATTTAATAAAAAAAGATATATAAGAGTAGTAGAAGAGGACACTCTTATACCTAGAGAACTGCAAAGTTTAACTAATTTACAGCATATGACAGTAGTTGAGTTTAATAAAAAGTTCAACGAAAACACTGTTGCGATTCAAAACGAGTCGTTTTGACTCTATTTCTACGCATATTTTCCCATTCCAACTAAATAAAAATGACAGCCTTACCATTTCGTATGGTATTATACATTTATAGGAGAAACAAATGGCCGATCGTAAGAAATTTGAAGAAATGCTAGAGCGTCTTATCAATGAAGATAAGGAAGGCGCACAAGCCATATTCCACGAGTTAGTTGTGGAAAAGTCACGTGAAATTTATGAAAATCTACTAGAAGATGATGAAGACATTGAAGAAGCATCAGACGATGAAGAAGTAGATGAAGCCTCAAAAGACGAAGATGAAGACGAAGATAAAGTAGACGAAGCTTCTGATGAGGACACTGATGAAGAAACTAACGAAGATTTTAATCTAGACGAGTTTGAAGTAGAAGCTGACCCAATGGCCGCTATGGGCGGTGACCCAACAGATGATATGATGGGTGACATTGATATGGGCGGTGACGAAGAAGGTGAAGAAGAAGGTCCAGAAGGCGATGTAGAAGATCGTGTTGAAGACCTTGAAGATGCTCTTGAAGATCTAAAAGCTGAATTTGAAAAGCTAATGGCTGACGAAGGCGGCGAAGAAGGCGCTGATGACATGGATATGGACATGGGCGACGACGAGGGCGAAGAAGACGAAGGCGACGAAGAAAAAGAAGCCTTTAACTTTGGCGAAGCTAAAGAGAAGAAGGATGACAAGAAGGCTGATAAGAAAGCCGAAAAGAAGTCATCAGCTGAACAGATGCGTGAATACGTAGAAAAAGTTAGTGCTACAATGGGCGACAACGGTGTAAACACCAAGTCAACAGTTGCTAGCAAGAACGACATGGGCGGCACTGTAAAGAACCTAAATCAAGCTGACACTGAAAAGTCTCCTGTTGAAGCTAACAAGGGACAGCTAAAGGGCAGCAGCCTATTTAAGGGCACTGAAAAGGAAGACAACGCAGGTAACGTAAATGTACCAGGCGGTAAAGCAGCTAAGTCTCTAAAGGCAATGTCAAAAGGCCACGGCGCTGAAAAGAAAGGCGCAGGCGAGCAAGCTGACAATAAGAAGTCAACTATTGGCAGCAGATAATAAGGAAGTTTAGATGATAAACTTACGAGAGAATTTGAGCTTTGACCAGGCAAGGATTGTAGTAGAATCCACCGATGAAGGTAAGAACCTTTACATGAAGGGTATTTGCATTCAAGGTGGCGTTCGAAACGCAAATCAGCGAGTGTATCCTGTAAATGAAATTGGCAGGGCTGTCAAAACTCTCAATGATCAAGTCAGCGGCGGTTACTCAGTTCTCGGCGAAGTTGATCATCCAGAAGGCCTTAATATTAACCTAGACCGTGTTAGCCACATGATTTCAGAAATGTGGATGGATGGTCCAAACGGTTACGGAAAACTAAAAATCCTACCAACACCGATGGGAAACCTAGTAAAGACAATGCTTGAAAGCGGAGTTAAGCTAGGTGTCTCATCACGTGGTAGCGGAAATGTTAAAGAAGACGGAAGCGGTGAAGTTTCCGACTTTGAAATAATCACTGTGGATGTAGTAGCTCAACCTAGCGCACCCGGTGCATACCCAACACCCATTTATGAACACTTAATGAATAATCGTGGCGGGTATCAGGCATATAAAATAGCACAAGAAGTTAGAGGCGATACAAAGGCTCAGAAGTACCTCAAGGAATCGTTGATGAATATCATCAACAAGCTCCAGTAAACTAGGAGAAGAATATGTTGGATGCACTGAAAAAACTCTTCGAAAACAATGTAATTTCAGAAGAAATCAGAGCAGATATTGAAGCAGCTTGGACTGCAAAGGTAAACGAGAATAAGCAACAAGCAGTTGCTGAACTTCGTGAAGAGTTCGCTCAGAAGTACGAGCACGATAAGAATTCAATGGTAGAAGCTATTGACTCGCTATTGTCAGAACGCCTAGCAGAAGAAATCGCAGAATTTGCAGAAGATCGTAAGTCACTAGCAGAAGCAAAAGCAAAGTATGCTGTTGCTATGCGTGAGAATGCAGGTCTACTACGTAATTTCGTAGTTGAACAACTACAAAACGAAATCCAGGAACTTCGTACAGACAAGAAAGCTATGGAGTCACAGTACTCTAAGCTAGAAGAGTTTGTAGTAGAAGCTTTATCATCTGAAATCGCAGAGTTTTATGAAGATAAGAAAGATTTAGCTGAAACAAAAGTACGTTTAGTACGTGAAGCTAAGACACACTTCGCTAAGGTTAAACAAAACTTTATCGAAAGAAGTGCCGCATTAGTACAAGAGACCGTTGCTAAAGCCTTAACTAAGGAAATTGGCGCACTCAAGGAAGACATTGATGCAGCACGTGAGAACGATTTTGGTCGTAAGATATTTGAAGCATTTGCAGCAGAGTTTGGCACATCATACCTAAATGAGAAGTCAGAAACTGCTAAACTTCTAAAAGTTCTTGCCGTTAAGGACAAGCAACTATCAGAAGCAAAAGCATTTGCTGCAAAGGCAAAACAGTTGGCAGAATCAAAGGAAGCTGAAAAGCAACGCCTAATTGAATCTGCACAGCGCAAAGAAATAGTTAGCGAATTACTTGCCCCACTAAGCAAGGATCAGCGCGAAATTATGACAGACTTACTGGAAAGTGTTCAAACAAACAAGCTACGCTCACAGTTTGAAAGATACCTACCGGCAGTAATAGACGGTAAATCTCCAGCAAAGCAGAAGGCAACATTAACAGAAGGCAAAGAAGTAACAGGCAACAGAGATCAAATTACAATTAGTAGTAAAGCAGACGCCGATAATGTTATCGCAATTAAGCGTCTAGCTGGATTAAATTAAGGAGATAATAATGTCAGAACTACTAGAAAGTCGCTGGCAGGATACAAAAGCAGCACTTCTTGAAGGCCTTCAAGGCAACAAAAAGTCAGTAATGGCCACTACACTGGAAAATACCCGTAGGTATCTTGCAGAAAGTGCTACTGCTGGTGCTACTTCTGCCGGTAATGTCGCAACACTAAACCGTGTTATCCTACCAGTCATCCGTCGTGTGATGCCAACCGTTATTGCTAACGAGTTAGTTGGTGTTCAGCCAATGACAGGACCCGTGGGTCAAATCCACACTCTACGTGTTCGCTATGCGGACACAGCAGGCTCAGGCGCTTCAGGTGCAGTTGCAGGTGAAGAAGCTCTAAGCCCATTTAAGATTGCTGAAGCCTATTCAGGCAATACTTCAACAGCTAAGGCAGACGCAACTGCTGCGCTAGAAGGTGTTGCTGGTAACAGACTAAGCATTCAAATCTTGAAGCAAACAGTTGAAGCCAAGACTCGTAAGCTCAGCGCACGTTGGACTTTCGAAGCTGCACAAGACGCACAGTCTATGCATGGCATCGACGTAGAAGCAGAAATTATGGCTGCTCTTGCTCAAGAAATTACAGCTGAAATCGACCAGGAAGTGTTAGCTTCGCTAAACACTCTAGCTGGTGCTGCTGTAGAAACATACGACCAGACTGCTGTTAGCGGTACTGCTACATTTGTTGGTGACGAGCATGCTGCACTAGCTGTTCAAATCAACCGTGCAGCAAACCTAATCGCTCAGCGTACACGTCGTGGTGCTGGTAACTACGCTGTAGTTTCACCATTTGCACTAACAATTCTACAGAGCGCAACAACATCAGCATTTGCACGTACTACAGAAGGTACGTTTGAAGCTCCAACTAACACAAAGCTAGTTGGTACTCTAAACAATGCAATGAAGGTATATGTCAACACTTATGCTGCTGACAATGCTAACGTTATCATTGGTTACAAGGGAACTTCAGAATCTGATGCTCCAGCATTCTACTGCCCATACATTCCATTGATGAGCAGCGGTGTTGTACTAGATCCATCAACATTCGAACCAACTGTCAGCTTTATGACACGTTATGGTTATGTTGAGCTAACCAACACAGCTTCGTCACTTGGTAACGCAGCAGACTACCTAGCAACTGTTGGTATTACTTCTTCAAGCGTAAGCTTCAGATAATACTACCTGTTAGGTAAGCAAATTGAAATAGGGCCGAAAGGCCCTATTTCTTTGACTGATGATATTTTAATGATTTTACGTATGTTTTTCCTACTATAACTGTGTATAATTAATAGTGCAAAGGAGGAAAACATTATGTGGACCAAACCAGTAGCAACAGAAATGCGCTATGGTTTTGAAGTTACAATGTATATTGCTAACAGATAAACTATAGTTCTTTTAAAAAGCCCAACATTGTTGGGCTTTTATCTTTTATGATAAATACTTTGTCTAAGACTTATGCAGTTACCCACTGCGTAGACCTAGAACGTCAACATAAAGGAGAAAACAAATGGGACGTCCAGTAAATAAGAAATTCTTTGGTTGGTTAGCAGACGCTGACGATACACGTTATGCACCAGCATCAAACGAAACTTTTTTTAACATCACAGTAAACGTAAAAGTTGCCAGCAACTCTGCTAGCGACGAAGGCTACATTTTAAGACAGCGTAGTTCAAACAAGTTTTTAGTAAACGATACTAAAGCAGGTACTAAGGTAACACCAAGCGGTTCTGGTACAGGTAACGTAGGAATTTGCACACTAGTTGACAAAGCTGTTGGTTCTTTAGCAGCTAATGAAATGTCAATACAAGGTACTATTGTTGGTACTGGTGGTACACAGGTTCGTATTAAGAAACTATTCAATCGTACTTGTAGAGATTTCAACAACGCAAGATACAAGTGGACTATTGAGAACGACTCGACAGAAACTGTAATGCGATTAACAGCTATCTAATAGTAAGGGGAGAAATCCCCTTACCTTATAGGAACAATGAATGTCTAAATTTTTAAGAGTTACAGAAGGCGGTTATAAGATATCAGTTGAACCTGGTGATGAAATCGTTTTGAATACAGGTTCAGGTGAAGGCACTGTGATAATCACAGGTAATTTATTAGTTGAAGGAACTACAACTACGGTTGAGTCAACTGATATGTCTGTCACTGATAACATTATCCTTCTTAACGCTGGTGAAACAGGATCAGGAATAACTTTAGACACATCAGGTATAAGGATTGATAGAGGAGTACAACCAGATGCTTACATTTTGTTTGATGAAAATGTAACTTGGAGAGACCCTGTATCAGATACAACAGTAACTGGCGGATTTATTTTTAGGAATGATCTATCAACGCTAGTAGGCATTAGAACAAACAGCATTAGCACAGGTGGCGGTGATTTATTTTTAATTAATGCAGGTTCAGGAGTTATTAGCGTAGAAGGCACTAATAACTACGAAACAAATGTTACCGATGATGATCATATAACAAATAAAAAATATGTTGATGATGCAATTACTTTAGCTTTTGCTAGTACACTATTAACACAGATTGGTGATGGTGTTATAGATCCAACGACTGTAAAAGCACTTGACAGTGAAACTACAGGAACTGCTAGCAGAATAGAAATTGCTATTGATACTAATGTAGTAGCTAATATCTATGCTGATAGATTTGAGTTAGGAAATATTAGAATTGTTGGTACTAGGATTGAAACCACAGCGTCAGATGAAAATTTAGTTCTATCTGCTCCCGGGTTAGGTCATATAGTAGTTGACGACACTTTGCAGATAAATTATTTGCCTAGTCCTGATGATCCTTCAGTTGTTCCTCCAATTTCAACAGACGGTTTAAAACTTTATGTTAAAAATGAATCCACCGGAGGAACAGGATTATTTTTTGTAAATGCAGAATTAAGAAGAGACGAAATTATAAGTAACAACAGATCTCTTATTTACAGTATGATATTTTAAGGACAGACAATGGCAATAGCAAACGTATTAGTAACAAATATTGACACAGAACTTTTAGAAGTTCCTGTAGGCAAACGATATGCTATCACAACAATCCTAGTCTGCAATACTTGGACACCAAATCCAGGACACGAAGAAGACGGATTGACTAGTTTTGATATGCACTTAGTACCTAACGGACAAGCCAAAGGTAATGTAAACATGGTAGTTAGAAATTTGCTTCTACCCGCAGGAGAAACTTTCACATTTGATTCTGAAAAAATTATTTTAGAAGAAGGTGACCGTATAATTCTTTTAGGTGAATCACCTACAAATCTTTCTGCAACTGTGAGTTATTTGGAAGTATAACATGAGATTTTTAAAGCGTCAAAGTACAAATTTAAGAAGCCTATCAGGCAAGGGTGTTCACTTTGACACTAATGATCAAATAATTATGGATTCTAATAATTCTATTAGACTTCCTAAAGGTTCAACATCTGAACGACCATTTTACCCAACTGACGGACATCTAAGATATAATACAACTACAGATGAAGTAGAAGCTTATCAAGACGGTGCTTGGAGAAAACTAAGATTTAAAGAACCAAACAGAAATCCAGGTATAGTGCAGCAAACATTTGGCCCAGGTGACGCAATTGAAACTGTATTTGGTATACTAAATTCAGGCGATGCAGATTATCCTATACCTGCTACAGAAAGAAATATTTTAGTATTTGTAGAAAACGTTTATCAAATTCCAGGAACAAACTATTCCTTAGCGCAGAATCCTCCAGGAAAAGCAGAAGGATGGTATATCGAGTTTGGTACAGCAGTTCCATTCGGAAAAGACGTAACTGTAATCCACAACTTTGACAAATAAATACTACTGTCAAAGGAGACCTAAATGGCAGGGCAAATAGGTAGAATCAGTGGTGGAGTTTTACAAGACAACCTTGTAAGAAACGGTGTTGATTTAAATTTTAAAAACGAAACACTAGACACTGCATTACTACAGCTCAAAGTAAACACAGCTAGAATTGGTGTTAATACTGAAAGTCCTATAGATGTTCTTGAAGTAGCAACTACGCTGGGCGCCAGTCATCTAATACAAGACGTAGACTTAAAAGTTGCTAATTTTACAATACAGTCTGGAGCAATTAATGTTGCACCAGGCAACATGTTTTTAAATGCAGCTAATCAAATTAAATTATCTAATCTTCGCACAGACGATCTTGATATAAATTTTAATTCTATTGGTACCACTGTACCTAATTCTAATGTAGAAATTAGACCCGACGGTACTGGTACATTAGAAATACATGCTAATACAAATGTTACTGGAAGTTTACACGCAACAGGCGATATAACTTTTGGCGGAACATTAACTTTAGGTAATGACAATACTGACAGTGTAGATTTTAATGCAGATATTAACAGCCACATTATACCAGATGCTACGTCAACCTACGACTTAGGTACTAGTGTAAAACGTTGGAGAAATTTATATACCAACAATTTAATTGGTAATAACTTAGTATCTAATGTTGTAGTTGTTGAAGATGCTAGTCTAGCAACTAGACCAGGCAACACTTTTTTTGTTGCCGTAAATGGTGATGACACAAATGTAGGTGATCATCCTCAAGGTCCGTTTAGAACAATAGCCCATGCTCTTGCAGTCGCAGACGGCAGCACAGCAGGCCCTGTAACAATACATATCTATCCCGGAGAGTATGAAGAAACTACTCCTCTAATAGTTCCACAGAATACAACTATCACTGGCGAAGATTTAAGGAATACAATAATAAGTCCAAACACTGCTAGTCAGGGCGAAGACATATTTCATTTAAATCAAAATACTCTAGTTGAAAATATAACTGTTAGAGATTTTACGTTTGATAGCGGAAATAACACAGGCTATGCATTTAGATTTGCTTCTGGAGCAATTATTAATGAACGTAGCCCGTATGTAAGAAACGTAAGTGTTATAACAGCAGAAACAGCAGCGTCAACTGCGCCTGGAGAAGTTTATGTTGATCCAGAAGGCCTCGGCCTATCTTTCGACACATATGGAATAACTGTAACTAAATCTGGACATAGCGAAGCACTAGTGCAAAGCTGGGTTGGAAAAACAATGGCAACTCATTTTGGTCCTTTATCTCCTGTTACGTTTTATACAATCACAGGATACGAACCGTCACCGGCAGATCCAACAACGTTATGGAATCTTATTTTAGCTGAACCGTTCGATTCCTTGCAGCAAGGTTATTCTTTTTCCATATATCCTAGCGGAACAACTTTTATTCTTCCACCTAATGACTATGATACTACAGGAGCTTCTGTTGGAGAACCTTGGGTAGCTTATTATAAAACTAACTTACCTTCAGATTTTAATACTGTAGTTGGCGCAGATTGGTCTATTAATAATAACGGTGTTCTTTATGTTGTAGATTACGTAATTGAAGATCCTATTAATACTAACATGTGGAGAATATATGTAACTACGTCTTTAGTTCCTGCTTCAGGAATTCCAATTTTTTCTTCTCCTGCAACAACGTCTGCGATTCCAGCAGGAGCCGGAGCATGGATTGACGGTAGTGAATTAAACAGTGCCAGCACACAAGCAAGTATGCTGTTTCACAGTGCTACATTTATAACTCCAGGTGTTGATTGTATTACTATGACAAATGGCGTGAGGGTAGAATGGCTTAACTCATTTACATATTTTGCAAACAGAGGATTGTATGCACTACAGGGATCAGCAGGCTTTGCAAATTTAGGCACAGAGTTTGGAGCAGAAATTCGTTCTATTGGATCGGCCAGTGTATACGGAAATTACGGTGCTGTAGCAGACGGTGCAGACACGCTGATGTATCTAATAGGACAAAACTTTGCATACATAGGCGCCGGCACAGAAGCAAATAACGATTCAACGCTAACGCTAAGAGATCAAGAAGCTGTAGAACTAAACAGCGGAAAAATCTATTATGTGTCAACAGATGCTAGAGGGACATTTAGAGTTGGGAACGTATTCTACGTAGACTTTGATACAGGTGAAACTAGTATTGATGCTAGCAGTATTGACTTTAGTGGCGTAAGTGCAATAGTTATAAACACTGGCGGAGAAATTACTTACATTGACGGCGAACGCATTGATATAGGTAATATTAGATTCAGCGGAAATTCTGTAGTAACAGTAAACGGTGACCTAATATGGAATCCTGGATCTGGTTTTTTAAATGTATCTAGTAATTCAAATATAATACTTCCTAGAGGAACTACAGCACAGCGTATATCTGAACAGTCGGATATACGTTATAATACAACTTCGCAACGATTTGAAGGATATAGTACTACTACAACTACTTTTAATGGAGTATTCAGTGAAAATAGAAATACAAGTATTAATGCTAACAACCTTCAAGGACACATTATTTTTACTGCAAATAGCATAGAAGCAGGTAGAGTAATACCAGGTGCAATACAGTTAACTGGATTGTATACCGGAGATATTTTAATTCAGAATAACCTAATTACAACATCAACTTCTAATTCAAATTTAGAACTAGAAGCTAACGGAACTGGAGTTGTATATTTTGATGATTTAGCTGTATACGATAATGTTATAGATAATACTAGTAATAATAATCTAAGTGTTAGTCATACTAATAATGGTTATCTAGTGTTTGATAATGTTCGGGGACTAGTAATTCCTACAGGTACAGATGTAGAACGTCCCTCAGTTCCACCACAAGGAACTACACGCTGGAATACTGACAGAGACTATCTTGAAACTTGGAACGGCAGCGAGTGGCAGAGATCAGCAGGCGAAGGCGAAATTGTTACTGCAGAACTTATGGGTGAAATTCTTGATATTTACACCCTTGTCTTAGGTTAAATCCAAAAATCGATAAATACTACTAATGCAGGAGCGACCAACTCTCGCAGGACCAAACTGTGGTCAACCAGCAAAGAGCCGTAAGGATGAGAATTTGGTTGGAGGGACAGGATCCCCGTATTGAGGAGAAGAGATGGCTATTGGTCGTATTAGTGGTCCGCTCTTAAAGGCTAACCTCCTTCGCGAGGGAGTAAATCTGGCCTTTGAGACTGATCTATTATATCTTGATGTTAACAACAGCCGTATCGGTATACGAACAGCATCACCTCAATACGATCTAGATGTAAACGGTTCAGTTTACAGTACAAATCTAACAGTAAGTACATTAGCTAATATTGCTGATGTTACATTCTCAGGCAACACAATCAGTACAACACAGCCTACACTAGAGTTAGGTACAGCTGATACTGTTGTATATCAAAACAAATTAACTGTTGACAGTGTTAGTATTGAAGATAACATAATCAGTACAAACACATCCAATGAAAATTTAGAATTTCGTCCAAACGGTACAGGTACTGTAGAGATATTTGCAGATACAAATGTTTACGGTAACATAGTAGCTACAGGATCTATTACTGCTGACGGGAACATTACTATTGGTAATCAAGACACTGATAATGTAGTCTTTAATGCTGAAATAGTATCAAACATAATTCCTGATAGTTCAAATGCTTATGATCTAGGTTCTGATCCAGCAACAGGCGGCAAACAATGGCGCAATGCCTATGTAGATAATATCTATGCAGACACTGCAACTATCAATACCGCTAACTTAACAGTTGATGGAGTAGAACTAGCTCTAAGACAGGGTAACATTTACTATGTTGCGGAAAACGGAAGCGATTCGCTTGACGGTGATCATCCAAGTGCTCCGTTTGCTAGTCTAACACACGCTGTAACAGTAGCAGGTGCTGGTGATACTATTCACATTTATCCAGGAACATATACAGAAACATTTCCAATTACAGTTCCAGCTGGCGTAACTGTCAAAGGACACAGTTTAAGAAGCGTTAATATTAAGCCTAGCATTGCCACACAAAATAATGACGCATTCCTACTTAACGGTGAAGTAACAGTTGAAGACATAACTGTAAAAGATTTCTTTACAGGATATGCGTTTAAATTTGCGCCCGGATTTACAGTAACCAGTCGTTCACCTTATGTTAGAAACGTATCAGTTATTACATCAGGCTCTGTAACCAGCGGCAGTGATCCTAGAGGATTTGCAGCGGGTGATGCAGGCAAAGGTGCGTACATTGATGGTGCAGTGGCTAGTGTAAGCTCACGCGAAGCAAGTTGTTTATTTCACTCAGTAACTTTTATCACACCCGGTGTAGATGCACTGGTAATTACAAACGGTGCAAGAGTTGAATGGCTCAACTGCTTTACATATTTTGCCAACAGAGGCATGTACGCTTTTGATGGTGCAACAGGACTACAAGGTCAAGGTAAAACAGCACTAAGAGTTGATAATGTAACAGGCACATTTAATTCAGGTGAAACTGTAACCTACTATGATACTGACGGAGTAACTGTTCTAGCAACAGGTACTATTGCAAGTAAAGACGTTGACGGTAAATTTTATATAACTGGTAAGCAGACGGGATTTGAAACTTATCTTGAAAGAGCCGGTAAGACTGCAACTATTGCAAATGAAGCTAGATTAGATACTTCTCTTAAGAAGTTTGGCACAGCAAGTTTAGAACTTGATGGCACAGGGGATTATATTTCTTATCCATCCCATGCTGATTTTGGATTTGGTACAGGTGATTTTTGCTTAGAAGCATGGTTGTATCCAACTACAACAGGTACGTATAGAACTATCTTTGACCTAAGAACTGCTAGTCCCGGTGATGGCGGCGGCATTGTCTTAGGTCTTACAGATGCTAATCAGCTTTATTTCTACTACAATTTTAATTTTAGAATAGGCCCTGTTGGAACAGTTCCTATTAGCACTTGGACACATGTGCGTTTATCTAGAGTAAGTGGCAATACACGAGCATTTATAAATGGCGTACAGGTCGGTTCTACTTATGTTGATGCTAATAGCTATGCAGCTCGCCCTGTGAGAATAGGTGCAGACCCTAATGGAAGTTTTGCATTTGCTGGACGCATTGACGAAGTAAGAATTTCAAAAGGTAGCGGCCGCAGTTCAGGTACTTTTACTGTTCCTACAGCAGAATATCTAAGCGATCAATACACTGTACTGCTACTACATTTTAACGGCACAGACAGCTCTATTACTATTGACGACGATGCTCAACAGGTGCAGGATGTTAGATTTAGTGGCGGCGCAACTGCTACAGCAATAACACTGGTTGACTTTACTGACTTTGGTGGCGAGGTTCGTTCTATTGCCAGTGCTTGTGTATACGGAAATTACGGTGCTTACGGAAACGGTCCGGGCGTATTGATGTACCTAATTAGTCAAAACTTTGCTTATATAGGTAACGGAAAAGAAACGTCAAACGATCCGTTAACTGTTATACAAACTAACGAAGTTATAGAACTAAACAATGCAAGAATAAGATATAGCTCAGTTGATCATGATGGTGATTTTAGAGTTGGTGATTTATTCTTTGTAGATCAACAGACGGGTACAGTAAACTTTACTAGTGCAACATTTAATATTGAAACTAGTACTGGTATATCTATTACAACTGGTGCTAGCACAACAACAATTACTGGCGAACAAATTAATACTGGTAATTTAGTAATTAGTGGCAATACAATATCAAGCACCACAGGCGATATTATACTAGATGCAGCTAGCGGAACTGTAAGATTAAATGCCACGGGCGCATTTAATTTACCCACAGGATCTATAGCAGAACGACCAGGAACACCTAGTGTTGGTATGATAAGATACAACACTGACACTAACCTGTTTGAAGGGTATGATGGAAATTGGATAGCACTTAATGGTGTTTACGACTTAGATCTAAACACCTATATCACTGCTGAATTAACTCCTGGTGCAAATGATAATACTATTAGATTTTATGCTGATGGCTCTTTAGTTGCTGATATGACTTCGGCTAGATTTAGAGCAGATAGATTTGAAGTAGATGATATATCAATAGACGATAACACTATTAGTATTACAACACTTAATCAAGATCTGTTATTAAATGCTAATGGAATTGGTTCAGTTGTTATTGACGAACTAGGATTTAAAGATTCATCTATTATAAATAGAACTAACAACGGTATAACATACTTTAGAAACAGTGGTACCGGTTATTTTAAAATAGAGGGCAATAAAGGTTTTGTTGTCCCAGTTGGTTTAGATACTGAAAGACCTATTCCTCCGTATAGAGAATTAGGTATGGTTAGATATAATACTGATCAAAGCTATTTAGAAATCTGGGACGGAGTAAGTTGGGTATCTGTAGCAGGTAGTTCTGGTGCTATTACTTTTACTGCCGCTGAAAATTTAGCAGTTGAATATATTTTGACATTAGGATAAAAGAATGGCAACAACGTTTAAAAATAAAGTAATTAAAGAAATAGGAACAGTACCTATACTTGCACTTGAAACTAATGCTGGTACAAGATCAACTGTAATTGGACTAAGTCTTGCTAACTTAACTTCTGGAATTGTCTATGCAAGTGTTCTAGTGCATGATGATACCAGTGTTGAAGGTTATTATCTTAGAGATGTAATGATACCAGCACACTCAAGTTTAAGAGCATTAAGTGCAGGTGAAAAATTAATACTAGCACCGCTAAATCAATTGTTGTTGGTGGCTGATCAAGACAGTGCGCTAGATGCTGTGATAAGCTACGTAGATATCGTATAAGGAAAAATTATGTCATTAAATTATATTGGGTTTACTCCGGATTCTGTAGCAGCTACTCTCAGCAGCAGATTTTTCTACGGATTTAGAAGAACAGACAAGGGAGAATTGTTTTTTGGTAAAGTTGATCAATTAAATAATTCTGATTCAATTAGCGTAAACAAGCCCGGTGCAGAAGAAGACAACTATCCTTATTTTGAAATAGGTCAAGATTTCTTCGAAGGACGAAATCAAGACAGAGACCTACTTTATCAAAACTTAGTATATGAACAGTACAGATGGGATGATAGAAACGCTCTTTACTACATAAATGATGACGGTGATCTAGTTATGAGATTGAATACAGCTTACACATATCCTTCTGGTATAAGCTCTGACGGAACAGAATAAAGGTTACAACTATGGCTAATTTTAAAATAGATAGACTTAAATTTAGATGGACAGGTAACTGGGCACCTGCTACAGACTATACCAAAGACGATGTAGTGTATTATGCAGGCAAAGCCTATGTAGCATTAGATTCGCATACTTCGAGCAGTGCTTTTTATACTGACTTTGGTAGCACACCGAGAGATCTAGTAGTAACTGTTGCTAGAAATACAGCAGACACAGCTGATGTGTTTTTTATTAATGGTGTTGAAAGACCTGACTTAACACTTAAAAAGGGTAGACCTTATATTTTTAATCAAAATGATGCATCTAACGTTTCTTTTTCAGCAAGTCAACATCCTTTATACTTTTCATCTACAGCCAATGGATTTTACGGCGGCGGCAGTAACTATACAAAAAACGTAACTTATTATCTAGACAATGTTGAAGTAAGTGCTACTGGATATGTTTCAGGATTTTCTTCTGCTGGTCTTAGAGAGGTTAGGATTGAAATTAAAGATGATACTCCAAACACATTATACTATTGGTCACAGGCTGCTACAGGCTACGGAAACTCAATAGCTGCATCAACAAGTTCAACTTGGGAGCTGATGTTTGAAGGATCACATTGGCGCGGCACATGGCAACTTAATACACTTTACAACGAAAGAGATAAAGTACGTTATGGCGGTAAAATATACGAGTGCTTAACTATCCATACCTCAACAATATTAGCTTCACTAGGATTAGAAGTCAATCAACGTTTCTGGAGAGAAGTAACTGAATCTGAAGACTGGAAAAATGTTTGGCTAACTAGTACGAGATATAAAGTAGGAGATCTAGTAGTATACGGTGGCATAGTTTATAGATGCAACACAGGACATACCAGTGCATCTACAGTGTCAAGCGGATTAGAAGCTGACATTGAAAAATGGGACACTGTGTATGACGGTACACATTTTATCGGTGACTGGGCACAAGCTGTACGCTATAAAGTTGGCGACATAGTTAAGTACGGTTCTACCCTTTGGGTAGCAAATACAGAACATACATCTACAGGTTTTGCTGCTAATCTAGCTAACTGGACAGTTTACCTTGAAGGTTTAGAATTTGAAAGTATTTACGATAGTTCTACATACTATCAACAAGGTGATGTTGTTTGGTACGGCGGTTATAATTATAGAGCAAAACAAAACAACACTAATCAAAATCCTGTAACTGCTAGTGCATATTGGCAACCAGTCTCTGAAAGATACACGTTTGACGGTGATTGGGCAGTAGGTCCAGCGTACGAAGTTGGCAATGTTGTAAGACACAGAGGCTATCTTTATGTTGCAGTAGCAGACAACACTAATGAAGAACCACCAAACTTATCTTATTGGGAAATAGTTTCTCCCAGCGAAGCATGGCGAGGTCTATGGATAACTGGTATATCCTATAAACTAGGCGACTTAGCAACATACGGTTCAACTACTTATGTTTGTAAATTAGCACACACAGGGTCATCACCTACACGCCCAGACACAGACATAGCAGGTTCGGGAACATATTGGGATGTATATGTAGAAGGACATTCATCTAACGTTCTAGCAGCACAGGGTGATATTCTATGGTATAACAGTGGAGCAAAGGATAGGTTTCCAAAGGGTAGCGAAAATGAATTAATTAAAGTATCTAACGGAACTACATTTGATTGGGATTTATTTGGCAACGTTTCAAAAGTGTACTATGTAGCAACAGACGGTGTTGACGCAGCTGGAAGAGGAACTACTCTTAACGAGCCGTGGAGAACAATTAAGTATGCCTGTGCAAACATAACAGGCCCTGCAACTATTTTTATAAAAACAGGTGTATACGAAGAAGAGTTACCTATTAGTATACCTGCAGGTGTAGCATTAGTTGGTGACGAGTTAAGAAGTACTATAGTACAACCAGCAGCTGGATATGAAAGTACTGACATGTTTTATGTTAGAAATGCCACAGGCATAAGAAACATGACTCTACAGGGATTATTTGATACATTGTCATCACCTAACGAATATTTTACTCAGCGACCATTAAATGATGTAAAATTTGTTTCGCTAGATCCTGGCACAGGAACAGGCGACTCAACAGTATGGATTACTAATAAATCTCCGTATATTCAAAACGTTACTACATTTGGTACAGGATGCGTAGGGTTAAAGGTTGATGGCTCTCTACATGCCGGCGGCAATGATTCTATAGTTGCCAACGACTTTACACAAGTCATAAGTGACGGTATAGGTTGTTGGATTACAGATCTAGGAAGAGCAGAACTTGTTTCTGTGTTTACCTACTACTGTCATGTTGGCTATCTTGCAACTGCTGGCGGAAAAATTCGTGCTACTAACGGAAATAATTCTTATGGAGACTACGGTTCTATAGCAGAAGGAATTGATGCTACAGAGACTCCTATTACTGGTAGTGTAAACAATAGAAATTTTGAAGCACAAATTGGTTATGTGTTCACAGATGGAGATCAAATACTAAGTTTAGAATACACTAACGCTGGTATTAACTACGACTCTGCCGCAGCTTATACATTTACGGGTGCAGGTCTTAACGCAGCAGTTAGCAGTGCAAACGTAGTAACAAACGGAATTTATGAAATTAGAATAACAGACCCGTACGATTCGGGAACTGTGGGCGGCACTGGTTATCTAATAAGACAAAACTATGCACAAGGGGGCAGCGGTTCATCAGGTACTATAACTCTAGCGAATAGTGATGAGAGTGAAGAATCTGTTTATCTTGGTATGAAGTTAGTTATTATATCAGGCGCAGGCGTAGGACAATATGGTTATATATCTGCATACGATCCTCTTACTAAGATAGCTTCTATATCTAAAGAATCAGATGATACATCTGGATGGGATCACATGTTATCCGGCACACCTATTGTTGATCCAGCTAGCACCAGCAGATATCAGATTGAACCAAGAGTTATTATTTCTGTAGGAACTGGTACTAGAGCAACAGCTAGAGTAGCAATAGCTTCTGGTAGAATAGGAAGTTTTAGGATTATAAATCCCGGTTCAGGATATTTGAATCAACCTACTATTACTGTAGTTGATCCTAATGCTACTTCTACAGGTACTTGGACAGCAAGAATAGGAAGTGGTGTACTAGCACAGCCTACTTTTTCTAATAGAGGAACCGGATATGTTACGGCTAATGCAACAGTTACTGGTGTTGGTCTACAAGATGCATTCCAAACAGGAAGTTACATATGGGTAACTGGTTTAACTGGACAACCAGGACCCGGTGCTAACGTACAATTTAATGGAAATTCTACCGTTTATAGACTAGTAACTATAGAAGATATAACCGGTAGTTTAGGAAATCAAAGTGCTAAACTTAGAGTAAGTCCTAGAATAGATACGTATGAATCACCCGCACACTCTTCTGCAATTACTGTTAGAGAAAACTATAGTCAAGTACGACTAACAGGTCATGACTTCTTAGATATTGGCACAGGTAATTTTGTAGAAACAAATTATCCAGGACTTCCTCAAAATGAACCTGAAGCTTTTAGAGAAACAAATGACGCAGGCGGCGGACGAGTATTCTATACTTCAACCGACCAAGACGGTAACTTCCGTGTAGGCGAATTGTTTAAAGTTGAACAGGCCACAGGTATTATTACACTAAATGCTGACGCTTTTGACCTAACAGGTTTAACTGAGTTAAGATTAGGCGGTGTTGTACTGGGAGGAACAGGTGCTGTAATTAGAGAATTCAGCACTGATGCAACGTTAGGTGCAAATTCTAACAATATTGTGCCTACGCAAAGAGCTTTAAAAACTTACATAGCTGCTCAAATTGGTGGTGGTGGTGAGGATCTCAACGTTAGCCAATTACGTGCTGGACAGATAATTATTAACAACAATCAAATTACTTCGGCAACAGGGAGTATAGATTTTGATGCAGTAGCACGTTTTACTGGTGGTGTTGAAGGTAGTTTACTAGCACTTGCTTACTTTAAGCGATAATGGATAAATATTAATAACTAAGGATACTGGAGTATAAGATGGCTGAGTTTAAATTAGGTAGAATTAGATTTGTTTGGAAAAACCTATGGAATTCTTCTACTACCTACTATAGAGATGACGTAATTCGTTATGGCGGAAAAACGTATATATGTATCGAAGGACATACTTCAGCAGGCGATTTTTACATTGACCTCGATGCAGCAAAATGGAACTTAGCCAGTGATGGCCAAGAATACAAAGGTAATTGGACAGGATCCACATACTATAAGCTAGGCGATCTAGTTACATGGGGTAGTTTAGTCTATATATGTTCAACAGGGCATACTTCTCAAACTTATCTTGAAGATGATCAATCCAAATGGGAAACTTTTGCAACAGCTTCGTTTGATTGGAAAGGTAACTGGTCTACAGCAACTTATTATAAATTAGGCGATGTAGTTCGTTACGGTGCTACTGTTTATAGATGTAACGACAGTCACACTAGTGCTGCTACAGCAACGTTGGGTTTAGAAGACGATATCCTTAAGTGGGATATTGTCACCCAGAGTTTTGATTATAAAGGAACTTGGAGTAATTCAACAGTAAGATACAAGAAAAATGATGTTGTAAAGTACGGCGGCGGCCTTTGGATATGCACCTTGTACCACACGTCAAACGTTGCAGTAACCTTTGAAACTGATGAAGATAACGGCAGGTGGGGCCAATTTGTAGAAGGTTTAGAATTTGAAGATAGTTGGAGTTCAGTTACTGTTTATCAGCCAGGTGACGTTGTTACTTACGGCGGATATCAGTACGTAGCAAAAACAAACCATTCTAATCAAACACCAACATCTTCTTCAACTAATTGGGATTTGTTCTCAACAGGATTTAAGTTTATAGGTGATTTTGCTCTAGCTACAGACTATAAGGTAGGTGATGTTGTTAGATTAAATGGTTACACTTATCTATGCACAGGAGATCATACATCTTCATCAGGCAACAAGCCACCTCTTACAACCTACTGGCAAAGACTTAATTATGGTTATAAGTGGAGAAGCGCATGGGCAGACGCTACAGATTATGAGCTAGGTGATTCAGTAAAGTATAACAATTTTACATATGTCTGCGTATTGTCACACACATCTGCAACAGCTACTAATAGACCAGATGTTGATACACTTGGAACATATTGGAATCTATTAACAGGTGGTGTTGAAACTACTGTAATGACCACACAAGGTGATATTGTTTACTACAGTGGTTCAGGCCCTGCAAGACTGCCTATAGGAACAGATGGTCAAGTACTAAAAGTTACAGCAGGAAATTTATCATGGGACACATGGGGTCAAATTGACGGAGTCTACTACGTAGAACCAAACGGAACAGATGAATTAGATTACGGTTACACTCTAGATAAACCTTTTAAAACAGTAAGATATGCTGCGGAAAGAGTTGAAGCAGGACATAGAAATCCTAATGTTAAAACATCGTTAGAAAAAAATAGAAGCTTTATCCAAGCAGAAATATTTAATTGGGTAACATATCAGATCACCGGAGGCGCTGGTATCTGGTCAGGATTTGTTAATGACAATGAATATCTTACTGAAGTAGAATTTGGTAAAATAGTAGATGCACTGGTATGGGATATCTCTCATGGCGGAAATGCTCGCAGTAGAAGTATGGTTGCAAGCTATTTTAGTGGCGGCACACTTATTGCAGCAATGACTGACGAAGCTGATCAGTTTGCAGCAGCATTGGGATATATGGCTACATTGATTGATGCTGTTATATCAAATGTTGCGCCAGCAGCTAATTACCAAACACTAAACAGTGTGCCAAGTCCTATAACACAAGTTATTAATACAGCACTGGTTGAAGAAACAGGCGCTCAAGCAGCACTAGAAACACTTCTAGATGTAATCAGTGATCCTGTAGACAGTGGACTATTCGCAAACATTGTTGTAGAAAGAAAGCCAACACATACTATATTTGTTAAAACAGGTGAATTCTACGAAGTTACCCCGATCATTGTTCCAGAGAACACCGCAGTAGTAGGTGACGAACTAAGAAGCACACGAATTTTACCAGCAGGAAGTTTAGTTGATTCAGCAGACACGCCTTACAGTCTAGCAGGACTAGCAAGATTAGAAGCTATTATTGGTAACATATCACAAAATATAGCTGTTACTCCTTCGGTAGGCAATACTGAAACACAAGTTACAACTAGACCAGCTGGTTCAGCAGGTGCAGGAACTGTTGCAGCTGAACTAGTGCAACAGATGCAGGACTACATTAATTGGGGTGTAAACGGAGCAACAGGTGACTCAACTGTTCCGCTTTCAGCAGGTAGTAATACGCCTGAAACATCAACTGGTTATACCTATGCTGTTGAATCTATTGAAGCTAACAGAGCATTTATTAAAGCTGAAATTTTAGCATATATTGCAGTTACCTATCCATCATATGTATATGATTCAGCTAAGTGCGCACGAGACGTTGATAGGTACTTAGATGCTATCAAATACGATTTAATTTATACAGGCAATTACAAATCACTGTTAGCTGCTCGTTATTACGTAAATGCAGTTAATGGTTGCTTAGAAGAAGACATGTTCTACATGAGAAATGGTACAGGTCTTCGTAACTGTACTGTTCAAGGTCTAACAGGTACGCTAGGATCACCAAATGCGTTTGGAACACGTAGACCAAGTGCAGGTGCGTTTGTTAGTTTAGATCCAGGTTGGGGTCCCAACGATACTAAGGCATGGATTATTAACAAGTCCCCATATGTTCAGAACGTTACTACATTTGGTACAGCCTGCGTTGGTCTAAAAATAGACGGCAGCTTGCACAACGGTGGTAATGATTCTATTGTTGCTAACGACTTTACACAAGTACTAAGTGACGGTATTGGCGTATGGTGTACAGAGTTAGGCAGATCAGAACTTGTTTCTGTGTTCTCTTATTATGGACACATAGGTTACCTAGCAGAACACGGCGGAAAAATTCGTGCAACAAACGGAAACTCATCATATGGCTCGTTTGGTTGCGTAGCAGAAGGTTTTGATGTTTCAGAAACTCCTATTACCGGAACAGTAAACAACAGAGCTTATGAAGCAGAAATTGGTAATGTGTTCACTAACGGTAACAGCATTCTAAGACTTGAATACAAGAATGCAGGTAGCGAGTACACAACTTCAAATAATGCATTTACCTTTACTGGTAATGGCTTTGGCGCGACTGTCGTTGGAGATGAAATTAGAGACGGTGCTGTCTTTGAAGTAAGAATGTTAACTGCCGGCGCTGATTACGGCTATCCATCAGGAATAGCTCAAACAGGTAACACAACTAGTATTACATTGTCAGGCGCTGACACAGGTATTAGCACACAATACTTAGGAATGAGAGTAGTCGTTGCTAGCGGTAAAGGTGTAGGTCAATACGGCTACGTACAAGCATACGATTCGGGTACTAAGGTAGCTACTATCTACAAAGAATCAACAGGAACAGCTGGATGGGATCATGTTGTACCTGGTACTACTATTGAATCAACATTAGATTTAACTACAGTATATCAGATAGAACCAAGAATTGAATTTACAGCACCAACATATACAGCTTCATCTAGAACGATGCCTTCACCGTCTAATTGGACTTCTGTAGCATATGGAGGCGGCCAGTTTGTAGCAGTAGCCAGCGGCGGAACAGATTCTGCTTATTCGTCAAATGGTACTTCGTGGACTGCTGGTGGCGCATTACCAGCAAGTGCTACATGGAGCTCTGTTGATAGCGGTGTTATTAGTAGTACAACTTATCATGTTGCTGTAGCCAGCGGCGGCACAAATGCAGCGTACTCTACAAACGGTGGTACATCATGGACTGCTGCAACACTTCCTGCATCAGTTACATGGACTAGTGTTGCATTTGGCGGAAGCAGATTTGTAGCAGTAGCCAGTGGCGGAACTGATACAGCATACAGCACTAACGGTACTAGTTGGACAGCAGGCGGCGCATTGCCCTCAAGCACTACATGGAACAGTGTAACTTATGGTAAAAACAAGTTTGTTGCAATATCAGGTGCAAGTGGAGCAAGTACTGCTGCTGCTTATAGTACTAACGGCACAACTTGGTTAGCAGCAACACTACCAGCTAGTGCTAACTGGACCAGTGTAACCTACGGCAATGGAAGATTCGTAGCAGTAGCCACAGGCAGTGCAGACGCAGCTTATTCCTTTGATGGTATAACCTGGGTATCTGCAACACTGCCAGCGTCCAGCACATGGAAAGAAATACACTACGGTCAAGGAACGTTCATTGCTATAGCCGGCTATGGCGGTGGTACATCAGTTGCTATTGCAACAAGCACAGACGGCATTACATGGACATCAAGAGCAGTAAGTTCAGATACGTGGACAACTGTTGGTTTTGGTAATCCAAGCAGCAACCCAATATGGACTATTATTGCTACAGGAGCATCTAGTGCATTATCTATACCAAACATAACACGCACTCAAGGCAGAGCAGTAGTTGCTAGTGGACAGATATCAGCAATTAATTTGTGGGAACCAGGCAGCGGATATGCTTCAGTACCAACTATAACAATAACAGATCCTGTGAATACCAGTGAAGCAACTTATACTGTAAGAACAGGAAACGGTGCGCTAGGCAGTCCGTCAATAGTATCAGGCGGAGTTGGCTATTCAGCTACTGGTGCGTTTATGACTGGTGAAGGTTATAGAGATCAATACCAAAACGGTTTCTATGTTAACATGTCAGGACTAACTTCTGTACCAACTGCTGGCTCTAACGTAGTCTTTGATGGTAATTCATCTGTATACAAATTAGTATCAGTAACTGAACTGTTAGGTTCAGGACCTTATACAGCTAGATTACAGTTGAGCCCAGAAGTTACTATTGCTCTAGCACCAGAACATTTAACTACAGCTACTATTAGAATTAGATACAGCCAAGTACGCTTAACAGGTCATGACTTCTTAGATATTGGTACAGGTAATTTTGCAAATACAAACTATCCTGGAACACCTTTAATAGCACCAGATCAAACTAAAGAAACTAAAGAATTTGGCGGCGGTCGTGTGTTCTTTACCAGCACTGACCAAGATGGTAACTTTAGAGTAGGTGATTTGTTCTCAGTTGAACAGTCAACTGGTAGATCAACGCTAAATGCTAATGCCTTTAACCTAAGCGGTCTACAGGAACTACAGTTAGGTTCAGTAACACTAGGAAGCTCAAACACTGCTGTTAACGAGTTTTCAACAGACGGAACATTTGCAGCCAACAGCGATAGTATTGTTCCAACTCAGAGAGCTATTAGAACTTACATTGAATCGCAAATTGGTGGCGGTGGTGCCATATTAAATGTAAATACAGTTACAGCGGGAGATGTTGTAATTTCAACAAATCAGATAACTACTACTAGTGGTGGTCCGATTAATATAAACAAGAGAATGAATTTTAAACAAGGAGTAGACGGTTCACCATTGGCCCTAAACTACTTCTTAGCATCAAGTTAATGGAGAACATATTATGGCAACAGGAAGATTAGGAGCCCTTGATTTAGCAGCTACAACGAATACTACGTTGTATACTTGCCCATCTAGCACATTTGCTATTGCATCTGTATCATTTTGCAATAGAGGTTCTAGTACGGTAACTGTTAGATTAGCAATGGCTAGTTCAGCTACTCCTAGTGATAGTGAATATTTAGAATACGAAGCAGCGATTGCACCTAAAGGTGTACTTGAACGCACTGGTATAGTTATTGATGCAGGTAAACTACTAGTAGTTCGTGCAAGTGCAACCAGTGTTAGTGCCGTTGCCTACGGTATCGAAACATCTACGGTGTAAGGAACTAAAAAATGGGAAGATTTGTAAACATTACTGAAAGTAATACAGCTACAGGATACAAATACGCTAAAGTATTTACGACTCCTGGTACAACCACATGGACTGTTCCTGCAGGCGTTAATCAAGCAAAAGTTTTTGTAATAGGTGCAGGATCTTGCTATAGAGAAACCTCATTTTTCTTTTGCAGTAGTAACTGCTGTTCGGGTGTTACAACACCTTCGCAAAACTACTGTATGAGATTTAAAGGCATACTTCCTGGCGCAGGTGGCGGCTACGCAGAAAAAACAGTTACTGACTTATCACCTGGATCAAGTGTTTCAGTTAGTGTAGGATCAATTGGAGGCTTAACTGCAAGTGTAGTTTCATCTGGTGCTACTACGGTAACAGCTAACAATGCTACAGAAACAGCAATATCTTGGACCTGTTTAAGCAATAGTACTGCTAGAACAAGTTCTAATGACAATCCTACATCTGTAGGATTTACGCTGCCAGTTTGCGGTTATGCAAACTGCATCAGCGGATATTTTAATACAGGTGGTACAGCTACAGGTGGTGATGTAAACAGAACTGGCGGTAGAGGAGTTTTTATTCCGTATTGGGAACAGGATAGCTGTTACGACGGCGCTGGAGCAGCGACTGGAGGCGGCACCCCTTACACTTGTACAAATAGCTCATCTTACTCAACAGGTTATGACTACAGCTTTGGCGGAACACGCTACAACTGTATTTGTACAGTAATTTGTGCTTGTCCAACTGCTTGCCCATCATCTTCATGCGGCTGCGGATTTTTTAGTTCATACACTAACATGGGCTGTAACTGTTTAATATCCTATCACAACGTATTTGGTGGACAGTGCTACACCAATATGCCTTGGGCTAGCTGTATGTGCCAACGTTTCTGCTGTGCATGCCTATGCATAGGCGGCAGCGGCGGCGGCACTAACAGACACGTTTGGGCCGGCGCAACTCAACGTGCAAGCTCCGGTGATTGGGGAACAAGTGACAGCTACCTATTTAAGTCATGTCCAGTAGGTCTTGGAGCTCAGGCAGGAAACAGTAGCGCCGACGGCAGTAATGCACACAGTGAACAGGTTGTTTCAACAATGGCAGGCAGCGCCGGTGGCGGCGGCAGCGGCGCAACTTCAACTTATGTTTGCTACATTGGATTTAGCCAAGATCACTTTACATTTGTGTTTGGTAGCGGTATTTCAAACTGGCCATGTTCATGTATAACACACCTAGCAGGCGCAGCAGGTGCAACCACTTGCTACAACTTAGGTTATGTAAGAGATGACACCGTCCTATCAAACGCAGAAGACAGTGCAGTTATTCCGTTATCAACTCTTAAGAGTGAAACTGGCGGAAATCTAACTGACTTTAAATTTGGTAACGGTGCAAGTGTTGCTGCACCAGGATACGGCGGTGGCGGCAATAGACTTAATACTGCTGGTGGTGGCGGTGCAGTTGTTATAGTATATTAAGGAAAAAAATATGTTTTTTAGAACTGAAACTAAACAATATAATTTAGAAATTGTAATGGCTGTTACTGATGATCGTCACTTTGTTGAAATAACAGGTCAACCCTGGGTTGAAACTGATGTTGACGTACAGCCGGGTGATTTTTATTTTAATAATAAAGTAATTAAATTAGGCGGCGATGGATACAAGGAAATTGAAGATTATATTTTTGCTAAACGAGAAGAAGAGAATGTTGTAATACTTGCTAGAGAAGCAGAAGAAACAGCAGAAAGAGAAAGATTATTGCGTCTCATAGAGGAAGCAGAAGCTAGTGGAGAGCCAGTAGTGCTTGGTACAACTGTTCTGCCTCCTGTTCCTGTTCCTCCCTTAGAAGAACGAGTAGAAGTAGTAAAAAAATTCCCACTACCAGTCTTTGTGTCTATTCTTAGCCAACCTCTACCACCAGTAACTATGGATACGCTTAACGAGTATAAAACAAAATTAGTTGATACAAAGAAAATGATAGCGGGTATTGAAGGTGCTACAGATAATAATCCAAATCTTTGTGTTTTTTCTAATCCTATAGTTTTTGCTGAAGGAACAGAATTTGAACACACAGTTGAATCTCTTCCTATACCAGACACTGAGTTAAGTACGTTCTTAGCACACTGGAAAAAAGTTGAGGCAGATCAACAACAGTTTATTGATTATTTAAAAACAGAACTAAATTGGACAGCAGATGAAACTGCCACAGACGATGGCGGCCCAGATCCTGAATAAACTCTAATTTACACATAATCCCTAGTTGATTTGAATAACTAATATTGTATTCAACAACTAGGGATTTTTTATGAAAAAAATTTTTGCTATTGGCGGAGGCGCTGGCAGAGTAATATGTGCTATTCCAGCACTGCTAAAGTATTATAAGAAACACGGCCCAAATTTTTACATTCTAGCAGAGAGCGGTCTTGAATTCTTTGTAGGTATTAAAGAATTGCAGGACCTTGCTTATGGTCCTGAAACAAAAAATCTTTTTGAAACTATAATTAAACCAAATGTTATAGTTACTCCTGAACCTTATAGAGATCACGGATATTATAATCAAAAAAGAAATTTAATCGAGTCATTTGACTATTTGATCAATGACACCGAAGATCATTCAGATTTAGAAAAACCAAAAATAGTATTATCTAAACAAGAAGAAATGAATGCTGTTGATGCTCTCATTAACGCTAAGAAAGCTCAAAACAGAGAAAAGACTATAGTTATTCAACCGTTTGGTAGATCATCAACTGTAATGCACAGCGAAGTAATTGATCCAATGAGTAGATCTCTCACAAAGAAAGCCTACAATCAAATTTTAGATAATTTAATGAAAGATTACAATGTAATTTATTTTGGCGAGCATCTTGATGTTGAAAATAAGTCGTTTAAAATACAAACTAGTCTAAGACAATGGGCAGCTATTGTTGAAGCATCTGATTATTTTATAGGCTGTGACAGCGTAGGACAACATATGGCTTACGCATTTGATAAGCCCGGAACTGTGATACTTGGCAGCACGTTTGCTGAAAATATAACATATTCTGATCATTTTCAAATATTACAAAAAACCCCAGTTGATATACGATACTTTCCTATTAGAATTTCTGAAAATGGTATAGATGCTGATATAGCTAATAGATATAATGATTCTTGTATGGATTTTACAGAAAAAGAAACCAACGAGTTAATTGAAAAAATTAGAGAACACATAAAGAAAAAGGTTTAATATATGAAAGATATTTGGATAGCAGGAATAGCAAGAGGACATAATGCTAGCGTTTGTCTTCTAAAAAATGGAAAAATTGTTTTTAGCATTGAAGAAGAACGTTTAACAAGAGCCAAGTACGATGGCGGCCCCTACGCTGCTATGATGAAAATAAAAGAATATACTGACAAACTTGATTATCTTGTAGTAGCACACACTCAATCTTTAAAAGATACAGCAGGCAAAGTTGATTTTATGGGCGAAGATGTTTATACTGGTCTCGCTAGAAAATTAAATCTTATTGACAGAAAGGGTGATATGATTAATCACCCTCAAGTAATTGATCTTAGCACAATGCACCATAAGCTACATGCAGCCTGTGCATTTTATAGATCAGGTTTTAAAAGTGCAGCAGCAGTTATAGTAGATGGAGCAGGCACATTTATTCCTATGAAAGATATCTATGGAGAGCAGTCTATAGGATGGGAAACAGAATCAATTTTTTCTTGCGGGTATCCAAATAATTTTAAAACACTCTATAAAAATGTTGGAATGCGAGGCATACAAAATTGTTTTGTTGTAAATGATGCAGACGGTACGATGTACGGTGAAAAAGGTCAGACACACCAAGCTATTGTAAGCGATAGAGCTGGAATAGTAAAAGTATACGAAGCAGTAACACAATACTGCGGTTGGCCCGGCATCGAAGCAGGAAAGACTATGGGTTTATTTCCGTACGGTAAACCAAACGACAAGATTCCAGAACTGTTTGATTCTACTAGTGACCTGCCTCTTTCTAATAGAAACTTAATAGTGCCTACATATCCAAACGGTAGTGTAGTTAATTACGGAATATTTAAATTTTTAAATGATCACGGCAATACAGATGATTACGATGTAACGCTATTAGAAAACAGAAGAGATCTTGCCTATGCTGTTCAAACACAGACACAAGACCTTGTTTTAGATTTAATTATTAAGGCCTGTGAACTAACAGGTGAAAAGAATGTAGTAGTAAGCGGCGGCTACGGATTAAATTGCGTTGCAAATTACTATTATCTAAATAAATTAAACGACTTGGGTATTAAGATGTATGTAGAACCAATCAGCAACGATGCAGGCACTGCTATAGGTGCAGCAATGTTGGTATATTATGATCTACAACCAGACTCTTGTGTTGATTACACTAAAGATGGCCTTTATCTTGGATTTGAATACACTTACAGCAATAACGAGTTAGAACAAGCTGTAGAAAAAGTTAACGGTAAAATTGTAGAAGCCGACTATTTAAAAATAGTTAGTTTGCTAGAAGAAAAAAATATTGTTGCTATTTTTCAAGGAAAATCAGAAAACGGACCTAGAGCATTAGGAAACAGAAGTATTCTATTTGATCCTAGATTTAAAGATGGTAAAGAATTTGTAAATAATGTTAAGAGACGAGAATATTTTAGACCGTTCGCTGGAAGTATTTTAAAAGAGCACGTACACGAATGGTTTGATTTACGAGGTATGGAAGATACCCCATATATGATGTATGCTGTTAATTGTCAACCAGGAATAGAAGAAAAAATTCCAAGCATTATTCACATTGACGGAACTTGCCGTATACAGACTGTAACAGAAGAACAAAATCTTCACTATTACGGTCTAATAAACGAGTTTTACAAAAAAACTGGAGTTCCTATATTGTTTAATACAAGTTTTAATCTTGGCGGAGATCCGTTAGTTGAAACACTAGACGACGCATTAGACACACTGGCAAGAAGTGATATAGAATATCTATATTTGCCAGAATACGGAAAGTTAGTGCAGATTAAAAATTAAAGATTAAAGACAAAAGTTTTACGAGGTTCGTCATTTAATTTTTGAGGAACCTCGTGTTCTAAATACGAGTCCCACAATAATACTAAACCTTGTTGAGGGGGTATAACCAATAGAGGGGTATCTTTAGTATTGTTGGGTAACAACGGCCAGTTTATGAACGATCTCATTGGTTTAGGATCATACAGAATTAACGGTGGCACTTCTTTACCTACTTCTAAATAGATTATTCCAGCAAATAAAGAATCTAAATGACAGTGCTTTCTAAGATAAGCATGCTTTTTCATTGAACTAAAAAACCCAAAAGGTTTTAAAGGCTGTGGCAAATTTATACCTCGATGATTTAAAAACGGCTTCAAGTAAGACTCAATGATAATATCAAACGCTTCTTTAACCTCAGGTTCATCCATAACCTTACGTTCTAAATCTCTATCATACAGCGTACTTGGAAAATTTTCTATATGAAGGCAATTAGTTTTTGTTTCATCTGTGTATCTATTGCAGAGAGGTAATAGTTTTTCTGCTAATTTTAAATTAATGTCTTTAACTAGATAGGTAGGAAATATTTCGTCAAATTGCATTGTTAATCCATTAGATTCTTTTTAATTTCATTAAGAATTTTATTGCGTATTTTAGATGCATTAAAAATATTGTACAACCTTTTTAAATTTCTTTCTCGCCAATAATTTTTTAATCTTACACAGCTCATAGAAAGATCAAATAATTCAGGTGTTAAATAAAACTTTTTAAAAACAACTGGATCATTAGTATTAACTTTAAGATACATTAAAGGATCTTCTTGATCTACTTTAAACTCAGTAACACCCGGCCAACATTGAAATGCATATTCCAGCGGCCTAAACCAAGCGCCTATATTCATAGTACCCGGAACGTAATAACCGTATTTAGATACCTGAGTTTGATGAAGATACGGATGTCTTGATTCTATATCTAAGTCATCGTCACTAAAAAAAATCCAATTAGCTGCAAATCTAATTGTATATGAATCTAACATTGATGGATTTTTAAAGACTAGAACATCGCGATCGTATATTATATTAGGACTAGCTTTATTAATAATATATTCTTCTTTAAACTCTACATCACAATTTGCAGGACTTTTAAATAAAAATGTATTTTTTACAGAATTAACAAATGCTGGACAGCTAAAGAAATTATCTAATTTGTTTTCCTTATTAGTAAATCTCATTGTATCTGTAAAAACATTTACAGGATCTGTGTATCCTAAAAAAGACTCACTATATTTTTGTGGCGGCCCCCACGGAGCCCAATAAACAGTCTTTGCCATACTAGTCCTTTTTAAAATACCTACCTACAAATGTGTAAGGAAAATGGTTTGAAATATTATTCCATTCTTCAACACTTATTAATTGTGAATCAAACTCTATTTCTCTTTCAGTCATAGGAAAAATTGATATCAATGGCATTCCGTGTTTTAAATTAATAATATATGCTTCATCTTTTATGGGACAATTTAAATGAACATTTAACGAATGTTGCTTATAATAATTTGTTACTCCTGGAGAAAATAACACACCTAGATCTCTAAAGTAACTGGTACTATAATGTGATTCTGTTACCATAAAATTTACTTTAGAATCTGTTTTAAAAATCCAAGGGTTAGATAATTTTAGTGCTAGACGATTATTATATGCTCCTTTAAACTGAGCTTCGTTGTGATGAGTTACTGTTAGTCCCCATTCTGGTCTAGTATTGTATGTCCAAGAACCATCAGGTTTGATAAGAATATCTATATCTCCCCACATAGGTACTTGTATTGGTGTTGATAAAAAATCTCTAACGCCTGGACAAGTTAACAAAGTTCCGCTCTTAGCAGGCATCTGTGTACGTTCGTCCCAACTTACTATTACACTCTTTAGCTGCTCTAACCATGAAGGTTTAGCTTTGCTTTTATAAACAGGTTTACAAAAGTCGTATATATTTTTATCTAGTGTGTAGGCTGTTAAATTTATCTTTTTTGAAAACATGTGCAATTCCTGGTATAGTTTTACTTATGCCTCAAAATTACTAAATACTACTATAAATGGATCAAGGCTATGAATTTTAGAGATTATTTCACAAAGGGTTTGCACAATACTGTAAGATTGTCAAATCAAACACAGTTTTCTTACAAAAATCACTGGAAGCCTGTTTATACAAACACACTTCTAGATGAATGGTTTGTTGGCGATTTTGCCAGTGCAGAGTATACTATTACAGCTAGTTTAGATCAAACAAGTAAAGAGATTTTAAAAGTAGTAGTGATAGCTTCACCCGATCTAGCTAAGGCCCAAGTGATTGGCCGATCTGATTTAGGAACTCCCTTAATAACAATCACAGCCGAAGTAGACAGTGCTAGAGTTAGAATTATAGCAAATCCAGTTTCACCTGCTACAGCTGGTTCTAAAGTAATTTTTAGTGCTAATTACTACTGTAATCTGGATACCTAATAAAGAATAAATATAGTAACTGGAGGAAACGATGCCTGTAAGCTACGATGCATTTGAGTCAAAATATGGTTTTAGAAGCCCTAACTTTACTGTTGACGCAGAAGGTAACATTGTAGCCTCATCTATTACGCTCGGCACTGGCGGCGGCGAAGGCGTTGTTGATTTTACAGTTAGCGAGGGGATTGACAATACTTATAGATTCGGCGAAGTAGCAGGACCTAATCCAACACTTACATTATCTAGAACAAGAAGATATCTAATACATCTAGATGTACCTGTATTAAAATTTTATATTTACGAATCAGATCTAGAAACCCTATATAATGACGGCCTAGCGCACAGCACTGAAGGTACAGACGAAGCTGCACAAGGCCAAACAGGAGGTGTATTAGGATTTACAGTACCAATAGATGCTCCTGATTTATTATATTACGGAAACCAAATAGGAACAATCTATGGTATTATTAATGTAGTTGATCCTGCTGGAAAATTTGGTACTGTTGAAATAACAACAGCCGACGAGTCAACTAGTACTACTACTGGTGCGTTAACAGTTGCTGGCGGTGTTGGAATAGAAAAGAATTTAAATGTTGGCGGCACTGTAACAGCTACTGGTCTTAATTTTAATGGCGTTGGTGTTCCAGCACTAGCGTCATCAACAAACTTAGAGCTAGATGCAGCTAATAGAATAATTTTTAAGATAGGCGACTTTCCTATAGGGTTTGTTGATGAAGATGCTCTTAATATAACCATACAAAATTCTGATATAGCTAGTTCAATTATTACTAGCAGTACTATAAATAGTTCTAGTATAGGTTTAACAACACCAGCAGCAGCAGCATTTACAAATCTTACAGCAAATTCGTCAACATTAACTACAGTAGCAATGACGGCTGCTACAATCACAGGTACTCCAACAATCAACACAAGTGTTGTAAATAAAGTATATGTTGATACAACAACTACTGCTCTAGCAATAGCATTTGGATTATAAAAGACATGGCAAAAAGACAAATTAAAAATTACGTATTTAAACCAGGTATAGGTGCCTTAGATAATCTATTCCCTAATGCCTATGACCTCATAGAGCAAAACAGAGATTTTTTGCTTGCAGAATCTGTTGCATATATAGATCAAGAAATAATTGATGCAACTAAGTGTAGAAGAGATATTGGATACATAGTTGACGGCGCAGCATGGGATATATTATTAGGTACAAACTATAATGCTATATTTTTAGGTATCGCTGAAACTAATAGTCTTGATCTATCAAATACTGTAACAAGAACCATTCTAAGAGCTAAAAGTCAAATAGCTGCCCTATCAGCAGTTAGCTCTGATGCTACTGCTCTATCTCGCAATGACGATTACTTTGATGAACTTTTAAATATTGTAGCTAATGGCAGAACTGCTGCTAGTACTCATGTTTATCCAAATCCTACAACTGCTACTGCAAGTAAGATTGCTACTAAAACAAAATTATTAGCAAACTTAGATTTTATTACAGCCGAAGTTAATGCTTGGGTTAATGTAAACTTTCCAGCACACAATCATAATGTAGATAAGTGTACACGAGATGTAAAATATGCTATCTATGCTGCTGTCTATGACAGTCTATATGGCGGTAACAGCGCAAGTTATGATAGTGCTAAGTTTTTTAATAACTATGCTGCTTCTGGTGCAACAGGTATTACTGCTGAACATCAAGCACAAACAGTAGCGGCCTACAGATATCTACAAACGTTTATCAGTAGTATTGTTAGAGGCATAGCAATTACTCCGTCTGTTGGCAATACTCAGACTCAAGTAATTTCAGGAGATAATGCTAGCACTGGTGATGCTGCTACTGTAGCTTCGCTAATTGATATAGTTGCAGATGTTGTTGAAAATGGTACAGGTGCATTACCCGGATCAAGAACACTACCGAGTGTAGGATGGGCAACTGCAGGGTTACAGGCCGCGCAAACTGCTATTACAACAAACAAAACAACTATGGTAGAAGCTGTTACTTGGTCACCTACCTACACTTATAATTCTACAAAGTGTCAGCGAGATTTAGGTTATGTTTTAGATGCATACCTTCATGATTTAAGATATGGTGGTAATGAGCAATTAAGAAAAACTATTAAGTATTATTGGGATGAAGATGTTGCTCAAGTTGACGGTAACAGAATTCCTGAGATTGATACTCATGCATTTATTGGTGATCTTATCACTGATTATATTTTTACAAATACAGCATACGATGAACAGGGTATTGAAACTCAAGTAATTGGCACATCAAACGCAGAAGCAGGCGCTGCTGCTGTAATCGATGCCCTAGTTACTGGAACAGTAAATGTAATTACTGGCGGTTTATCAGCAATGCCAACAGCAGTTGATGCAGGTGTAGGATCAATTCTAATACAGGGTAGATACGATTCCGAAGACTTCTTATTGATCACTAATACTACAGCAAATGAAATAATTTATAATTTTGCCAACAATACTACAGGCGGCGCAGTAGAAATACAGTATTACGGATCAAGTGATGATTTTCCAACGTATCTACAAACTACTGATGCTATTACAAAAATTACACTGAACTATGATACCAGTGGTCATAATGAAACTGACGATTTACAGATTTTTGTTGAATACATTGAAAATGGTAAAAGTGTAGTAACTACACGACCACATGATTTTGGCACAGATGCAATTGAGCGTATGCGTATTGCACCTCCATTGTCAATGCTTGACGCTGACTTCGAGTATGGATTACAGCCTACTAAGTGGAGTGCAATAGGTACTATGCGAGGTTATCCGTCGGTTTACGAATTACCGGGTACTGACACACAAGTAGTATCAGTTACAACAGATTCTAGCTTAGGTTTCTTAGTAAGATCTTTTGAGTTTACTGCTACAAACAGCGGTACATCCAACTATACTATAAGCGGCATAGATAGAAACGGAGTAATATCTGGAAACGATCCTGCTATCACAATTAGAGAAGGCGATACAATAACATTTACAAATAGCGTATCAAGTACACATCCTCTCTATATTAAAACAGTAGCATCAACTGGTACAGGAAATCAAGTGTCAGGTGTAACAGGCCAAGGCTCAGGAACAGTAACATGGACACCAAATCCTGGACAAGCAGGAACATATTTCTATCAGTGTAGTAATCACCTTTCAATGTCGGGTCAGATAATAGTACTAGCAGGAATAGCAGGCACAGGTGTTGGTCAATCCTTAATTACTGTAACTACAGTAACTCCTCATGGATTTACTGCAGGTACGCCTATAACACTTAAGGCTTTAGAAAATAGCGTTACTGGTGCAGCTAGAGCCGAAGGTTCATTTATAATTAATAGAGTACCTACTCCAACAACTTTCAACTATTTTGCCAAAGCCAAGGTTGGTACAAGTAACGGGCAAGTACTGTCAACTAACTATACACAGCTTAGACAGGCAGGATTTTATACCGGTGCTTCAATTGGCCAACCAACATTCACTGTTGAAAGTAATGGTTCGTCTGGAACAATGTTTGCAGAATTAAATGTTTCTACGGGTAGTGATATAATTCCGTTTGACGGAATAGCACCGGAAATTGGATCTCCGGTAACTAACGTAAATATACCTTTAGGCGCTCAGGTTACAGGTGTTAGAACAACTAGTGCAGGCGGTGGCGAATTTTTAACTCCTATAATTACACAGACCTATTCTATAGGAACAACTGAAGTGTCTGTAGCAAGTGCTATTGGTATAGAAGTAGGACTAGCTGCTGACAGAGGTGATGGCACTGCAACTTTCATTACAGGAATTGACGGCAGTACTCTTAACTTTAGCTCAGCATTTACCAAACCTTTAATAGCAGGTATACGCTCACACACTAACGTAGTTGGTACTAATGATCCTAACATAGGTTCTGGCGCAATTTTTACAATTAGTAGAAGTGCAGGTTCATACACGATAGATGCTATCACTACTGCTGGTATAAACTATCAAGTTGGTGATAGAATTTTAATATCTGGTACATCATTAGGCGGATCAACACCCGATAATGATTTATTAATTAGAGTAGCTACTGTAAATGCCTTGGGTGGTATTTTAACCACAGTAGCAACTGGCACAGCATTTGGCGGCGATGGGACATTTACTGGTCTAAGCGGAGTTTATCAACACGGTTCTGGTGTTGGCTTAAGAATGGCCGTTACATTTTCAAACAATGTATATACGTCTGTTCAGAATTTATCACCTGACCTTTCAGAAGACTGGGTGCAATACGATAGAGCACTTATAGCAGGATCTGCTCTTGGTGGAAGCGGGACTAACGACATAACTGTCAGCGTTACTGGTGTAGGACTAGGTGGCAGTGTAACAACATTTACTACCAACGCAGGTAGTCAGCCTGCTCCAAATGCTAATATAACATTTAATAACCTAACATATGCTACTTCTGGTGCCGGTACTGCTGCTACTGTAGATATAACAATGATAGGAACAGTTTATTCTGCTGTAATAACAGGCGGTATTAATTTTGTTCCTACAGATACAATTACAGTACAGGGTACACTTTTAAATGGTTCATCTCCTGCTAATAACTGTGTTATAACTATTACTGGTGTGGACGCATTCGGTGCTCCTACTACGTTTACCGTTGCAGGAACAGGATCTAACACACAAACAATTTTTCCTGTACTAGCAGTTCCGTTAAATGGTAATGGCGCAACATTTGATGTTACATTAACTAGTGGTGTATATTCTGTTAGTGTTGCTACAGGTGGTTTACAGTATGCAGTAAATCAACAGATAAAAATACCAGGATTAGCTGTAGGTGGAACGACCCCAACTAACGATATAACAATTACAGTAACTGGTGTAAATGCTAGTGGTACTATTTCAACTATTTCTTCAAGCGGCACCGGCGCGAGCGGCTCAGCAACTTATACCAGTGTTTCAGGCACTAATGATGATCCTATAGGAAGTTTAGCAATTTTTGAAGTTGGTAGAAGTAACGGAACTTATACTACTGTAGGGTTAACCAGCGGCGGAACAAATTACAAAGTTGGTGATAGAATTATATTAGAGGGCAGTGATCTAGATGGTGCTTCACCAGCTAATGATATTTTAGTAAGGGTAACATCAGTATTAGGATCAACTATAGACGCAATTTCTTACACAGCAGGGCCTGCTGTAGAAGGGTCTATTATGCCACTGATCTGTACCTTTACTATGTCTGATGACACTACTGGTACAATTAGTAGAGGTAATAGTATACTGTTTGATGCTTTATCTACTATAAGAGTTGATTTTGTATCACCGCACGGATTAGTGCCTGGCGATACATTTTTTGCTGTAGCAGGTAGTGATAACGGTACAAACAACCATGGCTTAGCATCTGGCTCGTTTATAGCTACTGAAATCCCAACAATCTCAAGTTTACGCTATCAAGCTAGAGCGCCTGGTGCAATTGACACTAGCTCTTTAAATATTACAGGGACAATTTATCCTAGACCAGATTCGTTCTTTGTACATAGACCATTTGATGGCGGCGTACAGTTAGGCACTGGCGGCCCGCAGCACGGTGCACAGGCTATACGTCAAAGTAAAAAGTATATTCGTTATCAGTCTGGTAAAGGTATTATGTATACCACAGGTGCTCTATTTGCTCCCAGCTACGATTTAAGAAGTGTGACAGCAGACGGTGTAGAAGTTAACTCATTGATTACTATTGTAACTGATGACAACGATCACGGTGTACAGGTAGGAGGTGTTATTAGATTACTAGGAGTAGTAACACCTGGATATAACAGCGGTGAAGGAAACAGTACGCCACCGTGGTTTGATTATGAAGTTGTTGATATTGATGATGAGCGTACATTCAAAGTTCGTGCTCAACGAAGACTAGGATCTACTACAGCTGAACTGGGCTTTGGTGCTCAAATGAGCGTAGTATCATGGCACGGTGCAACTGTGCGTTCTGGAATTTTTGACGATCAAAATGGAATTTATTGGGAGTATGACGGAACACAGATATCTGTAGCGCAGAGAACAGGTACATTCCAGTGTGCGGGAACAATAGCCATTGACGCTGATAGTAACTCTGTTGTTGGCACTAATACTAGATTTACTGAGCAGCTAAAAGCCGGCGACAGAGTCATTATTAGAGGTATGACACATGTTGTTTCACACGTTATTAGTGATACAAGTATAAGTGTTACTCCTGATTTTAGAGGTACTAGGAGCGTTACTGGTGCTAAGATGATGTTAGTAACAGATAAAAAAACCAAACAGTCAGATTTTAACTTAGATAAACTTGACGGTACTGGGCCTAGCGGATATAATATTGACCCAGCAAAGATGCAGATGATTGGTATCCAGTACAGTTGGTATGGTGCTGGATTTATTGACTTCATGCTGAGAGGATCAAATGGTAATTTTGTCTTTGCTCATAGAATGCGTAACAGCAACATTAATACCGAAGCATTTATGCGTTCTGGTAACTTGCCGGTTCGTTATGAAGTTACTAACGAAGGTCCTCCAGGCCAACTTTCAGAAAATATCACATCATCACAAACTACTATTCCTCTAAGAGATGCTAGTTTCTTTCCTGAAAGTGGCACTGTTTACATAAACAATGAAATTGTCAGCTATAGTGGTAAGAGCGGAAATTCTTTAATCAACTGCGATAGAGGTACTACATTTAGTAACTTCCAAGCAGGCGCAACTAGAACTTATACTGCGGGCAGTGCTGATGCACACGATAGAAACACAGGTGTAATACTGATTAGTAATACAATTACTCCGTTAATTAGTCACTGGGGTAGTGCTTTCCTAACAGATGGCGGGTTTGATGAAGATCGTGGTTATATCTTTTCATACTCAGAAACAGGTATTGATGTATCTACTACAAAACAAACAGCGTTCTTAATACGTCTAGCACCGTCAGTGTCTAATGCTATTGTTGGAGATTTAGGCGAAAGAGAATTGTTAAATCGTGCGCAGCTACTATTGCAAGGTCTTGAAATTACATCAGACGGAGTTGATAGTAGCGATGCGTTAATCAAAGGCGGTATTATTGTTGAAGGCGTATTAAATCCTAACAACTATCCTACAGATCCTAACTTAATTGGTTGGTCAGGACTGAGTGGTCTTGCTCAAGGAGGACAACCTAGTTTTGCTCAGATTGCTTCCGGTGGCTCTGTAAGTTGGAGTACTGGTTCTAGTTTAACTACTGCTTCGTTAACAGCAGTAAATATTTTAACTGTTGATCTTACAATTTTAGACGGCGCATATTACAGTTCAGAGCTTAGAATATCTGAAAGTGTATATGAGTCACTTGGGCCAATTGCAGTTGGTTCTGTTGTTACACTAGTTACAAATAGTGCCGGAGCTAACGGTGCATATTTCTATCCAAATACTACTGTTACAAGAGTTAGACAGGATGGCAGCAGCTATCGTATATCTTTAAGCACTAATAACTATTGGTATATTGGTCCAGGTAGTGTTGTAAGATTTACATACGGCAGTAACTTGATCAACAGAAACTTTGCATACATAACTAAAGCAAGTTTTGACGCAGCAGGTGCTAGAGCAGGTACTGCTGTGTCCACATCGGGCGGTTCAGTATCGTTTCCTGCTAACACCCAAATAAATGCAGTGTCAGCACAACGACATGGAACTACACAGTTCTATCAAGTGTCATTTAACAACTCGTATTCAGGTACATTAACTGCTGGATCAGGCACTGTACAGGTTGAATTTATTGAACCACCGTATGCACAACCAGGCGAAACTGTATTCTCGTTTATTGCTACACCTGGTGAACGTTCTACACTAGAACTTAAAGAATTGAAAGAACTTACAAATACACCATTAGGCGGTAGGGGTACATTCCCTAATGGTCCTGACGTACTAGCTATTAATATCTATAAGGTTAGTGGTGCAAACACAACAGCAAACATTATTATTAAATGGGGTGAAGCTCAGGCGTAATTGTTTGATTCTAACCAAAGAGAAAAAGCAGCAAGATCATCAAATATTTGAGTTTGCTGCTTTATTCTTTTATAAGTGAAACGATTTAATAGTTCTTCAGTTTCTTTTCCGTAACCAGTTCTTACCAGTACTGGTCTAGCACCAATCTTTAAGGCTGCTTTTAAATCAGTTATTTTATCCCCTACATAAAATCCTTCAGAAAACTTTATCTGACGATGCTCATTTTCGCAACGTTTGAACATGCCTACGTTTGGTTTTGCAAACGGATCTTCTTTCCTACTACTGGCACTGTAGTAAAGAGCATCTAAACTGCTGCATCCTGCAGCACCCAGCATGTCAAACATTCTTGCATGAACTCTATCAACGTCTTGTTCGGTCATAATACCTTTTTCAATACCACCTTGATTGGTAATGATAACTATTTTATGACCTAAGCGTCGTATTTTAGCAATAGCTTCTATACTACCTGGTATAGGTTCAAATTGATCAGGATCAGTTACATAAGTTCCTAGATCACGATTTATAACTCCGTCTCGATCTAATCCTATCACACATCGTGTTGCTATAGGATCAGAAGACACATCAATACTGTGGAGGTACCGGTTTGACATCTTTAGTTTGTTCCTTTTGACTGTCACCTGGAGAAATTCTATAATTGTCTTCTACAGAATCAGGAGTACTTACTTCAGTTATACTGGCACCGTCAACAAGAGCAATCAGTTGGTGAGGTTGAAGTGGAGGATTGTGCCAAATATCGCCTTCATTTAATTCTTTTTCATTCACCTTAGCAGTGTTTGTATCAATCCAACGTACTAGAAATTTTCCGCTGTTAACAAACCATGTTTCGTCTTTTTGCCTATGGAAATGCATACTCATTTTAGATCCTGCATGATCAAATGCAAGAATTTTGCCTGCATACTTTTCGTTAGTTGCCCATATAAGTTCATAGCCCCAGCCTTTTTTAACAACTCCTGACAGTCGTTGCGGTTGTAGATTAGTCTGTTCCATTTATATAATCCTCTATTCTAGTCCATTGCATATCAATTACACTGTTTAATTTTTCTAAATTTGCACAGGTATAGGTTTGGTACTGAGACCGTAAATTTTCAGGCATAGGTATGTGTTCTAGTTCAGCTGAATAACGCTGTGCTATGGTTCTTGCTATAGTGTCAAAACTAACTGGAGATCCTGTGCCTACATTGAAAATACCACGCTCAGACTTTTCCAACATTAATTCATGCACACGGCATACGTCACCTACCCAAACAAAATCTCTCTTGTAGTTTTCACTGCCTTCAAACAATTTTATTTTTTTGTTAGAAATTGCTTGTTCTCTAAATTTAGTGTAAGGACTAGCCTGATCACCTTTGTGTTCTTCTCCAATACCGTATACATTAAAGTATCTAAAACCTTGAACAGTTATTTGAAATTCGTCTTTAAGTTGATTAACAAATCTATCAAATAGATATTTGCTCCATGCATACGGACTTTGCGGTAGTAAAGGTCCGTTTTCTTTAAAATGTTGATGAGATCCGTACACACTTGCACTAGAAGCGTACTGAAAATTAACTCCCATCATATCACAGGCTTGAATTAATCTAACAGAGTTTTCAAAATTTTGTTCCATTATTTGATCTACATCTGTGCAGGTTGTAGATGTTATAGCACCAAGATGTACCACCCAGTCATACCCTTCAGGATTAGGTATAGTGTTAGGTTCATAGTCCCATCCAGATACCTCGTGACCCTTTGATGTAAGATACATGGCAAGATTTTTACCAATAAATCCGTTGTGCCCTGTTACTAGTATTTTCATCCTATTTCCTCCACTGTTGGCGCATAGCATCCAACATGCTGTACAGTTATTGATGACGCTTCTACCGCAAAAAATAATGCTGCATTTATACTTCCTGTCTCTAGCCATTTGTATGCAAGAGCAGCTAGAAACGTGTCGCCAGCACCTGTTACATCAACAACTTCAACACGCGGCGCATCTAATTTAATTTCATGGTGCGGAATTACAGCACCTTTCTCTCCTCTAGTTACAATTAATCCTGAACAAGAAGATTTAATTTTACTGTATTCTAATTCGTTAATTTTAACCCACGCACCCTGCAGTCTTGCTAGGTCCGTTTTCTTTGTATCAATAAAAACAGGAATTTTAGTTGAGTGGTTAGACCATTGAATAATTTCTTCCATCAACTCGTATGTTATTGTTCCTTTATTATAGTCGCTGATAACAACAGCATCGTAAATGTTAGGGATGTCTGTTTCAAACGTAATAGGTGTTGCTGTAACATCGTCGTCAATTCTAATCATCTGCTGTTTACTACGGCTATCAATTAGCCTAGTCTTCATACTAGTTTCCGTATGCAGGTAGTTTACACTGCAACCTAATGCTTTTAAATTGTTATTAACATTGCCGGCCATGCCGGGTCGTTGTTCTTTGTGACTATATTTAAAGATAGGAACCGGCGCCTCAGGGCTTAATCTATCAACAGTACCATACTGATACACATCAATACAATTATCCCCGAGTAATAATATCCTGAATTGTTTTTGTTGTTGAGTGTTCTGTTCTGTCATAAAACTTAATTTCTTTACAGTATTCTGCTCCAATAATATTTTTACCTATATAGTCACTGCCTTTAACCATTACGTCTGGAGCGTATTCTTTTATTAGTGCAACTAATTCGGCATCTGACGAAAATAAACATACGTCGTCAACAGCACGTAAATTTTCTAGCACAAATTTTCTATCCCATTGATTGTTTATTGGACGCAATGTACCTTTAAGATAGCGTATCCTTTCATCAGTGTCTATGGCAACTACTAAAAAATCACCCTGACGCCGTGCATACTTGAGTAACTCTATGTGTCCTCTATGCAAAACATCAAAAGATCCGTTGACAAAGATTTTTTTCATACTATAATATACACGATTTTTTACTGCTCGTCAAGTAAATCGCTCATACGAAAAACTGTTTCTAGCTTGGCTCTGTTTATCTTGCTTTGTAAGGTATTGCGCAGTCCGTGATGCAGAGGTCTTGGCCAATTTTCGTAACCTACCCAAGCATAACCGTCATGTTCGTTGTTAAGCTGAGGAATAAATTCTGAACGGATTACACAAAGATAGGTGTGAAAATGAAACTGCTGATCAGATGATATGAATGTTTCTAACGGAATAGTTTTGATAATAGAAGGTATAGATCCAATTTCTTCAACTATTTCACGTTGAAGTCCTTCCCAAGGAGTTTCCGCACCTTCGTTAGTTCCACCAACTATCCCCCACTGATTAGAACGTTTACCGTTCTTGCGGTATAAGAACAGGAATCTTTTGGTTTCTAAAGTATAAAATAAGGCGCCGCTACAGTTAATATTAGTCATACTAATAATTAGCCGTAGAGATCAATCCTCCATGTGCCTATTGGATACTCACCGTCAACACTCTTGTACCAGCTACTGTCAGTAAATCTATACTGTACGCCAGTATTTAAGTTTGTAGTGTATACTGTATTGGTAGTTTCACTAGCATCAAAGATTATAGTCCAGGCTGTGCCGTTCCATTCTACTATGTCATTAGCACCTGCTACTAAACCTGAGTTATCAGCATTTCTCCAAGCAACAGGATTTTCTACAGCATCTTCGTTACCAACATCTTCTAATAGCAGCAATCGCACACCTATAGCTTTGATCCCAGAAGGGTTAAAGCGTGTAGGATCTATGATATAATCTATACTGGTTCTACTAGCAATAGGACTGGTTATAATGTCATCCTGCGGAAAGCTGTCTGCGTCCCAGTTGATTGAAACTTTGCCTTCGTCAAACGGATTTAAGCTAATAGTACCGGTAACTGTTACGTTACTGTCTAGATTAGATAGATAAATTCTACTAACATCGGCAACATAGTTACCAGGCAGTGCTTCAAAAATATCTCTCCAATTTTTATTACCTACAGTACCTCTAGAAATTAACTGTGCTGTTGTACCGTCAATGTAAACACCATAGGTGTTGTAGTTTACATTTGCCATTTGACTGGTTAGTGCAGTAGCAGGTCTCTTGCCAAATTCATTTTCAATAGAACCAGGTACTGCAAAATCATCATAAGCATTAGTTTCAGGCGCAGATACACCCGTTTCGATTGTTCCCCTAGTTTCGTCAAACATACTAGTAATGATATTAGTAATAACACCCATTTTCTTAACTTTGCTGGGCGGACTAATATAGATAGGAATACTAAACGTTAGTGTAGCAATGTCTATTTCTGTGTCAACACCTACAGGTATACTTCTGTTTGTAAATTGTACACTTTCTAAATTAACTACTGTAATACTAGTCCAATCAACAAAATTATCTGTAGTCTGTATTTCAAGACTAGGATTAAATAATACCAATAACTGTTCTAGTATTTGTAACTTTTGATCTGTATTCGAACTCCATATATCTACGTTAGTTCTCATCATGTAGGGTGTAGGTATTAGTCGTTCAACAGTATAGTTAGGACCTTTAGTATTTAGGTATTCTCCTGATTCTTCGTCAAATTCACGTTCGCGTATGTTTACAGAACGTGTATAAGTAGCATCAGTTAATCTATCTTTGTCTAATTCTAATGCTGTAATATACACACTCATTCTAGGAGCACTAGGTAACTTATTCTCTGAGTTATCTCTTATAACATTAGCAACCTGTCGTGTTAAATCTCCATACATAACAGGAACTATTTTTTCTTGACCTTTGCCGTCCTTAACAGGAAAGTTACTAACCAATCTCATCAATTGGGTAACATACCGTCTTATTTGTCCATCATAAAAATGTAACATTAGTTGTCCGCCTTAGGTCTAAGTGCTTTTGATAGTGCTTGGCGTTCTTCAACTACTTCACCGTTAATAGTATTAGTGTTAGTATTATTGATAAACGAAGTTCTGTGAGTATATCTTTCTAGAGTATTTGTTAGTGTCATTCTAACATCATCTTTGTATTTGACCCAACGAGCGCCATCATAGTGGAACATTCTATTGGGCATGTAATCCGTTCTAAGAAAGAAATCACCTTCTACAGGACTGCGAGGAAATTGTATACCAAAACCGTAAGGTGCAGCATTAGGTGTTGACCCGTCACCGTAATTTAATAGATAACCTGAATAGCCTTCTCTAGCAGGCCTGTTAACAATTTCATCAGCACTGGTACTAATGTTGCTAGCATCTATATCTGTTTCGTCAGCAGTTTGCAGTGCAACAGTTCCGTCTTCATTAGTTGCTACAGTATAGAAATGACTAGTTGTAAAACCGCTCTTAGGAGCATCAGCTTCTGCTTGTGCAATTACAGCACTATTAATCTGCATTTCTTTTTCATAGGTACTAAGCACATCTCTTAGTGTTTGATTACTGTCTTCTGATGCCGGTAGATCTAGTATTTCGCTGTATTCCTGTCCGTCGTAAATTTGTTTAAGTTTTAGTCTATACAAATGAGGCCACCAAGTTTGACTAAATCCTTCAGCTGCTCTGTTTACATCTTCTACTACATAAAAACGTTTTAAGGCCATACTATAGTCGTTCAGCGCATACTCGTCTTTTAAGTGAGGAAGTTCAATTACATCACCTGATATAATTTTTCTACCTAGTGTTTTTACACTGTCTCTAATGTGTATAGTTAAGAATAGTGTGTCGTTACTTAAAAATAAGCCAAATTGGCTTAGATTAAAGTCTATGTCTTGTATGTTATAGATACCACGCATAGTGTAAACGCTGGTATCATATTTTCTATCTCTATTTTCTAAAAATAGCAGATCTTGTATGTTAGTTTCCTTAACAGCGTCATATTGGGGCTTGTCTGCTGTAGCATCACCATCAGCAGGATTTACAGGACCCATGTACTTGTGTATGTTTATGTCTGTACCGCCAACAGTGAACATTTCTGAGATCTGTCGATCTAAGAATTCGTAATCATTGCCGCGTTCAGGTTTAAATAGAGATATTCTTGGCATGTTTATATTTATGCTGCGATAAATACACTACGGAGAACTATAGATGGCAAATTTAAAGGACCAAAAACAAGAGATTTTTGACTATGTGCATGCCATGCTGGGCGGCGGCATGATTGACGTAGAACTAGATCCTATACACTATGAAACTGCACTATCAAAAGCATTAGCAAAACTGCGACAAAAAGGCAGCGGGTCTGTTGAAGAAAGCTACATCTTCTTAGAAACAGTAGTGGATCAAAATGAATATATACTTCCTGCAGAAGTAATTGAAGTACGACAAGTTTTCCGTAGAAGTATAGGCAGTCGAAGCGGCATGGGATCAGGCGGCACACTGTTTGAGCCTTTTAATTTAGCCTATACAAACACATATCTATTATCGAGCTCAAACATGGGCGGACTAGCAACTTATGATTTTTTTAGTCAATATCAAGAACTTGTAGGACGTATGTTTGGTTCTTTTATTGAATTTAAATGGAACAGTGCTTCAAGAAAACTCACTTTACTACAGAGAATGAGAGCAGAAGAACAGCTAATGTTATGGTGCTATAACTATAGACCAGACACACAGTTGTTAGAGGACTATCTTGCTAAACAGTGGATCAAAGACTACACCCTAGCCACTTGCAAATACATGCTGGGTGAAGCTCGTAGCAAGTTTGCAACTATTGCAGGGCCACAAGGCGGCGGCTCACTCAACGGCGACGCACTAAAGAGCGAAGCACAGCAAGAACTAGAAAAGCTAGAAAAAGACGCAGAACAAGCTGTTGCAGGCGGCGTTGGTTATACATTCGTAATTGGATAACTGTTGACAAATCTTTAGTTCTAAGTTATAGTATAGATATACCTTAGGAGCGTACAATGATTGTTGGAGTTTGCGGACTAATCGGCAGCGGCAAAGGCACCGTTGCTGACATACTTGTTGAAGAACATAATTTTAAGAAAATTTCGTTTGCTGATAAACTTAAAGATTCTGTAGCAGAATTGTTTGGTTGGCCTAGACATTTGCTAGAAGGTGATACAACAGAAAGCAGATCCTGGAGAGAGCAGCAGGATGATTTTTGGACTGCTGAAACTGGCAGAATAATTACCCCTAGACTAGTACTACAAGAATTTGGCACAGAGTGCATGCGCCAAGGATTCTTTGACGGTATATGGGTCAGCATTGTTAAACAGCAAATCACAGCAGATCCTTACACAGACTGGGTAATTCCAGATACTCGATTCCCTAACGAAATTAAGATGCTACAAACTATTGGCGGACAAGTTTGGTGTGTTACAAGAGGTGAAACGCCTAGCTGGTTCAGTGACTATAGAGAACAGGGTATTATACCTAAGGATATTCATGCAAGCGAATGGGCCTGGGGGCAAACTAGCTTCAATGAAGAAATAGCCAATGACGGCTCGTTAGACGACCTTAGAAATCAGGTCTCAGATCTCCTTGCTTCCAACGTACACCTTCTTTCTGTATAATACGTTGACAGTTAGCACATACTGTTTTTAAATTGTTTGGTCGACAGTTGTTTAGGTCGCCATCAACGTGAAATACATTAAACTGTTCAGGATGTTTGCTTTTGAAGCCACACTTCTCGCAAACATCCTTTTTTGCATATCCGCTCTGCTTCCATTTAGGAATGCCATGTCCCACGCCACTACGAAGACACACTTCGCATAGTTTGCGATAGTAGGTTTTCTTTCCTTTTTTATAATTAACGGCTGCAGGTCTCTGTCCGCAGAGGCAAAGTGGTCTCATATTGTATTTACCTCACCTTTTCTGCCCCTTTTTTGGACTGTATTATAGCCCTTTTTGCTTTGATTATAATAAATACATGCAACATAGTCCAATAGGAGAAGATAACATGGCACTAGTATCACCTGGAGTAGAAGTAAATGTAATCGACGAGAGTTTTTATACTCCGGCCGGTGCAGGTACTGTACCAATAATTTTTATAGCCACTGCTGAGAACAAGACCAGCGCAAGTGGTTCAGGCACAGCAGTAGGAACGCTAAAAGCAAATGCTGGCAAGCCTTATTTAATTACAAGCCAGAGAGAACTAGGCGACACATTTGGTGATGCGCTGTTCTATTCTGACACAAACGGAAATATGATACACGGTGGCGAGCTAAATGAATACGGCTTGAACACTGCATATTCACTGCTAGGCGTAAGCAATAGAGTTTACGTTTGTAGAGCAGACCTAGATACAACTAAATTACAAGCTAAGTCCGTTGCTCCTGGCGGCGAGCCTGTAGATGGATCATATTGGCTAGATACACGAGTAACATCCTTTGGTGCTCTAGAATGGAATGGCTCAGCAATTACAGTTTCCGGCGGGCAGTCTTTCACATCAGTAAGTCCAATAGCTATTGTTGACGCTACACAGTTAGTTGATGAAACACCTGGTGAAGCACCTAAAGCTTCAGTAGGTGCTGTTGGTGATTATGCAGTTGATACTACTGCCACAGACAATAAACTATGGTACAAGGCTGTAGTTGGTCCTAGCAAAGGACAGTGGGTAGGTGTAGGAACAGTAGCATGGAAGGCATCTTGGGCAACCGTAACCGGAACAAATGCTAATCCAACTATAACTGATGGTCTTACAATTACAGTTGACGGTACTCTAATTACACAAGATGGAACTAGTTTAAACGCATTTGTAACTGAATTTAATCTAGCAATGACTGCTGACGGAGTGACTTGTGCCAACGTTGACGGTTTCTTAGAAATTTATTCAGAGAATGACACACTAGTAATAGCACCAGGCACGGGCGGTTCAGCAACCCTAATAACACAGCTTGGTTTAACAGCAGGTACATTTAATACACCAGCAGTAGCTATTGCTCCACACACCAGTGTACCAACATTTAAGACACTAGAAGACAATCGTCCAACTGGTTCACTATGGTTAAAGACGACACAGCCAAATGCTGGTGCAGTGTTTAACGTAAAGCGTTACAACGGTGATACACAGCTATGGGAAAGAGTAATTGCTCCTGTTTATCAGACAGCTGAGGATGCTATCTATCAACTAAACAGAACAGGCGGCGGCGCCAATCTAGTACTAGGTGATCTTTATGTTAAGGCTAATATTAATGAAGACCTAAACAAGAAAGGTAACTGGACAATTTATCGTCGTGCAGCTAACGGCCCAACAACAGTAGTAAGTCAGAAAATTACCAGTGGCAAGATCACAGCAGGTACATACGACTTTACTATAGCTGAAACTAGAACAGGTAATAACAGATTCTGGCCAAGAAACTCATCAACAAACGCTCTTGAGCCTGTAACAGTAACATTTACTGCAACAGGTGCTCCGGTAGATGCAACAACACTAGCTGGTGCAATTAATGCAGCAGGTTTAGTAAACGTGCTTGCAACTGTTGATGGTCTAAACAGAGTATCAATAACACACAAGCTAGGCGGCGAAATCAAGCTAGTTGATAGCGACGGCGGCCTTGCTCTAGCAGGATTTGGTGCTTATGTTGATCCTACAGAAGGTACACCTGGAGTGTCATATGAACCAGGCACAGATAATACTACAATTCCATCACAGTTCAGAGCATCTGGTTGGAGAGTTCTATCATACGTGGCTGACGATGACGAGCCACTAACACTAGCACCAGACGGCGAATTATGGTACAGTTCAGTTGTGGACGAAATTGATGTTATGATTCACAACGGTACTACATGGGTAGGCTATCTAAACTATGATCACGGTGATGGCACAGGTAATACTGATCCTAATGGTCCTATCGTAGGTGCTACTGAGCCTACTACACAATCAAATGGTGATCCTTTAGTAACGGGTGATCTATGGATTGATACAGCTGATATTGAAAACTTCCCAACAATCTACAAGTATAATGATATTTTAGAAGAATGGGTATTAGTAGACAAGACTGATCAAACTACAGAAAACGGTGTTCTATTCGCTGATGCACGTTACGGAGTTAATGGCGGCGATGTTAACACTGGTCTCGATGCAGGTGACATTGTTGACTTACTCAGCACTAACTACCTAGACGCAGACGCTCCAGATCCAGCACTATATCCAAAAGGTATGTTACTATGGAATCTACGTCGCAGTGGTTTCAACGTTAAGCGTTTTGTACGCAATTACATTGATGTAAATCAGACTAACTCACGTTATCTAGATCAACCAATGGATGCATACTATCCACACCGCTGGGTAACTGACTCTGGTAACAGAGAAGACGGTGCAGGAACATTTGGTCGTCATGCACAGCGCAAGAGTGTTGTACAGGCACTACAAGCACTTGTAAACAGCAATCAAGATATTCGTGACGAAGAATCACGCTTCTTTAACTTAATTGCCTGCCCAGGTTATTCTGAACTGATTGGTGAAATGATTACTCTAAATTACGATCGTAGATTAACAGCGTTCGTAGTAGGTGATACACCAGCAAGACTAACACCAGACGCTACAAGTCTAAATGAGTGGGGTGCAAACGTTCGTCGTGCAGTTGAAGACAACGATGATGGTGCAGTAAGCTTCGATGAATACATGGCTATGTACTATCCATGGGGCTTTACTAGCGATAACGCAGGAAACAACGTAGTTGTTCCTCCAAGCCATATGGCACTACGTACAATCATTCTAAACGATCAAGTAGCATTCCCCTGGTTCGCTCCAGCAGGCACACGTCGTGGTGGAGTTACAAACGCAACCGCTTCTGGTTATATCAACTCAGAAGGCGAGTTTGTTTCAATTGCTCTAAACACAGGACAGCGTGATACACTATACAGCAACTCAATTAATCCAATCACTTTCTTAAGTGGTGCAGGCTTAGTTGTATTTGGTCAGAAGACTCGTGCAAGAAATGCAAGTGCTCTAGACCGTGTAAACGTAGCACGTCTAATTGTTTACATGCGTGGGCAGCTAGAAAAACTAGCAAGACCATACTTGTTTGAACCAAATGACAAGATCACACGCGATCAAATCAAAGCAGCAGCTGACGCATTCTGCCTAGAACTTGTGAGCTTACGTGCATTGTATGATTATCTAGTAGTATGTGATGAGTCTAACAATACACCAAGCAGAATTGACCGTAATGAGCTATATCTAGATATAGCTATTGAACCAGTCAAGGCAGTTGAGTTCATTTACATTCCATTGAGAATTAAGAACACAGGTGAAATTGCAGCACTAGGCTAATATAAAAGGCCCCTCAGAAATGGGGGGCCATTATAGATAAATACACATGTATTAGGAGATTACAGAATGCCAATAACAACACTTCAGAACATTTCGATCCCAACTTCAGGATCAGGTTCTAACAGTTCGCTTTTAATGCCAAAGCTACAATATCGCTTTAGAGTGCTATTGGACGGATTTGGTACAACAGGTGGCCCGGACGGGGTCAGAGAAATTTCAAGACAGGTAGTAGACGTAACTCGTCCAAACCTAACATTTGAACAGATTACTATTGATGCTTATAACAGCAGATCATATCTAGCTGGTAAGCATACATGGGAACCAATTACACTTACACTACGTGAAGATGCTAACAATAACGTTCAAAAGATTGTTGGTCAGCAGCTACAGAGACAGTTTGATTTCTTTGAACAGTCAAGCGCAGTTGCAGGTGGTACATACAAGTTCCAATTACGCATTGAAATACTAGACGGTGGTAACGGTAATGCAGGCGGCGCAGCAGTTCTAGATAGATTCCACTTAGTTGGTTGCTACCTAGAAAGCGTAAACTACAATACCTTAGCATACGCAACTAACGATCCAGTAACAATAACACTATCAATTCGTTACGATAACGCAATACAGTATGGTGCTGAAGGTGCTGATACAGTTGGCGTAGGCGAAATTACTACAAGAGCTACACAAGACGCTGATGGTGGTACACAGATCACTGGTGGTACTAACGCAGGTAGTATCTAATAAACTACTAACTATTGGCATTCGGTTAAGAAGCGAGGACTATTTTAGTTCTCGCTTTTTTATTATCTACCCACTTTTTGTCGTTGGATAAATATTTGTATGGGACTAAACACACAAGACCTCTATTTAATTAATACTCAAAGCGATCTGCATCTAAGAGATGCAAGACACGCTATGCAGTTATACACTGAACACGGCCATGCACTTGGTCCTAAAACTAAATTTTTATACCATGTAGTATTTGAATATTCAGCTCCATTAGATAAAATAATAAACAGCAGCACCTATAGAAAAGAATTAGGTGTGCTTGTAAAGAGTGTTGATCTACCAAAGTTTAGAGCCGCAGTAGAAACTGTAAATCAATACAACAGAAAAAAACGTGTACAGACTCGTGTTGACTACGAAGAAATTAATATAAAACTACATGACGATAATACAGGTCTTACTAGATCAATGCTTGAAGAATATTACAAGTACTATACTAAAGATCCGCATAAAAATAGCAGAGGTAGTCCTTTAGACTTTGGTGCAAGAGACAAATACACTAGTCAAGTTCCTAGATACGGTTTAGACAATGGCACAAACGGTCCATATTTTTCTTATATACGAATCTATCAACTATCTAGAAAGAAATGGTTTTCTTATACATTAGTAAATCCTATTCTTACAGCATGGGGCCACGATGACATGCAGTATAGTGATGGTAATAATACTATGGAAAATTCTATGACTGTTGCCTATGAATCTGTATTGTATAATACAGGTGACCTAAGAAGAGGCGATGAACCTAAAGGATTTACTGATGTTGAAACAAGATACGATCAAGTACACAGTCCTCTAAGAGATTTAACACCATTTAGCGGAGTAGAGACTGCTGGAGTAGGTAGACAGATAGAGCCTGTAGTTATTCCTCAGTTTGACAAGTACGATAATACTGGACTTAACACGATTGGTTCTATTTTTAGAAATATATCTAGTGGTAGAAAAGATCCAAGAGGAATTCTATCATCTATTCTTAATACCAGCAGAGAAGGCAGACAATTAAATAGACTAGGACAAATCATATTTCCTACAGCTAGAGGCGGCACACAGAGAACGCAAGACGGCACAGGTAGACCAGTTTCAATATCACAAACTAGGACTCTTAGCGGTGATAGTATACGCAGCGGACTTTCTACCAATCGTAGAGCTTTAGATGCTACTGTAACAAAAACTCTAGCCACAGGTGCATATGGACCTGACTGGAATAGTAGAAATTTTGGTAACTTTAAAAATCTACCAAGAGAACAACAGACCGCAATAGAAACTGACATAATTAATAGAGCAGCATCTGGCGATAGAAAAATTGGACAAATTGCATCTGAAGCTATTGCAGCTAACAAAGGATAACATATGGTAACTACCTCATCATTACCTAACGAAAAAAAAACTGATAGAGCTAATAATACAAACAAACTTCTGAATAGATATTATAATCAAGAAATTTATTATACACCGTCAGAAGTAGATGCAGTTGTTGGCTATTTTCAAAAAAGAGGATTTGACGAAGTTGCAGCCGTAAACACTGCTGCACTAATTCTACAGCAAGCCGGTGTTGATAAAATACCTGCCTTTGAACTTTTAGATACTCTTAAAGGTATTAATGATGTTCAACTTAGTAATGTTATCGCACAGATATTAAATTTAAATAGGTCGTCATGCAGCACTATAGGCTATAGAATTACAGTTCCGGATCTAACTGAACAACGTAATATTATAGTTTAAGATGCCTCATTTTGCCCAGGGAAAATACAATTTAAAAAATCCTCAAAAATATATAGGAAATAGAACTCCTACATATCGATCGGGATGGGAATTCGCTTTTATGCGGTTCTGTGATGAACATCCTGCTATAACAAATTGGGCTAGCGAAGCTGTAAAAATACCTTATAGAAATCCGCTAACCGGTAAACATACAATTTACGTTCCAGATTTTTTTATTTCATATGCAGATAAAAACGGCCAAAAACGTGTTGAAATTATAGAAGTAAAACCTGAAAATCAAACTATAAAAGAAAAATTAGGACGCAGTAGACATAATCAAGCCAGCTGGATAGTAAATCAAGCCAAATGGGAAGCTGCTCGGGCTTGGTGCAAGCAACAGGGTATAATTTTTAGAGTAGTTAGTGAACATGATATATTCCATACTGGTAGAAAACGATAAATAATAGTAGCAGTTAATGGAAAGCAACTATGACTAAAAAATTAGAAGATTTGCTCAATTTGCCTGACAGCAAAGAAATTATTAAAAAAGCTGAGAAACAGGAAAAAGAGCAAAAGCGTTACGAAGTAGAAGAACAAGAAAAAACATTTCGTGACATAGCAGAGTTTGATAAAATTTCTGCTGCACTACCACAGGTTAAGGGTCTAGGAGAACTAGCAGATACTGAACTAAATGAAGTGGCTAATAAAGCTATGCAGGCCTATGAAGACTTAATGGATCTAGGTATGAACGTTGAGGGTCGCTATGCAGGTCGTGTGTTTGAAGTTGCAGGAAATATGCTGAAAACTAGCCTAGATGCTAAAGTTGCTAAACTAGACAAAAAACTCAAAATGGTAGAGCTACAGCTTAAGAAAGAAAAACTAGACAAAGAAGATAATGATAGTCCTAGCGGTATTATTAACGGCGAAGGCTATGTAGTTACTGATCGTAACAGTTTAATTGAGCGCCTTAAAGGCATGAACAAAGATAAATAATACATAAGATATAGGATCATTGCGCAATGAGATCGTTTATAGAAGTTTTACAAGAATCCAAAAAAGTCTATCCTTTTAAGATAGGAGTTGCAGGTCCTTTACCAGAAGGATTTGCAGATCATCTTGAAACTGCACTTCAAAAATACGAAGTAGTAAAGATGACAAAGGGCAAAAAAACACCAATACAAGAACGTCCGCTTGATTTTCCGCAGTTACAAAATACAGAAGTAACTTACTTTGAAGTTGAAGTAAATTATCCAACTACTGTTCAGGTAATGCAGGAATATGTAGGAAAATGTTGCGCTGTTCCGCAAAGTCACGTTATTGTTCGTAATCCCAATGAACCTCAAGAGCTATATCAAAATACAAAAGAAGATGGCGTCTACGAACCAATTCTAACTAAAGAAGACATGGGCGGCGAAAGTGCTCAAGACAAAGTAGGCGAAAATCGTGTAATGGATTTACTAAAGGAACTAGAAAAGGCTCGCAAAGAACGTGCTGATTCTACACAGGAGAAATAATATGAATATGAAAGATATGATTCAGCGTATGACTGATATCGAAAACGGTAAGTCAGTCAAGAAGTTGAATGAATCAGCCGTAGCAGAGTGTGGCATGGGTATGCCCCCAGCAAACGAACCTATGGGAAATCCTGTAACAATGAGTATTACGCTAAATGCTAGTGGTAAAGATCATGTTGCAGATCTTATTTCTATGATGAAAAATGCAGGCTTACAAGATGCGCAGCCTGTAGCACCTGCAATGATGCCAATGCGTATGGATATAGAAAAGTTTCGTGATATTGTTGACGAGCCAATGATTCCTGGAGAGGGTGCTGACAATCGTCCAGACGAAGCTTATATGGACGCTGACGAAATGTTATCAGGCGGCGACGACCTACATCACGAAAAGCATCCATCGGATATTAGAGTTAAAGACAGTTCAATATCGGGTGACATTGAAGAATGGAATAATTCACCAGACGGCGTAGAAGGTGATCCTCAGTACGCAGATCATAATACTATGTTAAAGGATCTAAGCGGCGGCATTAACCGTGAAAAGAAGATGTACAAAAAAGCACAGGATGGTGACAATGCAATGGCAGTTGAAACTATCAAACAACGTTTAATGCAAGCACTAGCTGAAAAGAAGTCTAAGCCTGATTTCTTAGACATGGACAAAGACGGCAACAAGAAAGAACCAATGAAAAAGGCAGTTGCTGATAAGAAGAAAAAAGGACCTGTTAAAGAAGAAAGAGTTGACGAGCTTTCATCAAAGACACTAGGCTCTTATGCTACTAAAGTTGCTAAACTAGAACCTCATGAAGTTAAGCCTTCAAGAGAAAAAGGTATTGAAAAAGCAACTAAGAAACTGCAAAAGAAAGATAACAAGTAAGCATAGCAAAGTTATGCCAAATAGGGCCGCAAGGCCCTATTTTTTTGAGTAAATAATAGTATGGCAAAAAGTTTAGATGGCGTATTAACTAAAAAAGCTAATACCAAAGATACTTACACAGAAGCTCAAATTCAGGACCTGCTACAGTGCATGGATCCCAACACGGGCTATCTTTATTTTGCAAAACACTTTGCATACATTCAGCATCCTGTAAAAGGCAAGCTGTTATTTGACCCTTTTGACTATCAAGAAAGATTACTAGAAAGTTATCATAATTTTCGTTTTAATATAAACATGCTGCCTCGACAGACAGGTAAGACGACCTGTGCCGCAGTTTATCTAGCTTGGTATGCAATGTTTCACCCTGATCAAACAATTCTTATTGCAGCACACAAGTATACAGGTGCTCAGGAAATTATGCAGCGTATTCGTTATGTGTACGAATGCTGTCCTGATCATATTAGAGCAGGTGTTATCAACTACAACAAGGGTAGTATAGAATTTGAAAATGGTAGTCGTATAGTAAGTGCCACTACTACGGGTAACACTGGTCGTGGTATGTCTATATCATTACTATACTGCGACGAGTTTGCGTTCGTTGCTCCTAACATTGCAGAAGAATTTTGGACTTCAATATCCCCAACACTAGCAACTGGTGGTCGTGCTATTATTACAAGCACACCTAACTCAGACGAAGACACATTTGCACAGATTTGGAAAGACGCTGAAAAGAAATTTGATGAACACGGCAACGAACAACAACTAGGCATCAACGGATTCTTCTCATTTACTGCTCACTGGAGTGAACACCCCGATAGAGACGACAAGTGGCGTGATGAAGAAATTGGACGTATCGGTGAAGAACGTTTCCGTCGTGAATATGGTTGCGAATTCTTAGTATTTGACGAAACATTGATTAACAGCATTAAGTTGTCTGGTATGGAGGGTAAAACTCCATTGATCAATATGGGGCAAACACGCTGGTATAAAAAACCATCAAGTCAATACACCTATGCAGTAGCACTAGATCCTAGTATGGGTACAGGTGGCAACTATGCTGCTATACAAGTAATAGAATTGCCTACCTACGAACAGGTAGCAGAATGGCAACATAACAATACAGCTATACCTGGGCAAATACGAGTATTAAAAGACATCTGTTCTTACATTGTAGAAGAAACTAAATCAACTAACGGCGTTTATTGGAGTGTGGAAAACAACGGTATAGGTGAAGCAGCTCTTATTGTTATTAACGATTTTGGTGAAGAAAATATACCAGGACTGTTTGTATCAGAACCTATACGCAAAGGACACGTTCGCAAGTTCCGTAAGGGATTTAATACTACTCACTCTGCAAAAATAACTGCCTGCAGTCGATTAAAAACTATGGTAGAAAATGATAAAATGGCTGTTAATAGCAGACCTTTGATTAGCGAGCTAAAGACATTCGTTGCAGCAGGATCTACATATCAAGCAAAACTAGGAGCCACAGACGATCTAATATCAGCTGTACTGCTGGCTATTAGAATGATGGATGTGCTAAAAGATTGGGATCCCAGAATCTACAATACATTTAATCAAGCTGATGTAGACATGGATTATGTAGCACCCATGCCAATTTTCGTAAGTACTAACTATTGACATAAATACAACATGCAGAATTTAGATAAAATTGCTGAAGATCTTTTCAATAAAATTAGGGGACGTTTTTCTAACGTAACCATAGGTGATGCTGAGGGTAACGTAACAGACGTTCCTACAGAGGCTCGTTTTTTTGATTTTGAATATACAGACAACGAACGCCCTTTAGGGAAAGTAAGTGTTAACATTTCTGAAGATCCGAGTAATCCTGAAAAGAAATCATTAACAGTAATTTACTCTAAAGATTTTATATCAAATGAAGATCAAATAACGCAAACTAGCTGGTTTAACTTTTTAAAAGAATTAAGAGTGTTTGGCAAGAAGCGTAGACTAAACTTTGATATTAGAGATATTAATAAGTCTAATTTAGATAAAAGAGACTACAAATTTTTAGCCGCAAATCGCCCCGGAGAAGGAACTATGACCGAGTCAAAATTATATGGTACAAGCCGTGTTAGTTACCAAAATGTAGATAACGCAAGAATTGTTATCAAGCATACTGAAAATGTTAATCACGAACTAGCAGCAGGCCGCACACAAAATATCGGCATCATTTATATTGAAAGTGCCGAGGGTGAGAGATTTAAGTATCCATACAAGCATCTAAGCGGTGCTAGAGCAATGGCTCGACATGTAAGCGAAGGCGGTAAACCATTTGATGACTTTGGCAAGCATATAGTAGGCTTATCAGAAGAGCTCAGCAAGCTGCGCAAGTTTAAGAATTACATGGGACGTTCAGCAGTTATGGCAGAAAGTCTAGCAGGCTATATGGATGCTGTATACGAACGAATTACAACAGTTAAAAAGGCAATTGAAGGCCTACAGCGTAAAACATATTACACAGAGGCGTTTGAATCATTTGAAGCCCCAGCCGAACTTGAAGTGCCAGACGACATTGCAGAAAATTGGATCGACCAATTAACTATTAGACAATTTAATGAAGAATTAAAAGACGTATTTCCATATATCTATAGACTAGTGAGTGAAGTTACAAAAGCAAAAGAATTAGGTCCAGAAGACCTTGTTGACGAAGCAGGCAAAATGAAAGGCGGCGCAGACGATCCTTGTTGGAAGGGTTATAAGATGGTTGGCCATAAGAAAAAAGGCGGCAAGGAAGTTCCTAACTGTGTACCAGAAGAAATTGAACTAGAACAAGGCATTGAAAGATTAATGGGTCAGTTTGCTGAAGGATTTAATTCTGCAGCAGAAGACATTCTAGCAAAAATTGCAGCAGCCGGTGATAACGGCTATGACATGATCGACAGCGGACTAAATGGTAAATTTGGTAAAGAAGCAGAAAAAGTTCTACAAGATATGTATAATGAAATATCTATAGATCAACGTCTGCATCCAGACGACGACTTTGAAGAAATACAAGATCGTATGATGGATCAAATTGAAGCCGATTATGGCAACAGCGATGCTGATACAAGAGAAACAAAAGGCAAAGACCACGACGACGATGGCGACATCGACTCAGACGACTATATGAAAGCCAAAGACATTGCGATTAAAAAGGCAATGGGACAAGCAAATAAGAAAACACCGATAGGCGAATTTATCCTGTCTCATTATGACAAAGACACAGGGCAGTTTCCAAAAGGCGAAACAGCAGTTCTAACCATGGTTGAAAAGGACTACGGCGAGCAGTTCATAGAACCCGCAAAGGCCTTTATAGAAAGAGTTAACCAAACTTTTGAACAGTTCCAGATGAGATCACAACCGCAACAGATGGAAATGGATTTAGAGTTTGATCGTATGCGTGAGCTAGCGGGTTTAAGATAATTCGCTAGTTCATTCATTATTTTGTCAAATCACTATTGACAAGATAAATAAAACAGTGTAGTATATACATAGTGCTACACAATTTAGGCACAAAGCACATAGGCAACATTATAGGAGGCATATACTATGGCATCATTAGCAGAAATCAGAGCAAAGCTCAAAGAGCAAGAAACACGCTCAACAGGTAAGGCCACAACCGGTGGCGACAACGCAATTTTCCCATTCTGGAACATGCAGGAAGGTCAGAGTTCAACACTACGATTCCTTCCAGACGGTAATCCCAACGCTGAATATTTTTGGGCAGAACGCCTAATGATTAAGCTGCCTTTTGCAGGCATCAAGGGCGAAACTGACAGTCGACCTGTACAAGTACAAGTACCATGCATGGAGATGTATGGAGAAAGCTGTCCAATTCTAAACGAAGTACGCGGTTGGTTCAAGGACCCAAGTTTAGAAGACATGGGTCGTAAGTACTGGAAGAAGCGTTCTTACATTTTCCAAGGTTTTGTTACTGACAATCCTATTAACGAAGATTCTCGCCCAGAGAATCCAATCCGCCGATTTATTATCGGTCCTCAAATCTTCCAAATTATCAAGGCATCATTGATGGATCCTGATATGGAAGAACTACCCACAGACTATACACATGGTGTTGACTTCCGTTTGAACAAGACTTCAAAGGGTGGTTATGCAGACTATGGTACTAGTACTTGGGCACGTCGCGAGCGTCCACTAACTGACACAGAGATGAAGGCTATTAATGATCATGGTCTTTTCAATCTCAGCGACTTCCTGCCCAAGAAGCCAACTGATGTTGAACTTAAGGTGCTCAAGGAAATGTTTGAAGCATCAGTAGACGGCGAAGCATATGACGCCGATCGCTGGAGCCAATATTTCCGCCCAGCAGGTGTAAGTTCTAAGACTGGTGATCCGCAGGTTGCTGCTAGTGCAAATGCTACAGCAACAAGTCGTACTGCTCCTGCTGTTGCAGAAGATTATGATGACGAACCTGCTCCGGCTCCAAAGGCAGCTCCTGCTCCAAAGACAGAAGCACCCGCAAGCAACGGTGGCGCCAAAGACATCCTAGCGATGATCCGCGCACGTCAAAACGGTTAATAGCTTCAAAGGGGCGGCGCAGTGTCGCCCCTTTCTAACTTTCTAATAGGAGATTACAGTGGCAGTAAAGGCTTTCGATCCTACTAAATTTAGGACACAACTAACAAAATCTATCACAGGCATGAGTGCTGGTTTTAACGACCCTACTGATTGGGTTTCAACTGGTAACTATGCCCTTAACTATCTTATCAGCGGCGACTTTAGGAAGGGTGTTCCGCTGGGCAAGGTTTCTGTTTTTGCTGGAGAATCTGGTTCCGGCAAGAGCTATATCTGTTCTGGCAACATTGTACGCAACGCACAAGCACAGGGTATCTTTGTTGTGCTGGTTGATTCAGAAAATGCGCTGGACGAATCTTGGTTACAAGCACTTGATGTAGAAACTTCAGAAGACAAGTTGCTCAAGCTCAATATGGCAATGATTGACGATGTAGGCAAGACAATTTCTGTCTTTATGAAAGACTACAAAGAGATGGACGAAAAAGATCGTCCAAAGGTACTGTTTGTTATTGACTCGTTAGGCATGCTAATGACCCCAACTGAAGTTAATCAATTTGAAGCAGGCGACATGAAAGGTGACATGGGTCGTAAGGCCAAGGCACTTAAGGCTTTAGTTACTAACTGTGTAAACATGTTTGGTAGCCACAACGTTGGAATGGTTGTTACTAATCATACCTACGCTAGCCAAGACATGTTTGATCCAGATGACAAGATCTCAGGCGGCGCTGGCTTCATTTACGCATCAAGTATTGTTGTTGCTATGAAGAAGCTCAAGCTCAAGGAAGACGAGGACGGTAACAAGACTTCAGAAGTAAACGGCATTCGTGCAGCCTGTAAGGTTATGAAGACACGCTATGCTAAACCTTTTGAAGGTGTACAGGTTAAGATTCCTTATGAAACAGGCATGGATCCATACAGCGGTCTGTTTGACATGTTTGAGAAGTGGGGAATTCTTGAGAAGAGCGGTAATCGTTACAAGTATATTGATTCAAGCGGCAAGGAAACACTGGAGTACAGAAAGAACTGGTCCGGTGAGCTACTCGAAATGGTCATGGAAGATTTTCCAAATAAAAAGTCGACTTTGGTAAATACCCCTGACACTGTATTAGTGTCTAATGACTATAACGAGGAGCTCGAACACGATGTTGAATGAAAGTCAAATTGCCGATATTTGGATAATGTTTAAAGAGTATATCGACAAGAAGCAGTTAGATATTGTAGCAGAAAAGTACGTTGATCTACTTGCCGACTATGGTGTAAGTGACGAAATACTTGAAGAAGTTATTGGTACTGATAATGAACTTGACGAAGCTATTAATTATTATCTAGAAAATGACTATAGTGACGGTTACGACGAAGAACCAGACGAGGACTATTGATGGGATGGTACAGTAAAGTATCGAGAGATATTTCTGAAATTCCAAATGCAATACAATACTTTGAAGACGAGCTGGAAGCAGCTCGTTCTGAAGTTAAGTTAGCAGGAAACATAGAACGGGCTGCTGCCAGCATGCCCGGTCTTGTTGAACATCGATTTAATCAGCTTCAAGAAATTGAAGCAGTACTAGAATATCTAAATATAGAACTACGACGTCTACGTAGTTCTTACTTCAAAAAATATCTTGAAAATTATCAACGAGCTCTGTCCAGTCGTGACGTAGAAAAATACGTAGACGGTGAAGCTGACGTAGTTGATTATGAAAAGATTATCAATGAATTTGCTCTTATGCGAAATAAATGGTTAGGTGTACTTAAAGCACTGGATCAAAAGCAATGGCAGATTACAAACATTGTCAAACTACGTGTAGCAGGTATGGAAGATGCCTCACTTTAATATTTTAATTGCCTGCGATCAAAAATATTACGACGACTGGGGTAAGACTCTTTTAGAAACTACATTTCTTAGGAACTCTTGGTTAGCAGGATCTTTACATTGTCATATAGTAAATCCAGATGAAAATGATAGGCTTCCTTATGTAAACTACTCGTTTGAAACAAGAGAATTTGCATCTGAAGAATCTCGTATTTCTTACCTCCAATCAGCAAGATTTTTAGCAGTAGCAGACAAAATTTCTAACGAAGATTTTTTCATCACACTAGATGCTGATACAATCTGTACTAGAGATTTTGACGAGTGCGAATTTCAAGAAATATTTGATAACATTAATGTACTCAAACACAGAAAGGCAGGACATTGGCTTGCAGGATTTGTTACATTTAATAGTGTTAAGTTTGCCAAAGACTATGCTAGCGAATTATTATCTAAACCAATAGAAGAATGGCAGATAGGTAGAGATCAAATAATTCTTGATCAGTTGTCTAAAAGATACGATTTCAAAGAGTTATCTCATGTATGGATGTCTTATGGTAAAAGTATACGAGAAAGTGCATTTTTTACGTTAAAAGGAAATCAAAAGACGTCTGATAAGTATCTTTATCTTTATGAAAAATTTTTATTATGAAATCTTTTATTATCAGACTTAGTGATTACTCAAATAGTGTTAAGTGGGCTGAACAAACCTATTCTAGTGCATTAAATTACGGTTGGAACATAAATTATTTTGAAGGTATTAACGGAATTAATACTTCACTTGAAGAACATAACTTATTTGTAAATTTAAAACACAAGAAAAGTAAAACATCTTTTTTAAGGCCCGGAACTTTAGGATGTTTTTTAAGTCATTATTATCTTTGGAAAAAAGCAATCGAATTAAACGAACCGATCTGTATTTTAGAACATGATGCTGTTGTGCATACTTCTTTTCCTAAAATTGAATTTCAAGATGTTTATAAATTTGTAATAGGATTTCAAGCCAAACCAATTTATATTGGTCAATGGTGGGCAAGCGGTGCAGGCTATTGTGTGTCTCCACAAGGAGCTAGGAAATTAATAAATTTTTCGCAAACAAACGGCGTTATGCCAAATGATGTTATGATTAATAACGGTATAGTTGACATTAAGTTTGATAATCAAAACATTGTTACTGTTAAAAAACAGAATTTTAGTTTTACATGGGATTTGACAAAATGATTGATACAAGTTTTTTACCTAAGCCTATAGAAGGGCATATGCAACTGCAAGAAGATATTATATCATTGTGGACTACTGTTAAAGATATAACTAATTTTAAAAAATTAATTGAAATTGGGTTTAATGTTGGACATAGTAGTACTATTATTTTAAGCCTGTTTGATGACGTTTCGATAAACAGTTTTGATATTAATCGAAATAGTAGGACACAAGAAGGCGCAGATTTAGTTAAACAGAAATTTGTTCATCGACACAATTTTTTTACATATAATACATTAGATCTTAGACAAGACATTATCAATAATAAATTTAAATTTCCTGAAGCAGATTTAATTTTTATTGATGGCGGCCATAGTTATGAAGTTGCTTTAAACGATATTATGATTGCTAAAGAAAATAATATTAGATATATTTTAGTAGATGATTCAAATATGGAAGAAGTTAGCAAAGCTATATCATCTGTATTATTTTTAAAAGAAATAAAAACCTTTAATTATACCTATTCAAAAAAGAAAAAAACCAATAGTATTGAAGCAAGATTGTTTGAACTTAATGTTTAAAAGAGTTATCAAATAATACAATAAACTCTGCAAATTCAACTTCTGCCTTAACGCACAATGCCAGTTAAGTGCGCACATAAATATATGTATGAAAATAGTAATAGTTACTGGCGGATTTGATCCTATACATTCAGGGCATATTTCTTATCTCAATCACGCTGATCATTTGGGCGATCATGTAGTTGTTGGTTTAAACTCCGATGAATGGCTTACTCGTAAAAAAGGAAGACCTTTCATGCCCTGGCGAGAAAGAATGGTAGTCCTAGACAACCTACATATGGTAGGCGAAGTCATCGCATTTGACGATAGTGATAATTCTGCAATAGACGCTATTCGCAAAGTTAAAGAAAAATACCCCAACGATGAAATTATTTTTGCCAACGGCGGAGATAGAACCAAAGACAATATTCCTGAAATGATTTTTAACGATGTTGAATTTGTTTTTGGAGTAGGTGGCGAAAATAAAGCAAATTCTAGCAGTTGGATATTAGAAGAATGGAAAGCTCCAAAGACTGCAAGACCTTGGGGGTGGTATCGAGTGTTAGATGATAAAAAAAGTTATAAAGTTAAAGAACTCGTTATAGAACCTGGAAAGAGTCTCTCTATGCAACGACATTTTAAAAGAGCAGAACATTGGTATGTCTTAAAAGGATCCTGTAAAGTTGAAACAGATTTTCTTGGATCAAAGTGTACTATACAACTTGACGAAAATACAGACTACGACATAGGTAAAGAAGTATGGCACAGAGGTTTTAATATTACTACTAAGCCGTGTCATATTCTTGAAATACAACACGGCGAAATGTGCATTGAAGAAGATATAGAGAGACGTGATCAATGAAAGTATTTGTTGGTTATGATCCAAGAGAAGATATTGCATATCAGGTGTGCAAGCACAGTATCCTAAGCAAGCAGCCATCTGCAGACGTTCGACCACTAAAGCAACAAGAGTTACGAGATGCGGGATGGTATAGTCGTCCAGTTGATAAACTAGCAAGTACAGAGTTTACGTTTACAAGATTTCTTGTACCTGAACTTACAAACTTTGAAGGATGGGCACTGTTTATAGACTGTGACATAATACTTACAACTGACATCAAAGAGTTATTTGATTGTGCTGACGATCAGTATGCAGTAATGTGTGTCAAGCATGATTATAGGGTCAAGGAAGGCACTAAGATGGATGGCCAAAAGCAAACAATCTATCCTAGAAAAAATTGGTCAAGTGTTGTCCTATTTAATTGCAGTCATCCTAGTAATAAAAAGTTAGACATGGATCTTGTTAATAGCTTAGAAATAAATGGAGCATATTTACATAGGTTTAGCTGGCTTGCTGATGAAGAAATTGGTGAGCTAGACCATACGTGGAATTATTTGGTAGGTGTATACGATGATTTAGAAAAACCTAAATTATTACATTACACCGAAGGCGGCCCGTGGTTTGAGAATTATCGTAATTGTGAATTTCACAAACTATGGAAAAAAGAACTACAGGATATGATGAATGGGTAAAATAGCAGCACTAGATTCTATAGGCAGTGTTAACTACGCAAAAAAAGGACATGACTACGATCCTATTTTAACAGCATTTATTACAGGAGCCAGCGGCATACCTTCAAATTGGAGTAAGGAAGAAAACACTGACAACATCCTTATTATTAGAGGTCTTGGCGGCGGCAGTCAAAAAGCAATCAAAAGTTGTATAGCTGCTGGTCGAACATTTTATGCAATTGACACAGGATATTTTGGAAATTGGAAACATAAAACTTGGCATAGAGTTACTAAAAATAATCTACAGAATATAGGCCCAATAAAAGAACGTCCGTTTGATAGACTACAGCAAATTGGTTATAAATTTAAACCGTATACTGAGGGATCTAAAATTTTAGTATGTCCTCCATCAAACAAAGTAATGAACATGTTTAATGAAGGTACAGCAGAAGAATGGGTGGAAAAGACTGTTAAAGAAATCAAACAGCATACTGATCGACCAATTGATGTTCGGATGAAACCGTTAAGATCTGAAAGAGTTACAACTAAGACAATACAAGCTGCTTTAGCTGATGATGTTCATTGTCTAGTAACATACAATAGTATAGCAGCTACTGAGGCGCTAATGGAGGGTAAACCTGCTATTACACTAGGACCTAACTCTGCACAATTAATTTGTGAAACAAATTTAGCAAACATAGAAAATCCTCGTATACCTACTAAGGATGAAACAGAAGCATACTTTGCTCATCTTTCTTATGCACAATTTACCTGCATGGAATTTGAAAGCGGATTTGCTTGGAAAATATTACAAGAAGGTGAACAATGACATTAAATGTAGCAGCGTATCTAATGGGCATACCTCCAGGTAACACCAATCCTGAAAAACCACAAATCATTGTTAACTTTATAGAAGGTGTATGGGCTGCTGGAGATAAGGGAACTATAGTATGTGACTACAATCCAATTGATACTGATGTTGGAGTTATACAGGGATTTGTGCATGATAATAAGAAAAATGCTCCTCACCTAAAGTTAAGACAAGATGTTTATAATACACAAACACGTAGAGGAAAAAGAACTATTATTGTAGATAGTAATCTTTTTCTATACGCTGACCCCGGCAATTCTCAAAAATTTTTAAGATATAGTTATGATGGAATTTTTCCGTCAACTGGGGAATATTGTAACAGCAATCCTGATCCTGCTAGATGGGAACTAATTAAAAAAAGATTAGGTATAGACTTAAAGCCTTGGAAAAAAGACGGACGTTATATTTTAATTTGTTGTCAGCGAGACGGCGGCTGGAGTATGAATAATCAACCTCTTATGCCGTGGCTAATTAAAACAATTAAAGATATTCAGAAGTGTACACAAAAACCTATTATGGTTAGATTTCATCCTGGTGATAAGAATGTATTAAATCATAAAAGAGATCTAGTTAGATACAGACTACAAAATGTTATAATTTCACATTCAGCTAATATTATGGATGATTTTAAAACAGCAAGTGCAGTAGTTAATCATAACTCAAGTCCTGGAGTAGTTGCAGCTATTGAAGGTATTCCAGTATTCTTAACAGATTCAAACAACAGCCAAGCAAAAGATGTTGCACATTCTATTTTTTCTTATATAGAAAATCCTAGAGATTTTGATAGAGAATCTTGGATACATCGTATGGCACAGATGCACTGGACTTTAGACGAACTTAAAGACGGATCTGCCTGGCGTCACCTTAGAAAGTGGGCAATAAAATGACTATCACAGTAGTAACAACATTTCACAAAGCTGGTCTTGATCTTTATGCTCAAAGATTCCTAGACAGCTTTGCAAAGAATATAGACAAGCGGATAAAACTTCTAGCGTATACAGAAAACTGCACCCCTATTAATCCTGACAGTGAACAGATAACAATAATAGACTCTGCTACCGCATTACCTAAACTTTCTGCATTTAAAGAGCGTTGGAAAAATGTACCTAAAGCTAACGGAACATGTCCGTGGCCTGAACGTCGACCTAGAGATTGGAATAAAGAATTTAAGTGGGATGCTGTTAGATTTGCTAACAAGACCTATGCGGTATTTGATGCGTTTGAAAAACGTGCAGGATCTTGGATAGTTTGGATGGATGCTGACAGCTACATACACAGTCCGTGGAGTCATCAACAGTTTAAATCTCTACTGCCTGAAAACAAATACATTACCTATGTAGGCAGAGGCAAAGGATCACAAACTTGGCCTGAGTGCGGATTTTACGGAATGAATCTAAATCATCCAGTTTGCCATAGCTTCTTACAGGATTTTGAAAAAATGTATGAGGATGCTGATAATGGCATATTCACTCTTGAAGAGTGGCATGACAGTTACATATTTGGTTTTCTTTTAGACAAATACAAAGACTTTAAAGACAGCACTTTAGATTACAGTGATGGTATATACAATAACACTGCTAAGACAGGTGGTGGTGGACATCCTTTGATAAACAGTGTACTAGGAACATGGATGGATCACATGAAAGGGGATCGTAAAACTTCAGGTAAAAGTTTACGCAAAGACTTAATTACTGATCGAAAAGAATCTTATTGGAATGAAATTTAATCTATGGAGACAATACGGTGCGCTTAATTCTAAACCAGTGTTCGATGCTTTTAGGTTTGGGGCTATGGCTCTCGGTCATAGTTGTGTTGACAATACCCCTAGTAACGATTGTATTGATGTTATATGGAGTGTGCTTTGGCATGGCCGCATGGGATCAAATAAAGCAATATGGGAAAAGGCTAGAAAAGAAGGACGTCCAATTGTTATTTTGGAAGTAGGCGGCATCCAAAGAGGTGAAACATGGAAAGTTGGATTAAATGGTATAAACTCTGCTGCATTTCCTTATGCTACTAATAATTCTAAAGAGCGAGCAGAACAACTAGGTTTAACACTGCTACCATGGAGAACACAGGGCGATTATATATTAATATGCGCACAGCACGATAAAAGCCTACAGTGGCAGGACATGCCTAATGTTAGTAATTGGATCATTCAAACTGTTGATAAAATTCAACAGTATTCTAATAAAACTATAATAATACGTCCACATCCTAGGTGTCCACTGCCTGATATTGAAAAAGAATTTAAAAACGTTCTACGACAAACACCGCAACAACTTGCAGGGACCTACGATAGTTTTGATATGAATTTTAAAAATATTTGGGCTACAATTAATTGGAGTTCAAACCCAGGAATACAAAGTATTGTTAACGGAGTTCCTGCACTAGTAGGACCTAACAGTATTGCCTATAATGTAGCAGAGCATGATTTAAAAAATATAGAAAATCCTTCTATGCCTGACAGACAACAATGGTTAAATGATTATGCTTGGACTGAATTTACTATAGAAGAAATATCACAAGGATTACCGCTCAAGCGGTTGACAGACTATCTATAATCTGTTATAGTTATTGTTATGCTAAAAGAAAATCCCACCATTGAAGATTGTTTAGAATTATTAGCAGGGTTAAAAACCGGACCTAAGATGGAGATCATTTCTTCTGAGTATACTATCTTGAGTAGTATTGCGCGACAAGTATTTAAAGGTGTAGGGTTAACCGATAAACAATATGAACTATGCAAGACTAAATTGATTAGTTCTTACACTGATCAGTTTTTAAAAATAGATATAGACATTACTCATGCTGTAGAAAAAACACGATTACCGCTTCGAGTAATAGATAGAAGAAAATTTATTAGACTAGTAACTATAGAAGATCAAATAATTTTAGATAATCAAATAGTATCAGAGTATAGTAAAAACTTACAATGGTTTTGTGTAAGATTTCCCTTTAGTAAAAAAATAATTTCAGATATTGAACATTGTGTTTCTGATAGAAAAACTTACTATCATGGCAAAGGTACTCATGTGCATTTCTTTGTTGCAAATGAAAAAAATGTCTATACTGTAATAAACACATTTAAGGAAAAAGATTTTATAATAGATGAGCAGTTATTAGATTTCTACAACAATATTGTAGAAATTAAAAATAATCCTAATAACTATATTCCTACTATTGATTCTTATCAACTGTTTAATGTTTCAAAAAAACTTCAATTAATAGCAGAAGAAGAGATTGGTCCACTTTCAGAGAAAACTCTAATCTTTTATATTGATAGAAAAAGAAGATATGGTATTGATAGAATTAAAGATCTTGTCATCGGTGAAGGATTGTCCTTTCAAATTGCAACCAGAAAAGATGTTGACTTTTTAAGTAAGCCTTCGGAATCAGAATTAAAACAATTATTAGAATCTATACATCAATTAAATCGTTATCCTCTACTAGTTATAGTAGATGAAAAACATGCTGAACAACAGGTGTATGATACGTTTAATATTTTTAGGCATCTAATTGCTGCTAAAGAACAAAGTGTTCTATTTAGGCTTAATAATGATGTAGGTGCTAGTTTTAATGAGTATGTAAAAGACAAATCTCTTAATAACTGGGTTGACAAAAATACAAAAATTGTATATATTAGTAATGAAAAGTTACCTAAACTATTAGTGTCTGGAGAATGGAAGCCCTCAACAGCACTAGTGTTTGGTTCCTTTCCTAATAGGTACAGCGATGCTTATGTTTCTTCTTATTGCGATTTAATCATATATCGTGACGAAACAATGAGTCCTTTTAAAAAGATACTTAGATGACCAGTTGTAGATTAATTATAGAAGACGAAGTTAATATCAAGCTAGAAGGGCTTGATGTTGATGTTCGACGTAAGCTATCCAATGCACTCAAATTTGAAGTGCCTTACGCAAAGTATATGCCTCAGTATAAATTGGGCCGATGGGATGGTAAGGTTGCTTTTTTTGGTATTGGCGGTACAGGCTACGTTAACCACCTTGATGTTGTTGTAGATATACTTACAAAAAACAATGTATCAATTGATGATATAGTAGATCAAAGATCTCATGTTAAATTTGAGTTTCAACCAATTACTGAAACCTATTGGGCTGATCAAAATGTTCGCTGGCCTAAAGGACATCCAGCCGAAGGTGAACTTATTATGCTGAGAGATTATCAAGTTGAAGCTGTTAATAGTTTCCTTGAAAATCCTCAATCATTGCAACAGATTGCTACTGGTGCAGGCAAAACTATTACCACAGCAACACTAAGTCATTTAACTGAGAAATATGGACGTAGTCTTGTTATAGTACCAAACAAAAGTCTAGTAGAACAAACAGCAGAAGATTATCGCAACTGCGGATTAGATGTAGGCGTATACTTTGGTGATAAGAAAGAACTAAACAAAACACACACTATCTGTACATGGCAAAGTCTTAACATCCTCGAAAAGAAATTCAAAGACGGCGGCGCTGTACTAAGTCTAGCAGAATTTTTAGAAGGTGTATCAACTGTTATTGTAGACGAAGTTCACCAAGCCAAAGCCGAAGTTTTAAAAAATCTACTCACACGAAATCTACGCAATGCTCCTATACGCTGGGGACTTACAGGAACTATTCCTAAAGAGAAATTTGAATACGAAGCACTGCATGCTAGTATAGGTCCAGTAATAGGACAAATTACTGCTAAGGAATTGCAGGACCGAGGTGTTCTAGCAGACTGCCATGTAAACGTAGTGCAGCTATTAGACCTACCAGAATTTAGAGATTATCAATCGGAACTAAAATATCTAGTAACTGATGAAAAGCGATTAGATTATCTAGGCAAACTTTTAAACACAGTAAAGCAATCAGGCAACACTCTAATTTTAGTTGATAGAATTAGTGCAGGCGAAAAACTCCAAAGCCTTATTCCGGACTCTGTTTTCATTAACGGATCAGTTAAGGTAAAAGACAGAAAAGAATCATACGACGAAATACAAGACGCAACAAATAATGTCATCATCGCAACTTATGGTGTTGCTGCTGTTGGTATTAATATTCCTCGTATTTTTAATTTAGTTCTTATTGAACCCGGAAAGAGTTTTGTCCGTGTTATTCAAAGTATTGGACGCGGAGTACGAAAAGCAAAAGACAAAGACTTTGTACAGATTTGGGATATCACAAGTACTTGCAAATATGCAAAGCGACATCTTACACAACGTAAGAAGTTTTATAAGGAGGCTCAATACCCCTTTACATTAGAAAAAGTTGATTGGAACTAAGGAATACATGAGAATATTAACATTAGATAATAAATGCTATCAATTAGATAACTTACCGGAACAAATAGACGAAGACATTAGGTTTAGTGTATTAGATAATTCTGATCCTTCTACACCGGATTTTTTCTTTATACCATTAATATTTTTAGAATCATTTAATGCTCCAGCTATGGTATTAGACATAGGCGGGCATGAAGTAACTATGCCAGTTGATTGGAGCATTGCTGTGGGAGATTCTGAAAGTGGAATGGACCTAGAAGTGCTACCATTAACTAGTATTAATGATAGAGGATTTGAAGCATTTGTTTTTAATCCATTAAAAGGTTTTAAAACAGAATTTGCAAAGATAAACATAGTAAACTTTTATACAGATGTTAAATGGTATTTTCCAAAAATGAAAAATGGACAGCTTTTAACTGTTCCTATTACTGACGGAATCAATCCTCCATGCGCATACTTTGTTAAAGACATAAGTAGACAGTGCGAAGTAATTGAATACAGTAAATTATTATAAGGATTTTTGCATGGGTGTCAAAGCTGGAAAAATATGGGGAAATACAGAACTAATACACGCGAATGGTGTGTTAGAATTTCATCGTATTGAATTTAAAGCTGGATACAAATGTTCTGAACACGAGCATCGTTACAAGTGGAATGGCTTCTTTGTAGAGTCAGGAAAAATGATTGTTCGTGTTTGGCAAGATGCTGATCAAAACGGTTTAATAGATGAAACAGTTTTGTCAGCAGGCGATTTTACCCAAGTTAAGCCGGGTAAGATCCATCAGTTTGAAGGCATAGAAGATGGAGTTGCTTTCGAACTATATTGGGCTGAATTTAGTCACGACGACATAGTTCGTAGGACTGTTGGCTCTAAAATTAGTAAATCCAAATAGGAGATAAAAATGGAAATTGTACTGATTGGTCTAGTTATTTTAGTTGGTGGCGCACTAATTTATTTCAATCGTTCAAAGGGGTTAGATGTTAACTCTGATGGTAAGGTTGATGTAAAGGACGCATCTGCTGCTGTGACAAACGCAGTTGAAGGTGTAAAGGAAGTTGCTGATGTTAACAATGACGGCAAGGTTAATACTGCTGATGTTGCAGTAGCAGCAGAAACAGTTGTTAAGAAGACACGTGCCGCTGTTAAGAAGACTGTCACTAAGCCTAAGGCAGCAGCCGCAACTGCTGCTAAGAAGCCTGGTCGCAAGCCAAAGACAGCAAAGTAAATTGGAGACTAAACTAATCCCAGGCGAGGCTCTCATTTACGAGAGAGACGACAAAGGAACAGTTTATGCTCGATATCGAGACCCTCCAAACAACACTATACCAAGATGGGTAATAGGTGGTCTAGAACCTTCCCATTCTCGTCTTGGTTTTAGTGACATTTCAGAAATGCAACGTTTAGCAAAAACAAACGAAACTTTTGCAAAAGAACTTGACAAACTATTAAATTTGTATTATCTTTTAAAAGAAAGCAGATAATGAGGATAATAGCAGGACCCTGCCAACACGAAACCCTTGAGCATTCATTTAAAATTGCATCGCACTGTAATGATATCTGTCGTGCATGGGGCATTGAATATTATTTCAAAGCCAGTTACGATAAAGCCAATCGAACTAGTGCAAACGGTATCCGCGGTATTGGGTTAGCTGAGACAATGTCAGACTTTTCAAAGTTGAAAAAGTCTATTAAAGGTTTAAAAACACTAACAGACGTACACTCTGTTCAACAGATTAGAGCGTTAACTGCAACCTACTCAGATGCAATTGACGTTTTACAAATACCTGCATTTTTGTGTAGACAAACAGATTTAATTATAGAGGCCTGTCAGACAGGTAAAATAGTAAACATAAAAAAAGGTCAATTTCTCGCTCCTTGGGATATCAAGGGTATCTTAAGTAAGACTACAGATGCTAAAGAAGTTTGGATAACAGAAAGGGGAACTAGCTTTGGATATAATGCTCTGGTTGTTGATTTTACTGGGTTGGATTATATGCTTAACAGCTATAGTTGTCCTATCATATTTGATGCCACCCACTCAGTTCAGAAGCCAGGTGGTCAAGGCCATAGTTCTGGCGGGAACCGCGAATATGTTGCTGGCCTTACTAGGGCTGCTAGTGCCTTAGGTGTAAAAAACTTCTTTTTAGAAGTTCATCCCGACCCCAACAATGCTCCGTCAGACGGTCCAAATATGATTCATTTAAACGACTTTGAAAAGATTGTTAGCGACATCGTAAAATATCAGTATGAAGGAAATTAAGAATTTATGAAACAATACTTGTTAGGACTATTGCTACTTTTGTCTAGTAGTATTTCACACGCTGAAACAAAAGCAACTATAGGCGGCTTAATATCTTCAAATGATACAGCTAACCTAACCTTAGGTTTTGATCATACTGTTGAAAACGGTCCGTGGCAAAGTGTAATTGAAACTGATTACTTCTTTAGTGAACAAAAGAATATAGTTTCTCGAAATAGAGGATTTTTTTCGGGTAAACAGAATTATTCTTTAGATGAGCGTAACTATGTATTTGTAGTTGGCCGTTATGAGTTTGATAAACTTAGAACTCCGGACGAAAAGGTTATTGCTGGCGCCGGCTACGGATACAAGTTGATTCGAACAAGTAAAGTTAAACTATCAAATGAAGTGTCATTAGGAACGCTAAAAGACAGATATGACTTTGAACCAGTAGTAAGAAATTCAATATGGTTAACTTATAACGTAGATTCTAAACTAACATTTACAAATAAATTTTTAATAGAACAAGGTACTGACACCTACATTAGAAACAAAACTGGGTTAGACTATGCGTTGTCAGACACATTAATTGTAGGTATGTCTAATCTATATGTGCATGATTTAGCTGACGATAATATTTTTACATTTAACATAGGTGTTAAATTTAAATGACAACTGCTATCTTAATTCCTGCAAGATACGGTAGTCAACGATTTGAAGGTAAACCCCTTGCAAAGTTAAATGGCGTTCCTCTAATACAGCGAGTATTTTATCGTTGTAAAGAAACAGGGTTAGACACCTACGTTCTTACAGATGACGAGCGTATTGCAGAACAGATACCCAGTCCTCATGTAATACTATCAAAGGTAGATCATGATTGCGGAACTAGTCGTTGTATGGAAGTAATTGACGAACATTTACAATACGATAGGTACATTAATGTTCAAGGTGACATGCCTGACATTACCGTAGATATTATTCGCTCAGTAGAACGAGCACTACAAAAGGCAGATGTAGCTACAGCATATACTCATATGGATATTAATAAGCGACAAGATCCAAATGCTGTTAAGATGATTCATTCAAGAGGCAGAGCACATTGGTTTTGTAGGGCACCACTTTTGTATGGCGACCATCATTTAGGAATTTATGGCTACAATAGAGAGTCCAAAATAATGTGGACAACGGCAAAGTCTTTTCTGGAAGAAGAAATAGAGAAATTAGAACAGTTGCGTTGGCTACAAAATGATGTTAAAATAGCAGTAACTGAAGTAGACTTTGACGGAATTGAAATTAACACACCTGCGGATTTAGAAGAATGGCACAAGAAAAACTTCCTATAAAAGACCTATTAGCTGCTGTTGATATGGGAGCAATCTCAGTGTGGGATGAACTGTCCCCCGAAGAAAAGAAACAGGTTAGCTTTTGGTTACTTAACCGATGGGTTAGCAGTGTTCAAGGTTCTCGAGAAAAACAAGAATTAGCTGTATTCAAAACTAATGAGTACTACAATAAAAATTGGAATGTTTTAGGAACCAAGCATCCTAAGTTGCAATGGCAATTATTATGCCAAGCCGGCAATACTAAAAAAATTGAAAGTCATCAATGGATTGGTTTTAAACAGAAAGGCTCTGCTAACTCAAAGGCAGTTAAGTTTCTACAGTCCATATATCCTACAATGAAACTTGATGAGGTTGAACTACTTGCTAGAATATCTACAAAAAAAGAACTCAAAGAATTGGCTAGAGAACATAGTATCGAAGATGCAGATTTCTGATAAGCCATACGTTTGTGAGTATTGCAATTCGGGGTATACCAAAGAAAAAACCCTAGCTGTTCACATGTGTGAACAAAAGAGACGAGCACTTCAAAAAACTGAAAAGAGAGTGCAGTACGGATTTTATGCATTTAACAGATTTTACAAATTAAGTGCGGGTGCTAAAAAAGACAAAACTTACGAAGAGTTTTGCAAGTCACCTTATTATAATGCATTTGTAAAGTTTGGATCGTTTGTCTCCAACGTGCGACCGTTATATCCTGAAAAGTATATTGATTATGTTGTAAAGTCAGGAGTTAAATTAGATCATTGGTGTAGGAATGAAATGTATGAGCAGTATGCACTACAGTTTATTCTTAAGGAAGATGTTACTACAGCACTAGAACGTTCCGTTACTACAATGATGGAATGGGCTGAAGAAAATAGTAGTACATGGAATCATTATTTCAGTTATGTAAGTCTCAACAGAGCAGTATGGCATATTCGAGACGGAAAGATAAGTCCATGGCTTATACTTAACTGTAAGAGCGGCAAAGAAATGTTAAGCAAGTTTAATGACGAACAGTTGAATATGGTCTATCAAGTTATTAATCCAGAACACTGGGCTATAAGATTTAAAAGACAAACTGCTGACGTTGAACTAGTAAAAGAAGTTGTTAAAGAAAGTAATCTATAAGAGGAACAAATGAAATTAGTTACACATCCAAATGATGGATTAGAGACAGAGTGTAAAGATGTAGATCTTGAAAATCCTGGTTTTGATCCTAAAGAACTCAAAACGCAAATGGTAGACTTTATGCTGTCAGGTGGCGGCATAGGACTAAGTGCTAATCAAGTTGGGCTAAATATTAAAGTCTTTGTAATGGGAGATAGTGTTGAAAATTCAACAATGTGCATTAATCCCACAGTGTTACAGTATACAACAGAAACACAAGATGACATAGAAGGCTGTTTAAGTTTTCCAAATGTCTTTGTAAAAATAAAACGTCCTAAAGAAATACTAGCAAAATTTTATGATGAGAATCTTGAAGAAAAAGTAGTCAAGATTGAAGGCTATAGTGCAAAGTGTTATCTACATGAATTAGATCATCTACTAGGCATTACTATGAAAGATAGAGTAAGTTCTCTTAAATGGGACATGGCTCAACGCAAACGAAAAAAGATTGAAAAACTAACTAATGGACATTGATATAGACTTTGCTGATAGAGATACAGTGCTGAATAAACTTCAGCATCGTATCGCACGTCTTGAGGATAATAAAAAACATAATACAGGGATATATGTTACTGAGATCCCTCATAATCCAATTAACAACATATCTACTATTGATTATAAAGAAGCAGAAGAACGCGGCTACTTTAAGATAGATTTTCTAAACGTCAGCATATATAAAGACATACGTGACGAACATCACTTAAACAAACTTATGGAGACTGAACCAGTATGGGAACTTTTACAACACGATCAATTTGTAAATCAGTTATTTCATTTGAATGGCCATGGTGCAATTCTGAGGAAGACTTGCCCTTCTTCCGTGGAAGAATTAGCTGCTGTCTTAGCAATGATACGCCCAGCAAAGAGACATTTGATTGGGGAGAGTTGGACGACGATAATGAGCAGTATTTGGAAGAAGCCCGAGGACGGTGAATACTACTTTAAGAAAGCTCACGCTGTGTCATATGCTGTCGCTGTAATAGTGCATATGAACTTGCTCTGTGAAAAAATTGCTAGTTCTGCTGAAACTATCTAACTTTTCTAATTAGCTGTACGTTCTTCCTTTTTACCCTCTTTAGTGCTAGATTGTTAAGATTAACAGTTGGTCCTATTGAAACTATCACATCTTTAGTGTTCATAGTCATAATACAGTAGCGAAATCTATCAAATTCGCCCTTTAAAAATATATTAATAGGAATTAGTCTGTTTGATTCCCACCACCAAACATCACCTAAATCTAAAAACGATTGCTTATCACTATCTGTACGTAAATTTGTATATATGTACATGCTAGTGACGTGCTGATCCTGGTTAGAGATGATGCCAATGTATTCGCTGCCTCCGTAGGATACAACGCTTAAAAACGGAAAATTTTCTTCTATATCTTTTGTTAACATTTACAATAAATACTTATACCATGCAATTAGTGCCAAGATATTTAGTCAAGAACAGAATTGATATTGTTGCCAATCTGGCAGGATTCACTACGGAGTATAGACCTGTGTATAAAAGACAAGCCTTAGTTTACAAGGGCATAAACAATGTCCTAGAATTTAGACTGCTAAATGCAGATCAAAAACCCATCAATACACAGGGTTACACACCCAAGTTTAGAGCATACGATCAAAACAACACATTAGTAATTGATCATGATTGCACTGTTCTTGACGACGGTAGTAGTGCTACAAGAGGATTGTTTTCTGTTACTGTAACAGAAAACGATCTATTAAATCTAACAGATGAATTTTTAAAATATAGCATCTATCTAGTTGATTTAGATACAAATGAACGTATCCTAACATATACAGATACTCATTTTGGTGCTGATTCAATTATAAAAATAAGTTCAGAAGCATTTCCGTCTCCTAAAGAATCAAAAACAATAACATCGTTCTTTGACGCCGGATTAACTTACGTTTCTTCGTCAATAGACGCAGATCCTAGCATAAACAATAATGAAGCACTGCATACTGTAGCTATCTATACAGATGGGTACATAGGTACTGTATCAGTTGAAGCCACTCTCGAAAATCAAATTTCTGGAACTACTGATTGGGCAACACTAGAAACTCTTACATTTACTGGATCCGAAACTGAACCTACACCAGTTAACTTCAACGGTGTATTCAGCTACATAAGATTTAGAACCAGTGCAGACCCTGTAACCATTCCTAAAATATTAGTAAGAAACTAATTGACAGTTAGCGTCTAAGGTGCTATACTTAAAATATGAGTATAGTCGCTGACACATTGCTAACCTATCTTCCGCCTAAGCGGAAGAGCACGCCGAGCGGCTGGACCAGCTTCAATGCACCCTGCTGCCATCACAACGGACAATCAGCAGATACAAGACAGCGCGGCGGACTGATATCGAACGGTGACGGAGGTATATCCTATCACTGCTTCAACTGCGGATTCAAAGCTAGTTGGCAACCTGGACGCAATGTATCCAAAGGCATGCGCAAACTCATGCGTTGGATTAATGTTCCTGATGACTTAATCAATAAGATTTCTCTGCAGGTAATGCAAGAGAACGAAGGTATTGAAGTTCAACAGCGTCTAATAGAAATACCCGTATTCAACGAAGTTCCTTTGCCTGAAGATGCTGTACTGATCAACGGTGTTGAATATATGACCAAACATTTAGAACAGGTAGTTGAGTATATGAGATCTAGAAATCTCTATCTTGAAGACTATCCGTTCTATTGGAGTCCAAGTCTTGGCTATAGAGACAGACTAATAGTGCCGTTCTATTACGAAGGTAAAGTTGTAGGGTGGACTGCTAGAACTGTACAGAAGGACAAGCAACCAAAGTATCTTAGCGAACAACAACCAGGTTATGTTTTTAATCTAGATGAGCAAAGATATCAAAAGATATTTGTAATAGTCTGTGAAGGACCAATTGATGCTATTCACGTAGACGGTGTAGCACTAATGGGCAGTGAAATCAAAGATCAACAGGCGCTGCTAATTAATAGATTAAATAGAGAAGTAATAGTTGTTCCAGATAGAGACGCTGCGGGTTCAAAATTAGTTGAACGAGCAATTGAACTAGGATGGAGTGTTAGCTTTCCTAAGTGGGAACAAGATATAAAAGATATCAGCGATGCTGTAAAGAAATACGGAAAGCTGTATGCTTTACACTCTATTGTAGGGGCAGTGGAATCGTCGCCCTTAAAAATTAGATTAGGAGCAAAAAAATGGTTTGGTTAAAAAAAATTAGAGACTTTTTTCTGTGGCCTTATTACAGAATTAGAGATGAGATAGAATTTAAAAAGAAACTTAAGAAGTTACGTGAACAGGATCCTTTTATATACAAATGATTACTTGGGGACTAGTAGGAAACAGTCATGATGCCAGCCTAGCAATTTTTGACAATAACGAATTAGTAAGTGCTGCACTAGCTAAAGAGTTTTCTGGCATACACCATGATCCTGATATTAATTGGGGTTTGATAGAATGGGCTCAGACGCAAAGGGGTATGCCTGATCAATTGGTCTGGTATGAACGTCCGTTTTTAAAAACACTTAGACAGTACTGGGCAGGACAAGGTTGGCTTCTAAAAGAAAATAACATCAAGCAGTATGTTTCAAATGCCTGCAGTTATCTAGGTCATGTTCCTATCAAGTATACACAGCATCATACCAGCCATGCTGCTTATGCTTATTATACACAACCTCATGATCGTTGTGCTGTAATCTGTTTAGATAGTATTGGAGAGTTTGAGTGTCTTACTATTTGGGCATGTGAAAACGGTCGTATGCACAAGATACACAGTCAGAGCTATCCACACAGCCTTGGACTTTTCTATAGTGCTATGACACAGCGTATAGGTCTAGTACCGCAGCGCGACGAATACCTAGTTGTACGATCTGCTCAAATGGGAGATCCCGGTCGTCTATCGCATTTAATACGTAAAGAACTTATAGACGTTGATCATACTAAATCAAAACCTCAGCAAATACGTATGCGAGAAAATCTGCATAGAGGGTGCAAATGGTGGCATCCTGAACTGTCATCAAGGCAGGATCTTTATGACATTGCAGCAGCTACACAGGCAGTGTTTGAATACTGTCTTGCAACTCTAAGCATATGGACTAAAGTGCAGACGGGCATGGATCATTTAGCACTTGCCGGAGGCGGTGCCCTTAATAAACAGGCTGTGGATCTTATCAGGAATCAATGGCAGACAGTTTGGGTGCCGCCAAATCCTGGAGATCCTGGTAGCTGTGTAGGCGGAGTATTGGCGCAAACACGTCAGCGAATAGATAACATTGACAAAGCATGGTATAAGAAGGTATAATATAAAGTATGACTACAAGACAAAACACAGACTACGGATATGATATACAGAAGGTATATCTAGAAATGATGCTCACAGATGCAGAGTCTTTTGTGCGCTGTCAAACTGTGTTTCTTCCTGAGTACTTTGATAGAAGACTACAGTCTGCGGCAAAATTTATCAACGACTACGTAACAGATCACAATACCATGCCTACACTTGACATGGTGAACGCAGCAGCCAAAGGAGATCTAAAAAGTCCTGGCGATCTAAGAGAAGAACACTATGATTGGCTACTACTAGAATTTGAAACATTTGCTAGACACAAGGCTCTAGAGGCAGCGATCCTAAAGAGCGCAGACCTACTAGAAAAAGGCGAGTACGGTCCTGTAGAAGACCTAGTTAAGCGAGCTGTACAGATTGGACTTCAAAAAGATCTAGGCACAGATTACTTTGCTAATCCTAGACTAAGACTAGAAGCTATCAAAGACAAGAACGGACAGGTTAGCACAGGCTGGGCCAGCCTTGACAAGAAACTGTTTGGTGGATTCAACAGAGGTGAGTTGAATATCTTTGCAGGCGGATCAGGTGCAGGTAAATCATTGTTCTTGGCTAACCTAGGTGTTAACTGGGCACTGCAAGGACTTAACGTATTGTATCTAACTTTTGAGCTTTCAGAGAATCTAGTTAGTATGCGTATAGACTCAATGGTTACAGAGATTCCTACTAGAGAAGTTTTTAAGAGCATTGACGACGTTGAACTTAAAGTAAGAATGATTGGCAAGAAGAGTGGCGCACTACAGGTCAAGTATATGCCCACAGGTAAGACTGCTAATGATCTAAGATCCTTTGTAAAAGAATATGAAATTAAAACAGGACGCAGAGTTGATGTACTGTTGATTGACTATTTGGATCTTATGATGCCTAGTTCAGTTAAGGTCAGTGCAGAAAATCTGTTTATCAAAGACAAGTATGTGAGTGAAGAACTGCGTAACTTAGCCATGGAATTGAATACAGTATTTGTTACAGCAAGTCAGTTGAACAGAGCGTCAGTGGAAGAGATTGAATTTGATCACAGTCACATTTCAGGCGGTTTGAGTAAGATTCAAACAGCGGATAACGTGTTTGGTATCTTTACATCGCGAGCTATGCGTGAGCGTGGACGATATCAACTACAGCTGATGAAGACACGTTCGAGTTCAGGTGTGGGCATGAAGGTTGATCTAGAATTTAATATTGACACACTGAGGATTACTGATTGCGAAGAACAGGAAGATTCAGGCTATGCTAGTGCAGGGGCTTCTTCTGCTAGTTCTATTGTAAATGCACTCAAGCGTAGTTCTACGCCTACTGCACCCGACACACCTAGAGAAGATCCTACAGAAGGATCAGGACTAGGCAAAATTCGAGCAGAGACTGATTCAACTAAACTGCGACAATTCCTAAACAATTTAGGTACTGAATAAAATCATTATCTTAGCATATTATAACCTTTGTAACTAAATATCAGACAAGGGTAGCAATATGTTAAGACAAATGCACAAACACGAATCTATTTTAGTTAAGGACGATCCTGTTCGTCCTAGATTTTCTTATGAATGGCGAACTAGTTATGGCCGTGAAATATGGGTGTGGGAAAATGACACTACAGGATCTATCGATGGTGTTATTTGTGTTGCATATACTAACAGTATTCCTTCCTCTGAAGATGATCTAGAACTCTTTAGCTCAACACCTGATACAATAAAAAATACAGCAGTATTTTATACTATTTGGAGTTATACTGCTGGTGCTGGCAGAACTCTTTTAAATCAAATTGCAGCACATCTGCGAGACACTAACGAATTTTTAGAAAGGTGGGTCACACTTAGCCCGCTTACAGAAATGGCTGAACGGTTTCACATAAAGAACGGCGCTGTTCTGCTGCAAAAGCACAAAGACTGTCAAAATTTTGATTATACTCACGTTGTAAAGCGATTTGTTGAAATAACCTAAAAGGTTGTTAGACGATAAATAATAAAAACGCTAGATAACGGGATTTATTATGCACGGCAGATTAGCAGCTTATGATTTAGTTGGAGGGGTAAACCAGTCGATTTATCGACCTGGTACCAATCAGTATTCTACAGTAACAGTTAGCTTTGCTAACAGAGGTAACATAGGAGCATTGGTAAGAATTGCTTTAACCAGCAGTGAATCAACAGTTGATGATACTGATTACATTGTTTATGATTATTTTGTAGAACCTAACAAGTCTTTTCAAAAAAATGGTATTGTAATACCTGCTGGACAGTACCTAACAGTACGTAGTTCAGTAGGCAGAGTGTCAGCTGTAGTATACGGATATGAAATAGGAACAGCAGTATCGTTTACCCCAATCACACTTCTTTCTGACACTGTAGCGCCTATATGGAATACAGCTTCTATATCTAGCATGGTTAACGGAACGCCAGTTAGTATTCAACTACAGGCAGACAGTGGTGATAATTCTATTACCTTTGCTAGACAAACCGGTACTCTTCCTACAGGACTAACACTATCATCAGCTGGTCTACTGTCAGGTACTCCTAATGGCTATACCGCACCTAGTACTGCAATTAGCTTTACTGTTAGGGCAACAGATCCTGCTGGAAATTTTGCTGACCAAGCATTTTCTTTTAACGTCACAGTACCGGTTGCTTATGTAACAGGATCAGGCGGAACTGTAGCTACAGCAGGTGGATATAAGACTCACTCATTTACAACTGTAGGTGCTGGCACATTTACAATTAGCAATGTTTCATAAGGACAGATTATGCCATTTATTAGCAGTATAAGAAAAAATCACAAACTTCCAAAGTCAGACCTAAAGCCATCAGATGTGTTTGATATAACAGGCGGTGACGTCATTTATACCGCAGGTGGTTATAAATTTCATGCATTTACTACTGTAGGCGAAAGTGCGTTAAACATACAGCTTAAATCAAAATATGCTGGCGCAGACCTAATGAAACTACAAACTGCATTAAATCTTGAATTCTTAGTTGTTGCAGGCGGTGGTGGCGGTGGTGGCGAGATGAACGACGGCGGCTCAGGTGGTGGAGGCGGAGCCGGGGGTTATAGAACAGGTTCTTTAGCTAGTCAAGGTGTGGGTACATACCCAACAGTAACAGGTGGCGGCGGCGCCAATGTTTATGCAGTTGGAACAGGCAGTGGTGGCGACGGCTCTGCATCTAGTTTTGATTCAACTTCAAGTACTGGCGGTGGTGGCGGCGCCTACTATACGTCTGGTGGTAATCCTGGAGGATCAGGAGGCGGAAGTGGTACTAATAACTCAAGTCCCGGCGGCGGCTCTCCCGGACAAGGCAACCCCGGAGGATCAGGCGGTGGCAGCTCTAGTGGATGGGGCGGTGGAGGTGGTGGATCTGGCGGATCTGGCGGCAGTTATGGTTCATCAGGAACAGGAGGAGCTGGCACAACTTGGCCAGGAACTGGCAGCGCATATGCCGGTGGTGGTGGCGGTGGTGGTGGCTCGCGTCAAGGCATACCTCAAGGATGGCCAGGCGGATCAGGTGGCGGTGGCCCGGCTTCACCTAATTCCGCACCAAGAGACGGAACTGCTGGGACTAATAACACTGGTGGCGGCGGTGGCGGCATATCCGGCGCAGGCGGAAGTGGTGCCGGATACAGCGGAGCAGGTGGTCCTGGAATTGTAATTGTTAGATATCTAGACTAATGCCAATATTCAAAACTACACATAATATTCTATTCAAACCGGATGAAGATGAACTAAATCCGGTTGAAAAACTAAACTACAATATAGATATTTTACCTCCCAACAAAGAATGGGATTACAAACGTCCTCTAACTACTAACGACATCGACATTTGGGAAGTGTTAGCAGAAGGCAGCGGAGGCCTAGGAGTTTATGCTGCTTGGCTTCCTTATGCAGAATTTTATATGTTAACTGTGGGAATGGTACCAGGCAGTATACAGTACAGATATGTAGACGAAAGAAAGATTGAAACTTTTTATGGCCCCGGCGCACAACAAAAAGTTTTTAAGCGAGCAAAAGAATTAGGATTAAATCTAGCCGTATACAACACATGGGTAGATGATAAAGATCTATGGCTTTATCAAAAATCTAATCAAGATCAATATTAACAATCACAGTCATTCTTAGACTGTTTGAATCAAACTGCGGCACTAGATGCTCTAGTGAACCTGGCACAATAACAAAATCATCTTCGGCTACTGGAATTGAAAAATGTTTAAATGCCCAAGAATTATCTGCGTTAGACGGATTTAATAATTTATTCAGTTTGGGCATTACTGCTGCTATGTAAGATGAATAACCATTACCGTTAACAAAACAGGTTGGCGGATGAACAGCAGAGTCATAATTGATGTAATGTACAGCAGAAAAGTCACTACCGTGAGTGTGTTCTTTTAGAAATTGCCCACTGCTCATACAGGTATAATTTACTATCCTAAAACGATAGGTAGCGTATTCTAACAAATCCAATTGATTAAAGAAGTCCTGTATATAGTTTTGATAGAGTGGAATCACTGTTGAAAAATCAACAGCAGAAAATTTTTCATTATTAAAATCATTCACAGACTGATGCAGTCTACTAGAATACACCTCGTCTGCATCCCAGTTGTTTCTTGCACTGTCTATCTTATAATTACTTTCAATAGAATCTACAATCTGTTGTTTGTTATACAGAGCAGGATCGATTCTAAATTTAGAATAAGGAAGCCCAAACAGCTGATTCATTGTTCTGTCCATGGGTAGTAATTGAAGTTAATAACTGATCTAACACGTTGATCTGTACAGGTAGTTCCAGTATGCTCTAACTGCGAATCAAATATTACACAACGATTAGCAACAGAATCAACTCGTGTGCCGTCTTTAAACACAGTGTATCCATTGTTAGTGTTTAGATAGAATATTGCAGTTTGTCCTTGAAAGTTTTCAAAGTCTCTGTGCATAGGAAACTGTTCTATCTGTTGACTACACGGAGTAAGGTTAGCCTTAACTCTAACTATAGCACTGGGATTCAGTTTAACCAACGCAGGTTCAATCAATGAACCAAATTGACTTCTTACAGCAAAGTCGCTATAGAAAGTATGGGTAAACTGATAATCGTGTAGACCAATATCATCCCCGTAGTGTTTACCTACCTTAGAACTATTAAGGTACCAAGGAAAGTTAGCTGTGAGCATGGTATCAAATAGTTTAAACCATTCTTCTTTGGTTAAAAAATTATCAATAATCTTCATAGTTCTCTCACTATATCAAAATTCATACTGATGCTGATCCTATCTGTTGTGCTGAGATTCTTTTCAACCATGTGCAGCAAGTTGCTTCTAAATATCAGTAGCTTACTGTTACTAGGGGTGTAGAAACAGGTCTTATAATTTGATGCAGACTGTTCGTTGGGTTTAATAAGTAAAGGATACATGTCTGTTGCAGACTCAGGACTGCGAAACACTGTATTACCACAGTTAGTTGCTGTTTGGACATAGTAGACTAGACTAAAGTGCGAGCCGGCATGCTGATGATATTCTTGATAACTGCCCGGAGGTGCAATATTAAACCAAAAGTCTTTGCACACAGCTTTACCATCAGTGATGCCATATACCCTAGCAAAATCAAACACCTGTTGTGAGCATTCGCTAATCAGTAGACTAACTTCGGGTGTAGAATTCTTTACAGCATCATAAGCGCCTATGGTATTGTAGGTATCACAGCGCCAATCGGTATTGGTGTCAGGCTGCTGCTGTTTGATATTATAGGCTGTGCGAGCTAACTCTGCGTTGAGCCTGTTAAGACTGTCTAGGCTTAAACTGTAGATCAGTGTAGGAAACCAACTTTCAATCATGTGTAGATAATGTAGCTCTTGTTAGGTTTAGACACTGTCTTAGGTTCGCCTATGGACTGTCTTCCGTCAAATCTACACTCTTCTGCGTAAGGGCCGTTAGCATCCACATAGTGAAAGAATCCCTGTACCTGCCAAGCAGTCTGCGGTGAATTAAACCTATCTCTCCAATGCACTAGATCACAGCCTCGATAGACCACCATATCTCCTGGTTGTTGCACTACAGCATTGCCAGCCATATAAATGGGCCATGTGTATTCTAAAGGATCATAGTCAAAGTTAAAACACACTGTAGCACTGATCTCACAACTGTTTCGATCCTGATGCTGTTCTAGTATGTCCCCTGTGCGATATACCCTATAGTAGGAATAGGTAGGTATTAGTGCTAATCCTGTGCTGTCCTGCATCAATGGCAGTAAGTGTACCAGTAGTGCTTCCATAGCAGGATCGGCATACTTGGAGTGTGCAGCAGGTACTTGATCATCACCTCGTGTGTGTTGATTCTGCATTTCATCAAACAATGCGTACTGTGTTACAAAATCTCTCAGTTCGGGCGACACAGCACCTGTAACTAGAGTATATCCGTTAAGTTTGAATTGTTCAGCTGTCATTGCCGGTCCTTGAGCCAAGTTACTAACGCATACTTGGTACCTTCTGTTACAGGGTGTGCTATGTGCTGATAAGCAAAGTTGCTAGGGAATAAAATCAGCATGCCTGGTTCAGGTTTAATTTTAACACGGAAGTTTGGAAACTCTAGCTCTCCTCCCACGTAGTTGCTGTTGAGATAGGTAATAGCACTCACTGCTCTACCCGTTTCACTGGCACCGTCGTAGTGTGCCTTGTACTGTTCTCCGCCACTGTACTTGAGTAATCCATAGGGCTCATGCCACATTGCAGTTTCAAGTCCGTGCCTCTGTGCATAACCAACAGTTGTGGCCAATAGCAGCATGTTAAATTGGTTGTGTATGTTTTGTAGTAGAGCATTGTTTTCTGTACGTGCTAGCTCTGTTATAGCCAGCATATAATTGGTGCGTATGTTTTGATCAGTGCCCTGACCTATAGTAGTGGCTCTCTGCCAGTAAACAGAGCTGTCTATTCGCTGTACTTCCTGTTCTACCCTAGTAATAGTCTGCTGTGGCTCAGGCCAAGCTGATTCAAATATCTCTATGCAGCCTGCTACTGTAGCACTGGGTTTTAGTTCTCCAGGAAAGAACCCATTTATCATTGTCGCCATATCTGTCCTCTAGAAAAATATTTATGAACCTCTATTTTTGGATTCACAGGATGTGGCTAGTTAAATACACTGTGAACTCCTGCACTATAACACAGAACATACTAGCCAGTCAATGGGAAATAGCCACAGTCCCAGCACCTCAAAACGACCCACAGGAATGGCACTATGTACAGCGTATGCAGCCCGCGGATGTGGCTGTATGGGAAGTGATCTACTACGAATCAGGCGTAGTAGGTGTGTATGCTGCACAGGATCCTTATGCAGAATTTTATGCTGTGGTTCCCTGCACCAGTTGCGCTAGACTAGAAACTTGGAAAATATTCTGGGGACTTAGTGCCAGCCTAGAAGCACAGCAGTGGCTGAAAACAGAACTGGACATAGAGCTGACCAGTCAACAGGCCTGGGTCAACGTTATTGCCATTTGAGCAGATAGAAGCTGAGTCGCTTGTTGCTGTCAAACTCTAACCGTTCAAACGATCCTACCACCCTACAACCATACTCTGTGTGCCATAGCTGTTTGAGCAGCTCGGTACGAGCATGAGCACTGCTGCACTGAGCCAGTTGATCTCTGTAGCGTATGATAAGATCTCGATTGGCTCGAATAAAAGCAGGATTGGCCTGTTCTGTAAGTGTTACTGAGTATTCTGTTGTTTCCATTCAAATATTTAACCAGGGCACTGACGTGTCCAACTGAATCCGGGCGTGCCAGGCTGAGCAGAGCAGTTTTCTACTTCCGCAGCACGTCGTGAATTTAGATTCACACTCACAGTGTTCAGCCTGCGATAGCCTAGAACTCTGGATTTATGGTATTGAGAAATTCTTACGCCCTTTTGTTGATTGCCACCCAGCACCAACACATAGCCCTCTTCTTCGCCCACATAGAATCCCACGTGTCCAGATGCAGGGTTAGAGCCTCGTGTAAGCACCACTATGTCTCCTCGACGAGGATTGCGCACACGATCGCCCACTGACAGAAACGAACGAGCCATAAGGCTGTCTGTGCCTGTGTAACCAGAAAGCTCCAGTATTTTATTAACAAATGCTGCACACCATGGTATGCGTCGTGGATCTAGGTCTAGTAGATCCTTTAGTTTACTGCGATCATGTTCTTGATGCAGTCCGAGGTATTCTTGCGCTAGTGTAATTGGATTGCGAAACTCCGCAGCACCAGCACTTGTACTGATCCCTGCAAGCACAAAGGCCAACAGCACAGCAACCCTTTTTAGTTGGTTCATAGCTTGTTCCTTTTTGTTTAAGGTAATTTATTTAACGAGTGCTGAACCCGACTTAAACACGCAGTTTACAACGGTTGGTCCTAGACGAGACACGGCCCGTCCTCCAAGCGCGAAGCGCCAGCGGTAAGCCCAGAGCCGCGAAGCGGTAAACGCGATTTTCGCAGAATCAAGAAGCGTTTACCTGCAAAACAGCAGTCACAGTACACTCTCACAGTATAAATCTTGTTTTGTCACAACCGCCACTGTAGACACCGTGCATAGCCCTAGAACCAGCCGCAAATGGCGATTAGACTTTTTAGGCCTCGTTTATTTTATTTCGCACCATGGATCATCAGTCCAAACCACAGTGTAAGAACTAGATCCTGACAGTGCCAGTGCTGCTAGGAACCTATCCCTGTCTGACTCAAACATCAGCACACTGGCAGAAGTCTGCGAGCAGTAGATGCCCAACTCAGTCAAACTTTCAGCTGCTAGGAATGTGATTGACTCTTTGAGTGTTTGTGTGCGTGGTTCTGGAGAGTACACCAGTTTGAGTGCATATACACTGTCCAATACGTGTGTTGAATTAAACATATTATTGTTGCATAAGTGCTAGTATGGTACGATCTCGCTCTGAACAGGTAACGCAGACTAGATAGCGATTGACCCTAGGAAATAGCTGTTCTATGACTATGTTGATGTGCAGACCACGAGTGTAGACATATTCACTTACTGTGTCCAGTGCTGACTCGTTGAGATCTAACCATAGTGTAGTGGGCATGAGTGTATTTACTAGACTTTGGTTGCAACAGTTAAGAGGTTCTAGAGTAGAACCTGCACTGGGCTAAACGCCCAGTGCGTGATCCTGTTCACAGTCTATGCACACTATGCTGGAGCAAAAACGCAGTACTAGTTCTGAGTGTAGAGGTAACTCATCATCAATCCAAAAGCGTGTGCGATTAAGATGCACTGTGCGAGTGAGATCGTGCAAGCATAGAAACTTCAGCACTGTGTGAAACAGTGGATCCTGTGTGTATACGCAGTAGTGTCGAATCATAGTGTAGAGCAGTTGTTATTATATATAGTTACCCGAAATGGGGTACTAGCCCAAAAAAAATTGCCGCGCATTTTTTTATAGGGAAGTACTTATAGAAGTGAGGTGGTGATTCTGCATCACCCAATTTTTAAAAGCGTGGTTAGAAAACGGAGAGAATTGTAGAGAATTGTAGAGAGAAAGAGGTCATTAAGCATTGTGGCTTTTGCGCAACAAATAAATTTGTATACCCCTCACCCCTCGTCTCAAAAATTTTTTCAAAAAGAAACCCCGACCGTTGCCGATCGGGGAAGAGGGACTCTCAGGCGTGTTGCAGAGAGTGCGTCTTTTTTTAATCTAAGCGTGAGCCTGCGTAGGCATTCAAGCCCAGTGCTCTGAGGTACTGTGCCATAGCGTCCGCACCCGCTTCTTTGGTGTCCACGTTCTGCACACCCAAGCCACCTGGGTTCCACATTGAGAGGCACTTGGGCTTGTAGTCCTTGCGGAAGCCTGCGGCTAAGAGTTCCTTGGCCTGCTTAGAGTTAGTGCGATCCACGTACACATCTACCCAAGCAAAGCCACAGGCGTACTGGTCCTGTCCACCCAGCTTCTGCTGGAAGAACTGCTGTGAAGCCTGCTGTGCGAGCGTGATGCCCTGCTCAATCTGCTGTGCTGTAATCATAGTGTTTGCCCTTTCGTGTGTGTTTGTTTGCCCTACAGTTCTAATTATACACGAGTTTGGACTCGTGTCAACCCCTAGTTAGAACCAACCCTCAGCTTCGTACATACGAACTGAAGGGTCAATGCTGTGGAGTTCACGTGCGGCACGGATCAGATAGTTGCGCTTCTGGATCAGAGCTCGTCCTTGGATCTCTCCGTCACAGCTCACATTCTCTGGGCTTAGGTCTGAGTCCAGTGAGTCTGCGATAGCCTGGCGGTCCTGGCTGTTCAGCAGACTCAACGGTTTGGAGCCAAAGATTGCGCCCCAGCGGTTCTTCTGATCTACGTACTGCTCAAGAGTGGAAATGTTCATTTGCTTTGCCCTTTGTGTTTGCCCTATGTATCTTATTATACAGGATTTTGGGTTCCTGTCAACCACTTTTGGTGTGGCTTTTATGCCACACCCCGGGCTCTTAGACCCAGCTCTCTACCTGGGGCACGGGCTTCTTGAGAGCTCGCTTTACAAAGTCCTCGGGCTCGTCATCGCAACGCACCATCATAAAGCCCATGCTCTCTACGAGGTCCACTTCGCAGACCTGTACGTCTATGCCCGCGGCCTCCAGGGCAATGTTCATCTTGGTGAGCGCATACTTGACGCCCGCTTCAAATGCTGAGTACTCTGAGTCTGTAGTGTCCTCAAAGTCAAACTCTTGCTCCATGACCTCTACGTACTCCTGTCCATCGGCTACGATGAACTTGCCGATCTTCTTCCAGTTGCTCTGCTTCTCTGAGTCAAAGTAGTCACAGCACTCGTTGAGATCGAAGCTGGCGAAACGGTCATAATTTACTTTTGTCATATAGCCCCCTAGTGTTACGTGTTACAGTTTTTTTGCCCTACATCTTAATTATACAGGATTTTGGAACCCTGTCAACCATTTTTTACCTTAAACTTCTGTTGTATTTTTACAACAGGGCAGGGCTTCTGTTGGAACTCCTGCTTTAGGTAATAGTGGCTCAGCTCACGTGTGATCATGGTGTACACCGAGGGCTCGCTTTGGGGGAGAGCGAACATCACTGGGCAGTCACGCCAGCTCTTCTGTTCTAAGAACTGATAGGCCCACTCACGGTGCTGTGGATTCAGCACATCAAACAGCACCGTGGGGCGCACCATTGTCATCATCACTGTATTCATATCGTTCCTTGGTTAAGCGTCTTCGTCCGTGTAAACACCCTCTTCATCGCGCTGATAGTGGGTGTCAATGTGTCCCTGTACACGATCGTCATCTGAGAGGTAGATCACATAGTCACCCATCTCAATGCGGTACTCCTTGTCCACATACTCGAACCCACCGTAGTACTGCAGGGTGCGGTCGTTGCCCTTGTCAACGATGATGCAGTCGTCGTTGACCCACAGGCGGTAAGCGGCACGACGATCCAAGCCCAGGCTGTCCGCAGGGACGTATTCCATTTCATGCACCAAGCGGCGCAGTTGGTCATTGGTGTCTTCGATGAAGCTGAAAATGTCTTGCATGGTGTTTGCCCTTTGTGTTTGCCCTATGTTCTTAGTATAGCACCTTTTGAACTCTTGTCAACCAGAAATTAGACGATAGGTCCAAAGACTGGCCACAATCATTCCAAACAGTACGATCCTACCCGCAAAGGTAGCTAGGATGAACTCTGCGAATCTAGTCATCACAACCACTCCTTGTGGTTGTCAGCTTCTTCGTTGTCATCGTAGCCTGCGTGATAGGCTTCGACCTCATCGGGTGTCATGTCCTTGAGGGTGACACGCTCTGAAGTACCAGTGTCGCCCACATAGTAGTGAGGACTGCGCTTCCTGCGGTAGTATGAGTCTGCTGAACCACGATCATAAGGACTGCCGTGGCGTGTTTCCATTTGAATATGCTCTCTAATCATCATCGCTCCTTAGTAGTGGTGGCGTGAGCCGGGATCGTTGAAGTCTGCATTGTCCGGAGTCCACTCTTCGTCCTCATCCTCATCGTCTTCATCCTCTGAGAAGCGCGGGCTGAGTTCGTTAGCGTCCAACATCTCGCGGACCTCATCGTGGCTCATCCAATTCAGAGCTGCTTGGAGCAGCAGCATAGGATCGACCATTCCCTCATTGACCATGTCCAGCGCATAGTCCCGGGGATCACGTTCAAACTGTTCTTTGTCCATTTAATTGCCCTTTCTGTTTGCCCTATGTTCTTAGTATAGCACCTAGTGCCAATCTGTCAACCACTTTTGGTGTGGCTTTTATGCCACACCCTGATAGTACATATCCACTGACTCTGAGTAATATCCGTTGGATTCACCCAGCCAGCGAACGTCCACATAGCCCTTGCGGGTAGCGAACTTGTAGAAGGTCCAGGTCTGTGAGCCCCAGTGATCCTCATCGGATGCAGGAGCTTCTCCCGACACTTCTTCAGCTAGGAGGATGGGCTCGCCCACCAAGTCCCGGATGTCACCGCAGACGTCCTCGATACTAACGGATTCGCAGCAGTCCTGGTAGTGGCTGAACAGGAAGATCTCACCGTCAGCAGTACGGAACTCCATCTCGCCGTCGCCTCGGCCACCGCTCACGCTCACAAAGGTCTTGCCCACCATGCGAGCCAATCCCTCTTGCGTGTTGATCATGTTGTCCCAATCCATACTGTGCTCCTCTGTTCTGTTGCCCTATGTTCTTATTATACAGGATTTTGGGTTCCTGTCAACCAATTCTTTTTATGCGGGCTGAGTCTCCAGCAGCTCACGATAGCCCATAGTGGGCTCAAGGCAGTCAATCTTGCCCTCGTACTCCAGCTGTTGACGCTCGAACTGGCTGAGGTAGTCGTCCCCCTCCACACTCCAATCCAGGATGTATTCGCGGCAGTAGTCGTTGTCGCGTTCCACAGCCGCAGCTCGCACCGCAGCCTGCAGATCACCGTTGATGTCGATGTTGGTGATCTTGTACTCCGAGCCGCCCTTGAACTTCCAGTACTGCGGGCACTCACCAGTGCCGTCCCAATCGTGGGCGCCATAGTTTTCCATGTACTGGGTGCGGATTACGATCATTGCCATTTGTTTGCCCTCTTGTTTGTTTGCCCTATGTTCTTATTATACACGGTTTTGGATCCGTGTCAACCACTTTTATTGCTTTGCGATCTCATCATACTCTTCGTAGGTGAGGTACATATCTGTCTGGGGATTAAGGTACTTGCCTTCGCGGGCATCATAGTAGAGCACACGGTTGCCTTCGTAGAAGAACGGACCTTCCAAACCTACTCTGGGTTCCCATTGTGCGCGGAACTCTGGTGTAACGTTGATGATCCTGTAGCCCATGTACGCTGCTCCTCTTGTTTGCCCTATGTTCTTATTATACACGGGTGCGCCCAAATGTCAACCACTTTTTTTAGAAAAAATCCTCAATGATTTCAATGACTTAGCCTATGCTGTAAGTCATTGATTTTGCAGAGAAAAAAATACCCGGACAGCGAGGGCACACTGTCCGGGCGCAAAGAGCAGAGCGTGAGGGCACACGATTGTCTGCTCTTTAGGGCTCAGCGGGTGGACGAGGGCATGTCCTAGGGCTTGCTGAGCCCGTACTGTGAGCGGGAGGGCTTACCGCTTCATCACAGTATTCTCCGCCATAGCTTCCCACTTAGAGGGGAATGCTTTGGCTAGATCGGCAACCTTTAGTACTGTACGCAATGACAGTTCCCGTAGTCGCTTCTTGTTAAGATCGATGAAGTCCACAATTTCGTCTTGGACTTCCTCACTAAGGCCGTACTCAGAGAGCATGCCGTCTTTAGTGATCTGCTTGATGCGGAGCATCTTCTCACGCTCTGTATCAATGGTCAGGTCAATGTAGTGGCAACGGCTCTCAAGAGCTTCAAGGTGATCACGGAGCTTCTTGCTCTTAACGTTATCGAACTTGATGTTGGTGATAAAGATAGCTGAGCCCTTGAACTCGAAGCTGTCCGGCACACCTTCGTTGCGCAGTTTATAGCTGTCGGTGTTCCAGTGAATGCGACGCGACTTCTTAGAGTCTAGAGCAGCCTTGAGAATGTTCAAGCTGAGGTCGTCCAACAGCACACTATCGCAGTCATCGAACACGATAACGTTATCCTTGTCCGCATACTGAAACAGCTTGCAGTAGAGTCCAATGGCGCTCATAGCACCCTTGACCACTTCGTACTTCTTGAACTTTGAGTCGTTAGCGATGTCAGCGAGCAGGTCGTGCTTGCCCAACACCTTCTCAACACCGTGACTCTTACCAACGCCCGGAGGACCTGATACGATCATAGCTCGCACATCGCCCTTCTTACAGGCTTTGGTCATCTCCTCCAGCATGCTGAAACGATCGCGCAGTCGTTCAATGATCTGCTCATCAGTCTCAACACGGCTCTTGGCCTGGGCGGTGGCTACCTTCGAGTCCACTGTTTCGTATGACTCGGCACCTTCGCAACGGATCTTAATGTTGCGATCCGGGAAGCCTGCCACAGAACTACCATCCACTGTGACGTAGCCACCGCCCGTACCTACCTTGAATTCCTCTACTAGAGGAAATACCAATCCAGCAACTGAAGTGTCGTTGCCGCGAATCTTATACGTACCTTCGATAAAACGGATTGTCTTACTCATGCCCTTTGCCCTTTCTGTTGAATGTTTCACTATTATACACGATCTAGCTCTGCTGTCAACCACTACATGCCTTGAGCAGCACAACCAAAAATGTCATAGTCAACACGATTGCTCCGTAGTATACACACATCGCAAGGATCTGTCTACCATAACCAATGTCCTGAGTGCAGTGAGGACAGCGACTAGCAAGGATGCTCTTCTCTTCCATGCACTCTGGACAGATAGCCATTACGCTATCTCCTCTTGTGCTTCGCGATCCTGTTCGTCCATAATAGCCTTAGTCAGCAAGCCGTCAAACTCGCCGTAGAACTCCACGTACCAATTGCCGTCACGGCGCAGGATATAATTGTATTCCTCGCTCTGTGCGTTCTTGCGGTAGTCCGCAAAGTCCTTGAACTTGTTTTTGACCAAGTCCTCGCCACGATCGCGAGCGTAAAACGTAGTCATGTCTTCGTAGAGCTTTGCGTCGTAGGGTTGGCCCTTAGCCTCAAACTGGCTGAACGCATGCTTGGTGCCAATCTCAGGGCGTAGCGAACTAACAGCGCCGCCGTCGATCAACTCACGAACTTTGAAAGGATCTGAATAGTGTTGGAGCAGGATCTGCCCGTTATTGGAAAGGTAGCCGTCCCAGTGGCAGTAGATCTGCTGGACAGTACCGTCTGCGAATTCCATTGCGATTGTGCTTCGTGTTGCCATTTGCTTTGCCCTCTCTGTTTGTTTGCCCTATGTTCTTAGTATAGCACCTCTGCAGGCGCTGTCAACCATTATTTTACCCAGTTCAGCTCATACTTCTCAGGCATGTTCTCGCAGGAGTATACAGCCTTGCCAAACACTAAGCCCGGATAGTTATCCACAGACACGCATTGGTTGGTGCTGAAGCTCTTGTTGACAATTGGAATGCTGAAAGCGTAGTCCATTGCGAACAGCGTACCGCTGAACATCAGCGTACCAATTACAGCTACCTTTGCGACTTGCTTGATCATTGTATGCCCTTTCTGTTTGCCCTATGTTCTTATTATACACGGGTGCGCCCAAATGTCAACCACTTTTTTGAAACTTTTTTGGTCTGTTAAGTCATTGATTTTACTAGACCCAGTGCTCCTAGCCCTAGGGCTACCACATTCACAGCCATCTGCGGCTTATTTGCAACACGGACAGTCCAGATAAAGAATGCTATAGTACCCAGGAAGAAAGCCAGGATATTCCACGGGTGGGCACCCGGGCCCACGGCGTTGAGGGCGTGTCCAGCGATGATGAACACCGCCCCTGTCCATTGTAGGATGTCATCAGTCCTCAAATCACATGCTCCAGTAGGCTTCAGAGCTGGGTGAGCAGTAGCGAGGAGTGTCATAGCGTTCCTGATACTCCTTACCACCCATCATGTTGGTGCGGGTTACATAAGTCTCGTGGAACTCATGGCGGTAGCCGTCGTTCTTGAACCAAGTGGTAAGATAAAGATGACGCAGTGTCTGCAGATCGATGTCTGTGTGATCCTGCTTGAGCACAAGGCGCTCACCTGCTTTGGTGCGCTTGTCTGCCTTGTAAACCTCTACGGTGTAGTCTTTGCGTTCTATCATATTGCCCTCTTTGTTTGTTTGCCCTATGTTCTTATTATACACGAACACGGGATCTTGTCAACCAAAAAGATTCTCTATTAGAATCAATGACTTAGCTGCGTTTGGTGTTGCTTTTGCGCCACGAATCCCTGCGCTGTTGGTCCTCATCAGCGTCTTGCTTGGTTCGTTTGCGCTCTCTGCGCTCCCGTTCCTCTTCTAGGTTAAGATCTAGCTCATCATCGTCGTAGGAGTCCCAGTCGTCAGGAATCCGACTAGTTGGTATGCGAGGCATGGTATTACTGTTTGGCTTTGGGGGTAATGGCCTGCCCGGAGGGATTCGAACCCCCGACCCACAGCTTAGAAGGCTGTTGCTCTAATCCTGCTGAGCTACGGGCAGATTTGATAAACTGTTGATAGTTCATCTTTTGTATATACTTCTTATAACCTTGACTGGTCTTGTTCATATACTTAGCCTTGGTATCCGCGGCCGGACTCGAACCGGCACGCCTAAGCGAGAGATTTTAAGTCTCTTGTGTCTACCTATTCCACCACGCGGACATTTGGTGCTCCCACACAGACTTGAACTGTGAACCTACGGATTATGAGTCCGGTGCTCTAACCAATTGAGCTATAGGAGCGTGATGTTATTTACTCTTTATGTGAATATGTTCTCGCGTCTTTGATACGCTTCAAAAGTGTCGTGAGCAGAATACTCTAGATCCATCTCAGCGTGTCCAATGTCTGTAGCCAAGCCCGCTGCGGCGTGTAGATAGTTCTCTACAAGGAACTGAGCAAACTCTGCACGATCCTCGTCGCTGAGCAGCGCCAGCTGTTCTGCAAGGTCTTCAAACAAGATCTCTTTTGACATGATACCCTCTTTGCTGTTCATATGCTCATTATAGCACCCCGTAGGGTGCTGTCAACCATTATTCTTCGATGTTTTCTTCTTCGTATTCAGCCATGCTCTCTGAGATGCCCATGACCTCGTCCAACTCGCGATCGATCGTGTTGGCTACTTCATCAGAAGACATACCGTCCAGCTCGTAGAACTCATCAATGCCGTCTTCCCATACACCAGCAAAGCACATGCCTGGCTCGTAGTAGAAAGCCTTGACAGTGAACCCTTGTTCAACCAGCATGGTGTAGACTCCAATGGGCGGGCTCCAAGCACTGTCAAAGCCAAAGGAGACAGTGCCGTCTTCCAGCTCAACAGTGTCGTAGGGCTGAACATCCCACTTGGTCCCCCAGTTGGAAACCTGATAGTCATACCAGTCCTTGGCTCCGTAGAGCTCTAGGTTACGCTTCATCTGAGCTTCATGAGCTTCACGCTCAGGCCCCTCAGGCACGGATCCTGACACAGTGTCAGTGAGATCCTGCGGAGTAGGAATCACATGATCGCAGAACTTGCCTTCGTTGACAGCGGCCACAAGGGCCTGCATCTTGGCAGTGTCAGTGTGAGTGATGGTAACGGAATTATTGCACCAATTAGGCATATTAGGCTCCTACGGTTACTTTGTTGACGAGTGTAGCGGACACCTTCCAGTTGGTGACTGAACCATTGCGGTCTTCACGAACTGTGAGCGTCTTGATGTTCACCTTGGTGACCTTGCCCACAACCATGCGTCCGCGAGCTTCGAAGCTCACAGTATCGCCGATGATCACGGAGCGAGTAGCCTGACGGGCTAGGCTGGTGCGTTTGAGTTTGATTGCTTCAACGACTTGATTCAGTTCGTTGGCGTCCATTTGGTAGATCTGTTCTACTGCCCTTGTAACACGATTTGACATTGTTTGCCCTCTGTCTTTGTTGAACACTCTTATATAATAGCATCATCTAGGCGCTTGTCAACCATAAATGATGCTATTATATAAGAGTGTGGCATTTCTGCCACACTCTTGAGCACCTTAGATGGTGTCTAGGGTAAGACCTGCTGCCTTGGCCTTGTAGCCGAGAGCAACGATCTCGCGGCTGGGCTGACCCATCTCATACTCAGTAACGGTTACACCGTTGCCTGCGGTACGCTGGTTAGCATAGACAGCATAGCCTGACTGGCGGATGCGGCTTGCTTCAGCAGCAAGATTGCCAACGCCAAAACGCTTTGCAGCCTGAGCCGCTGTGAGCTTGTCACCGTTGTAGAGTGCATTGAAGACCTTGAAGGTCTTGGTTTCTGGATTAAATCGCTTCATTATGCCTTTTCCTTTTATTGTAGAAGTACCTTCGGGAATACCTATTCCCTCAGTATGTCTTATTATAAGGCCACAGTTAGGGGTTGTCAACCCCTAAGATTAAATTTCTTCAATCGTGATCTTATATTTGGATCCGTAGGCGTCCTCAACCAAAAGACTCTTAGCGGTTGAGCGAAACTCACCCTGCGGACCCAAATCCCATTTTACAGAGCCCACGTCCTTGAGACGCACAGGCTCTAGACTGTCGTTCATCGAGTTCACGAGTCCTTTTCGCACACGATCTGCGATGAAGTCACAATACTTAAGAAGCATAACCACCCTCCAGGAACTTACGGATCAGCGCATTGTCTTCAGCGGTGAAGTCCTTGATTGTGGTGCCATATGGCGCATTGAAAGCGCAGAGCTTGTGACCGCACTCTGCAAGATGATTGCTCTCTGCATCGTCCTTGCAGGTCACAGCAGCATCCATCATGCCGCGCCCGATCTCAGCGAGGCGACGCTCTGCAGGAGTGATTTCGAAGCTGCGAAGTTCTACTTTTGACATTTGATTACCCTCTTTCTGTTTACCCTATGTTCTTATTATAGCATCAGGAATCCATTTGTCAACCAAAAAGATTCCTGTTCTAGATCAACGACTTAGCTGCCCGTTTGCAGCACTAGATCGCGCCCAAAGGGGGTAAACTGCTCGATAAAGATGTGATGAGCATCGCCCGAAGTGCAGATCGCAGCGTTCGCAGCAGCATACAGATCTACCCAACGACGGCCCTTGAAGCTTACACGGATGGGACTGGTGCCCCAGTGGTTCTCGTAGACAATGGTGTCTGCGTCCTTGTAGGGATGCTCTTCGTACAGGTCTTCCACTGTGAAGATGCTCCATACTGTGCGAAAGCTTTCTGCTTCTTTGACAGCACTGTAGTGGTCCATCTTGCGATCAAAGGCTGAACTGTCCTGATCGTAGGCGTCCTTCAGCCCGTACTCGAACTTGGTGATGATGTCCTGCACGTCATCGATCTTAACGATCGAATGGGTCATGCGTTCTACAAGGCCGCGCAGCTCGCAGAGCGTGTTGTGGATTGTACGAAAGTCTTCGCCCCGCAGTGTAACGGTTTCCATATGGATTGCCCTCTCAATGGTTTGTTGAACACTCTTATATAATAGCACCTTTGGGCAGATTGTCAACCAAAAGATGCCATTATAAAAGAGTGTGGCATTGCTGCCACACCCCACTGCTCTTTACATGAGAGCGTCTTCTGCGTCCGCAGGCACTGTGACCTTTGGAGCTCGAGCGGGCTTTGCAGCCACTACAGCCTCAGCCGTTACAGTGGGAGCCATGATAGCCTGGCTCTCGACAAAGGAGCGAGCAGCGTCCTTGTCCATAGCAGAGGGCAGCTCATAGAGCTTGATCCCGGTGTGACCGTTGCGGGTCAACACCTGCTCACGATGCTTGATCGTGCCGTTAGCGAAACGAAACTTCACCTTACCATTGAGGCTGGAAGTACCAGCGATTGTAAACGTCTTAGACATTTCTTATGCTCCTTGTGCATAGTTTATGGCTTTGGAACCTGTTCCCGCAGCTCATATTCAAATTATACATGGTTTTTGGATTGTGTCAACCATATATTTTGGGCACCATTGCCCACCCCCAAAGTGTGGCACTTATGCAACACTCAGGGGAATCACTCGGCGCACGAAGCCCGAAGTGTCCTTCTTAGCACGGCCCTTGGCTTTGAGTCCAAGCACCACGCCCTTAGGATCCAAAAAGCGCAGATCCGTATCGTCTGCGTTGAATACAGTCTTGCCCATATAATTCTCGGGCAGACGATCAAACACCACAGCGACATTCATGCCCTGAGCCACAGCCCGCTCAACATCTGCGTCGTTACCGTCCGCGGCTGAGAATGTCAAGTGGTAATTGTCAATATCCTTCGTCTTACGGCCCAGGATCTTGGTGTAGTCGTAGAACTGAAGAGTGCTGAACGTGTCAAAGATGTTCTTGCCCATGTTGGGAACTGGGTACTTCTCCCAAGCAAGGTCACTAGTACCATTCAAACGAAACACGGGAGTCAAGCCCTTGCGGCGTGCATAGTTCACAGCTCGCATGATGTCTTCTACAAGATCGCTCATGAAAGCTTCACGATTCTCAAAGAAGTACTTGGTCTTGCGAATACGTGCCTTTTGAATAACGTTGGTGTTCTCGCCCTTGCGGAACATGCCACCACGCCCTGCGGTGTTGAGACATGCTGCCGTGCAACCCGCGGTCCGCTTGGCGCAGACTTCACGCCCGCTCAAATCAGCAGGAGCAAGGTGCAGGATGAAGCTGAGATAGCCTTCCTTGGTACCTTTTTGGATTTTTGGATTCGCTGTTGATAACAGTTTGAACATCGTTTGCCCTCTCAGTTCGTTTGCCCTATGCTCTTAGTATAGCACCAAGATCCCAAATGTCAACCTCTTTTTTAGACCGCAAAGCCGATTCTGCGAGCTTCGTCCAGGACAGCTTCACGAGCAGAGCCCAGAATCTCACCACGCCCAACCTTGTTGAGCAGCTCGTCCACGAGGTCTTCTGCTCGCAGAGCTTCCTTCAAATCCCACAGCTTCACGTCCGTATGCCCGTTCTTCTGCAGAACCCGCGCACGAGTCCGCTCGTTGGCATAGCGAACAGCCCAGCGACCGTTAAGGTTGCTTACCCCTACGAAACGATAAGTCTTTGCCATAACACCCTCTTTCTGTTGCCCTATGTTCTTATTATACACGATTCTGGCACCGTGTCAACCAAAAAGAGTGTGGCTATTATGCCACACCCCTCTGCACCCGTTTAAACGAGCCACCCGCAGAAGTTCTCATAGTCGTATACTGCTCGCAGAGCTCCCTCTGCACTGTATACAATGAGCCCGCCGATGTCGTCTGCGTCGCACAGTTCTAACCCGCAGTCGCTTTCGAACTGCTCTGTATACACCTCAATACGATCCCCCATGCCCCTCTCGAACTCTGCTATAGCTCGCTCGCTATAGTCTACAGTTGAGTCGGTAGTATTAATAAACTCGATGTCATAGTCCATTTTAGTGCCCTCTCCGTTGAACATACTAGTATTATACACGACAGCACCCAAATGTCAACCAAATTATTCTGCGTAACCGTCTTCTTCCCAGCCCTCGTAGGTGGCATTAACTCCCGCAGAGTTTACATCGGTCATTCCAGCAATCTCGTCTGCTGCTTCTGCTGTGTCTGCGTCAACCTGTAAGGTATATGTCACAGTCTGTGTGTAATAAAATTTAGGCATCATGGCTCCTCAATTGTCTAACTAAGTCTCTATTATACACGACAGCACCCAAATGTCAACCATTCGCCGCAGCTGAAAGACTTCATGTTCTAGCTGAGGTCTCGCCGCTAAGTCATTGATTTATATAGAGTTTTTAAATCGAAAGAACGGGTGAAAAACGTCTTTAGAATCAACAGGTTACACTCCCAGAGTTATCCACAGCTTATCCACAGTGGCATTTTCGCAACACCAAAGTTATCCACAGCTGAGTTATCCACAACAGCCTGTGCATAACTCGATCCACAGACTTATCCACAGGTCGAGTGTTTTTCCTAGAATCTTTTGGATCCTCGCCCCAGGTTGTTGACAGAAATTTACTTTGGTATAGGTCTAAAATTTACTTTGGTATTCCAGTACTACTGTAGTGCTCTAGACCTTGATCTCTACTAGCGTATAGATCTAGATCTCCCTCTCTAATACTGTAGTGTAGACAGCAGCATGAGGGAGAGTGAGAATTCTAAAAAGAATAAAAAATTCTCCACAGAATCACTCTCCCACCACCATTGTAGAGGTGTTTTATAGCTATGCAAGGGGTGTTAAATGGTGGTGGGCCGTGAAGAAACCGTAGGTTATAGTGGTCACACCATAGGTTCTACTGTGTAAAAATTCTGAGGAGGCTCGTGGTGCCGAGAGACATAGTTCAAATACTTTTACCATTTTCTCTCACTATACTTTTACCATTTTCTCTCACTCACTTACAGTCTTCTCTTACCCGTAGTGTGCCTAGGCTCTGCGGGTTGGATCTGTCTAAGACTACGTGCAACTATCCAATCTATCAAGGGTTTATAGCTAGTAGTCACTATGATGCTGTCCCTCTCAGTGTCTATCAGAGTGTAGTGTGCAGTGCCCTCTCTGCGCTCAGTTACCAGTGTGTACTCCATGTAGATATTTATGGCGGGGCCTAGCAGCGGGGCCTATGCTCTGTTCTGTGTCTAGACCCCTGATCTAGCAGCGGGGCCTATAGGCGCTGTGTGCTCACTACACTGTGCAGGCTCTTCTCTGTGTAGAGTGCTCATTCTGCTGTCCCTGCTCCAAAATTTTTTTGGACTGCTCTGCAGCTCTAGACTCACACACTCGTGGGCAGCAGCGGGGCCTAGTCTGCTATATACTAGTGTATGCTCTATCAAACCTATCGCAGTCGACTACCCGTAGAGGATCAGGATCCAATTGCAGCCTTTGTACAGCGCCTAGGAGGTTGGATGAGTGTAACTCCTCTTTGGACAGAGTTTTCAGTTCCAGAGCAATGGGGTTACTTATTATATGCGTTTGATCCCCACATAGAACGAACACCTCGTCGAGATTGGATAGTCTAGGACTATATACTAGTTTTATGGAGGTCTCTGTGTTTACACCCGTGGAATTAGCCAGTTTGATAATAATTGGCCTAGCTGTAATCATCATAGCGTGGGGTGCGGTGTGATCTATCTCTGTGTGCTGTTATTGGCACTGTGTGCCTGTGCTGTGTGCCTAGTTTGAGCTTGACAACCTCTGTGCTAGATGTTATAGTAGTATTTTATAACAACTCTCAAGGTCTCACAGATGGCACAATACAATTGGACTCCCTACTACAGCATTCACGACATATTTGAAGTCTATAGCTGCGTAGATCCCCGCTCTCGACAGCTACTGCTAGAGTCGGGCGAACCTGATCCTAGGAATGTTAAACTGCCAGATGGGGGGCTGAGGCTGAGGTTTTTGGGACCTGTGCCCCAGTGGTATGAAAAGCGCGATCGTGTGTACAGAGATCTAGGCTTGGGTTTTTCACACAGTCGACCCAATCCTCTGGAGAGTCTGATACAGCTCAAAGAGGACTGTTTTGGCGGACTCTACATCTACGCAGACGCATTCCATGAACCCTGGCAGGGCTCGGGCTATCTGGGCATTGCCACCAGTGGGCGTATGAGCTCAAAGAACGGCACGGATCCCTTTGGCTGCGGCACACTGAGCAGGATCTGGAAGCACACACTCAAGGTTCTGGGACGGCATGAAAGCTGCAACATTCAGCTCACGGGCGGGTGGCGACGTCACAAGAGTCTGCGAGATCAGCTCTTGGGCGATCCTCTCTGCAGAGACAGCAGATTTGCCTTTGTGATCAACTATGATCTCAACAAGAGCCAATTGGAAACACACGAACAGAGCTGGCAGGAAACACGTCTGGGACGCTTTGGCTCAAAGTTCCCCATCAACGAACTGCCCTCATCAGTGATCACAGACTATGACAGATACCCTTTCTAAGGCCATTTTTCGCAGGTGCAGTCTGCGCAGACCATAAGTACGATATCAAGGAGAAACTATGACAGTACAGGCACAAACACAAAAGATACTCATAACCAACAACATCGGACGTCAGATGTGGGTGTGGGATTCAGACTCATTCTACACACAGCGTCTGCGAGCAGGACCCTATCAAAAGCAGAATCTAATACGACTGCGCGACCTAGTGCCTCAGCCACGCAAGATCTTGGACATAGGCATGAACATAGGCATGAACACCTGGGAGTACGCTACCTGGGCACAAGAAGTGCATGGCTTTGAACCCGTGCCCGCTACCTATGACACTGCTGTGGACAATATTGGGTTGAACAGAAGCCACTCAGATCCCACACGTGGTTGGTACAGACTAGAGGATGGCACATGGGCGGATCTACTGCCCAGCGCACAGATACACACCTACAATCTAGCACTGGGACCTGGCCCGGGCACGATAGAGATGCACATCAAAAAGAACGACGGACACAACCGGGTAGCCAATGACAATTACACTAAATTGAATGGTCGTCCAGTTAAGGTGAACACAGGCTATCAGCGAGTCACTGTTCCACAGCACACCCTGGACAGTTTTGGGTTTACAGACGTAGACATTATTAAGATTGATGTTGAAGGCTATGAATTGGAAGTACTGCGTGGCGCAATCAATACCATACAGTCCAACAGACCCATAGTGCAGATTGAGTGCGTGGAAATACAGCCCAGAGCATTTGGACAGACCATACAGGAACTCATGGACTACTTCAATACTCGCAACTATGTGATCACACTAGCAGATGGCAGAGTTATGCCTCCAGAATGGAACTATGCTAAGAAGATGATGGATCGTTTCATGATACCTGCAGAACGCACAGACCTCTATGATCCAAACAATAGGTTCACACCCGAAACTGTGGACGCAGATTTGGATCCACAGCTTTTTGAAGTTGAACAGTAAGGTTGACAGACTCTGCCTTCAGTGTTATATTAACTAGTATGTTAATTCACTGAAGGAGTACTTCTGTGCGTAAATTTGTAATTGGAGCGGGTCTTACAGCCCTAGTAAGTTTTGGTGCTTCTGCACAAAGCATAGATCAGCAGGTTGTAGGTGCTATTGCGGGCGGTGTAGTGCTCAACGAACTGTTTCGTGGGCGTATACCTGAATCGCCCAGAGTTCATGGACCCTACGGTTATGGCAGCTCAGCAGGGCGACGTGATCCCAATAGAATCTGTGGTTACACACCCATCTATCATTATAACGTAGTAGAAATCATTGCTACCAACTGTTATGGTGAAGTTGTGGGCAGAACAGTGAGGCCTCGATGATAGTGCGATTTGGTAGAACTGCTCGCAGGCTTGCAGGCGGTGTTGTTGTGGGCTCACTGCTACTGGCACATCTTTGGCAAGATCACCGAACTGTAGAGCGATTAGACACTAGAGTAGCAGAGCTGGAACGTGCTCGTGAGTTAGAGTGTCTAGCTCGCAATGTGTACTGGGAAGCACGTTCAGAAAGTGAGCGAGGACAGCGAGCAGTGGCTTGGGTCACCCTGAACAGGGTTGATCATCCTCACTATCCTAACTCAGTGTGTGCTGTAGTGGCTCAGGCCAAGACTGACACGCAGGGACGTCCTCTACGCAATCTGTGCCAGTTTAGTTGGTTCTGTGATGGCAAACCAGACGAGCCTCGAGATCCTGTAGCATGGCATCGAGCAAAACAGATAGCGTGGGAAGTTATGGGCAAGCGTGAACGTGGAGAGATGCAGAAAGACCCTACTCGTGGCGCTGTGTTCTATCACGCTACTTGGATGGAATCAGCACCAGCCTGGGCAGAGACCAAGCGACCCACTGTGCAGTTGGGCCAGCATGCGTTCTATAAATAAACTGCACATATAACAGCAACAGAGGAGAAACGGTATGCGCAAGAGTGTAATGGGTGCAGTGGCACTGAGTGCCCTAGTATTAACAGGTTGTGCCTCAGGACCTAATCAAGGTGTAGGCACTGTGGCTGGCGGCGTCACAGGCTATGCTGTAGGACGAGCCCTGGGAGCAGGCCCCGCAGGGTCAGCCGCCGGAGCCGTAGTAGGTTCAGTTATTGGATCTAACGTGGGTCAGAGCATGGATCAACAGCAAGCACAGAGACACCCACAGCCTGAAGTTATCTATCGTGAACGTGTGATTGTGCGTGAATGCACTTGGGTACGTGAATATGATCGCTACTACGGCGTCATGCGTGAACGTAGGATTTGTCGTTAAACTTTAGCTAGATAAAGAAAGCTAACTACAGCTCGGGCCTGCACATCAGTGTGGGTCCAAACTCTATGCTCCATATCTGCAGGAAAAGTTATTAGCTGTCCTTTAACAGATTCTATCATATCACCACTTATAAACTCTGTTGATCCATTATTAGTATTAACATAGTAGATTGCTGCCTGTAAACGGCTGTCACCGGAATCTTTGTGCCAATCGTGATTCATTCTATCCTGTGTAGCGATAGTAAGATTGGCCTTAACACGAATTAAACTCAGCGGATCTAACACTTCTAGAACAGGCTCTATTATTTCAAAGAATGGTGTTTGCACTTCTCCATCTGCATAGAACTCATGCGTAAATTGACTGTTCCAAGGTAGTATTTCAGCGTCTGTTGTTTTTTGTTGACAGAACTGCCAAGGAAATTGACTGCCGCCTGTAAGGGCATATTCTATGGCATCCTGCCAATCAGGGTCTAGAGTGTGTTTGACGAAGTTAAAGTTTTGCATAATAATAATTATGCTCTTAGATCTACGTTTCTGCCCTTTTGTGACTCTTCTACTTTACCCTTTTCATTATAGACTTCTATCACATAGTAGTAACTTTGTTGCACTTTAACGCCAGTGCGTTCATCTGTGCCATAAAATACTCGTTCCAACACACGCTGATTAGGTGTGATGTGATCGACAGATTGTATACTGTCTACCCTCATGCCCGTGCCCTCCGTTATTGCTAATGTAGCTTTTTATCGTTGTCCACAGCCAGTGTTAGGTAGCTGGGCAGTTCGTTATCCTTCTTAGCATCGTCTGTGTCATCTTCGTCATCATCATCACGTGTGTAACGAACGATAACAGTCCCGTCTTCATCGTCATCGATAATAACTTCTGTTCGTTCAACACCGTAGTATTCCGCTACGGTATCTAACAATTGGTAGATATCAACTCTGGCTTCTTCATTCATTTGCATTTCTGCAATCTGAGCAGCTAGGTTAAGTGCTTCACCTAATGCTACTTTTGCAGCAGCTTCTAGCTCATCATCTTCGTGTGCCATTGCGCATATTCCTTGTTGTGTTCATGCACACTTACTTATCTTCAGCGTATTCTACCCTGTCAATGTCCCAACAGTCTGCCCAACTAACTGTCCACTTACGGTCAGGTAACTGATGATCAATAATTTCTACTAACTTATTCTTAGAGTCACGCAGTGCTATTGACCCAACACTTTCATACCAACCAGGATTTCCGGGCACCTTGCCACCAAGCGGAATATTTTTAGTATTTACAGGCTGTCCTTGTTCATCAACAAATGTGCGAACCTTAAACTTGCAACCCCAACTTTCGCCTGTTGTAATATCTTCAATTTGCATTATATGTTTCTCCTATATACTAATTTATATTAAAAATTATCAGCAGAATAAATATTTGAAGCAGTAGCAACTGCTTTTCTATACTTAGAATTCTTAGGAGAATCCCATGAGTACATTACGCGGAATTGACCTACACTTAGAGTTGGGTCAAGAGATTCTTGTTGGCCCTAATGGCGACAAGGCTAAAATTACCAAGATTGAATTCCACGAAAAGACAGGAGAAATATCTATTAATACAACTCGCGGTCCACGTAAAGTACTAACATTTAGATTGTGTGAAGAAAGCAGAGAATTTGAAAATCCTGCTGACCGTTACAGATAGGTGCTAAATAACTGTATGAAAGCCCTTGACTTTATTACCGAAGAAGATGACATACGTCTAAGAGATTGGCAGGCAACTCGCAGTCTCTGCAAAAGTTCTAAACCTAACTCAGCATTAGGTGCAAGTGCGTTGGCTTCCTGTAAGAGTCAAGGGTATCGCCGCAGAGAAGGCAACAAGAGCCATAAGCTGGGCGTTACCAAAGACAGTCGTGCTAAAGTTGGCGGTAAGAAGATCAAAGGCAAAAAGTATGGTGGACCTCTACCAGATTGGAGTTAAACAAAATGGTCAAAGCAGGAAAACTGCTGATAGCACATCCAAATTTACCAAAGCGATCTCTATTCGCAAACTCAGTAATCTTAGTTACTGAAAACAGTAGTAAAGGCGTAGCTGGTCTAATACTTAATAAAACATCAGGACACAAAGCAGATGTCCTTCTCAAAGAACACGGTTCTCTACAGCCTAACATAGATGTTTATACAGGCGGACCTGTTAATCCAGGCGCACTAATAATGTTGCACTCAGACGAATGGTATGGATCAAATACTATGCAGGTCCCAGGTGGACTAGCTATCACTTCTGATATAGTAATGATACAAAAGTTAGCAGATGGTAATTCTCCTGATTTTTGGAGATTATGTGTTGGACTTAGTGGTTGGATGCCTGGACAGTTAGAAGATGAAATAAAAGAAGAAACTTGGTTGACATGTGACCCAGAACCTAGTATAATTTTTGAATACACTGGTCGTGCGCAATGGCGAAAGGCTTTAGATCTTTGTGCGACTCAGGCAGTAGCACATTATTTTTAATAGGTTAAGGTAATGAACTTGAGAAAACCAATAGCTTTAGTACTATTTGTGCTAGGAGCAGGATTGGTAGGAGTAGGATACGGTCTAGCTCAAACTAGATCACTTGAGAATAAGCACGTACTGATCAGTATACCTTGTTATTCAGATGCAGTTACAGTAGCAGCTCTGTTAGAAGCACAGTATGGAGAGATACCTCTAGGACAGAGTTTAAGTAACATGAATTGGATTGACGAAGGAAAGCCTAAAGAAATGGTTGGAACTGGAATAATGTTTGCAAATCCAGAAACAAAAACCTATTCCAACGTGTTGATATTTAAAGATGGATCAGCCTGTGTTCTAAACACAGGAATTGATTTTAAACCAGTAACTAAAACAGACTACAATTGAGTAAGAAAGTAGAAAATGGCAGATACACTAGTTCTGAACGCAGACGGATTGCCCGTATCATATCTTCCATTAAGCACTGTGCAGTGGAAGGAAGCAGTCACTTATCTATGGTTAGATAAGGTAACTGTTCTTGACTGGTACGACGACTGGGTAGTTCGCTCAGCAACCTGGGAAACAAGAGTTCCTGCGGTAATTATGATGAAAGAAATGATGCGACGGCGGAAGACACCACGCTTCTCTAAGACTAATGTTTTCCTCCGCGACCTTAATACCTGTCAATACTGCGACACTCAATTTCCTAAATCAATCCTAACACTAGATCACGTAGTTCCTCTAAGTAGAGGTGGTACTACCTGTTGGGATAATATTGTTAGTGCGTGTGGTCCTTGTAATGCTCGCAAGGGCAATAAGATGGAACCTCGTCCTCTGCGTCGACCATATCAACCTGACTACTATGAACTTGTTAACAAGCGCAAACAGTTAGAATTTGATATTCGTCATCCTAGTTGGGAAGCCTGGCTAAAGTAATGAAGGTAGCTGTATTTGGTGACAGCTTTGCACACACAGAGCCGTGGAACGAAGACCGAGCTTGGTACTCTTTGTTAAACGGTCCTGATGTGTCTATAACTAATTTTGCTCACACAGGATCAAGTGTTTGGTACAGTTATGACCTCTTTCAAAAGAATCATCATCTATATGATAGATGCATTTTTTTAGTTACAAATTGGGGTAGATTTTATGCACCTCAATTACAGCAGCCTTTTTGGCCTGGTATTAATCAAATTGAAGACACTTTAAAAAATTCTAATCTATCTCATAATGATAGAAATGTTTTAACATCAATGTTTAATTGGATAGTGTTTGGTAGGAACGAAGCACAAGAAGTTTCATTACAAGAACTAATGGTAAAGGATATTATCACTGTTAGATCAGATAGCTTAGTTATACCTTGTTTTGATTATTCTATGAGTAGGGTTAAAGATTGGTCTAATTGTTCTATGTTTGATATACACACCATTGACATGTTACATTACGGAATAGAATATCAAAACAGTAGAGGTATGTGGCAGCGTAAACCTTTAAGACCTGGAGGTAGAGAATTACGGGCTTGTCATATGAATGATAAAAACAATTCTATTTTTGCCAACAAAATTAAAGAATGGCTAAAGACAGAAAAGTTTTCAATGAAGAAAGAAGATTTTGTTACTGCGATTGAACCAGTTGAATATTATTTTGAACTGGGCAGTTAACATTAAAATTATAGTTTAGGACGATTCTTCTAGCACTTATGCAAGGCGAAGAGCTAGAGTGTAATGTTGAACCATCAAATAAAACTACAGTTCCTTTTTTTGGTTCAACAGTTTTGATTATTTCTTTTTGATCGTTATAGAAAAAAGTAGGTCCATCTGAATCACACACATAGTACAGCATCGCAGTGTGTGGAACATCATAGTCTATGTGGGGACTGTGTATTATTATTTCTTTTTCTCTAGTAAACATTCCTGCTCTTATTCTATCAACATTAAACACTTGTAAATTAGTATTGTTTACAACACTACGCAATATTTCAAGAAACAGATCGTTGTAGTGGTTATTTGCTTGTCCGTAAAACCTTACGATGTTGAAAAATCCTCCGTAAGGATCTGTTTCTCCAAACTTAGAACCTCCAGTAATCTCTGAAGTATAGAACCAAGGAAATTCTGAAGAACATATACAGGACTCAATTGTATCTTGTATCTCTTTATCTACAGCGTTTTCTAATACAACAATCATTTAAGCCAAGCAATCTTTTTACCAGCGTCTTTGCGGCGCTGATATTCTTCTTCTGATCCGGGATATCTCCAACCCCAGATAGCTACCAGTGCCATAAAGCCGCCTGTCCACAGCACAGCTTTGATATTGCCTGTGGTGAACCACATCAGCGCAAGACTGGAACTCATAGTCACTAGCATAAAGTATTTGAACTTGGTAGGGAAGATGCGTTTTTCAGTCCATCCTGTGAGGAACGGACCAAATATCTTGTGACTGTACAGCCATCGATGCATGCGTTCACTGGAACGAGCAAAACAATAGGCTGCTATTACTGTAGGAGTACTCCAGGGCAGTCCTGGAACATAAATGCCAACAAATGCTATACCTAAAAATATTGTACCTGCGGTGAACCACAGTGCTTTACGAATGTTCATCAAATACCTCTTTTAATGCGTGAACTAAATTATGTATCATAGCGTCAGTGTGCAGTGGAGTTGGCGCTATTCTAAGTCGTTCTGATCCTACACTCACCGTAGGATAGTTGATAGGTTGTATGTATAATCCGTATTCGTTTAAGAGCCTATCACTCATTGATTTACACTTAACAGCATCCCTAACCATAACAGGAACGATGTGAGTCGTGCTGGCTTCTAAAACTTCAATACCTGCTTTATCTAAAAGATATTTTAATCTAACAGCTTTGCTTTGATGCTCAACTCTCAGTTCGTTATGATCTCGCAGATATTTAATAGCAGCAAGAGCACCAGCGCAACTGACCGGGCTCATTGATGTTGTAAAAATAAAGCCAGAGGCTACAGAGCGGACAGCGTCTATAACGTCAGCATCCGCTGCAATATATCCGCCCTGCACACCAAAGGCCTTACCCAGTGTACCGTTAACAATATCTATACGATCTTGGAGGCCTAGTTTTTCAATGTAGCCTCCTCCTTGTTCTCCGTAGAGTCCTACGGCATGAACTTCATCAATATAGGTTATTGCACCATAACGGTCAGCGAGGTTGCAAATGTCGAGCATGGGTGACACGTCTCCATCCATGCTATACACGGATTCAAATACTATACATGGTACGCCCTTCACCTCTTTTAATTTTTGCTCTAGGTCGTTCATATCATTGTGCTGCCATATGATCCTTTCAGCACCACTGTGTCTCATGCCCTGGATCAAGGATGCGTGATTGTTTGAATCACTTAGATACACAATGTTAGGAATGATTTGTTTCAGAGCGACCAACGTCCATTCATTTGCAACATAGGCGGACGTATAAAGTAAGGCTCGTTCTTTCTTGTGCAACGAAGCCAATTCTGCTTCAAGTGCTACGTGATAGTGACTGGTACCGCCTATGTTTCTAGTACCACCCGATCCAGCACCTGTTTGATCCAATGCTGTGTGCATAGCATCGATCACAAACTTGTTTTGACCCATTCCTAGATAGTCATTGGAGCACCAATTTACTATTTCTTTGATAGCATATTTTGAATACCAAATGCTCTTAGGAAACTTGCCTCGTTCTCGCAGAATATCGTTAAACACACGATATTTGCCTGAATCCTTAAGCTCTTGTATTTTGTTACGAAATGGATCTTTATTAATCATACCTATATTTAACATAAATATCTAAGCGGAGAATTATTATGATAGATGTTATTAAGATCGATGTACCTACATTTCTGCGTCTGCTAGAGCTGGCTAGAGAAGATGTAGAACGAGATCCTGACCTGCACGATATTGCACAAAAGGTAACAGCAATTAGTCAAGAGCGAGTGGTTACAATGGATGATTATGACGAAATTGTTGGATTTATGAATAAGCAAGGTAGCGATGACGAATTAAATAGAATTAAACAATTAGGGGGTCTATAATGGCATCAAATGGAATTTCAACCCTAGCAACTAAGAGAGCTAGACAAGACGCTAAACTAGCACTTGCTGGTAATGACAGAGCAGCACAGAATGTTATAGAACCAAGCCGCTATGCTGATACTACAGCAGATGCTACACAGTTACCTACACGTTATGCTGTAGGAGACAACGATACTAACAATGTAGTTGATAACCCTAACGTGGGCGGACTAGTTGTTGGTAGACCCTGGGCTTAATCAATGCCAATCTTAAATCCTAACAGTACTAACTATGAACATCCTTGGGAACCTAACCTAAGTGACTTACATCATGTCATGGAATACAATGCGCTAGGGCAACCTGTGCTTCGTACCACACTTAAAGTAGGACAGACTGATGCGTTTGGCCGTATACGTATGAGTACACCGTTTACTCTAGGTGACTATAAACATTTGTACGGTCTAGACCCGATGTTTATAGATAAAATCTTTAATGGTGGTTCAGTAACATTTCAAGACAACAAAGCCTGTGCTAGACTAACAACCAGTAACAATGCTAATAGTCGTGTCGTTCACCAGACCAAGTTCTATCATCACTACATGCCAGGCAAAAGTCAGCAGATACTTTCAAGTTTTAACTTTTATGCTGCCACTGCCAATGTAACAAAACGCACAGGTTACTTTGATGACCTTAATG